TTACTTCACGACCGTTACGGTGAGTACCGTGTCAATTTAGTTAATACAGGACTACACCCCTCGTGTAATGATAAAGTAGTTGTTATGCCCGATCCTTATGCGTTTTTTGGTGGGAGTCGATTTTGTTCTCATCTTGACCAATTGAAGAATTTAATCTCCGATGTTCAGAAATCAGGTAATAAGAATATTGTGTTGTGTTTCGGATTAACTCTAGAAATGCCGGATGAAGGTCGTGCAGTGCAGATGGCACTTCGAGACCTTAGACACTTTGCTCTAAACCAGAAAGCAGGAGTATCTGTTGTGGTGATGATCACTTCATTTACAACGGCACAAACGCAAATGTTCAGACACATGTTTACTTTAGAATCAGATCGTTTTATCACCAATAAACCAGAGGCTATCGATTTGGAAAAACATACAGTGATGGTGGTCAAGGATCGTTCCGATCTAAAGGAATGGAATAAGGTAATTGAACTTATCCAACCTAATTCTATAGAACAAAACAATGCGCTGAGTGATGAATCATTTTAATGTAATCGACAGGAGGCTCTATGCACTTCTATTACTACAGCAATGTCTCATTGGATTATGTAAAATCTCTTAGAAAATTAGGGGACTTAACCCAATCCGATATAGATGTTTCGAACAAACAAGCCACATTAACTGACGCGGTAGGTGCTAGCGTAGATGCGGTGAAATTATTTGTCTATCCTTTAGGGAAAGATCAAATACTCGGATCTAAAATGGTGGATGATTCTCAACCCGTTTATGAGAATGAAATAGATATCACTACCCTTCCAATAAATATAGCTTGGGCATTGAAAGACACTAAAGAATATTTATTGGAAAAGAAAAGGTACGGTGAAGATTCCGCGTCGCACATGAACAAGTGGGCTGAGAAACATGGACATGCTGGTCGCGGAATAGCCTCCTTGCAGAAAGCTTTAAAGAAGTACGCAACCAATGTATTCGGTAGACCTAACAATACCACTTTTCCGTATATTGAATTTTACCCGTATACGGGATACTTTAGAGTTACTCGCTCTAGCTTAAAAGCATTTTCATAATCGATTCCTCCCCTTTGCGGGGAGGAATCTCAACTATGTCCTTTTAGGAAACTATCATGAAACACGAAGATTATCTTTTAGCAATAGCCAACGATACCCGTAAGAAAATTATTTTGAACGCATTAATCCCTAGTTATGTGGAATCCACCTACGCCAGAATGAAACACCATATTCTCTGGTATTGGTTAGAGCAGTTCACTTCAAATTTCATCCCGATCCCTTATACAACGAATGGGGATTTTGTAAATCTTTTAAGATTGAAATTCCCAGACCTAAAACGTATGGATGAACTTGTTTTGCGTGAATTAATAGAAATTTACGATTATCAAATAACGGATTCAGGGGTAGACCCATTAAATGAAATCAAGCTAATTTTAACCTACCCGCAACTGGTAGCTGACTACGACCCGAAAAACACCTGTTATAGTTATAATCTGCTAATCAGCGATCTAGAACACTATTTATTACCAACGGTTAAAAAGTTAACACGTCAATTATTGAAACGTTATTTTGAAGTAAAGGGTAAGATCAATACTACCGAAGTTAGCCGTATCTTAAATACGGTGTATTTCTTAAAAGAAATAAAGCAAACAGAAGTAGAACCCTTCTATTGGGACTGTTCCGAGGATCTTACTTCCAATGAAATATCATTGGAATCAATCATTGCAATGGGTGTTACTCATAGACAGATATTTGAATCCGGACTTACTGACTATTCGCCGAAAGTTAAAACGTTTGTTCTAAATAGCATAAATAAATCGGCTATAACCAGAGTCGCAGAATCCCGTATAAGGCACAACCATGAATTACGTAGATTTGGAGAATCTCTAGGGTGTTTATTTAAACAACAGGTCAACTCAAACACCGCACCTACACCAATAGCACGACTCCGTGATGTCGTGTTTGGTTGCCTAGATCGTGCCACACATGGATTTCCCAATAGGGATTCTTACTTTTACTCTGATGTTAAACAATTGTTTACGACCCTCCCACCCAGTCAAGTCAATGTAGCTTTATTGGAGCTATACCGGTGGACTCAGTATCATAAACAATTTACTGAGAGTACTCGGATGTACTATGGTAAAAATGGTGAAGAAATAGCGATTCACACACATACCGTTTTGCTTAATATCATAAGGGCTATCACCGACCAAACGGAATCAAAATACGAAGGGTTGATTACTGTATCCACAACGCCCTCTGAATTGCTTGAAATTTATTCCAGCATTATCCAAACCTGTGTAGAACAACAGATAAGTGAAAAGATCGTATTCCCAGATATCGATCTAACCATATCGGATCAGGTAACAGCCGTCGGAGAGACCCTTTCATTTATTCGATTGAGTAATTCTATTGAATTGAAATCTGAAGGGGTTAAGATGCGGCACTGTATTGGCGGTTACGGTGAGGAATTGAACAACAAGGAAAACATAGCTTTCCATGTAAATAGTTCTAGTGATAAATTTGGATACACCATACATCTAGCAAAATACGATCCAACCACCGATGATTCTATCATACGGGGAATTGTGGAGCCTCAAGACGAGGAGTCTCAAGACAAAGTCGATGGCGGTTCACGCTGGTGGGTTGTTGAGGCAAAAGGGTTACGGAATAAAGAGTTACCTGCACCCGCTTTGGCAACAATAAAACAGTGGCTATTCGACAACACTAATTCTTAACCGGAGTATTAACATGCAGAAAACCAATAACCAAACACTTAGAACGAATTGTGTACTACCTTGGATTGACATTTTTGGAACTGAGCCGAACGTATCGGTACTAGAGGAACTAAAATGTGTTCTTAACGGACTGGAAATTGATGTAGAAAATGAGCCAGTAATCCTATCACTATGGATATCAACCGAACCACGCGTCTTTGAGATAGCATACACACGGTATCAGGTGGCTCGCTTTATTTTTGATTTCCTCATTAAAATTGCAGGTAAGGAAGATGTGGATTATTTCCACTTAAATCTGATTCTTCACTATCTTCGAGTTAACGGTTTCAAGGGCAGGGGTAATGTGGTGTTACCGCCATTAGATACGTTAACTGATTTAGCAGCATATGTGGGGTTCGGACATTCATGGCAGGAAGTATCATCCATGGTAGGTATCGCACCATCCTGGTTTGATCAAAGATTTAAAGATAGAATCCATGCTTTAAATAACCCAGCGCCGCCATTGGCAGTGGGATATTTCATAAAAGATTTTAACACCACAAACTTTTTATATACACGAAATCGACCTACCGTCGTTTATCTTTAGGAGAAAGAGATGTCAGAAGACATTAATCTAGAAACACATCAAACAGCAGTTTATAAAGAACTGCAAAAACTCGTCAAAGACTACAAAGGTCCTGTTGAGTTTGGCTTGGTAATCGCTGACCACGTGATTAACATTTATACTGATCGTAATTACGGAATGCGATTCATCACTCATGGCGCTTTCCGCACTTGGGCGGACGAATATTCAAATTACCCAGATCAGTCACCCGAAGGCTATGCAAAATTTATATTCGACATTATCCTTTCTAACTCGTTGCGTCACGGTAAGAAGATCGACCTACCGTCGCGTAAACTGATTATCAAATCAAAACAGATGGCGCAATTACGAGAAATGCAACCGCATTTGGATGATAACTTACTTGCTAAATATGTAATCTATTTACACATAACGGGTCAAACGTGTAAGTCGTGTAAGATTGGTTATACTAAAGTAGAAGTAGGTAGTTATGCCGAAGTACATAAATGTTTAAACTGCGGTAGTAGTACTATGGTTAATTAAGGAGTCAACAATTATGGGCGCAGGATTTGGTCTTACCCCCACAGAGAAAGATGTGGGGAGAAAAGAACTTTGGACTACACTGGAGAAAGTCTCTAAAGTAAAACGCTTCTCTAGAAATATAGATAAGCGTCCTGATCCAGAAGGGGAAGCGTTCATTATTACCCGTGATAGAATGTTAACTTTCCATACGGGTAAAGAAAACATAGATGGTTGGGTGATTCGTAAAAAGATCAGCTATGGGTGTTACCGTTATGAATTCTACAGAAATCGCAATGGTTGGCTTTACAGTTACATACCCACTGATGAACGCGAGTTCGAACATATCACTGAAGGTACCACGATGTGTTCATGGATAGCGTACACGGCTTCCATATACGAAACTGTAACTAAACAGTATAGCTGTATGCCTCGTTACGATTCATCAACCTACGCATCTAGAGAAGCATTTGAAACGATGATTAGAACACGCATCCAGATCTTAGAGGAATATATCTCCGAGATTAAGAAAGCACAGTTTTATCGTGGGGAAGAATGCGTTGGTTCTCAGTATTTGAAACCTTTGGAATCCATAGCCGATATGATGCGGACAGTAATTGACTCGCAGTTACCTGTTCAGACCGATATCGAACATCTGACGTCTGTACCTATCGAAGGTATTGTGCGGGTAGAAAAATATCTAAAGGGTGAGAGATATGAGCATTTGACATATGTCAATGCCGATTGTACTGAGAAGAAGTATGCGAATGCTTTATTTGAAGCTGTAGTGGATCTCAAAGCTAACTTCCCGTCTTTATCGTATAAACGCAGGTTCTTCGATGATCCTCGTTATAAGGAGCATTTAAAGCCAATCAAGGATATGATTGATTACTTTGCTCGATACGAAGGGCACTTTAGAAAAGAACGCTGTATCTCCTTCATTCACGGGAGAGACCCGCACAGCTTCACACAACTCGCTGCAAATATGCAGAAGTTCTATCTGATCTACAGAAAGAAACGGTTAGCTTATACCGCGTACATCTGTAGCGAAAAAATCAAAGCTTAGAAGGAATCAACCTCATGTTAGTAAGCACTTTTCCAGCACCTATGGGTTTTGTTAAAGAAATGGCGGTTATCTTAGATAACTTAAAATTTAAAGAAGCCCAAGTTCATCAAGGCGAATTAATCGTTATCCCTACCTATAAACGTGAACGCGATGCTGAAGGTTTATCCCGACGAATTGCGAAACGTTTCCATTCCACGGGATTGGTTAATTACGAACATGATGAGCATCAAGATTTATATTTCTTTTATATAGATCAAGATCGTCTAGGGCAGTTAATTGATCTTCGGGGTTGGCCTGAAGTCACTCGCTGTGACCTACGTGTCCTCGTAGATGATTACTGGGAAGATGAAGAACTCCGGGTATCCGTTACTTTTGGGTGTGAAACGCATAATTAAAAACTGTCAAAAGGGATAGTATAACACTATCCCTACTTTAAGGAAATATAACAATGCAAGAAATGATGAATCGGGAAACTCTGGACAGACGATGGAAACAAACAATCGCCATAACTGAACGCTTACCTAAACTTAGACTCTCTGAGGAATATCAGGAAACCCATAGTCTCATTAATCTTCTAGACCGCAAAATTAGAACGGTTATTAATGTGGCAGATATTATTCGAGAGAAGGGTGACCAATACGACCTCACTACGTTTGAAGGGCATTTGCTTGGTGGATTGAATGACCTCTCTATCGATATCGATTTCCATCGTGCCCCAGCCGTTTACCTGGAAGCTGTTAAGCATGTTGCCGCCCGATTGACTGTACTACAACGGTTCCTCGCAATGGCAAATCAGTATTTTATTTATCACAGCTTTGACAAAGAAAAATCCAAACTTTTCCTTTTAGAAATATACCCTCAACTTATGGGCTGGGTGCGTTGTCAATCCGAATACCTTACAGCGAGTAAAAATGATGATTAAAAATACGAAGATATCTCTTATTGTGGCACGGGACTTAGAAGACAATATCGGAATCGACAATGAACTTCCTTGGCGGTGTAAAGCTGATTTGCAGCACTTTCGTAAACTCACTACTGGTAAAGTTTGCATCATGGGGCGTAAAACTTTTGAGTCATTACCAGCCCCATTGAAGAACCGTCGAGTAATTATTATCTCGGCTAACCCGACAAAAGAACTCCAAAGTAAGGTCTCGGATTTAAACTCACATCACTTAGTAGAATCTCCAGAGAAAGCATTGGAGCTTGCGTTGAGTTATACCGTGAGTGATGAGATAATGATCTGTGGTGGAGCTACTATTTATAAAGCTTTCTTAGAATATTTAGACAAAGCTTATATCTCTGTTATTAACACCATCACTCAATCTATTCCTGGGAAAACCTTGGTAAAATTAGATCTGGATATCCCTAAAAGTGTAGATGTCCAATACACCTATTTCAATCTGGAGCCAACTGCATGATTGATAAGAAGTATATTTCCGAATATACTCGTCGTTCTGGTTGGGTCGGTAAATCCGATCCAATCGTCCAAGCAGCGAGTCGATCGATATTAATCTCCTTAGATCGGGAGGTTGTTCAGAATCTCAACAACCCTATTGATTTTAGTAAAACCGACGAAGCTAAAGCGTGGGTTAAACGAGTGCAACGGCATGTGGGTGTTCTGAATGACATGGTTGGAGCAATCATTACCTCCATATGGCAGAAAGACTACAGCACCATGAAGAACTGGTCTTTAGGACCTCACCTTATAAATGCTTTGAATTTTGAAGCAGTTATATTGGGGTGCGAGATACTTTCGTTGTCTGCGGATCTGTATCCTGAACATGATATCGAAACGATTAGATCTCGCTGTCTTTCGGCGGTAACTGATTTCATGAACACGTATCAGCAGACAGTAGCCGAACCTTTGAAAACACTGGCATCCCAGCCAGCTACAATTGAAAATTTTCAGGGTTTAGCTATAGTAAATTTTACAGACACTCACAAAAGTCTACCTGCCGATTTAGTAAAGCCTGACCAATTCATGAAGATAATGGTGGACGGTACGTTGTCATATATGCCGTCGTTAACACTTGGTACTGCGGTAGGTGATTATTTAGGACATGTCCTTCAGGTATTGGATCAGCTATATACAGGTAAGATAGCGTTTGAAGAAACGGGGTTAAAGTTACTTACCGCGCAACTGCTGAACTCTATTTACTATATCACAGCTGATCGCACTTTTACTGAACCATTTATATTGTCGGTAATTAAGATGGGTACGTATAAAGGTATGTTATCAAATCCCGATCCTTTGTTTAATGAGGAAGAGTTTGAAAAATATCTGGATTTAGCAATTCCATTTCATTTTAAAATTAATCGAGAAACAGTGATAAATCTTACTAAATGTTAATTAAGTAGTGAGCCTTTCGAGGCTCTTTATTTATGCCGTCATTTATTCTCAATTAAAATATTTTCACTTATACACTATCTAAGTGAATAGGAAAGTAAATTCTATTCCCCAATAACCTCATCAAGGAATCCCTTTATGTCAACCATTAATGTAAAACACTCAATCCATGAGCATGCAGATCAAGTTTTTAAAATGAAACTGAATGGGAAAAATCCAATCGATTTCCTAGAACGTTTATACGAGGAAGAGTTTAAACTGCTACGTTCACAAGCATCAGTACTAAACACTAAGTTTCTAACATCTCGTCACCGTAAAGCTTTTGAGCTGATTGTGAGTTATTGCTTAGATAAGTTACCGTTGACAGAAACCATCGCGATTCTTTCAAACCATAATTTCGAAGCAGATCATGATATCATTGATCATAATCTTCTATTGCTGGCTCAGGAAGTGAACGCATATGAAAACACCTGGTGGTTTTGGAAGAAACGCCATTTAGTAAAAGAAGTACGTGAAATCCTGCGCGACACAGATGAAAGTAGTAAAACCGAAGCTAGCCAAGAAACATTAACTTCACATGGGTAAATAAATCATGATTCTACTCGCATCGCTGTTATTTAAAGTAGCCATTTTAACTATCGCTGTTTGCGGTATTAGGTTGGTAGGTAATATTTTTTACCGCAAATGGTATCAGCGTACACGTAGCTGGGTTGTTCACGGTAAGCATCGGAATTTTAACAATACAACGGTTTTCATTATTGAGTTATTGGTCGTAGTCTGGCTGATAATATTTTTCGTGATAATCGTGTACTGCGGTTACTTGGCGTGGTAGATTTATGTAAATAAATACTCTTGTTGCACGTATACTGTGTTTACAGGAGTATTTACCATGTCTATGTTTATGTTCATCACATTCGGCTTAATTTTAATCACAACCCTTTTACATTTAGCCAAAATTTCTTTAAGATATTTTACATTCAGATACTACTACAATGAAGTAGTAACTGCTGCGCCTACCCAATATAGTTTCGATGTTCTTATTCAAGATGAGAAGAACCGATTCGAAGATGAATGGCGAGACGGAACACCCGTCATCTGTATTCTCGCAATTGTATCTATAGGTTCTTACCTTAATACACTGCCCTTAGACTTTCTTTTCTTATAGTGAAATAAACCCATGAAAAATACTCGTAAAGTAAACAACATCACCCTTTCTGAATTACGTACAGTTTGGCATATCGAACGTGCTAAAGAAAAAGCCGCTGCAAAAGAAGCAGCGCTATTGAAATCCCTTAAGCGTCACGCTGGTGCGTTTAAAGGAAAAGACTTGACCAACGTATCAATAAAACGTGGCAAGAAAGCCTACGCTAAATGCGAAGGAATGTTTGTAGAACTTCAACTGATTTAATAAGGAAACCTCTCTCATGAATAGTTTTATCGCCGATTTCAACGTATCAGGTAAAATGCGCCAGAAGATCTTAATCACTAAAGCAGGTTGGACCCCCGATATGGTTGTGGATGGTCTTAATGCTGGAACACTAGAAACCACAGTCTCCCATGATGGTGTGACAACTGCTGGACTCACAATCACCGATCTGGAAGGTGCGATTATCGGTCGCATTCAACAGCAACGCGCTGTAGAGGGTATGGCTCTCTTCGGCTATGATGATTCAACCGATATCGACCTAGATATGTTAGGGTCAGATGTTGAAGATCAAGATTACCAAACTCCGTTAAACCTTTAATCCTCTCTTAGTCTAGCCTGAAATAGGCTAGACTCTTTTATGCCATCTCTTTTATAGGAATCAACCTCATGCCAGTTACTCGTAATAATGCAAGCGAAAAACCATCAACCCCAACACAAGCGGGCGGTATTTATACTTTAGACCAATTAGCTTATCTAGGCGGTGTAGAGAATCACCCCGATGTTAATGGGTTAACAGAAGCTATGAATAAAAAACAGGAAGAAATGAATGCCCTGAAAAAGCGTCTTAGCGAACAGCCTGGATTTAGTCCTGAAATCTTGAGCGATATCCGCATTCTGGTCAATCCGCTTAATCATAACAACCCTGTTTTGCAAGTTCTAACATATGCGGTCATGGTGTCAGGGCAGAACCAGGGTAATCAACAATACTTGTTGAATACTTGCTTTAACACCATGTTGTGGAATAATATCGAATTAAAGCAATTTCGCAATCTCGATATGATTTTCAGTGCGATCACCATCATGAACGGTGGATTGATTGATTTAGATAAACTGGAAGAAATTCGTAAAGAGTTCGATCACAGTTTCATCATGGAAAACTTTGTTGATCTTATCGAATTAGCAGTCTATGAAAACGGAATGTTGTCGAATAAAATGCAAGCTTTATGGATGCCTAAAATGAATCGCTCGCCAGCGTTTTAATCAACCACAGGGGCTAATCTGTAAAGGTTAGCTCTTGTAACCAGCCACCTTTCTTTTTCTCCCTTATTAAATCTAAATTATACCCTTAGGAGTTCATCATGCCGTTTTTATTAGCCCTCACGCTCATTATCCTGGTGATTATGTTCCGTGGTAAAATTGTTGCGTTCTTATACGGACGTTTAAAATCAAGACATCCAACCGACCTAACCGCATTAAGTTTTACGTTGGGTAATATTCTAACGGAACTTACCGATCGTGAACGGATTCTCTTTAGAGACAATATTGATAAAGTATTCAAAGCCTTCAGAAGTCGCCATTTCTATTTAAGAGAATGCGATGTCTGCTTCATCACTGAGGCGTATGCTCGAATAGCTCCATCTGTTAGTTTAGCTGATGAGCCAAAAGCGGCTATTGTGAAGGTATTTGAAATCATTGCGAAAACCGCTACCAAAGCACCAAGTAATTTACGTAGAGAATTGACTGTAGACGAGATCTACATCTTCTTAAAAGAAAACATTTAATTGAATTGAAATAGGATAAAGATTATGATTACTATTATGCAAGCCAACAACACTTCAGATGTAACGCAACTTATTAAACCAGATGTGACTTTGATCTGGGTAAATAATTACGGAACAACTGTTGATGGCTTTAGTCGTGATATTTACTTCAACGAAAAACATCTATTTGATCAGGCTCTCTCGGGGATTCAGTCGACAGAAACATATAGTGGGCGTAGACTTTATCGCCCACACAACCACGGTTACAGTATGTTAGGGGCACGTGTATTTATTGCTGCTGTAGTTGCTCAACACACCCATGTGAACAACAATCTGAATCGTGCCGCACTAAGATCTATTCTTGCTAATGTAGCCGATGCCATGCGGGAGCAAGGAATGAAATCGGTTGTACTTCCGAATATCTCAACAAACCGTATCACTGGTATTCGTACATCCAACTTCCTCGAAATCGTTGAAGAATTATTTACTGACCTGGATGTAACGATCGCAACTGCAGTACCGCTACAAAGTCATGGTAAACGTTATGTGGATATCCGTAACGAAACACAAAACCCCAAGATAGAAGTTCGTCGTCGTGTGGCTGTTCCAACACATGGTTGGATTTATTCTGTAGCTTAATGTGGGTATGAGTTAATTCTATGTGAATCTATAAACCTCTCTAGGAGAAACTCATGAAAATCTGGCGCTTAAAGATTAACTCTAGTGTTGTAACTTTTAACTTAGGGTTATTCCTTGTGACTGCTGGATTATATCTTGCTTCATGGATTACTGGTAATCAGCAAATCCTTACCGATATCTTTGGTGTTGAAACAGCGGGTATGATCTTAATGATTACAAACATCGCAACAGTAATTCTTCGCAATACCAATCAGCAAGGCTTAAAACCAATTGAGGTTTTACCCTCTGCAACCAAGAAAGAGTAAACATACCTATTGTAGAGTAGAGAGCCTAGGCTCTCTACTCTAGTTTTATGTCACTTTTTTATTTTGGCAGCATAAGACAGAGGAGTCCGAAGACTCCTCTGAATTCGTTCACCTTTGATATTCTTGTATAAGTCTAGTCCGTTTCAATTAAAATTATTTCAGATACACATTACCTAAGTGAATAGGGAATGTGCTCTATTTGTTTAAAGTAATGTTCGAGCATTACCTTAAACTAATTTTAATTTTTAAGGATTACCATATGTGTATTTCTTGCGATACTAAGCTCAACATTCTAAACTTACATAAAGAACATCAAAAAATATATCCAGGTAAATATAGAAACCTGAGATTGAACAATGAGGCGAATATAGTTTCCCACTATCACGGACCTGAATCTCTTATGGTAACAACCAAAAAGAATATTGTCATGGATCAGACGAGCAATCTTTCGGATGACGATTACGCTAAAGAAATTGACCATCAACTAAGTTGGCTACTCAGTGCTGTTGGGGTAGATCACTTCGGTGAAAAACTAGAAACTAAGTTAGATCGTAAACTACTTTACAATAGTTCGAGTGGTTTGGATGGATTTGCCATCTACTAAATAACAAAAAAAGCATTTCCTCGGGAGGTGCTTTCACCAACAATCTTTTTTTATTTTTCAATAAATTACTTAATTACATAACAAATGTTAAACAATTATTTTTCACACGTTTAATCCCATGAGAATATGATTAAGAGTTGAGGCATCTGAGATCCGTTTAATCTCGCACCCTTTATAGTACCCGCCACAAATATGCTTTGGAGAGAAAGGTAGTGATACACGAACAGTTCTACGGTCTTCCTCTACCAATAAAATAGGTTCAGCGCCATAATAACTCACGGTTCCAACATTAATCGCCGGGTTTTGCTTATTCAGAGAGATAACACACAGTCGGTTAAAATGCTTTACAATGAACTGACCATTATAGGTGTACAGTTTACCCGGTTTTAACAATTCTATGATTCTACGCTCAGCATGTGCGGTGGTCATCTCCGCCCAATGTTTAAATCCTTTGACGGTATTACAGTCAATAGCTTGTTTGAAAAGGTTATTGTAAAGTTCAACTGCTGGTTTAAGCATATTAGCGTTCCTTCAGGTATAAAACAGTTTTCATATCATCAGGAGTTAATGATGGATACCTCTCAAAAACTCAGTGCTAATTTCACACTTGGTGAATTACTCTACTCAAATACAGCGATCTCTAAGGGGATCTCTAACGCGCCAAATGCGAAAGAGCTAGCTAACCTCAAGCAATTAGTTGAAACCTTTCTACAGCCATTGCGTGACGATATAAAGCTACCGATACGTATCAACTCAGGGTTTCGTTCTCAAGCTCTGAATAAAGCCATTCCCGGATCATCCACTACCTCTGCACACTGCCATGGGTTAGCTGTGGATATTGTTTGCCCAGCTTATAAGAACGGCAATGTCCGTGAGTTCTGTCTTTATGTTGCAGATTTTGTAAAACGTAAGAACATTAAGTTCGATCAAATTATTTATGAAAAAGTCGGTGGTGCGAAATGGTGCCATTTCGGCATAGCCCATCAAGATGGGCGTAAACGTGGGCAACTTCTCACAATTCATAACCGTAAGACAACAGTAGGGTTCAAGAATGTTTAAAACTCTCGAAGCTAAAATAGTAGGTGGGGTGATTCTTGTTCTATTGATTGCTGTAGGTGTATTTGCATTCCTATGGCAATCGGAGAAGGTTCTAACTGTTAAGGCTAAGAATGACTTAGTATCACTCCAGAAGGAGCATAGCGACGCTCTAGCGGGCGCTGCAGCTAAGATCAATGAACTGAATACTAACAATGCTGAACTCTCTCGTAAAGCCGAAGAAGACCTCAATAAAGCACACCAAGAACATAAGGCAGCTATCAATGAAATCCTTATTCAGCATCGCGCTGATCTCGCTACTAATGAGCGGTTGCGCAACACCATCACAACCCTTAACAATAAAGTGTCCAACTTATCCGATGCCGCCAAAACGCAGTACGCCATTACCGCAGGAAACAATCTTGCAGAATGCTCAGCCTTTACAGCAGAAGTGGTTAAGCTCGCTCGAGACTATTCCGCAGAATTAGATTTTGTATTGGCTGCTTGGCCAAAGACAATACCCGTAGAAGAATCGAAATAAGGGATGAGGGCTTCGGCTCTCATTTTTTATTGAATATGTCTGTAGTATAGAGAACCACTAAAGGTTTTCCCTCTAGGCATCCTATGCTTTATTAAATATATACTAAGCATTAGATACTAAGAGTATCTAATCTCCTTCAGTAGTGTTGTGTAACAACCATCCTTATTGAATAGATAAGAGAGATACTTTAGTCTTTAATCTATTCGTTAGAAAATAGATTAAATGGAGATTTGAATATGTTACCCCTAGAAAAACAAATAGAGATATACCGGTATGAAGTTAGAATGCAGGTATTGAGAGATCAGAGATTTCGAGCTTTAAGAAGACGCATGTTGAATGAACAAGCTGCAGCAATAAGAAGATTAGAGGATTATGAAAATAATCGCATGGTTGAGCGATGGAGGAAGGAAAGAAATGAAATGTAAGAAAGATTGTCCGGTCTGTAACCATATGGAAAAGGATAAGGAATTTAAACCTGTGAAATTTATTGTAAAAGAACCATTGGTCATCGAAGAGAAAGAAACCTATACGGATGCCTTGTTCTCTGACCGAGGATGGCATATTGCTATGCTTAGTGTTTTATGCTTTGTTGCTGGCTTATTATTGGGATGGTCTCTACATGGCTAAACGTGTACCTGAACCATATCTGAACGGTATAACTATATTCCTCATGACTTGTCTGATACACGCATTTATTATTGAGTGGATGTTCCTTACTATGAACTAAGAATTAGGTTATTGTAATGAATAAATTATTGGTAGCGAGCATTAGCTTTTCAGCTATGACGGCAATACTGATTGGGTCGTATAAGGCGACCCATCAGAATAATGAATCTCCTACAGCTTGTGTTTCAACACAAGAACAGCGTGTAGGTGCTAACGTAAATGTTTATTGTACGAAATGGGTAAGTGATGAGTAATTTAATTATCGAGCTGAAACACGAAAGATGCAGAAAAAGAACCCAAGTAAAGCGCGGACTAAACTTCGGAATAAATTGTCTAGATTGTCGCCTTCCTGTATGGGGGCGGCTTTAATCATGAATGAAAACATTCACTCTATGGTTGAGAAAGAACCCTGGCAAGCAGAAGGTAAAAGAAAGAAAAGGAGACTAACGTGAAAACCACAAAACAGTTATCAAAACATCAGTGGATATCTTTATTAGTTGTAACGTCTATTGTTTCATTTCTAATATTCATTGGTGCGCGTTACGGTATGCCTACCCCTGGTGGTAATCGTGTACCCATTACCTTATCAGATCGAGATTGGTCCTGTTCCGAATACAACGTCACATCCAATGGAAATGAATGTGTGAATTATCGAAGGGTTTCGAAATAATCTCAATTAAAATTATTTCAAATATACACTATCATTTTGAGTAGAGGAGAACATCCCACTCATTATGGTAGTTGTTATTACAGCTACAGCTTTAAAATATTATAGAGAACACTCTCTCTTTTTAAATGGGCCCATTAACATGCATCTTCACCTTGAACAATTAATCGCAATAATCTCTTTAGAACATAATCTTGATTGCGAAATCAGTTCGGAACAACCTGAATATTTTGAAGCACATGAACACAAAACACAATATCATATTGAATTGGACAACGGTGTTTCTGTGATTGTCATACGCGATGAACAAAACATCTTAGTGTATGGTGAAGACCAAAACCCAATTGCAATCTTGGAATTCAGTGATATAGATCTGGCAGTTGAAGAACTGGAAATTTACGCTGAAACCGTCATTAACGAATAATCTAATCTAACGGTGCTCCTACAAGTGGCATCGAACATATGTCACCTCTTACTAAAATACAATACTCTTTAAGGAAATTATCATGAACGCACACAACACTAAAGCAATCGCAATGGCTCTTATTATTTTCGGTATGTTGGTTTTATTCGCTAACATTTCTATCCATTTTGATCTGGTTACCTATAGCAACATCATGAGAATCGTTGGGCTTACAATCTCAACGGCTTCTGGTTTAATCTTCGCTTACTGGCATAAAGCTGAGAAAGCGTCCCAAGAACAAACAAAATATACGGACTACTAATGAATACTTTCATGCTTAAACAATCACACGCTTATATCAGAATACTCAATGAAAAGATTGAGTATCTCTGTAAAGCATGGAGTGAGCAATATCCCCAGGAAATAGCTGATCGAAAGATCGAAGATTTAATGACTCTCGCTAAACCGATTAGACAGACCCTAGTTCATCGGGATCATTATAATCGAATCAAAACCATTGTAGATAAAGAATGCGCACAAATACCATAGAGTATAGCCCTAGGGCTATACTCTATTTACATATTACTATTCTTTTTTTTTATTTGACGGCATAAATAAAAAATAACCCACACCATAGGCATCCTCTCTCTAAATGCTAAGTGTGGGTGAGTGTAAGTCCATGATAGTCTGGAGTCTACCATGGGTGTCCTCGAATAAACTCGCAAACAACAACTTTGCGGCAACAACTTCATAGTATACGACTATTGCTATGAAGATATAGGAGTTAGATTATGTCTGTCCCCCATTGGTTTATCTTTACTCTTTCTGTTATAGTAGCGTTTATGCTTGTTTGGAAGTTCGTATTACAGAAAGGCGTGACTCGATTTTGCAATTATTTCTTTCTGTACTATGTCTTATCTAAAGTAAGACAATTTGACAGTCAGGAAGTACGGATTAAATGTGCCAGTCGTTTAATTCAGTATGATTTCGTAGTTCGTCTTTTGGTGGTTGCACGGAAGAACCCAATACTCATGACGAAAGAAATTAATCTCAGTCAAAAGTTACTAAATCAACTTAGACATAAAGACTATAATGACGTAACTATTTTAAGAGCAGCAGTTGAAGAACTTAGACAGTATTCCGATCTAGGGTTTGATTCTCTACCAGCACAGACTGTAGATGAAGACACACTCGCGATCAATAAAATCATTACTACTAAGCTATCAACAAAAATAGATTATAGTCCAGCAGTTGTACTTTTCTTTATTGTTTTGGGTAATAGAAATCTAACACAATATTTAAAATAATACATACCGAATATCAGAAGGGGATTGCCCCTTCTGATACTCAACTATGCTTTTTATTTTAACCAGCAACCACAATACCAGAGATAGAGTTAGTACCGTATACTTGGTGTTTGTGGTCTTTACCAATATCCACACCCTGGTGATTAATCCCAGATTGGAAATCAGCATTACTGTTAACAGTAAATGACCCACCCCCTTCCACGCTAATACCCCCAGTCATGGAAAGATTACCAGTCATTTTGGTATTGCCTGTCCAGTTGGTTTCTGCTATTTTCACCTCAGCCGAAGCTGAATTCATTTGAATCATTTTCTTAGCGTCGAGAATGATGGTATCAGCACTAAGCGTGATCACACGTTTATTTACCGAGACCTGCGACCCTGAAGCATTCGCTATTTCGATATGAGAATCCTTAGAATTCATTTGAACGTAGTTACCGACATCGTCAGCACTAAGTACAACATTACCTGCCTTAGCATCGATCTGCTGGATATAAGCGTAAGCCTCACCATCGTTTTTATTAGTCTTTGCTAAAGTCCAAACCTTAGAATGGGTATTGACTTCACTATGCCAGCTATTGGCAGCTGTCGGGGAATTATCATTCTCGTCTTGAGTATTTGAATACGCATGCACTACTGTTTCTAATTTGCGAACAGAACTCCCAGTGGTCGGCAACGCTCTCCAAAAGAAACGATCCACTTCCGCATATTGTAGAACTTCAACACGATCACCGCGACGGACATCTGGGGCCGATATTCGGTTCGTACCATCCCCAATCCATTCGGCATTGATTGTGTTACACATATGTACAGTGACTTCGAAGGCTTTACCAGAAGCATCTACACCCTTTGCAGTGTCTGAGCTAAAGTCGGATTTAATTTCCCCGTCCAGAAAAGAACGTTGTTCACTTAATACAATTTCTACTTTATCGGAATCCAGTTCTTTATTTTCAGCCACCGTACCCACAGAGATCACTCGGAGCAAGGACAAATCACGCATTGGAATACTCGCCATTGCCAATATCCTCCTAAAAAATAATTGAGTTCACTTTACATATGAATGTAATATATTAAAGAGTGTAACATGCGTATTTTAGAAGTTATCCTCCATCGTTTTAAACGTCTTGGATTTTCTGGCATAGAAACAATACATTATAACCCAGATCAAGACATCCAAATTATTATTGGCACTAACGGCTCAGGTAAATCTTCATTTATGAATGAGCTGAACCCCCTCCCTCCAAGAACAGAAGATATGTTGTTAGGTGGTTACAAGACATTTGTAGCGACACATGAAGGAAAGAAATATAAACTCCATTCTAGCTACGAAAAACATAATCGCCATTCGTTCTTAGAATTACATGAAGATGGTCGTGAAACTGAACTTAACCCTGGAGGTACAGCTACAGCTCAGAAGACACTTATTGAACGTATCTTTGGTGTGAATTATGATATCATGAAGATATTAATCGGACGCACCACATTCACCGATATGGCGCCAATCAAACGCCGAGATTGGATATTAAAACTCTCAGGTAATGATTTAGATTATGCAATGCGTCTTTTCAATTCAGCTAAACAATTACATCGTGAAGCTCAGACTATTGAAAAACACAATGTAAAACGCCTCGCGGAAGAATCTCAAGACATCGCTGATCAGGAACGAATTGGCGAATTAGAAACTTCCGTTAAACGTTTAACAGAAGAACTACAGCTAATCATGCACCAGCGTGAGAATAACATACCCTCAATGCAAACCATTCGAATTGAGATGGATAAATTGTTGCGTGAGTTTGAAGATTGTTCTGCAGAGGTAATGACCCTACACCTTGTGAAACCTCCTCATTTGATCTCTGTTAGCAATTCTTCCAATATGGTGCAAATGTATATTGCGGGATTAGAAAGTCGCATGCAGGGTGATCAGGAGAAGTTAGACGAGCTTTATAAGGACAAGGACAAGATTCTTGATACTTTAGAAGCTTTAGCGGCGTCTGGGGTAGGTGGTGTTCAGGATTTGGAGAAAGTGAATGGTCAATTTAACAAGGAATATATAAAACTCACTTCACGAAATGATGTCTATGAAAAAATCAAAGGACAGAACATCTCAACTATCCTCGGAGCTTTCAATTCTGTTCAACCAATTCTAACCGAAGCTTTCTCAACAATGTTTGACAACACCTCAATGTTCTACACCAAACAAAAGGTACAAGACAAAAGAGCTGAGGTCCAAACGATTAATAACTCTATCGCAATTATCAAAGATCGGATGATGCGTTTACAGCATCAGGTTGAACATTACGATCAGTCACATGACATCAACTGCCCTAAATGTGATTTTTCGTTCAGACCGGGTTTGGTTCAGTTTAATCCAGAAGATGCTAAACGCGAACTAATAAACCTAGCCGATGAGCTGAAAACAAAACAAGCAAATCTAGATTCCGCCAACGAATATCTAACTGGTGCTCAAGAATATTCCGTACAGATCAAAACATTGAAACATGTTATTGAAAACAACACTATTCTGGATCCTCTATGGACTATATTGGTTGAGGAGAATCTATATCGAGTTGCACCAATCTCCCATTTACCAACTCTACAACGCTTTGGTTTTGGATTACAAGAATGTGAACGAATCTCAGAGCTAGAGAAGAAGATTGAAATGAATCGGGTAGTGTTGGAAAACGCTAAACGACTAACTGAATCTCAAGACGTGTATAATGGTGAGACTGTTCAGAAGCTAGAGCAACGCATTGCATTAACGATTGACCATCTCGCTCATCAAAAGACACTTCTAGAATCTAGTCGTAAATATCTAAAAGAGATTACCAGAGCAGAAGAATGTGCTTCTCGCGCAATGGCAATCCATACGAAGATTCAGGAGAAACACGATCTTCTATTACTGGCGTGTAAGAATAGAGCCTTATCTGAATTAGCAAATACAAAGCAGATAAATCTAGCAACAGCCAATACAGCATTGAACCACATTGCTCGACATGGTGCCGTAATAGAAGAATTGGAACGTGAACGCGACAAGGCAAAAGAAAATACTGCGGACTATCACGCCATTATGAAAGCACTATCTCCAGTAGATGGTTTAATCTCTCGCTATATTCAAAACTTCGTTGACGTATTCATTGCTGATGTTAATACAATTATCGATCAGGTATGGACAACAAAATTAGAAGTTTTAGCTTGTGGTGTAGATAGCACTGATGTTACATGTAAATTTCCTTTGTCGATCGATAATGGTTACTTAATGACACCTGACATTTCAGAATGTTCAGACGGTCAACGTGACATTATTAACTTTGCTTTCCGTATGGTGGTTAAAAAGTATCTAGGTTTAGATGAGTTTCCTCTTTATGTGGATGAATTAGCACCCACATTGGATGAAGCGCATAGACCACGCCTAACCCGTTATTTAAGCGGGATTATGGAAGCGGGTATATACGATCAGATGTTCATGATTTCTCACTACAATGCGAACCATAGCGCGTTTGGTAATAGTGAGATATTCATCACCGATGCGCGTAATATCCTAACGATCCCTAAAGAATATAATAAGCATGTGAAGCTTGTTTATAGCGAAGCTTTGGCTGCTTAACACAGAGGGGTATTTCTACCCATAAGGATTATGAAATGACGACTACAACAGAAGGACCAGTTCCTCTTGCTAAAGCAGGTTTCTGGAAAAGAACCGTTGCTGAATTTATAAATGTTTTTACCCCAACTGAGAAAATGTGGCATAACGGGTATGTCCCTTTTCAATTGAAAAACCCAAATACGCTGGTGCAAACATTTGTTAAACCCGACGTTGATCCTAAAGAGATCAAGGAGTTTCCAACAGCTGTTGAAGTGATGATTATTTGTCATAAGCATCGTTTTATTTCAAAAGCTACCCCAACACATTTCGGTGAAGGGATGAAGTCTATTATCACCTGCCCGTTTTGTCCGCCAAAAGCAGGTTTTGTGTTGAATCTAAATAAACGTAATATCGTAACAGCGTTGAGTTATTTAGACGAAGCTTGGATGACGAACTCAGTAGCTAGAACATATCTACACATTACAGGTTCTTGGCTACGATTACGTCGACGCTATCCAAACTACACATATCGTTGGAAGATGGTTCGTGGTGTTCCTGTACGTATCGATGAGGGTGAATAACATAAACGCATAGAGTAGTGCCCTAGGGCACTACTCTATTTATGCTGTTAAATTGCTCTTGCTTGTTGTTCTTTACGGATGGCTTCATTGGCATCTAAGCGTTGCCATTCATTATCCCAAAGATTTCTGACGATGGTTCGCTCACCATGGGTCATTTCTTCGTCATCGTAAATTTGTTTTACTGTAGCAATAGGGAATGCAGGAATCGGATCATTTAGGGATTTAACCTCTAAATCAATTTTAACCCACGGGTGCTGTGATCCGCCTTTGGTATAAAAGACATCCACTTCCCATTGTAAGCCTGCAATGTTCGAAGGAACCGTATATCGTTGCTTAACATAACCATTGAATGCCATTTGTTTTAAATGTTTAAATGCATCCATGGTAATATCAGATTCAACTTCTTCACAGCCGATCATATTTGCACGTTTGATTTTAGTTGCCATTGTTGGCCGTGTGTCATCGATTAAACGAAGACGCATTTTACCATCAACTTTGTCTTGGTCTAATGGCATCTGCCATTGTTCGTGGCGTTCAACAGCAATGGCTTTCTTCTTCAATTCCTCAAGATCTTTAATTTCGGCGTAGATACAAAATTCAATTTCTTGATGAACCGAACCATCGATAAACCCTTCAAGAGAAGCGGTTGGGGTTTTTAGATCCCGATAGTGTTCGTAAAATGTAGGCATGGTATTCTGATCACCTATGTTGGCATAAGGTTATTGTCGATTAAGATCTGAGTGAGTGTTTGAACCGTATCATTAGCCAATGTTAATTTACGTTCCAACTCCTCATTCTTAGCAACTAAGGTGTTGTCTATCTTCTTAGCCGCTTCGCGAATTCGCTCTAGCTCTAAGTGTTCCTCATACGTTGGAGAGGTCAACGTAGAAACTCGATGAACATTGATAGTCGCATCGACACCAAATGAATCCTTAATAGATTGCTTCATGGCAGTCTGTGCATCGGTCATGTCAATTGTACTCGGTAATGCGCCGAGTGACGCCGACATAATGAAATGCTCATAAAGAATCCCAGATGTGGTTGGATAGCTGAGAATATAGTTATCCGGAACATGGTAGACCTGCCCTTTAGGGTCTGCTAGGGAAATAATGTTAATCCCTAACAGGCGCTCTTGAGCAAAACTAAATGTTTCCGTTCCAATCGCTACACCGTCAGATAAACCGACGGGGACATAGATCTCTTTATAAGGATCTATGCCATCGTTATACATGTCGTCAAAAGTACGTATTGCAATACACGTATATTCAACATCAGTAACAACTGCGAACGGAGTTCTCAGCTTCCAAACCCCCCTTGCACGGTGTGAAGGGGTAAGTTGTGGGTAAGCCATTTAATCTCTCCAGTGATTAGTTGTACTTATCGTAGGTGAATTTAGAAAGGATAGGGAAATCATACCCTTTATGATTAAAGGATAAGTAATGCATACCTCGACGAACAAAACGAGTATAACCAATAGGTAATGAATCAGTTGGTTTATAATCATAAGCCCATTTTAGTGCGTCGGTAAATTTCAAGCAGAACTCTTGTGTTTCTGGATCCATTCTGTTAAAATCTGCATCGTCAGTAGGGACAGCCATGTAATCAGGGAATAATTGACGGAAACTAAAAATGTCACCTTTGTTATTCGGGTTACCCAACGTACAGAACATTATTGCTCGATAAACCGCTGAACCAATTTCTAAGTTATCTTCTACAAATTTATCCACGTTAGTAGATTGGCTATATCCAGAAGGAAGGAATTGTTTACCTATTTTCTTGAATTTACTCATCTTCACGATAGTTGAGTAAAGTCCAACATGTTCTAAAGCGTTAGGTTGTAATGCTAATTCATCCCACATAGGTAGAAGAACGAATTCATTTTCTGAGTAAAGTTCTGGATAGATCTCAGGCCATTTTTCATAATCGGAGTTATCGGCAATGTAATCGCGAATAGCGTCTTTAATGGCTTCTCGATCCATACCCGCAGGACCATAAATAACTGCGGTCCATGTGGTTAACATCATAGCATTGAAATCATCAGGATCATGCCAAGTAAGATCTAAAGTAAGTAAACCCGTTTCCGGCTTATCGCCACGAATCTCTTGGATTTTATTAATAGTTACAGAAGTTAGTTGGTTTCTGATCTTTTCAAATACAGCTGGTTTAGAACCAATCAGATCATTGATATCCGGTAACGGTGGCACAACAAAAACTTCGTACTCGTCGTACTCTATGTCGAAAGTTGCACCAGCAAACCAGATAGTTACTTGATATTGCTTATTTACATCCAGTATCTTAAACTGGATATAGTTAGGCATATATAAGTCAGGTTGATCTCCGCGGAGTATTTCTCCGATAGAGATTGCTGACATTGTTTTAAATTGATTCCCTATCGCGACAATAAAAGCTTCTTTATTCGCGTTATTAGGAATAACTTTTGCTTTATGTTGTTCAAAGACCCATTGCCCCAATGCCAGAAGTTCATTACTGAAACCGGCAGAAGGTTCTACACGTACAAGCATATCGTCGACACAATGGAATACGTTATTTACCACATCTGGGTAAACTGTTCCACTATAAGTGCGAATATCACGAGTATAGGTACGGGCTTGAGTCGTCAGCTCACCAAATGGAGCAGTCGTATTTGGGCGGTTGTCTTCTAAGGAAGGCATTCCCATAAATGATTTCAGTATGTACATGTGAATAATCCCGAAAACGCTATCTTTCTATGTAATCATACTATTGATTCAACGAAATCTGTACCGAGGTAGTTATGACTATATTGTTACAATTATTAAAATTGATCTACCCTCTGCTTAGAGAGTATGCTTTATCAAACCTACGTTTAAAACGCGGTGGTCAGAATTTAGTGTTTCTTACAACGACTTCGACTATCTTCGTTTTGCTTATGTTTTTAGGCTATGCGGTTGAACAAGCCACAGCCAATCTACAAATGCATGAGCCTATGATTAAACAATATCAGAGTCTTGAGAAAAACAATGCCCGTTTGACAGAACAACTAGCGGAAAGCCAAGAATCAGCACAACAGTGTTTGGCTTCTCTAACTCATCCCGAGGCTGCCTCTGAACCCGTGGTCGCTGCGAAGAATGTTTTGTCTCATTACGATCCCGAAAAGAAAATGATGGTCATTGGTTCGCTTAAAGACAATAAATAAATATCGGTTTGTGTAACGTATGAATGTTTGACTTCGAGTTTCCTAAAATGACTGAACAATTTTCTCCTCTTATTGAGGAATCCATACTTGACGATTTAAAGACTAAACACCAGAAGGCAACAGAAGAACCATTATCACTTGGTGTGGTTTTTTATACTGATGGTGGTGGTCAAATAGGTCAAGTATATATTGGCGGTTACGGATACCATGGTTTTGTTCATGCGAATACACCGACCAAAACTGGTCCAGGATGTAATGGTTACAATGTCACTGATAAAGGTTATATGGTTAAATCATTACCAGAAGGTGCTAAGGTGGAAGTAACTGTTGATCCGCGTCTTACTAACGTTGAACCTTATAAGACAGCTTCATCCCCACGAATGCCCGTTGTTTATTTAAACGGGCGAGGTTCTCTGCTAGATGCGACTAACAATGTAGCAGAAGCAGAGGCATTCAATAAAGCGGTTGAGGCGATTGTAAAGCTCAATAGCCAAGTAAAACTAAATAGCGTTCATCTACGCATAGACTCGCGATATGTGATCGGTGCTGTAAAGAATCGATTTAAGTATCGGGAATCAGATTGGCGACGCGCTGATGGTCAGCCGTTAGCAAACCGAGAGATGTGGATTGAAATTCTGGATAATTTAGATAAGGCGCTAGAAGTTGTGGATTGTCCGTGGTCTATCGAATGGGTTAAGGGTCATTCGGAATATCTAGGAAATCATGTAGCTGATAGATTAGCCACATCTGGATTAAATGCCGGTATGAATGATTATTTCTTTGATGAGTTAGTTGTTCGACCTGCACAAGGTTATTGGTCTAATGCGGGTGTGGATGTTGGTATGCATTACTTTATGGCAGACCAAAAATGGTATACTTATATTAATGACGAAGCCCCAAAAACATCCGATGGCAAATTTATCTTCTTTATGGGAACCCATGAAGAGGATGAACGTGTTGGTCAGCTTATCTCTGACCAAACACAGAGTGTTGCATTTATTAGCAACCCACCTAAAACTTTGGAGGCAGTTCGAAACATCGGTGCTACGATTGATCCGATTACAACCACCTTACAAACTAACGGAATCTGGTGTGGTCATCTGAATAATCTCATGTCTGCTGATGTTGCTGAATTGGTGAATAATCATGGTGGAAAGTTATTGAGTTTAAACGGTTACGGAAAAACGATTACCTCTCACGGTAAGGAGTTACTGTATCGTTTAACTGGACGTTTAGAAAACGCAGCTATGGTTCGTTATCATTATCTTTCGGATTTACTGGAAACAGTACAGGCAGGTAGTTTGGATGATCGAATGGTGCTTAACGATGTCACGGATTATTTCTTAAAAACAACTGAAGGTAAGAAGAAATCCGAGACAAAATTAATTGCCTCGGCAGATGCATCGATTAAACTCCCTTTGAAAGTAAATGTGAAAAACCCTGTGGATTCTATGTACAGTGAAATCACAATAGATGTGACGCTCACTTATGGGATCACATTACCGAGACGTCGAATTATTGGTGGTGTGAAAGATCAGAAGCCTAAGGTTTGGGTGTTAACTGTTTTTGAACCATTTGTCGGTTTTCGAGTTTATACGATCGTACAGCTTGAAAACGGGGATATTGGTCTATGGACAAATGTTGCTTCGAACCTTGTGCCTCTTAATGTACATACGGTCGTGAGTAAGTGATTATGGCTAACCACATCAGAAGTCAGCTAAGTAGTTTGTTACGAACCTTAGGTGTCTCTTTATTTTTACAATTCCTCTCTTTATTTGCAGTCCTCTTCCCTAATTATGGAAATTATTTGAAACGTGTATTTTTCATTGTAGCCACCTACCATGAATTACAGCGTCAATCTTTTTTCCAAGGGATTACTATTGACAAAGTGAACGAGAAACTTCTACAGATAAAGAAACCTTTAGTTTTGACAAATGTGTCTGATATCACCCAAGACCATTTCATCCAGTTTAATCTAGCTGAATTAAATGACAGCGGTGTTGATGTTCAACGTATTTGTTCCACTGGGGAACTTTGTCAGGCGGAAGCGATTCTTATTGCCGAAGCTGTTGAAAGACAAACTCCCCCAGGATTAAAATATGGTAAAAGCGCAATGGTTTCCGATATTACACATCTGTTTGGGCAGACGCGTAAAGAAGCCTAGTGCAACTCACATGAGACGCACAAAACACCCACTAGCCCCGCAAAGGGCTAGTGGGCTTTATGCTACTCGGTAAAGCGTTTAGTAGCGGTTACAATAACTGCGTGGGTATCTGCCATAGACTTTATATACGTGCGAGCAAAATGAATTACCGCACCCACATATTCAGTTTCTTTAGCTAGCGTAAAAACTAAGTTACTTAATCGAGCACCTGCAACATTTCCTAAACGATATTGATCTGGTTTAGTTTCAATCAATGAAGCTAAACGTTTAGTTGCTGCTGATGTCTTATCCATTAATTTAGTATATGCCGGTAACTTATTAATAATGGCATTGAGTTTCTTTTCAATCTCATTACAATGTTCAACTGCTTTTACATAATCTAAATTACGACGAAACGCTTCGGAATAAGGTCGTTGTGTTTGTGTGCCGTTAGATACTGTTAGTTCAGCAAATTCTTTCTGGGCATTAGTCAAACGGTGCATTAAACCAGAAGTAATATCACCAACAGATTCGTCACCAGTAATATCCCCTAGTCGGTTTGGTAATGAGATGTATTTCTCTACATTATCGAGGACTTCCTGACCACCAAAATCAACAATGTCGTAGGCTATTTCAATAGACTTCAAAAGAGAAGCACCATAAACATCCATAGTGACTTTTGGTTTCAATACCGAAGGAACGAATACTTCTACACGTGCGATATCGCTGTAGGAAAATTTAGAGGTGAGTTGTTGCACTGCACCTGGGGTAATTACCCCAGTATCACGACCAGACTGATTGCGACTGATTGCATGAACAAGTTGTATAGCGGTGTCTGTAGACGAACGCATAAATTTAGATAGACGATTCTTTGCAAATGAACCAGCCTCTAAGAACAAGTTGCTCATCTCGATACTGACTTGCTGATGTTCCTTTTCTAGATGGTCTAACATGGGTAATTCCTCAGAGAAAATTATTTTATTAGCGTTCCCAGTATAATCTGAAACGTAATCATTCATATAAAGTAAGGTACAAACATGTCTGGCTTTAATTTTTCTAAAGGCTTTAAACAAGCATCTCCATTCCGTCCAATGTTTAATGTGGGTTGTTTGATGGATGTGCAAACTGGGCGGTATATCCAAGGCGCTAAGGGCGAATGGATTTTAAATGGTGGTATTTCCGCTATTGAAGGGATCACTGGTCCCGGTAACTCGATGAAATCGACATTAGCGCATGCGCGTTTATTGATCGCTATGTATCGTTATGCGGTTTCATCAGGCTTCTCTTACGATACAGAAAACTCATCAACGCGTTTACGTTTTATTGAGTTGGCAAATCAAATTGACCCATCGGGGGAATTGGCATCTACCCTAGATGAAGAACTCGGACGTTTTGGTTTTACCTCTGCCGTGGAATACGATGGCACTGCTTGGTTCGGCGTTTTAAAAGCAATGGTTGACGAACGTGTTAAAAATGAAAAGATGATCGAAACACCTTTCGTTGATAAATCTGGTAAACCAATTGCTATTTACGCCCCAGTGTTTGGTGAAATCGATTCGCTATCACAATTCTGGACAGCCGCGATTACGAAGAAAGTAGACGGTGCCGGTGTGGGTGAGTCTGAAATGAACACAGTGGCAATGCAGTCTGCCGCAGGTAAGGCGCAGTTGTTGGATGCGTTACCTGTACTTACTGGGCGTTCTTCTCTCTGTATCACTATGACGGCTCATATGGGTGACGTTATTGTCATGGATCAATACAACGCGCCCAAGAAGAAGTTAGCGTTTGTAAAGAATACTCGTAAAATGAAGAAAGTTCCTGAGAACTTTACATTCTTAACAAATAACTTATTTGAGATTACTGATCTCAAATCGATGATTAATCAGGGTACAAAACAGCCTGAATTCCCATTATCTAAAGAAGATGATATGAAAGGGTCAACCGACCTTATGGTAGCGACAGTATTACCTATTCGCACCAAGTCTGGTGTTACCGGTATTCCTTTTGAATTGATTTTCTCACAAACATACGGCTTGCAGACAACACTGTCTGAGTATTGGTATTGTAAGAACTTCAACCGCTTTGGTTTAAGCTCTAACGTTGTTACTCAATATCTAGAAATTTATCCAGATGTTAAGTTTACACGTAACAACATTCGTCAACTGATCAAAGAAGATCCTAAATTCCGTCGAGCAATGGAAATTACTTCTGAACTATGTCAGATGCGTAATCTCTGGCTAGAGTTCTCAGCTGAGAACCTGGTAGAACCTGCTGAACTATATAAGGGTTTGAAGGAACAAGGTTACGACTGGGATCAATTATTAAGTACCCGTGGTTATTGGACGTTTGACCAGTATACAAACCCTATTCCATTCATGTCAACTCGTGACTTGTTGGAACTTTATAACCACGATAAGAAACCATATTGGATGAAATAGGAATTATCATGCAAACTGCGGCAATTAACCGCCAATTCCTCATGGGTGCTGTATTTAATACGCACCCAGCCATTTGTAGTCGAGTGAACTCAGTCATTCCACGCAAAGAGGTTCTAATGATTGGTGATTTAACTGAGGTCTTTACTCGTGAAATCTCACAAGTAGAAAATATTGATAAGGAGACCTGTCTGGCTAACTTGAATAGTCATACAGACAATGTCGGTGTTTGGTTAAACACGTTCTGTAGAACTGTACTTCCTTTCTTGTCAGACCACTATCAAGGTCAATAGAGGTAAAACATGCTTAACCGAGCTTCAGCTACAGGAAAGCTCCTTCAACGAATGAAGGAGTTAGATACATCTGGGCGTCATTATGAGTTTTATAACGACGTTCTCCCAAAGATGAGCAATGAAGAGTTTAAACTTTTTATTGACGGTATTGTGTCTGGTAAGAATCCATTGTTTGTTAATGTGCCGAACTATGATGAAGTTACAGGAATTACTGTAGATAACAATATCGAAATGGCTAAACGTATGGGGTATGATTTCTATCAGCGTATTTGGGTAACTGATCCAGTCACTGGTGTGGAGTTTTTAACCCCGCTGAAACATTTGGTTTATGATTCTACAGTTTGTCGTCAGACGCAAACCATCGATGATAAGATCTCTGTACCGAAGAACAATAAGTCAATCGACAATACCACAGGGCAGCCTGCTGGAGATTCTCGTTCCGCGCAATGTTCTGGTCCAGAGTTCATGATCTTAAACTCAGTCGGTTTAGAAGCCCCGATTATGGAACTCATGAAGTATCGTGGCGGGGACAACGTATCTCGTCGGTACACTGAAAACATGATCATTAAAACAGGTGCAGCCTCTATGTACGCTACACCTGGGGCTTCATTGCGACCAACCCGTTCAGTAAAGACACTTTCTATTATTCTTAATGGAATGGGCTTTGCCAATAACTTTGCAGGTTAAAACATGGATTTATTAGAAAGTTTCTTAGATGAAACAAACTTTGTCGTGGGAAGAATGTTAATTGAATACAATTCCCACGACGGCGACGATGAAACTAAATTTGCGAAGGTATCTACAGAGCTATCCGATTTTGTTCGTGATGTTAAGGTCGACGAACGTCTTCCTGAAATCGTCAACGCTTCAGTGATTTCTGATCTACATCGAAGTTATATGCAAAGTAGTACTAAAACGTTTATGCATGAAATCAATATGTATCTCATGACTAAATTTAGTGACGATGCCTATACCACATTGGCTACAGCCTTAGCTAACGGTTATTGGCGTGCGATGCAAGCAAATGCAGTAACCAAGGAAAGTATTGTTAGTGAAAGTGAATGTGTATCTATCTTTACTAACAACCAATGGCTGATTAGCCTTTTCCTCATCCGAATGAACTTCTTTACTTCCATTGTTATTCCTTTGGATCCAGAACAAGATAAAGAGCCCCAACGATGAAACACAACCTGATGATACAGCTAGACTGCATACTTGATACGCGTCTAGCTGTTCTAGGGTCTTATGACCCCGAAATACCGAAAGCAATTGTTTCCTCTAAAGAAAGTTTTGAAAAGTACCGTACCCGTTTGGTGGATGATTGGTCAGAGCAAGGGGTTGATTCTAGTAAATTCAGAGAGCTCTGGAAACAACGCGATGAAACCCATTTGCGCGCATCATCAATTACCCCTTTCGTGTTTGAACTCACCGATCTAATACAACAGGTCTTTGATCAAGCACAGGCTGCACCGCACACGATTAGCGGGTTCGACCTGATAGTCAACTACCATCCGTATAAAAACCTCACTACGGACGAATTAGAAGCCATTGAGAGTGCTATTCGCGCACGACTCAAACAGCAGGTAAAGATTGATTTTATCTGTGTTCCGATTAAAGACCTTAATCCAGTAGAATGGGATCGTTTAAAGATTGCGACAGCGATCATGTATGATTTTGATGAATGGTTAACGTCCCATTTCGGTGAAGGGAATGAGGATAAGATCGAAAGTTACGAACGCCCACGAAACTCAATATATGCTCCTGCTCTTTTTACGAGTCTAGAAAAACTCAAAGAACTCCGTGATTTTGAAAACCCTGCAGGTAAGAAAGCAGATCCTTTGGAATCAATCCAATTCTGGATGAAAACGTATTTCCATCTTGAGTATCTCGGAGCTGAACATTTCTCTCTTTTAGAACCCGATTTATTCGTCGCTATGGAGTTACATAACGCAACCATCAGAGATGAGTAATAATTTATTTATCTCTGTTATCCTGTAGTAATAACCTCTCTCTAAAACCCAAACTAAGGATTGTCTAATGACTAGCCAAACTGAAACTGCTGCAAAAACTTCAGAAGAAATGCAACGTATTGCGGGATACCGTAAAAATAACCTTTGGTCAGATCTTCAGAAGCATCTAACCTATCAATTACAAGAAACAGCTGAGCAGGTTGTAGCGTTTAACCAACGTAACGAAGAAGATTTCCGTGATGCCACTGGAGACATCCGTGTATTGTTGGATGCGCAAAAAGCTTCGGTCACTTATTCGCTTGACGAAGACTACGAAGAAATCGTTTCTAAACTGTTTACACGTTTAGACGACAGCGAAGAAGGTGCATTAAAAACCCAGCAGAAATACGCGGATAAAGGGGTTGAAACCTATATCGTATTTGATGAGCGTACTGCACAATACATCAACCGTGTGAAAGAATCTGTTGAAGGCAATGATGGGGAATTTTACCCTAAAGACAAATGGTTGAAATCATACAAGTTCCAAACCCCAGTGTTTGAAATGGTGGGTCTAATTGAAGATCGTCCAAATATCGATAAAATCCAAGTTGTTAAAAATGCGGGTACGCTTTTATTCGTTGGCTCTGAAGAAGAATTAATTGAATACGCACATCAATTAAGTAATAAGGTAATCGATATCCCAGTGAAAGAAGATAGTTGTTTGGCTTCACTTAGTCAAGTGGGCAAAGACAAATATCGAGCTACGATCAATATCGACGCTAATTCAGAATTATCCAACTGTAATATTCTTGGTCAAATTAAAAGTCACGGTGTCCTGTTAAGTAAATCTGGTACAGACGAAGACGAATTGAAAATTACGGTGGACAATGTTAGTTTCGATGTCGACGGTGAAGTACCTAGCTTCGACACTAATGGGGTTGAAATCGTTACTAAATTTGAAATTGGTCAATTCCACATTACAAATATTCGTAACGAAGTAAAGGCTCTGACCGTTACTGTGGACCGCAACCCGCTAAAACGTGTCATTCGTATTGATTTAGATAATACAGATATACCCACAGAAGTTTGTAAACATATCGCTTCTTTAATCGGAAAATCGCACCTATTGGCCGGTTTAAATAACGCAGTGGTTTCTAAAGATCAATGTCTGTTAGGTATGTTTTTAGTTGGCGATAACGAATACCTAGCCAAGGCAATTATCCCGCCATATAGCTCATTGAAAATTAATCCGGCTGCCTCTGCGGTGAACTTTGGACTACATGACGGATCACTCTCAAAGGTTAATGATTTTAACGTACATTGTCCAGATAATGAACAAGATGCGGGTAAATTAGATGTTACGTTAAGTGACGATGATTCAACCGCTACGATTGCAAACCCGTACGGTTATGGGGTTACAGTCAATATCTGGTATCGACTTGGCGAATAATGTCAGCCAATACTAGAACATAAATCCAATAGAGTAGCCCTAGGGCTACTCTATCTTCATCTATGCGGTTATAGGTCTTTCAAACTTAACTCACCAGAACGAACCCGTTCGGCGATTCCCTCACCAGCTTCCTTCATGAACTCGTCGTATGACTTTGTGTCATCCCCGACTTTAAGTTCTCCAGGAACTGGAATACCTGTTCCTTGAATCTCCGCTACGGGATCAATAACAGTAACAACCTGACCCTCTTCTGCTAAGAATGGATCTTTACCAGAACCCACTTTCTTAAAGAAGGTTTCGGCAGCTGCGGCAGCAAGTTTTGCATTAGCTTCGGCATTAGATTCATCAATTGCCAATCCTTTGGATTTGAGTGCGGATTTATCAAGCTCAGCTAAGTTCTTACTTAACATCTCAAACGAATCTTTATCAGTAGGGATACCACCTTCTAATAATTTATCCGTAATTGTTAGTCTGGCATTTCGAACGAGTCGGAGTGTGTCGTCATCATTCAGAGTATCGCCAGCAAGTAATTCAGCCGTAGTGATTCGGCGTGGTACGGTGAGTTCTGATTCAGACATAGCACAATACTCCTTTAAAGACTTTATAGATACATATTATCTCTATGTACCCACGGAGATATTCTAAAATGTTTCACCGCTTTATTACCTGGCTGATGGCGTTGCTCAAAAGCATTTGGGTAAATGATAAAATCATTATACTCCCCGTAGAGCCAGTGACTGACCCTTTACCTGTAGAACCCATTATAGAAACCGAACAAGAAGGAGATCCTGTATTAGAAATATTCCATACCTTGTTAGCATTCAAAACTTTCTCAACTGATTTATCTGATGACCCATTCGATTTTAAACTTTATAAAAATATTAAAAGCCAACTAGGTAATCATGGAGATTATCTTTTACTTTTAAATAAAGTGAATGAGTATCTAACAAACCAAACGAAATTTCCTGATGATGCTTTTTATCTGGATGATCCTAAAATCACAGGTTTATCCAGAGGTGTGATTATGGATAAAGAGCTTAGTCTCTTTATCTCCCAAGGAAAATGTCGTACAGTGAAAGAAGCTTTTGATAGTATTTTGTCATTAACATTAACCGTGTATGAAACCTACACAGCACTTAAAGCCCACCCAACTTTAAGTAGTGTAAAGAAAGATTATGCTGAGCGTAATATTTCTAAAGTTGTTACTCTAGTCGAGGATTACATACACGAACTAATTAAACATGGAAAAATAAATGACTCAACGAAAGAAACAGACACCGCTTAGTCGGATGCTTTCTGCAGCAGACAAACGTATCGATGAGGCTGAAGATGACCTCACTTATCTCTGGAGAAGTATGTTGCGTACGCGACGTATTACCGAAGATGGTTTTAACAAAGGTTTGAATCTTTGGTTGATTCGAAACATTAATGAAGGGACCATTAAAACTGCTCAAAGAAGCTCTATTCGGGGAAACCTGATCCGAGCGTTATCCGAACCCACTATGACTTGGAAGACTTTTTTACGTGGAATGAGTATTCTTAGAGTAGAGGCAGTTCGTTTTCAAGCAGATGTGCATTTCCCACTTGGGGTGGTTGAGCGACACGAGACGGTAATTGACAGTTCACAGTTCGATAGCTATGAGGCTACGAGTGAAGAAGTTAAACCTGCCTCAGCTGAGATGCTCAGGGCTGATGTTAAATTTCCTTTCGGTAAGAAGGAAACTCATGTTTCTTCTAAGGAAAAACTCGCTAGTTAAATTAAAAGGATCGGTCTGGGTTAGTCCCAGACTGATTCTATGATTCTGTGAATATTTTTATTTTTGGAGATTTGCTATGCCTTTACAGTTAGCGAACACAAGTTTCACAAGTGGTCCTGATAATAAAGCCGCCACGGTAGATGTCTATAAAGATCCGCCAAAGCGCCCTACTAATGCCACACCTGGATTAGCCACAGACACCAACGGGATTGGTGGCGCTGTAAATAAAAGTTCAAATCCGTTTAGCGATATTTTAAAAGAAGTAGCTAAAGGTTATGCAACCAACGGTAAGGTAGATTGGGATGGTGCTCTAAATCGCGCTTCTGGGGTTACTGGTCAGACATCTGGTGAGATGAAAACCTACACCGGTATGGTTACTGATGATATTTTGAAGTCATTGGGTTTTTATAATACTGAACTTGGTAAGCGTTTAGATGCGATTACAAAGGTTGCAGGTGGTAGTAGTTTAGAAAAATCAGTACAGGCAGGTTTTAAGAATATCGATGTAACGCAGGCAGGTTTAAAAACAACCATGCGTGGATTCAAAGATATCACCAACTTACAAACACTTTCTGATTATATCGCATCTATTTCAGACGATGACGAATTCATTAAGATCTTTAACCTATCTGACACGTTAGCAGTTTATAAAGCACTCAATAAAGCTGCCGTGGAATTTAACCTTCCCGGGGTAATGGATAAGTTAATTGAGAAACTGAGTGACGATGAAAAGAAACAAGTCGTTACAGCATCTGCCAAAGATAATTATGCCATATCAGATTTGGATTATCTGCAAACCATGTTGAGTCACGCCAGTGGTGAGGAGTTACTCGGACAGAATCCTAACCTTATTGCGGATATTCTTGCAAACTTCAGATCAACAACTTCTTATCCAGAAGCCACAGAAGCCACCGCTAAGAAACTTGATGAAACCTTGAAAAAGATCCGTAAAGAATGGATGTATAAATTCATTGATGGGCAGTCAACTAAAGTTTATGATTTAGATGTTTTCAAGAATGCATCGACTTTTACCAAAGAATGCTTCTTCACATTCGATATGTATGTTGACCCTTTAGCAATAGCGGGTACGTACGATATTGTACCGTTTAAGAAAGCGCTTAGTGGAAAATACAAATATTTAAATTGGTCATAAATAGAGAGAGCCCTAGGGCTCTCTCTATTCGATTATGGTTTATTTTATTTTTAAACACCCGGCCAGTTTGTTGCACCAAACATTTTATTCAAACCCAAAATACCATCCCGACCAAAGATACGGGAAGCCATATGTTCAGGCGACATCCATGCTTTATAGTCCTGCATGCGAGCAGCAACACGTAAAGCTAGTTTACGGTGAGGGTTAGTCATATCCCGCATATGCAGACCTGTGATAGTCGATAGATAGTCTAAGAAAGCACTATCGTCATCCAAGGTACGTTTAAGTGGGCTACCAACGTTAAACCCATTCGATACCCCCATATGCATCATGGAACTCATATCCGCTACAGTGAACGAGATATTAAACGCTAAAGGTCTGCGGTCTTTAGTATAACCTAAATTACCAGGAGCTGCCGTGATGGTGAGTTCTGTCATCATCCCTAATCTGATGGCGACTAAACCCTGACAATAACATTCGCAAACAAACGGTGAGGTATATGACTGAGGTCCTGTGGATTGGGGCATTGCTCCAGCAAGTAAGGCAGCAACCACTGGGTATAGATTTAGATAAGCACTTAATGGGTTACCTGGGTTTGCTGTCCGTACTTCGATTTCAAAAGAAGCTGTAGGGAATGTAACGTCGGAGTTATCCCATTGCTGAGGGATATCAACAAACGCATTCCCAGCCAATGCCATTAAACCGGATAAACGCAGCCCGTCAGCAGCACCAGATACAAACCCACCAATCATTTTCGTACCGGCGTCGATAAAATCAAAACCAGTCTTATAATCAGCTAATGAGATACGGGTATCTCGAGAGGTTGCCGAGGTTCCGTTAAACAGTGTCTGAATGGTTGTCTGTTTCAGTGAATTGGAAAGTGAAATAGAACTAGAGCCGGTATAGTTAACTGCGACATTTAAAAAAGCAGCACCCTGATTCCATTCACTCACAGCTTGTTCAGCAAAACGACTAAACCAACCATCGATGCGCTCAACTACGCTTTTACCTTCCGAGTTCTTATCCCGAGAGACAATAACGTCCTTCATTTCATTTTCACGACTATAACCTGATGAGGTTAGGGCTGTGCTGGAACCTTCTACCGTCACCTTTGGTGAAATAGGGTTACCGTTAGCATCAACTTCATTGGTTGTACCTGATCCCGTAGCACCGCCTGTTTTACTCGCACCAGTGCCGCCAGAACCACCCATCCCCATCCCTTCGATACCAGCCATATAGTTACTTTGATTGGTAAGGTTGGTGACTGCTGATTGATCTGCTGCTTGATCGTTACCAATGGCTCCAGAGTTCTGCGCATTACCATCCGTACCGCTTTGAGAAGCTGCCTGACCTAATCGGGTTAATGCGTCTGGATCTTCACCAGATGCGACTGCGTTGATCGCTTTAGATGTTTCATCTTCCATACCGTCAACATCGAGATTCATCTCTGCGACAGACCCGTACACCGACTCATGGTATTTTTTCAGATATTCTTCAATCCCGATCGAATTCTCACCAACTACGGTTGTCTTATCTATCAGGTTAAGGATCTGTTCACGCATGGCTGTCATGCTATTCGCGCTACCCACGATCTTCTCAATCATTGCTTGGTATTTCACAGATCGTTTTGATGCGGCATTCGCTACAGTGAAGATATCTAAACGACCATCTTCTTTAAAGAGATCTGGAATGAGTCTATGCATGTAACGACGATACGCTGAGTCTTTACTCTTATCGGTAAGATCATCAAACTTATCCGCCCCGTTACCATAGACCCCTTCATTCTCCCAAGTACGTGCAATGACACCAAGGTTAGCACCAAGGATATTGTAAATGACTTGCATACGTGTCCAAAATAAAGGCATCGTTTGTTTAAAATCAGCAAACTTAGAACTTGAGCGTCCTGTGAAGAATCGCCAAGCTTTACCTACGAGAATTAATGGCGCTAAAGGTAGCGTAGCAATTGTGCCTGCAATGAGACCAGCGTAATAACTGATACTTGCTCGACCATAGCGGGCAAGGTTAGCAGCTTCGGCATCGTAAAAACTCGTGAAAAATGTAATAAGTCCTTTGTAGTGAACTACACCGAAACGCATATGTACAACTTGTAAATGATCATCTATCCCTTCAGAATAACCACGACCTAAACCAAAGAATACATTTTCTTTATCTCCAGGGGTGAATAACGGCTCGCCTTTACGAACCCACAAACCTTGGCGTGGAATATCCGCCATTGGGGTGAACTGTGGTGACGGGTTGATTACCGTATGTTCACCAATACCCGAGCCTACAAATTTAGTATCCGCGGTTGAGAACTTTCTCCATCGTTTTAGTTCTGCGTTCTTTTCGATTCGTTCCCCGCCGAGTAGAAACGATTTGGCAACCCAATCAACGTCGCGGATATTCCCGACATTGGTCTGGTCTTGTACAACTACTCCAGCCATATTCAAATACTCCAAAAATAGAAACATAGACACTGGCAGGACGAACCCACCAGTGTCCAAATAATTAATTTATTGGTCTGACACTCATACTAACAGGAGTATTTACATCCGCAGATCTAAAGTTCTGCGACTGTGAGGTCTGTTGAGATCTCCCTCCCTGTAGTTTAGTATCAATGCTACGCAATGCTTTCAACATCTCAGTCTGTAATGAAACTTGTTGTTTCATGAGATTGGTCTGCTCAACATTTTGCGTAGCTTGCTCCTCAGTCTGACGACGATTAGTTGCTTCAGCAACCACCGAACTACGCTCTGCCGCCGCTGAAGTTTGTGTAACTCTACGCGTCGGTGTTGGCGTTGGCTGATTGGCTGTGAAACTACTGGTGTTTGTAGCTGGTTTAGCTGTAGACCCAGATGAAGTAACACCAGGGATCTTTGGCGCACCTGCGGTAGTTCCATTCGCATACGTCACTTTACCAGTGGACGGATCGAATGTAGCAGAAGCTTTACCGGTTAAACCCTTCTGTTGGAAACGACCTTCAGAAGCATCTAACTGAGCTTGTGCGTTTTCTACCTGTGAATCTGATACACCACCAGATTCAGCTTGCTTTAAAGCATCCTGAGTCAATTTAGCAGCGGAGAAGAAATGGTTTTCTAAGTGCCATGCCTCACCACGCACCGGTCTATGGAAACTGTATTTCTTCAATAGACCCATGCTATCTAACTCATTTGCGGTAGCCGAGTTAATATCAATAGCCACACCGCTATTGTGGCGCGAGTTACCAGGTTTAGCCACAGCACCACCAGTCTTACCGCGAGCAATCCAAGCATCGTAGAGTTGCTTTTGTTTCTGCACACTACGATAACCTGAGTTAACCTGAATTTTCTTACCAGTGCGTTGATTATAGTCGTACGCCATAGCGTAGAATATCGCCATGAAGTCTTGCTTCATTCCGCGAAGGTCAACGTCGTTGTTTTGTTTAACAACGAAAGTGGCACCAGCTTTGATCTTATCAGGGCTCAGTGTTTCTAGGAATGCTTTTAATGCACCTGCTTGACCAGAGGTACCTCCACCGCCAGAAGCAGCACCCGGCCCTACGTAAATACCCGCACCTGCCAGTTGTTTCGCTGTGCCTGTGTCTGATAGGTTAGGTTTATTTAACTTACCGTCACTGGTTAACAGTTTTGCATCTGGGTTACCAGGAGCTCGTTTCAGATATGGTGGTAGTTCACTAGAAGCATTTTTATTCGCTGGTTTAGCTTGACCGGAACCCTGACCTGAATCAGCATTCTTTTGCGGAGCCCCTAACTGTTGATTCAGCATGTTGTAGAAACCATCACGGTTTCGTAAACCACCTGCACGGTATTTAGGGTCGTCAATGCGCCAACGAATATATTCACGACCGATGAGATCAGCACCTGTTTTGTAATCGATGTTAGGATTAGATAAGAACTTATTCCCTGCTTTCGCATGAGTGTTTCTTAATTCCCACATCACATACCGAGCTTGCTCATCAAGTGCTGGTTGCCCTGGAGCGATGCGATCACCACCAGTTAATAAACCTGCCTTTCTCAAACGATCAGCTAAACGGGTTCTACGATCCCCCTGCCAAGAGATCATCCCTAGGTTAGCACCACGATGTGGGTCGGCATGACCACCAAAGAGATGTTGTGGATTATACGAGTTCTCACGCCCTACCTCTGCTGTGAGAATACGTGACTGCATATCAGAGAAACCAGCAGTTTTGAAAGCTTTATAGACCATCATCTGCCACTGCTTCTGAGACTTAGACATATTCACATTTCCAGTGAACATGGTGTAAGCACTACCAGCAGCATCTGAGATACCTGCACCGATATTGGACAACGCTTTACCAAAGATAGAACCGGCGATTTTATCGTAGGCGTTATACGCCATCGATTTTGCCTTATCTACAATCGACCCAGACTTTTCAGCTCGAGCAGCAAGATCTTGCTTAGTCCGATTTCGTTCTTCCTGTTCCCAGTCTAAACGATTATCGATTTTAGCAGTCTCTCTACGGTTCACTTCCTTATCTAGATCATCCTTGGCTTTGTCTTTATCGACCTCAGCACGAGTTTTCTCTTTCTTCACATCACGCATGGCTTTCTTGTATGCGTCAGCTACATCTTCTTCGCTATACGGGGTTTTACCTTCGTCAGGGAAAGGACTAATAGTTACCTTATATGGCGATGGAGTTTCGAAGAAACTATTGGTGTTTTGAAGATATTGCATCTTCTCTTCACGTGCCATGTTGTCATCGGCAGCGTGTAGGTCTTTCTTCTTGGTGATCTTGTAGTTTACACCGTATGCCTTTAAGAAGACAGGGCGGAAACGATACATGAACCAAGCTTCAAACTGTTTCAAAGAAGTGCGGTCTTCGGCAAGAATACCGAATAAGCTCGTGATCTTCTCAGCTGAAAGGTTCTTGTTAAATTCAGCCTGTTCCCCTTTGATAGTCACGCAGTCCATCGCTAATTTCTCTAATTGGAGAAGTAGATCTGAACGTTCTTTCTTATCAAGGTCAAAACCATACTGAGCCATACGGAATCTAACTAACGCTTGTTTATCTTTCTTAAACCAACGTTTGTAAGCCTTATAGCCAAGATATCCTGCACCCGCAATAGCTGCTGCTGTTAATGCAACAGGCATCCCAACCGTACCCGCAATTAGACTACCTGCGCCCGCAGCGAGACTACGCGCACCCTGCCACATTGCAGCACGAGCTAATGGATTAGCTGCTAACTTCAACGCGCCAATACCGAGTAACCCTGGAGCTACAGAACCAGCAAAAGCACCGGCTTTATCTCCAAATGTTCCTTCGGTGTTATACGCATCCATAGCACCCATCGCGAGTGTTAGTGGTATTGCTGCTTTACCAGCGAAACGTGCAGCCTTACCTAAACCACCACCTAATCGAGCTAACATCCCTGCCTTAGAAGCAGCACCGGCAGCTGTTGCAGCAGTACCTACACCGGAAGCAGCCTGAGCAGCTTCAGCGGCGGTACCCGCGGCTCTACCACCTTTACCGAACTTATCCATTAGCCACGGAACACCATAGCCCAATCCCGCATCTATCCCCATGGTAATACCCATGGATTTCAGCGCAGCTGTTTGCGGATTAACCTCAGAGTCGTCACCGGTAAGTGCATTCATCCCGGTATAGAGTCCAGCAGCCGAAGCCCCAGCCGTTAGAAGTCGCCCGTACTTATTCTTAAATAAGAAGTTACCAGCTTTCCCTAACATCCCTGTCGGTTTGGCACTAGGCTTAACTGCACTTGGTGTACCGCCCTTACGACCAGTCACCTTACCGATTAGCGCGCTCAGCCCCATACCACCTAGAATAGCAGCGGCTTCACCACCAACACCACCAATGACAGCGTTCTTAAGGTTATCCCAGAAACCACCAGAACCACCTTGATCGGAACCACCACCATCAGCTCCCGCTAACGGATCACCGCCCGATAATGCACCGGATTCTTTTAATGCTTCCTGCTCAGCTTTACCGAGTAAGTTAAACGCAGAAGTACCTTCAGATCCGATACCGCCGAACGCCATTCCTGCAGCACCTGCCAGTAGACCAAAACCAAGCATCTTACCAGCATTGTTTTTCACAAAGCTACCTGCACGGGCAGCACGACTAGCGGTTCTTCCAGCAGCACGCCCCGCTCTACCGCGACGACCACCTAGACCACCAAGCAATCCACCTAAACCACTCATGAGTGAACCACCAGCACGCATCATTGCGGTCGCACGCATTAAGCCAAAGATACGGGAAGCCCAACCTTTTAAGGTGCCAACTAAACCACCGATACCACTAACAGCAGCCATGAGTAAACCGAAGATACCTTTTTGTTTCTTATCTTCTGGTTTCTTTTCGTCTGTCTTTTCTTCAGTACGGTTAGCAAGTTTAGATAACCATGATTCACGAGACCCCTCACGTAAACCATCACCATCTATATCGTCGAAACGACGTTTGTTTTCAGGAAGGCGTTTATCCAATAGGTCATAGATCTGATCAACCTTATCTGCTTGGTGAGCAAGCATTTTCATGGTGAAGTCATCGAACCCACCAATTCCAGCATTTTGCCCTTTCTTGCGACCGAAGATAGATGAGAATATTCCCTTAGCGCCACGCCCCATACCACGTAAAGCTTTTCCGTAAAGTTTAGCAGCGCCAGATCCAATTGCCCAAGCTGCCTTAGCACCAAGCACTGATGCTCCGCCCGCAATACCTAAGAGACTCGCTGATTTCTTCTTGAATGACTCCAAAGGTTTCCCTGCAGAATCTACAAGACCCTCAGTCATCTCAGCTAAGGTTAAACGAACCTTACCAGTTGCATCCTTGATATCCCCTTTAATGTCGTCAATGGATTTGATCACAGATCCATCTTCATTGAAATACCCACCAGCGGCTAAGACTGAAGCCATTAGTCGCGGTGAACGCTCTCCTGGTACGTAGACGTCTTGGAACTTACTCGTCCCAAATAACATTTTACCGGCAATTTTGGCTGCGCCAAATAAACCGCGACCCATCCAAGCATATGGTTTAGTGCCTAAGGTCAATAAACCTTTTGTACCCTTCCATGCTAAACCTAAAGCGCCCGTTAATAAACGAACAGGTTTACCGTTGCGTACAGTGAATAACCCTTGTTTAAAGTCTTCGATGGTAAGGACAACCTTACCTTCTTTATCCACTACCGCACCTTGGATGTCTTTAAAGGTTTTGATGTGTTTACCAGTTGCCTGATCGTAATACTCGCCAGCCACCATTTTAGATTTCTCTAATAATGGGGAGCTCTTACCCATCGCGTAGACGTCACCAACGGTATCTTTGACTTTCTTCGCAGTAATGTCATAAACACCCTTAGCACCACCTAAACTCTTTAATCCATCCCAAGCAGAGCGTGCTAGTTTGAAAGGAGCTTTAACGATTCCAGGAATGACTTTACCATACATCGTTTTAGTGTAAGTAGCCATACCACCCAAACCTTTACGGAAAGGGGTCATGACTTTACTAAACCAAGAGTTTCTACGTGATGTATTTCTAGCGGTTGTTCCGTCAGAGGAATCACCTGCGTTGGTATTTATACCCATTTCCAACTGCATTCTAATTGCGTCTAGGAGCTCGTTAGAGATGCGATGGAGGTCAACAGTACTGTTACGCTCTATTGCTGCTGTGATGTTCTCTTGGAGCAATTGGAGAGCGTCTGAACCTACTGTTGTAGTGGGTTGATCAAATACCCCGTCCGATACTTTCGAACCACCCATGTATGGATTGATAGGTCCTCTAAAGTTAGGTGGCCCCATGGTTGAACGAGTATTCGTATTTGGTGCTGAAGTGTAATTGGTTGACTTAGCACCACCAGATAGGTAATAATCCATTTCTTTCTGGCGATCTAGATTGTAGGTATCGCCAACATAATTGATCGCTCCGATGCGCTCTAGGAGATCAGTATGTCCTTGTCTTGAAATATCAATCGCAGCCTGCATGTTATTCGGCAACACATCACGAAGATTACGCATTGCTTCATTTACATTTCGAGTACGACTATGATATTCATTTGATCCTTCAATCGATGACTTGAACATGTCTTTGTGAGACGAACGGTCATACGGTGCTGATGGATCCATATTGAAGTTATCGACACCACCTAACACACGGGCAACTTCATCTGCAACATCAGAGCTCAATGGTGAATCATCAGAAATCAAAGCACGGATATCTACGTTCTTCTGATCATAACGTGCAGTATCTAGAAGATGTCTACGTAGCTCACGTTTCGCCTTAGGCGACAATTGATTCTTTGTATCCATTTCACGGATAACATTATCCACGTTCTCTTTTACGGTCTTAGAACGTTCCGCACCAAATAAACGTTTATTGTAACGATCCACCAATGCACTATCGCGAACAAACTTACCAGTTTCGTAATCGTATCGTTCAGTCTCAACATCTTGATTACCCGTTGCCATTATTTCCAAGAAACGAGACATCGTTCTTAAATGACCTGGGATTACTTCAGTCAACGCTAATTGGGACTGTACGTTAAAGAAAGCTTGTTTCTCGAGATCTGGGACTGCCGAGCCACGAACTTTAGGGTTCTCTTTGAAGGTATATTTATCCAGACCGAGAATGTCTATTAGAGCATTTGCTACTTGACTGTCTGTTCTTTCATTAACAACGCGATTGAACCAGTGCGCTGAGTTATCTGAGGCATTCAAAAGCATATCCGAGTATTTCTTAATATTCGGATTATTTCCAAACTTCTTATTGAACATTTTACCGCCGTAAGAAGACAAAAGCCACGTAGCTGCTTGACCACCTAGATTTCCGGCTTTACGAGCACGTGATTCCCCGAGACCCATTTCTCGGTCCAAGGCTTTATTTTCAACACTATTTGCATAACCGCTGAGACCTCCCGCTAAACCAACACCGGCAAGATCAATAAATGACGAAGCATTGACTTTCAAGTCTTCTAACATACGTGCGCCAATATCTTTAAAACTATTGGCTACACGTCGGTTTGCTGCACCGAACAACTGACGTTTAAGTTGTTGATTTGCCATTTCAAAGTTAGTAACTTTAACGGCTTCAGGTAACCCCGTGTTCTTCACTAAAGAATCGAAACTCTTCGATTGAAGATCGCGCATTTGTTGGAGTACATCTAATTGTTCACGGGCAGTCACGTATTGCTTGAATTGTAATTCAAGCTGCTTGCGCATCGCTCGACCAGTAACCTTCTCATTAAAGGCAACTAGACGCCCAATTCCCGCATTGGTTTCATTGATCCCTTGAGCAACAGCTAACGTCGCTTTGGTATTCATTACACCTACAGCAGTAGCTTTATCCGACGACTCACGGATCGCTTTCTTCGTTTGAACAGTGCTTGCAGCCTGGGCAGTGTCGAATCCATCGAAGATCCCCGCCATGTCTGAGTCAAACTTATCTTTACGAGAACCAGAAGAGGTATTCCCGTAACTATTAGATTCCCAACCGCGAATCTTTTCCGAGATCTTCTTCGGTACAAAGCGATTATCACGATGTGCTCTCTCTAATGTTTTTAAAGGTTCTCTAAAATCATCAGAGACTTTTCGGATGTCACCTTTTAGGCTATACGAGAGATCTGATATGGAATCTTTCACCATATGTGCCGAATCAAATAAACGGGTATAACCTGAACTCGGCATCGCATTTTCAATAAATTTACGTTGCGTATCTTTGTTTAATAGATTCTTTTTAATACCTGATAAAAATGAACCACCGAATTCTGTGATAGCTTTACGTTTACCTCCCTTCTTACTAGACTCACGGAAGCCACCTTCCCCATTATCTCCGAAGTCATCCCATTCAGGGAAGTCGAAATCGTAATGTTCAGTTTTCTTAACCATTCTATAGCTCACTCTATAAGTGTGATATCACAAAATACCCGATAACGAGGCAAAATCATGAATCGTTTAGAAATGCCAGTTAACCTTTCGTTAATGGACATGTCTGAATCTTCGATGAAGAACCTAATGCCCATCAAGGTGCTTGACACCTATGATGGTGGAACAGGGAACTTTCATCAGGATGGACTTTTCTCTACGGAGATCTTTGGCCGTGTCGGTTCTCAGGAACGAGATAACCGATTTGCAAAGATTGATGTAAAAATCCCAATCCTTCACCCTTTCATTTACAAGAAGATTGTTAGACTCCGTTCCATTTACGGGGACATTATTGCTGGTCGGCAGTATGCCATTTTCGATCCAGTTACAAAAGACCTCGAACCCTCAGATATGATCTCTGGTCAAACGGGCTATGCTTTCTTTTTAAACCATTTACCAAAAATAGAATTCAAACTCACGGGTTCGGCCAAACGTGAAGAAAGCGTAAAGACAGTTACTAACGCTTTAGAGAGTGGTCGTGCTTTCTGCCGTTTGATTCCAGTTATTCCAGCAGGTTTGCGTGACGCCTATATTGGGGCGGATGGAAGAACTAACGAGGATGAGATCAACGGACGTTATCGTTCGTTATTAGCTTCGGCAAATGCGATTCCAGATAATGCTGATTCTACTTCTGGTGCTTTTAACACCACACGCCTTACCATGCAGAATGCTTTTAATGCTATCTTTGAATATCTTTGGAATCTCTACGAAGGTAAACGTGGATTTGCATATAAGCGATATTATTCTCGCGGTGTGTTTAATGGTACGCGAAATGTTATCTCGGCGATGGATACCTCTGTTAGACATTTGGGCGATAAGAATGCCCCAAAACTAAACAGTACCGTTGTTGGTTTGTATCAAACATTGAAAGCACTACTACCAGTGGCTCAGCATTTGATCTTAAACGGATATTTAAAGGATGCGTTTGAAGCTGGTGACGGGCGTGCGTATACAACCAACCCGAAAACATTAAAACGTGAGGTTGTTAACGTACCTCGTAAAGAGTTTGACCGATTCAACACCCCTGAAGGGATAGAGAAAATCATCTCTAATTTCTTTGACCGTTCTGTTCGTGGTGCACCTGTTACAATTGCGGGTAACTACCTCGGTTTAGTTTATCGTGGTCAGAAAAACGGTAAGAATGTATTTCGTTTCTTTAACGATATAGATGAACTACCCACTGAATTACCTCGTCGTGATGTACATCCAATCACTTTTGCTGAACTTCTGTATGTTTCAGGTTATCGTGAGTGGAACAAATATCCGATGACCTCTACTCGTTACCCTGTAGCGGGCTTAGGTTCGATTTATGTTTCTTATTTCTACGTGAAGACCACCACTCAAGGGGTTGCTCGTTGGGAATTAGATGAAGAATGGAATTTGAAGAAGTTCTTCGACAACAATCCGATTGACCACGCTTACGAGTATCCAGATTTTGATGTGGGTACGTATGTTGAAACCGCTTCACCAAACCCGTCGCGACTAGCTGGGTTGGGTGGTGACTTCGATGGTGACACTATGTCACAGATTGGGTTATACATGGATGAATCTATTCGTAAAGTCAACGATTATCTTTCTAAAGCCAACTCATACCTCAACCCTAAAGGCTCGTTCTTAAACTCACCACGTGTGGAAACAGTGGAACGTGTTATTGTTGGATTAATGTGGAGAAAATAATGATCTCTAATCACTTGACGGATCTAGAAGTTTCTTTAGAGGCTTCACTTCCCCAGTACAATGAGTTCTACCGGAATCACGGGATTCGAAGTACGTCTCAATTAGTCAATCTTCGAAAAAATAAACTTGACGGTTTCGTCATGCCTTTATATTCCACACTACACTACACCCCTCGTGAAAATAGTGCCTTTGGTATTACTGAAGATGACCCTCTACTGGTCAATATGGGTGACCGTATTGCATTCGATGCTGTAGGCTTCTACGGTAATAATGTTATTGGTAAACCTATTCGTAAAACACGCCTCTTTGTAAAAGAGATTCGTAAGTTTGTTGCGAAAAATACTCGTTTCAAATACGTGATGGCAAACCGAGCATTGGAAGAACTCAGAGTTGTTCCTAAGGTTATTAGTTATTCGGCCATAGATGATTCTTATCGCTATAAAACTGCGCCAGGGATCTACTTCATTCGCCGATACAACTATTTCTCTGCAGTCATTGATGGTTTGGTAGAAGAGTTGAATAATAGTGCTCGCCAACAATTCCTATTAATCGAAACACCATCGACTATCCCAGCTGCTTCCCGTTTAAGAGAAGCTGAAAATCAATGGTTAAAGAATCAGGACAAGGAAATCCCATTAGACCAAATGCGTCGTGAAAACTTCGCGACCGATGGGCGATTCTGGATTCTCCAATTGTGGTTGTACGCCGGTAAAAACCATCATCTATCGATTTTTGACCGTATCCCTGAAGAACTACATTCTCGTGTGGATCTGTTGGTTGCTGTAGATGATCGTTTCTCTGTGTTGAACTTAGGGAAACTGGCGTCATGGATTAAACGTGATGTTAAGGACAAAGGTTCTATCTCTGAAGACCGCGCGCAATTGGTTATTCTTCGACACTTCATGTCTTTACAACAATTTGGTACTGTTGCTGATGATGTTGTTATTGTAGATGAAGATACGGTTGAAGAAATTAAAGAAATGCAGAAGGCGGGCATTGCCTTAACCGAAGAACAACAAGAAAAGTTAAGTGAAACCACCCGTATCTTGTTAGAAAATAAACTCGATCCAACTACCGACATCAAACTCGACGCCACCGGCATCACAAAAGCTCCAATTAATGTAAACATTAAAAAGACAGAGCCAAAAGGTCGTGATGTTACAGGGGTTGAACGTGGTTTGGCGGATCAGGTTGGGAAATACGATAATCCCGATGTTGGTGACTTAGTTGAAAACGAGTTACTTGGTCAGCAAATGGAAGATGACCTGAAGCAGTTGGAGATTTTAGATGCTCAGCGTGAGGCTGATGCTCTAGATGTTCATCGCGATTACGTCACCTATAAACCTGAAGAGTTCAGCCATACGGAACGCATTGATCGTTTGGCAGATAACCTTGCGTCAGAGGGTTTATTGTCTGCAGCTGAAATCCGAAGAGCAAAAGGTCTGGCTCGTCGTTTTGAACAACTCCCATCCCCATTCAGTGCCACGGAATCGATCGCAGAACACGCCCCTATTTCTGCTGAAGAGTTAAAGATTACTCCAGAGTCTACTCGCTTACTACAGCGTGACTTAGTGGGTGTATTCGATAAGTCCATGATGAACTATTCTTTAAAAGACTTTCGTAGTCGCTACATTAAAGATGTGTTATCTAAAGACATTGAGAACTGTATGCTTCATGTACAGCAATCAGGTATTGCTGTAACAGACTTTAAAGCTGAACGTAAGGATGATTATCTCAGCTCCGTTATGGAGTTAAGTGTTCAGTTCACACCACTGGTGGGCTCACCTACTACCGTTAAGATGTCGTTCCCTATTCCCGATAAAGACGGTATTTTCAAAGCAAATAATGTACTCTATTCAATGAGATCTCAGCGAGTTGACCTTCCGATTCGTAAAGTTGCCCAGAATTCAGTAGCGCTCACTTCCTATTTCTCTAAGATGTTTGTGAATCGTACTGATCGAATGCAGTTCAATTTTGAAAGATGGATCATCCAGCAAATTAACCTTGCTGCTATGGACCCTAATTCTAAAGTGGGCGAAGTGATTTACGAGGATGTGTTTAACCGCGATGTAAAACTACCTTACAGCTATACATCTATTGCTAGGCATATTTCCGCGTTGTCTTACGGCGAAACTAAACTTTCATTTAACTACGCAAACATCCAAATCGTGTTCCCTGAATCTGTGTTGAAACTATTGAATATAGAAAAGCAGATTCCTGTAGGGTATCGTGAGGGTAGTTCCGAATCAGCTGTACTTTATCTTGAGCAGAATGACGAGCTTTTTGTTCGTTACATCAATTCAGGTAAAGTGGAGTCATTGGGCGATATCCCTCGATTCTTAGGAATGGAATCCTCTAAGCGCCCAGTTGAATATGCTGAAGTTCGGTTGATGGGTACACCTGTACCAGTGGTATTCTTATTAGGGTACAAAATCGGTTTGGGTAACCTCATCAAAACAACAGGGGTAACTTGTAGACGTTTACCTCGTCGTGGTAAAGGAAACATCTTTGCTGACTATGAATTCCCTGTTTATTTCGAAGATGAAATCTTAGTTTTCGATAAGCGTGAGCGTAAAGCGGAATTAATCTTTAATGGGTTAAACCGTTTGAAAAACGTAATCAAAGGGTTGTCGGTTTATTCTTTTGATAAACCTGATATATACGCTCGTTGTATTAAAGCGCTAGGTGGAGAATTCAGACATACGAAGTTTTACGATTTGATGTACAGTTCTTGGGTTGACCATATGACTCGAGAACTACTGATCGAGATGGAAGAGCCGACCGATATGGTTTTGTTGTTCTTATCAGCTGTAGATAAGCTTGCAGATGATCAACATAAAGACCCTAACGGTATTGAAGGTTCTTATATTCGTGGATATCGTCGAATTGTTGGAATGATGTATGAACAACTCTTTAAAGAGATTCGTCGTTATAACAACGCACCGCTGTCGAAGAGTTCCCGCTTAGAGTTAAACCCTAAAGCTGTATGGTTCTCTATTATCCAAGATCAAACCGTTGGACCGATTGAAGAATCGAATCCAATTCATGCGATCAAAGAGAAAGAGGTTGTGGTATTCCGTGGTGCGGGTGGGCGTTCTGCTGACTCGATGACAGCTAAACACCGTCAGTTCGCTAAGGATGCTGTGGGTGTGGTTTCAGAAGCAAACGTGGATAACGGGTCAGTTGGTACAGTAACGTACCTTACTGCAGATCCAAACATTGTTAGCTTATCTGGGATCAATAAACCTTTAGAAGATCCTGCTAGCGCTGGAAAAACTAAACTGCAATCTACAGCGATGTTAATCTCGGCTGGGTCTGATACCGATGACAGTAAGCGTGTAACATTTACCAATGTGATGATGACCTCGTCTACTTTCCTTTATAATTCTGTACCAAACCGTGTTCGTACTGGTGGTGAATTAACGATCGCCTACCGTACAAATAGTAGTTGGGTGAATGTCGCTCAAATGGGCGGGAAAGTCAAATCGGTAAGTTCTAAGTTCTTAGAGGTTATTTACGATGATGGCACTGAGGAGGTCTTTAAGATCGGACGTAAGTTCGGTACGTGGTCTGGTAAGATTCTACCGCACGACATTGTTTCACATGTCAAGGTAGGGGAGAAGTTTGAGAAGGATGATATCCTGACTTATAACTCCCATTATTTCCAACCAGACACGATTGATCCTAGACAGATCATCTTTAAACGCGGTATGACTGCTAAGATGTTGATGGTTGAAAGTACTGAGACCCTAGAGGATGCGTGTTCCGTATCTCGTGGGTTTGGTGGTAAGTTGACGACTGGCGCTACAGAGAAACGTTACGTTAAAATTCCTTTTGACCATGACGTGGAACTAATAGCAAAAGTAGGGGATAAGGTCGATTACGAGACAATTCTATGTAATTTAAGACCCCCTATGTCAGGTTTAGGTAATCATTATAGTGAAGATGCAAAAGAAGCATTGGATCTCTTGAACACCTTAACACCACGAGCAGACCATCACGGGATCATTGACCGGATGGAAGTAATTTATACTGGTGATATTGATCACATGTCTGAATCACTACAAGAAATTGTATCTCGTTCAGATGCTGAACTGTATCGTGAAAATAAAGCTCTGGGTATTCCTGTCAAATCAGCTTATGTTGATCCATCATATCGCATCAACAATACTGACATTACAAAAGACCATGTCGTTATCTGTTTCTACGTTACCGAAACGGTAGGGGCAGGTGTGGGGGATAAACTTGTATTTGGTAATCAAATGAAGTCTATCATCTCTAAAGTGGTCGATAAACCGTATGTGTCAGAACGTGGTGATGTGATTGATGTAGCCTTCTCTCGTCAATCTATTGCAAACCGTATCGTTAACTCCATGGATCTCATTGCAACAACCAATACCGTTCTTTCATTGATTGAAAAAGAAGTGGTAGACGCTTACTATGGAAAACCATTGGACAACCCATCTAAATAAAAAGGTGAAACATGAAACCGAACCCTCTGTATCTCAAGTCATTGGCGACTACTGAGAGTTTAGTTCATCTCATCACATGCCTGACTGCCTCAGTGAGAAATCCTGAGCGCCAGTCACAGGCGCGTGACGTCGTGACTGAACAAAAGGTGGTAGCTTCTATCCGTAAGCATGCCGCTAAACATCAAACGGTGGAGAGCTAATCATGCAAACGATTAAACCTATTTCTCGTCAATTGACTGATTATTTAACCAGCATCGGTTTATATATTCAACCCAAACCAAATAGTGTTTTCGCACCCTTAGCAGAAGCGTTGGCTGAAGAAGCAGAAGCAGAATTTACAGAAGATGTTTCTACTGAATCTTTCGTAGCTCAGATCAATGCGAACTTCGATAACAAACACCCTTCTATTTTTGCAGCTTCTTTCGAAAGTGCTGAAGAAGCAGAAGAAGTTAAAGCGGGTGTATTCTACGACGAACTTTGTCTGAAAGCTGTTGCAGAATTAAAACCGATTGTACTTGGTATTGTTGACGGTTTGAAAAACAATGTTAACCCAACCATTTCAACTATCTTTGAAAATGCGTATAACCGCGTTTCTGATATGGTGGAAACTGGTGGTGTGAAACTTTCAATCGAAACCAACAAATCAGAATTAGCGCTTTGGTCTAATGCAGCTTTCGGTGAGCTTCTCGCGCACTACGTTGACAAAAACTCACATCAGTGCATTAGCACGGATATCACCTTCCCTGAAATGGCTGTAGATAATTTAGTAGCAGCAATTAAAACCGGGAATGGTTTGATTGATGCTGAGGTGGCTGAGTTCTTATCCGAATACAACCTTGCAAACTTAGTTGAACATACTTACAGTGAAATCTTCAATGTAAAGGAAGCGACACGTTACCCGGGCCAAGGTCAATTACCTGAATCTATTGTTGCATTCTTTATGGTCATCCACTTCATGGAAAATATCCCTGAAGGTTGCTACGGAATGGAACATGATGCTTACCGCAATGAATTGGGTGCGGTTGCTGCTTGGCATGCGAATTACATTGTTGAAACAGTTCAAGGTTATCTTCTGGATGCTCAGGCAGATCGCCTAATCATCTCGTTCCCATCTGATGGTTCAATGTACGACTCTTCTAAGGCTATCGTTGTTTGTGGTGTTGCTTATAACAAGTTCTTAGATCAAGGCGGTTCTGTTGACGCTATCTACGGTAGCTATGTAGGTACTAAAGAACGACGTATGCATGAAATTCTTGCAGATGGTCCTCGTTTAGAACAGCAGTGGTTGACGCATGTGCAAATTGCCCAAAGTTCTAATCTAGATGATTTCCAACGTAAATTCGTACATGAACTTCGCCGTGAACTCTACAAGTATAGTGAAGAGCATGGTATTAAACTCAATACCGCTGCAATTGATGACATGTATGAGCGTAGTTTCGTATTGGCGCCATCTGATGCCTTTATCAAAACACGCAGTATCATGATCGATGCACTTTGGCCAGATACCGATTACAACGCTGTCTTGAAAGCAGTAGATGCGGTGTGTGATAAGCTCGAAGGTGTTGAATTTGACGAAGCCCTAGAGTTGGGTATCATTGAATGGTTAGTTCAATGGTCTATGGATCATGTTGAAGTAAAACAACTGCCACGAGGTTAGGATGGATTTTACTAAGCTAACACGAGATTATAAACTCATTGAAAATACTCTCGTGGAAACGCAGACGCAATATATCGCAAAGCAGGCTTGTAAGATTGTTATCCCGTATAACTATTTGTCATACCGCATGGCTAAGATGGGTGAGAAAGTCACGATCTTGGCTGTTGCGGCTTTTGTTGTGGGAAATCGATATGGTGTACTCAATGGCTGTTGTGCTATTGACATTAAACCAGATCAAACCCGACAAGTAAAGACAAATGGTACTGAGTGGATTGAGTTCTCTTTTGAAGCGGGTTCCCCAGTAATCTCTGACAGAACGATTGTCAAAGATTCTGACTTACTTTACGAGATGAACAAATACTTCTATTCAAATGGTCGGGCACCAGACTTTATGACACAGGACGATATGGGGAATCTATTTGCACTTCACCGTGAATATGGTGGGTTGAACATTTCCCCTAACAACGTACCGTTTGAAATCGTTACTTCGATTATCAGTCACGATAGTGAAGATAAGTTTAAATTCTGGCGACATGGACCAATGGATAAGCCTGCGGTGGTTGTACCGTTCAATAGTGTTCTATTTAACGCCTCAAGCACGACAGCGAAGCTTTTAGGGGCTAACCTTGAGGATGGTGTCACATCAGCCTTAGTGTCCCCTACAACGAAACCAGAAGCTATTGAGAACATGTTACGTAAATAACACAATACTAGAGAGTCCCTAGGGACTCTCTAGCTATGCTGTCTTTTGTCTCAATTAAAATTATTTCAGATACACATTACCTAAGTGAATAGGAAAGTATATGCTTTCTTTCTTCTACTTTCTCTTTAAGGAAATTATCATGAAAACATTATACGCAATTTTAGCATTAGTTGTTATCGGACTTATCAGTGTAACTTACGCATATGCAAACAAATCTAAAACTGTTAGATTATTAGCAGTTACCGCTTTGGTTGAACAAGGTATTAAACCAACCTCGTTACGACTCGAAGAATCGCTGAAAGATGACGTATTCATTCTGACCTATGATCGTCACTGCAGAATCATCACTCAAAGACGCAATGACAAATTAAACATCCTCACTAATACTTGCGTGGAGACAAACTAATGGATATTCTTGTACTTGCTTTAAAAGAAATATATCGCAACATTAGCCAAGGTAAAATCAAACGCACCGGTAACCGATACAAGAAGGAAAAACGCAATGACTAAACGTAAATTAGATCATTCTGAAAAGATTGCACTTTTATCAGCCGCGCACATAGCTGCGCAGGTATCCTTAAAAGGCCCTTGCATAATTGCTCGCACGGTGTTAGTTGCAACTTTTATTGTTGCTTCGACATCATTAACGATTAACCAGTTACGCGGTAATAACTAACAACATCCCCAGACTACCTTCGGGTGGTCTGGGTTTTTCTCCATTATCTTTTTTCTTTGGCATTCTATGAATTTTGTCTATTGGTGACCGTTATGGAACGTGTAGCGTTAATTGAAGCAATCAATGAGTTTGCAGATAAGAATAAAATCAGTCGTGTCTTTTTCGCAGTAGCAGGTAATGCCGCTTCTTTACTTCTAGATCCGAGTAAAGTAGTATCTAACAATACGGTCGATATTGCTTTTTCGATGGGGTTTAGCGGTGATATTAAAACCACCCACATTAACGGCTATAGCTTTAACTGCTATGTTGATCAGGCTGCCTGGTCAAGTTATAAAGAAATCCCTGAGTCCACCGCGTTTGTTGTAAGTACACGCGGTTGTCGTCGCATTTAAATCTGGAGAAAGTGATGTTTATTAAGTATAGCGATAGTTATTTTGATGATCAGGATACTGATACCGTAACAAAATCTATCTTCCTTGCGGGACCCACCCCTCGCTCCAGTGTGGGTGATACCATGGGTTCAACTTGGCGACATGTTGCTGTAGAGGCACTCCGTAATCTAGGTTACGATGGAACAATCTATATTCCTATTCCTGAAAAACATTTTCAATTAGGGAATGTGTTGGATGAAGAATACGATTACGAAAATCAAGTAGAGTGGGAAAAGACCGCTTTAGATCGTGCCGATGTTATTTTCTTCTATGTTGCTCGAACTGAAGAAAACCCTGGACTTACTACAAACATTGAGTTTGGTCGATACATTGATTCTGGACGCGTGGTTTATGCAAGACCACATGACGCCATCAGCGTTCGTTATTTGGATGATCTGGCTAAACGCTTTAAGGTAGAATGTTTTGAACTAGAGAACGGCCTAAAACAAGCAGTAGAGCGTATTGGCGAAGGTGCAGAACGTAAAGGTTTAGAGTGTAAGATCCCTTTGCTATTCTGGAAGTCAGATCAATTTCAAGATTGGTGGATTACCCACAAGAATCAAGGGAACCGTGTTCTCGCCTTTGAAGTAAAGTCCGTTATTACTTTAGACAACTTTAAAGAACTATTTGGTTTCTCAGCATGGGTATCTATTTGGATCAAGAATGAGGATCGGGAAAAGAGCTGTGAGTGGATCTTCAGTAGAACCCACGCAACGTACACGGTACCTTTCTTTACAAATCCAGATGGTTCTCGTAGTTATGTTCTAGTGCGTGATTTTCGTTCCACATCAACCAATAAGAAAGGTTATGTTTACGAACTTCCTGGTGGGTCATGGGAAAAGGGTCTGGAACCGCGTGATAACGCAGCTAAGGAACTTTACGAAGAGATTGGTATAGACCTAGTCAATGAGAAAGATCGTCTAAAACAGCTTGCTAGTATTCAACCGTACGCGATCTTTGCGATTAACCTTATTATTCCTTTTGTTTTAGAACTTACCTTAGAAGAGTTCAATTTCATTATGGATAAAGTGAAGCGTGGTGAGGAATTGGGCGAAGATGCCGAAGAACGTATTAAGCTTTGTGTCATGAACGAACGAAGCATTTACGACAATCTAGAATCTTTCCCTGTGGATCTGATGACACTCGGATTAATTCGTTTGTCAGATGCCCATTGTCCACGCAAACAACCCGTTCTCCCGAGACTGAAAATGCCTCGCACAACGAACCTCTAGTAAATGCTATGAGCATTTGCCCACTTTAGAAATCTTCAGAGAACAATCATGGCTACTTTCGCATATCAGCCAACGATTCTTCAAGGTACTACCAAGAAAGGAAAACTTCGTTGTGATCCTGACGGGTATTACGATATGATCGTTGGAGGATTTGATACGTATAACAGCGCTGGGGCGTATTATACCTTCAATTCCGCCAAATCGCATTTTGATAGCTCACACCATTTTCAACGCCGCATTGCCGGTAAGAAACTATTTGGTGAAGCTGGTCATCCAAAACCAATCCCAGGTATGTCGAAACAAGACTGGATGATTCGCGTATTAACAATTGATGAGAAATCAGTTTCTCACCACATCAAAGAACTTCATATCGATGACTCACTGTTCCGTAATAAAGACGGGGGTCGCATCGTTACAGTATTTGCTCGATTGAAACCTGCTGGCCCGTTTGCTGAAAGCCTAGGGTTATCTTTGGATGACAACGACCAAGATACAGCATTCTCTATTCGTTCAATCACTATGGATCGCATTAATCCAGTAAACGGTGTATTGACCAAAGAAATGCAGGAAATTGTAACTTACGATTGGGTGATAGAGCCTGGTATTGAGCAAGCTACGAAATACCATAACCCTGCTCTAGAACAATTAGATTTACACACCTTTACACAACAGAACTTGAACGATGCGATTGCACGTGCTCGTGATTTGTTTACGGGTATGGAATCTGACGATATTGTTGAACGTTTAGAACGCTTGAAACGCCAACCTGAAATTCCTCGTGGGATTGTAGGGGCTGCGGTTCTTCCTCGTTCTGCGCATTGGAAATAATGTAATGGGATCTATCGGTTTGTCCTTGGGGCAATCCGATAATCTTATTTATCTGTACTGCTTAGTTTTAGTTGTTGCTTTATTCTTAGTATTCAAACGAAAGTGTTGTTTACTTATGGGTATTCGTGTATTAGCTGCGATGTTTATCATCTATCTAATGACCTCCACCTTTGTGCGTACTGTCTTGCTCACAGACGCAGAACGGGTTTGGATATGGCAACACATCTATAGCGAGTTAGTTGTTCTTCGGAAGACATATGGGGTTATGGAGCTTCGTTTGATGATACATTTTCTGGTCAAGCGAATACAGCTAAAAACGTTCTATGGAAAAACAGAGTTCAGTGCAGATGAAGGGTTAGAGCTAATACGAACAGTTGAGCTCTGGCAGAGGATGTTGCTTAATGAGTTAAGGTTATTAAGTTTTGGTCCTACTTTTCGAGTAAGAGTCATTTGCTTAGAAAAGGCAATTGGTCGCGGTTTATGTTCACATCAAAAATAACATAATTATCCTTATAGCCTTTCGAGGCTATGGGGTTATTTATGCTGTCTAAAAATCTAATCTAAAATAAAAACAATTATACACTATCATTTTGAATAAGGTAATATAAATTATCTTTTAAACTCACTTTAAGGAATTAAACATGACTAATAAATCATCACGTTACACCCAACTTACAACAAACCTCGTTGAGGGTGTTGTTTCTTTGACCGCAAATAACCGCATTATCAACCACATCTATCTTTTTTCTAAAAAGAAGACATGATTGTGGGCATCTATTCTTTAGATAACTGCGACAAACACCTGAACGAGTTTAAACAATATGCGGAGACTTTCACCAAGCAACACCCCGAGTATATTGTCCTGACTTCAAGAAATAATGTAATTATCAACGATAATAATTTCTTTATGTGTTTAAATGGTATTTGGTTAGGTGTGAATCTTAGTACTTACAGTAATGTTACGCAGGATACAGTGTACTTATTCGTTAATCACATACCCGCTATTCTCAGAGAAACAACGATACGTTGCGAATTTAGCAGCAATGGATTTAGCACTTGTGGGTTACTGGATCAAACTATTACAGCAGCTTTCCATTCAGGTAAAAACATGGTTGCTCACCAATTACAAACCATGCAGTATCCGAAGTAATTTTAATATTTTAAACCTTCTCTTTAATAAGGAATTACCATGAACTCTTTAACTTCTATCAAAAATGCAATTACCGATCTACCTAAAAACTTCGATGGTGAATCATATCGACCTATCACTTTGTTATTATTCTGTACTCTCGACAATGTCGTTATTGGCCGTTACAATATAGCAGTACCGCTAACCTCTAAAAAGTTCATGAAAAGGATTAATAAATTTACTGCCAAATTTCCACACATTGTTGTACTAATCCAGCCTGATGTTGCTTATCTCGGCGATGGACATCTCAGTGCGTTACAATGGGTAGTAATCGATCAACAATGGGATGGGTTAGAGCGTAACTTTATCGATGGTCTCGTTCGGAAAGATATGGGTATACTCACCTATTTGGAGATGTCGCGTTTTGATAACAATCGACATTATCGAAAAAAGTTTCTAGAATCTTTCCCTGCTGCTGACATCGCTGATTCAACGTTTACTTATATTTACACAGCGCTGGCTTAAGTAGGGGTTTTTTTCATGTACGATATTAACGATTTTAACTCTATCTTTAATACAGAACACAAGGTAATCAAAATGAAAACTTTAGAATCATTATTTGGCACCACACACTCTTCTGGTAAAATGCAAACTGTACTTAACCATTCAAGCATGGCGGTTACGGTAAAGAACTACGGTAAAGCAGAAATAATCAACACAGCTCGTGATGTGAACCAGATTCACGACACCCACGCTGTAACGATCATGTTGACTAACCCGTTACACCCTACCGATGATCCAGTGGTTACTGAGAAACACCTTGTAACTTCACGTTACTTGGAAAGCTTTAAAGATATCCGCATCCAAGGGTAGGTAATAACTACCCCTCAATATCTCGAACACCATATCTAACTTTATAAGGTATTTAACATGAACGTACAAGACATTATTAAACAAAGCATTAACCCAGACAAAGCGGTAATGGAGTTCTCAGGTGCTGCTGAAATTCGCCTATATTCTGAAGAAGACGGTTGTGTGATTGGTTACTATACTGTGGATTTTGAACCGGCTCTCCAAGCTACGTTCTTTTCACTAATGGAACACCTCACAGCAAAGTTTAAACACCTAGCTATTCTTGTATTACCGAAATCAGAACAATCGTCGCATGAGCCGTGGCTGGTATGTTCAAATCAACGCTGGTCACCATTCCCATCAGACATTGTCAAAAGTATCGAAGATACTGATATCCAGTGTGTGACTAAAAATGCCTTGTTCTATGACCTGAATCGTGTTCCCCGTCAGGAACTGCTTCAAGCTATCTCTGGATCATTCTTTGGTGTAGAAACAACATTTGCCAAAATCGTAGAGATGACTTTCAAACACAATTCTCTATTGATTGAAGCTGCTAAACAACGCGCTGCAATCCAACAAGGAACCCAAATGCATGTTGGCAATCCGCAAGCGGTGAATCTTCGTAGTTTGTGGTAAAAGAATATCCAAATTCAAAGATAAACAAATTATACATCTACACTATCCTTATGTAGTGTAATGTAAATATCAACTATCACGTTAAAAATAAATGGCGTGGTAGTTCTTATGTAATTGTAACACGTTTTATTAAACTCTCTAAAATCTCAAACTGGAGTAGACACGATGTCTAACGCTAAAACTTCTTACCTTGATCTTTCTGCATCTCTTCAAGAACAGTTCCAAGTAACTGGCTCTGAACTTACTTTTGCTTCTGACAAAGATACCTACAATGGTACACTGCCAGAAACATTTGGTGAGACTGGTGTTGAACAAGCAGATGGCGTACATAAACACGACGTTCTTTATAAAGAAGCTTTTGTACATGCGGGCGGTACAAAAGGTCTTGACGTATTAAAAACAAATGCTGAACTCTCTCACGTAAATGCTTCTACTAAAATCGGTAGTTCTGTTGTTGACGTTACTGTTAAACGTGTGGGTCAAGTTTCTATCCCACCTAAAGAAAAAGGTCAAGAAGCGACAATCAAAGAAGTTGTTGGTTATACTACTGTTAAACAAACAACTAAAAATGGTGCTGCAATTAACCGTATCAAATCTGGTATTGCTGAAGCTGCTGCTGAATTATTGAAATAATTTGCAGGTAAACCACTATCCAAGTAGTCGTACTCGGTAGTGGTCGTATCACATCTAGATTGTTAGATGCGCTCTCCGAGGTGTTTGAAGGTGTGGGGGTTAGATCAATCGCAGATGAGTTTAGGGAAGAATGTTATAGCTTCCCCAGTATCTGTGAAATGTTTGAGTTGTTCTACACACCTTTCCCTTTGGAGAAACTCCATTATTATCCTGTAATAGTGGAGCATTTATTTAAAGATTTCTGCTTACCTTTTGAAATACTCAGTACCGCGGAAAAGAGGATTTCGTATGGACGAGTATAGGTCAAACTGATATCTAAAATAGATAACGACTTACTACTTCAAAAACTTAATAAATAGCCAATCCCTTAAATGCGGGAACAAAAGAGTTATCTCTTTCTATATAGTCTTTTAGAAGACAACAGATCAACCCTACACTGAGAAAGTATGAATGCCTAAGATACACAGTAACTATGTTCTAGACATAGTGGCCATATGTAAGGTGTTAGGGGTAACTGAACGAAGTAGTGAACAAACCAATTTGACCCATCGCTTCGGCGATGTGGTCAATATTGTTCTATCTATTTTTTTTTTGTATTGCCATGTATTACTATGGTTTAAACTCGATTAATAAGGAAACCTCTCTCATGTTAGACCCTAAAGCTCAAGAAATCGTAGACGCTGATTTTAAAGAAATTCCAAACGTATCAGAAGAACAAAAAGATTATTTCCCGCCGGTTTCTAACGCGGATTTTGTAATGCAGTGTTTGGGTGCTGCTTGGAACGTTGTAACTGATGGCATGATCAACATCATGAAAAGTGAGGAGCTAGATGAAGAAGGGCGTAAAACCGCTATCGTCAATTTACTGGCTCCGTTACGAAACGCGCACATCAAAACGGTAGCGCACACACATGAGTTTGTTGAGAATTTCGAATACCATGTTTTGCAAGAACGTAATCTAGATAATGTTGTGGAATTTATTTTGCAAAATGGCATTATCGGTATCCGCAATAACTTCTCTGCTATCCCTCGTGAAGCGTTGGCTGAACGCGAACCAGAAACCGATAAAGATCCGAATTGGCGTTATGATGCTCTTCCTGTTGAACGTATCTTCAAAGGTGAACGCATCGCTATTAAAGCGCAAACTAATCGTGAAACTATCTATGGTTGGTACGAGTGTTTAAATCACCAAGTGATCAATCCGAAAGATCCAACAAAAGTAATTAATGTTGCAACCACTGTTCCTTGTGTGCGTGTGAAAGCGGGTAATGTCGCTATTAATGCGATTTGGCGTTGGCAAGAAATTTCACCAGAACGTTTGAAATTACATTGGTTAAAGGGTGAGTCTATGTTGCCTAGCGTAAAACAAAATGCTAAGGCAAATCCTATAGACAAGTCTACAGAAACTGAAGGTACGGATCATGGCAACACAAACCCATGTGAACCTAGTAACGTATAACGCTACTAAGATCATTGAAAAGATTTATGGCGAAGCAGTTCTCCCTTTAATCCAGTCTTTAAAAGAAGAAATGCAAGCCAACATTACTGCGAAGAAACACTTCGCAGTTTATCTACGTGAAGACGTAGATTACGCACCAAACGCACCTTTCGTTCAAGCATCACTACGTTTCAATTACGTTCGTCCTGAACTCCCGTATTGGAATCAGTGGCGTAAGAATGGTAAGGTTGGTGAAGAGCCAGAACAATTCGGGACGCCTACTGCAGCTTCGGCTTTGGTTGTTATTGAAGGGTTGCCTGGTGGGGCTATTACAATAGAAGTTCCTTTTGATGTTGCTTCTTATCAGGATTCTTTTGTAGCAACACCCCGTCAACCGAAATACGACTGGGGTAATAGTTTGGGTAGTCGTCATCTGGAGATTACTGAAAAGTATCTGAAGAGCTACACCCTCGCATCTGCTAAAACTAAAACGGTTAAGGAATTAGTGGAAGCATAATAGATTGAGTGTGGGTTTACCCCACACTCGTTTATGCAATCACTATATCTATGACGTAAATTGGAGAAATCTGATGTTTAGCAAAAACCGAGAGTTGATCCCAGATACGGTCATCTCAAGAAATTTATTTGCATTACTAGATACGCTTGAACTAACTCAGGAAGATTTAGTAACCTTAGATGAAAATCTAAATGCAGCTGGAATGTTTACTATTGACTCAGTAAAGTCTACATCCGTTATGGGGGATTTGACTTTAGCAGCACTGCTCGCTACAAATAACGGGTTAGGTACATTACAGTTTACACTTATTAAACGTATGAATGTAATTGACATTCAATACTTTCCAACAGAAGTTGGAAAACAACCACAAAAAATTATGCGCATCGATATTTCAGGTCGTGATACAATTGAAGAACCAATTGTGGAATCGGAGTCTGACCCTGTGGGTGTTGTGACAGACGAAGGAACTACCGAAGATGACAAAAGCGGATCAAATTAAAATCCCGCATGAAATGGCTCAGGCTTTAGGCATTAACCCTGGTTGGTGCCCATGTACAGGTTTAGGTGAAATCGATGCTTCATATGCGATTGAGGGTGATACGATTCGCGCAGTAGACGCGGGCGATCTTGCAGATGAATCAGACGATACAATTCTAGTGGAATCCCCGGCACATTGGGAAGTCGCTAACAAAACTTTCTCTGGTGAAGTCACTTTAGATAACGGTTTAAAGATTAACTTCTTGAACAATAAATTGGTATAACCAAACATCAGTAGATGGGGTATTTCCCATCTACTGGAGTTATGCCGTCGCTTCGATATCCTATGAATTGCTTATTTTGAGACAACGATTATGGCTGGTTTAGATAAGAACACACAACCGTTTTCCCAGCAACCTGCTGCTGGGGCGTTAAAAGATGCTGACCTTATTCTGATTGCTCAACCATGGGCACAGGGGTTAGCTGGATATAAAACAGTAAACACAACTATCCAGATGGTTTATACAACTATCATGGCAGATTTGAAAACATCAGGAATTACTTCCGAACTAGGAACAGTGGATCCAGCCGGTGGTCTAACAGGTACTGGTGGCACTAGCGATCCTTTAAGAGCAAACATGCCGTGGATGTCGGAAAACTACGCTATCGCCGCACTAACTAACGTATCACAGGTTGGGAATTTATCTCGAGCAACTCTACCAATTGGATCTGGTGCTACAGGCTTCAGTTATCCTATTGATGGTTTAGCGCGCGCTGCATTTGCATCGCCAACTGTAGATGGTGGGTTCAATACTTTAGTTCCAGTCACTAATGGGTTTGACACGACGTATAACTACGGTTCGGGTATCATTGAAGGTAATGATGTTGTTACGTATACTGCGACCGAAGATAAATATATCCCTAACTTACCTGAAGGATATAATCCATCAGACTACACGGTAAGTCAGATCTTCTCTTCATCTAAAACATTATTAGTTATCAAATTAAAACACTATAGTGGTGACCGCAGTAAAGATGAATTAGCCGTAGTCGTGACTGACGGAAGTTTGGATGGCGCGTACCATCACGCTTACTTTTTGGAAGAGAACAACCTATATGCAAAACATGTTGCTAAGGGGTTAGATGCTGAGGTAATAGAAGCTAAATTCAAATATACGGCATTTGAATCGAATGGGGAAGTTTTTATCACCCGTTTTGATATCTCTCCCCTTGACACGAGCTTCGGTGATAAACCAGATCGTCGTTTATCTTTATTAATTTATAAGTTAAAAGGATTGAATGGTGTTGATGGGAAACTAAGCTTACTTCCAATAACCGGTTTTAAATCGCAATTCCAAGGCACAACGTTAGATAACATTTCTGCGGTGGTATTGTCAGGTGGATTATACGGGGTAGCTGGTTCTGAATTAGACCTTAGTATTGTAAAAGCTGAGAATTTAGAATTCAAGGCGCTAGATTTATCTGGCCAATCACTCGATCGGTTCTTAGATGTATTTCAGTACGATGATGGTTCTATCGGTTTAAAACTATCGCGTACAGCTTACTTCTATGTTCGGAGATCTACAGGTTCTAGACAACAGTTCATTGTTAACTATGCGTTTGAGTATGTTGTTGATTTAGTCAATAAAACGGTGAAGTCAGTTTCGGACGGTAAACCTCAATTAGTTTACAATAATGGTAGCTACTCGATGGTTGTTCCAGTTACAAAGGAAAGCAATTGGAATGGTGCTACTGGCGCAATTGAAACACGTTGCGAATGTAATTTCACTATTACTACACCGACAACTTCAGCGGGCAACTCAATTGTCACAATGCGTGACAGTAATGGAAACAGTCTAGCCGAATGCACTATCCGTACCGTGAGTGATGATAAAGCCACCATTGCTCCGAATCAAACAGGTATCCCGTTATGCGGTGAGCTACGTGATGGACAGACTATGGTATTTATCTCAGGTACCGAGGTAGGTGGGTATAAATTAGGTGGATTGAACATTGCTACTGACGATACACCGACGTACAAATACATCAACGCTAAAGGGGATGTGGTTCAAGGTTATAGTCTAGATCTTGAACGATTCACTGAGCAGCGTTATATCGATGGTGTAAACTTAAGTAGTTATTCCACAGTCTACAGTTGTAGTTCGGGTGAGATTTTCAATAGCCTTTCAGGATACGATAATACCACGTGTACGACTCGCTTTAGTTTAATGTCGTTCACATTGGAAGAACTCCGTTCAGAGATTGGTAAGCGTTTCAAACAACAACGTGTTGAGTTGGATTTCACCGGATCTTTAACAGGTAAACAAAATCTTATTATCAACGAATTAGACACCTATGTGGAATTTCGTAGCATCAATGAGTGGTTAAATCAGAACTACGATTATCTAAATAAAGGTAACTTCCATGTTGTACCTTTCTTTGACGGTAAGCAGTGGAAGGCTTTTGTTCGTATGTCGTTAGTTGGTGCGATTGGTGTGGGGTGTATTAAGATTCATTTAATCACCGAATGTATCAAAGGCGATAACGATTATACCCTAGGTGCAGTAATTAAAGGTTCTGTAGTTACCTCTATTGAAACTTACAATGGCGAGGTAACACCTGATCTTGAACAACCGGATACTGCGAATGTGAGTGTTTTTGCAGAAGCTTCTTCTGGTAAGATCGCAATCTTTTACTCTGGCCTCGCGCAGTACAGTTACGGGTGGGATAAATACAGCGACGGTATTTATCGTTTTGGTTTTGGTTCTGAAGCCGAAATCTTAAATACCCCCTATAGTTCAAACTTCGGCATTGTAACTTATTATCTTGATAAAGTAAATGGTGTCAGTTTTACAACTAAGGATAGTTGGTTGAAAATTCTCCAAATGTCGGAACCCGTCGATATTGAAGGAATTAGTCCAATGATTGCAATGAGATCTGCTAGCGAGCCGATGTTACTAGCGGCACCTCTGGCAGCTTCCGCTGGGTCTGTTGCAGTTACTGAGAATATCCCGATATTCTTGGCAGGTATAAATACATTTATACCACCGCAAACGGTAGAGCTACCGGCAGATCAATCTGGGCAACTCACTTCTAAATTTTATTTATATTGCGGTATCCGTTTAGGGGAACCTTACCTAACGGCATTAACTGCGGGTTCTGCGGAACGTCCAGATTACACTATGATTGCTGTTATCGTGCGTACAAACGCCACTAACGCAATTACTGTTGATGCTGTACCTTTCATGCGTTTAGGAGTGTATCGTTTGAATACACGCAAACGAGGAGCATCTATACCGGTTACAGCCCCTCGACCAGACATTGAACAATTTACATTATGGGATTAAGGTAAACTCATGGCTTATAAATATCAATACAGCAAGATGTTCTCCAAAAATGGCGCACCAATTGCTGCTGTGAAACTCTCAGATCTCATCGGTGTATCGACCCCATCTACGGTGGGGGCAACTTCGCCATGGGGTTTCGACTCTAAAGATAAAACTTTAGCTGCCATTCAGAAATATTTCTATAACGATATCCGTGTAGACGGAATTGGTCAATTTGGAATATTCAAGGAAGGTGGTGGAATAATTGGGGCTGGGACTTCAGCTGACCCTATTCGAATTGATAAAGATTGGATGAATAAACGCTATATCCCTGCGGGTAACTTCCCTATTTCTCAGGTTGGTGATCCTAGTGACTTTGTTCTTTCTATTTCCGGTTCTTACTTCTCGGTAAGTTATCCTTACGGCTCTTTACCTTGTCACAGTACGGGTTTCGTGGAAGGTAATGGGGATCTCCGGTTATTACATCACGTTACTAATGGTGAAGAGATTCGTCCGGTGTACGCTTTATGGAAAAGCTACCAGGACATGCCTGCAAGAACTATTCAATATACCGATGTGCCGTACACCCCACCCGGTTTATCGGCGGGCGAATATATTCGCTCAGTATATCCTTGTTCAGAAACAGCAATGTTGGTTGATATCTACAGCGGGAGTGGGTTTAAAGAGCATGGTATTGTTATTCTTAATGGTACTATGGTTTCCAAATTCCATCGAGTTGTTCGTTTAGGTGACAAAATTTTTACTCGCCTACTCGGACAATCTACCGGGTATTCTTCAGCTAGATTAATCGCACTACACGCCTATGGTCTAACAGCAGCAGTTGTGAATGGGAAGATCTATGTTGCAGCTATGCTTGCGCCATCCGGGGAAGGAAGTGATAATTCCGCAGTTGCTTTTAAAATGGCGGAGATATCGTTAGATAGTGTAGATACCGCAGCAATCTTACCATTTGCTTCCACAAACTGTACCAATTGTGAGGGTGGGGTACAGACACGTTCAGACAATCTCTTCATTTTACATAAGGCGCTTACCACTGTTGATCCAAACGATAAAGATGCCTGGGTCAAAGTTGTGGATGGTGTGAGTATATTCCCCGGTTACAATGGTGTTAGTCCAGGTAACTTTATTAGCTTTAGTGGAGTTACTGCTGACGGTAAAATTATTGCTACGACGTATCATTATAAATCGGCGACTGCTCGAAACTCTGTAGCAATCAAACCCTTATTTTTCTACTTGATCGATCCAGTTGCTCGCACGTGTGTTCCTGCACCTGGTAATTCTGGACGACGTTGGGATATATCTGTTAATAAAGATCGATACCTTGTAATTGACAGTAAGGGGACGATCGAATACAACGGTGGGCATTATTGGTCTGGGGGGCATATCCCACAACTTTTAGGTGATGGTACTCGTTTAATCCATTTAACTCCTGGCGGGTCAGATGTTGGTTATCTAACCTACACCTATAAATCAAAAGGAGAGCATGACCCCCTTAGTGGAACGCTAGATGACAATTTCCGTGGGGTGAATAACTGGGGTACTGCTAACTATAGGGATGCCGGTACACCGACACCGACTAAACCAACCGGTACCGGCTATATTGTTTACGATAATCTTTTTACAGTAGATCGCCCGACCAATGCATTAATAGCTTCGTACAACGTTGTACGGAACCGATTAATTGGGTCAGAAACAGCTAAAACGTTTACCATGTATACGGGGGGAGATTTAACTGCCGTTAAAAGTTATCCAGGTTATGAGTTAAATAATGAAAGAACATCACTAGGTGGGAAGGAAGGTGGGCCATTTGTCGTTGTGAAAGACAATGTGCCCTATTACCATACAGGGTATTTTCACCATAACCAGGGGGATGCCAATAATGGTAAACGCAAATGGGGATGGGATTCTGACGGTGTGGCTAAAGGAAATTACTATTGTGCCCCTGAAGTATACACCGCAATGGAGAATCTATGGAATACTTTACCGTATCCTGAAGATTATGTCAATAAATCAGATACCTGGAACTGGACACTTATTGCACCTTACCCTGGGGTTGGTGTACAAAAAGCTATCGTCAAGATTATTATCCCCCACTACCGTATAGGGGAACCTACAACCAATAACCCTTCGGGGCGGGAATGGCGTTGCACTATTTGGATGGGCGCTTTACCATGTAACGTTACAGTAGATCCCGCGGACAATACCGCCACTATTAATTCCGTTGATGTCAATGCTCTTGATACTGCGGGCGTACCCTACGGCGGTCAGTGGTATGCCCGTAATGCAAGTAATCAGAATGAACGATTTGGTGGGTATTGCCATATCAAAACAGATGGTTCTTGGGTGGTGAATTTCCGTGCCGGTGACTATATGAGTACTGATGCGGACGGTAACTATAATGGTTGGTGTTCTCATGTGCTTAATATTAATGCATCAAATGCAATCACGTGGCAAACCACTGTTGGGTATCAAACTGCGAATGTAACTCAACCTGCAACTTGGCATTCAAAACACGGATTTGGGTTTATTGACTCCGGTTATGGTATCGGGTGTTTTTACGCATTTGTTCCATTGACTGAAAGGGGTGCTGTCGACAGTACTCGGTCAGTTATATTCCTAGGTTCTGCACGCCCTGCTGCTGGATTTAACTTAACGGTTTCGTCACCAATCACGGTATACGTACGCGGTACAACTAAGACATTACCAATTCAAACGTTTGATTTACGCACAGTGAAACCGGATGCGCGAAACAGTGTCTTCCATATCGCGATTTACGCTCCAGCAAATAGTACAACCGCTTTACTTGATATCTCACTCACCCCGCAGGTGGATACTGCCGATCGTATTTATCTAGGGCGTATTGTAACAAGTGATACCGAGATTACTGAGATGACGTTAGAACCTGTTACCCGATGGGAATCGAAACGAACATCTCTTGAAGCTGTGGGTTCAGCTATTCTGGTGACCCCTGGTTTCCCTGGGGAATCGGAAGATATTGCAGCTATTTCAGCAGGCATTGATCCGACGAAATGGACAGGTAACGTTCGTTTCGATAGGGCGGCTGAGATTGTTTACATTACTCAGGATGGCACTTTCTTTATTCAAGATAAAGAATTGGCGATTTCCCGCTATGGATCTTATTTCCAAATCTATATCTCTGGCGGTACCAATGGTGCTCGAGGATATTTAAATGGAACTGAGATATGGAAAGGGAAAGGGCAAAGTAGTAATGTCGTCAATCGAGATGCTCTTGTTCGTGAAGGATGGAATACGGTCCATGTGGTATGGGGTGACCTCCACATTCGAGGTCCGTTCTTGAAAATGGGTTCTTAACATTTACAAAGGTGGGGTGTAAAAAACCCCATCAAACATTAGGACAATGAAGATGCCAACGAACCTTACAATTCGTTATTCGAAAATGTCTCCTGTAGAAAGTACGGTTACTGGAGATGATCTTTTTCTGGTAGGTCAGCCCGACGCTACAAATGTCACCACCGGTTACGGTGTGTACAAAGAACGCATTTCGGTTCTGTCTACCTATTACAAAAACAAACTCAAGGTAACGGGTCTTAAAGATTACATTACTGTGGGTGCTGGTGTTATTGACGATGGTTCCCCGGGTTCTTTAGGGCTCGATGAGCCATGGTGGGATAAATTAGGTGTCCGCCACGATAAACTGAGTATCTCGTATGTCGGGGAGAGAACCCTGAACGCCTTACCCATAGACACGCTTGAGAAGCCCTCTACAAGCTTTAAAATTAGATTCACTACAGATATACCAGTTTTGATTGGCGGTGTTGTAGGAACGATTAAAGCGGCTACAGTGGATATCACAACGTATGTTGCTAATCCTGCAAATAGTAAGATTTACATGTACGCCATTCCTTCGGGAACCAATGTTGCTTTTGAAGTAAGAAATGTTCCAGTCGATGAAACCTTGGCCCGTACGTTATTCGCAATTATTCAATGCGGTGCTACAAACGTTACATCAATTACGGCTGTTCCGTTTTCACGTTTAGGTTTGTATCGATTATCAGCAACACCTCGCGGTAGTTCCGTGGCGAACACTATCGGATCATTTGGTAAGTATGTTGATAAATTCTGGCAAACGAGATGGTACGGCTCACAGGACGTAGATTGGGATGATTACTTTATTCAAGAAACTGTAGTGGAAGGTCCTGTCTACCAGATGCTCTCACTTGCTCCAGCTGGTCGCTTAGAGTTCGTTGTATGTACAGCTGGAGGTGGTGGCGGTGGTTCTCAAAACAGTGGTGGGGTTGCAGATCCTTTACAGAACGGACAACCTGCAGAAGAAAGTGTGGTTACTGTGAGTAATGCCGAAATCGCCACGTATATCTCAGCACAAGGTGGGGTTGTTGGTGAATGGAATGCCGATTTATCATTCATCAACGGTGGTGCCGGTTCAGGTGCCATTATTAACGCAGATGTTTCGCAACTACCAGCAGGGGTTGTTTCTGAAACCTATCGCTTTGCCAATGGGTCAAGTGGTTTTTCAGACAACGCAACCAAAAACAATGCGGGTGGTTCGGCAGGGGTTGTTTCCCCAGCTTTGCCCGCATATGTTCCTGACTTATCCCCATACGGGATTGGTGGTAAAGGCGCTGCTGGTATTGGTGATGACGGACAGGGTTTCGGTGGAGGTGGTGGGGGTGGTGCTGTTTGTTACGGTATCATTCGCAACGACACTGCGGGTCTAATCAACATTGTCCTTCAGATTGGTAATGCTGGGCTTGGTGGCGTTACTGATGGTAACCAGGGTTCTGCTGGCACTGAGGGTGTAATCTGGTATCGACAGATTCCTAAATAGTAATTTGACAGCATAAATCACTTCTATAGGGTTTCGACCCTATAGAGTGTTATGTTTATATTTACTGTTTCCCTCATAAATCCCTCGGTAAACCTAGTATGTGTATTTTTTTACAGATTTGAATATATAATGAGGAACTATTCTTAGATAGAGTGCATAGAGCACCCTACAGGGAGTGCTCTATGCACTCATAAAGAAAAAAGAAAATAGAGTTAGAAATATATAAGAAATTAGATTGAGAGATATTGCTTACGCTATCTCTCAAAGATTAAAGAGATAAAAGATTTCTAACTTACTTGTCAACTGAGCTTATTCTTTCTATGGATTCATTTAAAGTAGCGATAGCAAATTAAAGTCTGTCCGACTCTAGGACGAAAACGATGTGCGTCGCGCAACTTGTGAATTTAAAGTGTTTTTAGCTATACATTATCCCTTTGAATTAGGTAGAGGAATCTAAATGTCGAAACGATATGGCGGTGAGCTTTTTGTAGAAGAACCTACAACAGCTTCTGGAACACCTGAACAGATATTGGCTGATCATGATGTCATTATAGAAATCATTGATTCTTTATTCGATCCCATTTACGACTTCCAGAGAAATTTGGAAAAGATCTACGAATGTAATCGATTAGCGCAACCGTTATCGGTGGGTATGGCTCGCGCAGTAAGTGGTTCTATGTTTGAACCCATATGGCTTGCCTTAGGTAGACCCGATAATGGTGTCGGTGTTACTTTACATAACGGATCTGAATTACCGTCTTGGTTGGTTCGATTTGAAACAACACCTACCCAAGTACGGGTGATTTCATATTCGTTAATAAATACGTATTACAGCACTTTGGTCTTTATGATCAACGAACGCTTAAGCCATCGCGCAGGTGAATTGACAATCAGTGAATTAACGTCTGGACAATTAATTCATTTTATCAATCTAATGAACAAACAATTGAGAAATGGGTGATTCGTCACCCCTTCCACTTATGCCCTCATGTAAAAAATGAGGGGTTTATATCTGGTATGAAACCAAAACATTCTAAGGAATTAACATGACTTTTATCTCTAAAGAAAAAGCTGCTTCAACTGTAACTACTTTATTAAATGATGTTGTAGCAAATATCAATGACATGGGTGAAGGTGAACCTACCCCAGCAGATACTCCCGTAAATGAATTTAATGCAACCATTAACTTCAAATCTACTGAAGGGATCACTGGTACGGTGTTGGCAAGTTATAATCCTGAAAAAGGATTAGATGTTTATGCCCGCTACAACAACGTGGAAAACTATAATCGTTTAGGTGCTGCTTTCCAAGAAGAAGTAGATAGTTTCATGGGTGAATCTCCTGAACTAAAAATGGAAGGTGACGATGAGTAATAATCCAGATATACGTACTACTGGGTTCACCTATGGATATATTAACAAGCTTTCCGATGATTGCGACCACCCACACAAACATCTCGGACAAGCAATGGTTGGTGATGGCGATATTGTTGACGGTCGAGTGATTGTAATAACCCGCGATAGCGAAGGTGCAATAGCAATCACCAACTTCCGTAAACATGATGACCATATGTTGCAAGACTATTTGGTTGAACAAATTAATAATCCTAAAGATAATGTTTGGGGTCTTCTTAATGAAAACCTCAATACAGCAATCCACCCAGGGAATCATGGTTACGCCGATGATTCCAATTTCATGGTCCAAGACCACAATATCCTTCGCGCACGACGCGAACACCAACTCCGCATGGATCAACAGCAAATGACAAACCAAATTCAAATCGACAATACTTCAATCCAAGCTGACACTGACGAAAATTTCTTAGTGCAAGCAAAATTCACCAATAACGATACAAAACCATCTGAAGTTCGTGATCTGGTTTATGATACTCTCCAAGATCATTTAAACGGTGATGTAAAATCGATGCGTTTGCTCGTGGCATCGGAAATGAACGATGGTTCTGTACATATCAGTCATCTCAATACAAGCCATAATCAGACACGCTCTGAATTAAACAATTACATGTTTACGCAGGGTTCTTCAATGTTCCAAAACATGTGCGCTGGTTTCGATGCTGCTTTAGAGCAAATCGATGGGGGTGCAATAGAAACTGAAGTAAAAGCTATCGAAGGCTAATCCCTTCCATTAACTCGGAGTAAAATAAAATGACAGTTAATACCCACGATAACGCTGCCAACTGTAACGTTGACGAAGCAAGCAACTGGTTAGGTGCTGCTTTAAATGATGCTATCACTAACCCTGGAGTTACTGAAGCACAAGTCACTATCACCTACCTTGAAGAAGATGGTGATCTCGTTGTTGTCACTGGACAACTCGATTCTTCTGACCGTACGTGGGATTGCCGTAGCCAATCACACACCCTCATCCAAAATGCAGATGTTAATCAGAAAGACGTCTACGATTGGGGTTATAAGAAGTTCAATCAAATGGCAGACCAAATGCAGGCTATGGTAGATGATATCGTTCCTCGTTCAGACAGAGCGAGTGAGTGTGATGTTATTGGTGATGAGAGTAGTCTAGTTGAGGATGACTCAGAGGACTAATTAAAATGAGTGTCTTCGGACACTCTTTTATTTTTTATTTGATAGGGGAAAATATGAGACTTACAACTCATCTCGATGTGGAAGCAAGCCAACCAGAAATATCCAGAGAGGTCGTACGACTGAATAGTTGTGCAGAAATAAGTTTCAGAAACGTCGCTTGGATTATAGCGCATTTAACGGCTAGAATGAAATGTATCATGAAAGATGGTCAGGGTGAAAGAATACTAGAAACCAACGGGCAACAAACCGTTACCTTTAGTCAGGCTATTCATCTGGTCAACTCTGATGGTAATGTAAATGAAATTAACATACAACATGTTGCTGATAATACACTAGGGGGTATTTCTTTTAAACGTATCGGTTCCGAACAATGGTTAGTTAAACCGATCCCTGCCATTGAGACGATCCGCGATGTAAAGCGTCTGTCGATTAATTTTATTGCGAAAGAACTTTTCCTATCTGCTAAATACGCAACTACAGTGGATAATCCAGGAACACTGGATCAATTAATCACATACATGCAACCGCTCTATTTTCACCCCAAATTCTCGAATGAACAATTCGATCCAACATACTTTACGGTGGAATGAAATGTCAGACCCTATGGATTTGATGCAACAGAGAATACAAGCTCAACAGACCGCTTTGCAGTTCTACCAAAGTGCTGCCGAAGTCCAACTCGTAACCAGTCTAGCTGAACACGGCGGAGGTGCCCCGTTCAGCATCACTAATCAAGAAGAACTTGTTACTCACATCATTGCTTCTCAACGGTTACCTGGATTACTTACCGGATCGACAGATTTAGAAAAAATCGTCTTATTTACAGATCCAATTATCAGTAATTTACTTGAACCTCTACAGTTTAAATCAAAGGTGGTGACGAAGTATGAAATGCAAATTCGTAATAAGATTTACATCCTACATGTTAGCGATGCTATCACGCCAAACGCGTTACAACCTCGAATCAAGGTACTCTCTGTTTTAGATCTAACCGCATTGATCGAGAACATGATCAAACCATCAAAACCAATTAACCTTTAATCACCTCAGTGGAATCCAAATGAAACAATACTTAGACTTATTACGTGACTGTTACGAAAATGGTAAAGTGAAAGATAACCGTACAGGTATGCGTACCAAGTATCTTTTTGGTACAAGTATCCGATGCGATCTTCAGAATGGGTTTCCCTTACTCACTACGAAGAAGGTACAGTTCAAAGCAGCTGTTGCTGAAATGGTAGGTTTTTTTAAAGGGGCAACAACTGTAGAAGAGTTTCGAGCTCTCGGATGCCCTGTATGGGATGAATGGGGTTTATCACGCTCTGTATTTTCTGTGATCACGCGTGAGCAACAAGCTTTAGCTGAAGACTTGGCAGATAAGTTAGATATCTCTGTAGAAGAAGCCTTAAACAAACTACAGGAACAGGCTGCAGCGTATGGCGATTATCATGCTACTATGGATGAGCTGGTACTCAACGGTACAACTAAAGAAATTGGTGGAGTTTTGGTTAATGAAGAATTAAATAACTTCATGACCCAGAACAAAGAACCCTTGTCATTAAACGATTATCTTGCGCAATACGACATCAGTACACGTGAGCGTAAGTATTTTGGTAAAGAAGGTGACCTTGGTCCAATTTACGGTAAACAGTGGATCAAATGGGCTACTCCAGATGGTCGTGAGATCAATCAGCTAAAACAAGTCGTAGATCAGCTTCGTAATAATCCAAACGATCGACGCATCATACTGTCTGGGTGGAACCCCGCCGATATTTCTGACAACTCCACAAAAGAAATGGTTGATGGGGTTGAAATCGTCACTTCTAAGGATCGTTGTGATGCCAATGTTCTTGAAGGGAAAATGGCATTACCTCCTTGTCACTTGATGATTATCTTCGATGTGGATACTTCAGGCGAACGACGTTTGCTAAACGGTCTATTGATCATGCGTTCTAACGATCTACCTTTGGGTTGTCCATTTAATATTGCGGGTTACGCAATGATGATGCATGCGCTTGCTAAGAAGTGTGATTTAGCTGTAGGTGATTTTCAATTGACCTGTGCAAACTCACACATCTATGAAAATCAATTCGAAGGTGTGGAAGAGCAGTTAAAACGTACCCCAACGAAATTACCGAAGTTTACCTTCCCTGATGGTGTAGACATTACTGACCCTGATAGTTTGACTAAAGAATCAGTAGATCTCATTGTCGCAGGTTTAGAAAACTATAATCACCAAGGTGTGATTAAGTTCCCTATATCTGTATAAGTTAACGACAAATCCTCATCCCCGAAAAGGGATGAGGTATTTATGCCCTTATTATTATTAGGAGAAACCCATGACAATTACTTCAAAGACTTTACAAGGATTTAAACTACATGCTCTAAGAATCCTCAGCAAACAAACAGCAAAGGATGTGAGTCAATTTCTGGACATAACACAAACTTATCTGTCCATGATTGAAAATGGCACTAAGCCCGTGAGTAAGAAGATTATAAAAAATATTAGTTCTATTTTAGGCGGTAATCAAGCCATTCAAGTAATGGATAGCGATGTTGAGATAGTGAGAAAATTACTCGCTACCGTTGACCCAAAACACATCATGATGGCTAACTCCGTTATTGAGTCCCAGCTAAGAGAGCAAATGAAATGAAACGCGAACTCATTTTGAAACATTGGAAACCCATTCGTCTCCGTGCTTTAAGAATCAGTAAAGGATTTACTAATAAGGAAATAGCTGCACGAGCTGGACTATCCTCCACTCAGATCAATTCTTGGGAGTTGGGTACAAAGTTTGCCAATTACGCAAATAAACAGGTTATCTATAAAGCCTACGATATAACTGCTGAAGAACTCGAACCGCAGGAACAGCAGGTGGATCGAATCTGTGCGCTAATGAATGAATTTAGCCGTGAGGAAATTCAAATGGCTTACGATTTACAGGTAGCCGAAGAGCGCTGTAATCGTTTTGATGCTAGTCGTGCCAGAGCTTCTTTTAATGAACGTTTGAATTACAAGAAGTTGTGTAATTAATAACAGTGACAACCATCCTATAGAGATAAACCGCTTAGTTATTTATTCCATGGATAACTGAACGGGTAAGGTCGGGTAACCTTACCTTATCTCTAATGATTTACAATCAGGCTCTATGGGGATATTCCCATAGAGTTTCTTTTTATGCCGTTTTAATTTGGAGAAAACGAGATGCCTCAACTATATAACGAAACTCTAGAAGCTTATTTAAATAAATACGGATTCGATCCAGAAGGGTCTAATTCCACTAAGGTGTTTTTCTGGGGTGCGAAACAAGGAAAACATGGAATTGATAATTCCTGCTTATCCAATCATTACATTCGAAAATTCACATTCGAAGGACAAACATTCAACTCAGTTGAGCAGGGGATGATGTGGAAGAAAGCCATGTTATTCAACGATCCTGGAACTGCTAAGAAGATCCTTGAAGAGAAATGGCCACCAAATCAAAAACGCTTAGGTCGTCAAGTATCTGGATTTATTGCCCGTATCTGGGATCAGCATAAATTCACGATTGTGCGAGATCTTTGTCGCGCTAAGTTCGATCAAAACAATGACCTCAAAGCCTGGTTACTGAAACAACCTGAAAACGTTCTATTTGTAGAAGCTTCACCTTTCGACCGTATCTGGGGTGTTGAGCTTCCAGATTACGCTCCAGAGATTAAAGATATCTACCGTTGGCGTGGAGAGAATCTGTTGGGCTTCATTCATGTGGATAATTACCGACATTTTAAAGATGCTCAAACCACAGGCAATCACCACAACAACGCGTCTAAATAAGGATTGGGTATGTTAAAGTACATTAAAAAAGCACTGAAATCAGCTTATGTTGATCCTTTGACCACGTGCGATACAATTGCTAAAAACTTATTGATAAAGGTTTCCCTCAAGGATCATGCGGGGTCTGTATCTAGGGTGACTTTAGACCAACTGCTGATCAGACTACAAGAGTTTGCTACCCCTTTCAGTAACATGTGGGTGAATGACTACGCTTACACTGATGCAGAACGGCTATCTGCCGGGGAAGGTTTTTACACAGCAGTTTTTGCGGGTTGTCGTGTCTTCGTAATGGTTAAGTACATAGATACAACAGAAAAACCTTATGTTGTTGCAGACATTTACATTCCACACATTTATCGTAGTAAGGTAGCCGAAATATTGGCAGATATTAACCCTCAAACATCCACTTTACCCCGAGTTTATTCGGTCAGCAGCGATGTACGGTCCTTTCAACGCACCATCGCTGCTGAAACATTCAGTGGTTATTTGGAAAGTTTCTACGGGCAACAGAAACAACTTATAGATCCAGAAATATACAGTCGCATTAACACCATTATGGATCGTTTCACAAACGAACCAGATTGGTATGAGCGCGTGGGGAGGCCACAACGAGAAACGTTCATGCTCTACGGCCCTCCAGGAACAGGTAAGACTAACCTCATTAGACACTTCGCATCTAAATATGGAATCAATCTTATTATTGCGAGCCCGTACCAATCAATCTCTGGTATAAATATGTTATTAAATGCAACATTAAAAGGTCGCAATACTATCGTTTTGTTTGAAGATATCGACGGTTATAGTTTTCTCAACACAGAACCTAAAGTAGAAGACCGTTATGGTCGTAATACAGATAAAGGTGACTATTCTGTTTTCTTGAATTTCTTAGATGGTGTCAAACCCTTAAAGAATGTTGTTGTGTTCATGACAACGAACTTTATCGACAAAATCCAAGACGTCATTTATCGTCCAGGACGCGTAAATCACAAGATTGAACTCAGTTACCCTTCATTCGAAACGGTACTTAACGCTATTGGTTTCGAGGAAGGCGATCCCCGGTTGACCTATCTTCAGGATTTAGAATCGAAGGAACTACCGTTAGACAGTATTGTGAGTATACGCAGTTCTGAAACCGTAGCGGAAGTGAAGGAGATCATTGCCGCTAGAGATCATTACTATTCTCTTTCCAAAGCCACGGGTTCAGCCTCCACCGTCCACGGTAGGGATGCAAATGCGTAAACAATGGTTAAGAAATATCTGGAAGAATGTATTTATGTTCCCATGCCATCCTTTTACCTTAGAAAAACTCACCGCAGTACTGAATAGTCATTGGGCTACGGGTAAGTTTCAGCCTATCGAGCCCACGATTGAATTACTGATCACCCTGTTTGGCACTATAAATGGCGGTTGTCGTTATTCGCCGGATAATCTGGATGCGGATAAATATCGTGAACGCATCTGTTGTTGGGTGGTTAAGCGCGAACATCATTTTTACGGTTTCCTAGATCACGGTATTTTTAAACCGTTGGCGTATATTCGTATAGATGAAGATCTACCGCACGGACCTAATTCGTACCTAGATAGAATCATTCGAACCTATTATTTCGACGAAGGTTTAAATCGGTCTGTCGGCGATTTCCTAGATACCATCCACACCCCACCAAAGATCTCTCCTTTAGGTGAGGAGATAAACCAAAATGCAATAGAATTAGCTCTGATCGTTATTGACGACGATATTAGCTAAGAAAGGATTTACTCATGGCGCTACATCTTATCTTTAAAACTGGAAGCATATTCAGCTCTGATGCTGGGCTTCTGGTGAACCCTGTAAATACTCGGGGTAAAATGGGTGCTGGTTTAGCGAAACAGTTTAAACAACGCTATAAGCAGAACGATCGTGAGTATATCCATTATTGTAAACAGCATGCCTATTCGATTGCGAATTTCGGGGTATTCGTAACAGACGAGAATGAGAAGTTAATCTGTAATTTTCCAACCAAGGAAGATTGGGAGAAACCCTCACGATTGTCTTATATTCGAAAAGGATTACTTCATCTAAGAAATTTCCTGATGAACTATCCTTATCGCGATCGTTTAGAGCGTATCGCAATTCCAGCACTGGGTTGCGGTTTAGGAGGTCTAGACCCTAAAGTGGTCTTACACCTCATTATCTACCATCTAAAATTTGTAGACTTTGATTTGTCGGTCGAATTATACGGATTCGAAAAGATCCCTAAGAAACTTAGAGATATGTTTAGAAGACGTTATGATCTGACCCACCGACAACATCCTCGCTTTACCGGTGTAGGTTCTCGAAAGATTACCTTCGATGGTAAAGACGATCTTGGTTCAGCTGTTCAAGTATTATCTAGACGATTTGCTTTAATGGCTTGTACTGGAGATGCTGAGGGTGCTGATAGGGTAGTCTGGGATAATGCACTTGAGGGTCACCGAATACGTTTTGGTCCAGTTGGACGAGGTTCGTATTCACTACATACACAAGTCGTGCCCCCAGACTCAGAAGCTTATAATCTAGCCGTATCAATTGTATCGAAGTTACACCCTGCATGGCGTTGGTTGAAACAAGAGTATCGCGAATTACATATTCGAAATGTATTTGAAGTGATGGGTGTTTCAATCTCCCGACCATCTGAATTTCTCCTATGCTGGACTCCAGATGGTGCAGAGGAAAAGACAACGAAGAAGACAGGTGGTACTGCAACAGCAATTAATGTTGCGAACCACTTCGGGATTCCTGTATTCAATTTACAGAACGAAGACTGTATCGAGCGTTTAAGTGAATACTTAGGTGTGAACTTGATGGAGGTAGTCTAATTCGTTGTTGACAGAAATAGCGAGGAGCTAGAATGAAACAGCGTTTTGGAACAATGCTTTTGGTGCTTATGAGTGCCTTACTATTTACTTTAAGTAAAGCGCATGCGAAAGCATCAGGGATATACCAGACAGGTATGACATCGTGGTACGGTCGTGCACATCACGGTAAGAAGACCGCTAGTGGTGAGCGGTTCAACATGTACGGTTTAACAGCCGCACATCGGACACTCCCTCTAGGAACAATGGTACGTGTTACAAACGTAGCTAATGGGAAATCAGTCATTGCTAAGGTAAATGATCGCGGTCCTTTCCACGGTAATCGTGTATTGGATTTAAGTCAAGGTGCCGCTAAAGCATTAGATATGATGAAATCAGGTACTGCCAAAGTTCAAATAGAGATCCTTGGTAAGAATTAATTTAACTTCAAAAGTGGGTGATTGGTATGTCATTTTCGGAAACCTTTAAGATTCGTGGCGATGTTCTTGAAAAAAATCGAGTAGAGGCGTCGCTTAATATCATTCAAGAGGCGCTTAGAAACGGATCTCTGGTGGGGGAAATTCGAACTGGTAATAACCTGGAAATTCTTTCTGCAGGGGCAAAATTAAAACGCCTTTTATCTGTTGAAGAACCTAGCTTTGTTGTTGATGATGTAGAGAAAATCAACAATCAGCTAGAGTTTTCAGTACGATTCTTTATCGATATTTCTCAAGAAGCGGTAGATCAACTCACCATGGTACCATTGTATTTGGTGAATGAAGCCGGAGATCCTAGCGATTTCGTTCTTGTATATGCCCGCCCTGACTTTTGATTAACCTTGAAACCCTTTTAGAGCTATTCTTTTAGGGTTTCATTACCTTTCACTTATGTCATCGGTGTATTAATGTACGATAAAATGAAGTGTTTGAAAAATGTTGCGCGTGACGTGGAAAACATACCTCAGTTAATCTCTAGTGATACAATGGATCTATTTCGTCGAGAGTTGGAACATGCTAAAAGGTTAACTGGTCTAAACATTGAAATTGTAGCTAAAGACTACGTGGTAGATGGTGAGCGGGTCGATTACGCTTTATGGCTAACCAATCTAGCCATGAGTGAAGTAGTTCTAGTGAGCGCTAGATTGCCGCACATTGACACCTATAAAGCCAGTAGTGTATGGCATAGTGAGATTTTCCTTCGACCGCAAGTAGCTTATCAAACAGGGAAAGCGGTGCTTACGGCTTTCGAAGAATTCTTGAAAACGAATAAATAAACTTACGTAACTCTGGAGAAATAAATGAAAACAGAAATTCAAATTGAACTGAGTAATGTAACGAAAGAAGAAGCTCAGGCTTTACGTTCCATGATTCTCTCAGGCACTGCAGGTCAAGTCATCGTGTTTGATGATTTTGATGGCGAACGAGTAAGAACCTTCATGAACTTCTCACGAGGCTCCATTACTGGATTCCAACAAGAGGTCGATAATCGCCAAACTGTTTTGGATAAATTGGGCTTAAATTCCATGTTGGAGTCTATGCGTGAAACCTTAGTTATCCCGCTGATGCTAGATGGTAGTCGTTTCAATCTGGATAAAATCCACAGGTATCTTGAACGCGAAGGCAGATTCCTTAGACTTCACCATGGAGAGCCATCACTACATAACCCGAAGGCTTTGGATGTCATCGACTATGACAGCGCATACGCTCGAGTGGAGAAAGTTTACCTGAACGATGAGGTAATCTCTCTTCTCGTTTCAGTGGGCCCTAGTTTTGATCTAGAGCTAGGTTTGAAATTAAAAGCTTACCCCGTAATCATGGACCTAGAAGGATTATTCCAAGGCATTTACAATATTTATCTTTTACCGAAAGACCCAACGGAGTTTCCAAATGCATTTTATTGATTTAATTTTAAACGAGGCTAATAAAGAAGTAGCAAACAATGTCGGTCTTCTCGTTGGTTCTGGTGCAAATCTTCAACTTAACATCGCAGACGGTACTGAACGGAAAACTCGTTTATACTTTAATAACCGCACACTTACAGATATTACTTACGATAATCGAACTATCGAAAGTATCATCGATGCATTTGGTCTAGAAACCTTCACGCGTGAATTATCCCTTTTAAAGAAAGTTAGAGTGCGTTGTGGGTGCAAATCCAAAGAAGCACTCCTCCCAGTATTACAAAAGGCAAAACCGCAAATACGGTTTGACCCACCAATGTTTCCCGACGAGTTTGTAGATCGTGACCGTAACCAGCGTCTACGTGCCTTAGTAGAAAAATATGAACTTGATGCTGAAGGTAAGCTCTATGCTACACTTAAAATGGATCTTAGAGATTTCCTATTCTGTACTCGCAATGATCTCGAGCTATTTTTCGCAACTATTGATAGTGTGGGTACTATGGTCGGCGTGTCTAACGGATTCCTATTAAAGGAACCACCCCACACCTACCTATGATTAAATAAAAAGATTTCAGATATACACTATAAAAGTGAATGAGATAGCATAAGCTATCTCTCACTCTTTATTATGAAATCTAAAGCCTAGGAGCTAACACCATGAACAAATTGTTTGATAAATGGGTTTCAACTACAACTGTGATGAAAGTTACATTGTGGGTAGTTATTGTATTACTTCTTATTAACATTGCTGGGGCATTTGGCTTAGCTGGCGATGAAGCGTATTACGAAGGTGAATCGACTTTCTTCTTTGATGTAATCTACTACGGCTGCTATTTTCTGTTGGGTTTAATTATTGTACAGTATCATAACGCATCTAAGCGATTAAAGGAGAAAATTAATGGATCTTCGAAGTAAGCTCACCATACTCAAAGGGGAAGCTTGGGCTCTTAAAGAAACCATTAAAGATATGTTCACTCCAGCACCTTTACCTAAATTCGATCCCACGGTTCATCTCACTATTAAAAGTGGTGATGTAGTTATGTACCGTAACCGAGTATGGGTTGCTCGTGGGACTTTCCCAGATGGGGTGAGAACTCTTCTGACTCGTGTTACAATCAAAACTGAACCCCAACCCGGTGAAGTCGATTTGCATGAAAATTATATCGGTACAGAAACTATTGACGTTGTTGGCATTCTTACATTTAAAAATGCACAAGTCATCGATCGAAACTATATGCGTCCAAGAGACTATAGTGAGATCATTTCTAGACCATACAAACATAAACTGAAATAAGGCATTTACCTAATGATTACTACCTCGTACAAACCAGCGGAAGGTAAACTCCGCCCAACTCCAGCATTTAAAGAGTATCAACTTGAATACTTCAAAGGAATCAAACCAAAGACAGTTCGTATGTCAGGTGAGCTCTTTAAGCAAGTTGATCGTTACATGACCCTAACTAAAGCCGACGCTTCATTGGAAGAATCGGAACATCGTGAAATGCTCGCTAACATTATTCGTGAATTTCGTATTGGTATTGATGCCAAAGATAAGACAGTGAAGAAACGTATTTACTTCACTGGTTATGCTGAAAAGAAATTCCAACTAATGCTAACGTCCAGTGTTTACCCAGTACCCCATTTACCTTGGGCAGGTATTTCATTGATCACGTTGGATATTGGTGTACCCGGTAGTTCTGATCAGTATGTTAAATTCATAAGCTGGAGTGTGGTTTACGATCATGAAACTGATGCGAACGTAATTGGGTATTACAATGCTAAGATTAAACCGAAAGCAAATGCCCAAACTCCTTTGGGTGAGGGGTTAGTCGATATGATCTTTGAGATGACAGCCTTACCTGAAAAACTGACGGGGCTAAGTCTATTGGCTGAATCTGCTCGAGATGAATTTCGAAATACTCCTAGAATGAATCGATTAATCGACAAAATAGCTGATCTCATTGCAAACCCACCCGCGAAGAAAGTATATAGCCCTACCGCTTTATGACAGCATAATTAGAGAGTCCCCTAGGGGACTCTCTAATCTGTGACTTATGTTTTTTATTAATTCGGGAGAATCAATGGCAGTAACAAAAAGAACAGTCGCTCCAAAGCGAAGGTTCTTTCAAATCTGGTGAATCATTCACAGCTAAATCACTAGGTGATGCCGCTGTACTTACGGGACTCGATAAGACTACCGTTCAAGGTAGGCTTAAACGAAACTCTATTCGTATAGATGATGGATGGCGGTTTAAATACCCCGATGAGGAATGGTTGGAATTGGATGACGCGATGCGCGCTAGAAAATCTAACCGCCCAGTACTTGCTTTAGATCTTAGAACCGGTCAGGCGAAAACATACCCGGCACTAACAGAAGCAAGTGATGCTACCGGGTGTTTGAAAGCCGGTGTTCGTGCGGCTTGCCGTGATGAGGCTAAGGTTCCAATGAGTGGATATATCTTTAGATATGCTGATCAACCACATCGATTACCTAGATTCACTGAACTTCAATTGAGATATTTTAATCAACTCGGTTGGCCTCAGAGAATTATAAAGGGTGCGTATGGTTTATGGGTGGACGGCACCATGACCGGAATTGCGACCGCTGACGAACTAGCTAAGCTGTCCGGTATCTTGCCAGGGTCAGTCCATAACAGCTTTGTCAAAGGTAGACCTGTTGTAGGCTACGAGTTAACGCACATATCACCTTTCGGTGAATAACCAGTAGAGCGCCCTAGGGCGCTCTACTGTACTTGATTTATGTTTTATTTTTCACCATGAACCGCCACACCGTGATTGGTAATGACGTCGCCAGCTTTCCGAATCGTTAAGTGCCAGAGATTTGTACGTCTCTTCCAATTTCTCACGATAAATAGCTTCTGAGTCACTGTAGCTTTCTACAATATCTCTGAACTTATTTAGTTCACCACCAGAATTGATGAAGACGTTATCTTGCTCTAAGGTTAAGTTATTGTAGATATACGACTTAACAGCTTCCTCAATCAGTTCATGAATAACCGTATAGTAAGGGATCTGAATATGGTTTAGGTTATCGTCGTTCTCAACTACTACACGTAGATGCATCGTTGCAGGTACAATAACTGTATCTTTGATGTGTACTGTGTTTTCGCCGATGAGATAACATAAGGCGTTAGAAACAACATGTACCGGTTCTACAGAACGAGATAGTTGTTGTGCAGCGCCAAACAAAGCACCAGATTTTGAAAAGCTCGTAAACGTAGAGGTATAGATACCTTGTGAGTTATTGGCACTGGCTTGGGTGGAAATCATACCCGCTGCTTGAGTCAAGTGATATACAGAGGTAATCTTTTTACCCCCAGTAAGCTCTTTAGGGACATACCACGTACCTGTATAGAAGTCACCGTCTAATCGCTTACAGTCGGCTAGCGGTACCGTTATTTGCGTACCATGCACTATGTTTAAATCTTCTAATACACGATCTTCCACAACAACAGTCCGAATCTGAGATTCTAAGGTATCCAAGGTATATCGATCAACCATATGACGACTCAAGAAAGTCATCTGGAGAATCGGTTTAGGGATACCGTATTTAACGATCCGATTCAGCGCAAATGTGATTGGATTCATAATGGGTTTCCTTATCGGTAATCATACTATTCTAAAGAAAAATAGATACACATTATCACTCTGAATACGTGTAATTAATTACAGCGTTTAGCATCCTATAGATGAGGGAGTTTTATGTTATATTTATTTCAGTTAGATAATCTAATGGAATACCTAGAAGGACATAATCCAGGTTTCCTAGATGAAGAAGAAATAGCTACAAACACACTCTTGAATATCTTAGTCAATAAACTCAATACCCACTACGCGATTCCTTGTGAGCTTAGCTATCCCGCAGTATATCAAACCAATATTTGGAATACATGGATGGAACTTGCAATTGACAGAGACATTAGAAGAATCATCTACCTTTTGAGGGAGGCGACTTCTAACGACTTCGGTATCCGTTTCAAGGTAGTAGAGAATTGGTTATATGGAATAGAGGTGTATCGTGATTTTAAATAAATTGGCAGTAAACCTTCCTGCCTATGAACAACACAAAGTACCGAAGGAACTATTACTTTTAGAGAAAATAGATGTTGGTGAAAGTACATGCTTTTTTATCGCTCAGGATCTCTTACGTAAGTTTCGATTTGCTGCTTTACAAGATATCCCAACCCAATATTTCAGAGAAACTATTTGTCGAACGAAAACAGTTATTGCAAATATAGAGTTCCATTATTGGAATACTTTCCAAAATATTGGGTTAACCGTTTTACAATTCCAAGATAAAATCTTAGAAGCCATTATTCACCATACACGCTTACTCTATGTAGATCTGAGGGGTCTCGTTGTCATGAATGGAATCCCTCTTGAGAGAATGTTTAATATTAGTCGAATGCCATACGGAGTGTTTCTCGATGTCACAACAGTTTAAACTCACCATACCTTTACCACCAGAAGGATCGGTGTACGTAAAGGAATTTAATGAGTACTTTAAATCTATAATTTCTATCGAGCAATGGACACAATTAAAAGCCGCACGCGACAATTTAAAAGTCTCGGTAGAAAATAATATTCGCAATTTGGAACAGCAAATCGTTCTCAATAGTGATCCTTTAACGCATACCTTCCTTGTAGGTGAGATACGTAAAGAACATCGACGCTATACAGAATTTCACGATAACGTTCCCCTAGCACCCACACTGGATGAAATATCTGGAATGGTAATTTTAGCCACATACTTCCTATCTGAAGAAGATAGCTGTATCGCTCTAGCTGAAATGAAGTCTGTTATCCTGAAACGTTTCAAAAGCTGTTTCCCTAATGTTGATAAAGATTCACTTTTAGCAACCCAGGAACAGTTAGACAATGTTTTTAAATCGGTGGAAGCTTTCTATAGAGGAAACCCAATGTGTCACGAATATCTGGTTTCTCTTATGGATCGATACGCTGAATTTGTACCACAGCACATAGGTCGAAATATTCATTCTGGATTGGACCTTTATCTATACGTAGATGAAGAACCACCTAAACTAACCTTTGCTGAAGCAAAAGCTATGGAAGCTGAAGGGATTCGATTAAATGGTTATTCTATTATTGGAAATATTCCTAAAAGAGAATCCAAACGAACCCGCGGTTCTGTTTCTTGGGAACAGGCTCAGAAAAACCATGAAATTGCACAGCAACTAATCGTAGGATTATAAATGCAATCAGTTCCAGCAGAAGAAATTCCACGGATATTCAATATCCCCGTGGATATGTTATTCGGCGGACTCAAAAGTCTCTTTACACCGACAGTTGATTTTGAGAATAACGAAACTGATGCTCAGGCATTGGCCTTCGTATTCTTGAGGTCAGCTATTGGTTTAATTGAAAAGACCATTTCTTATCAAACTGCCGATTACGACGTTTTAGAGATTCTACAAAATTACAGAATCCCCTACGAACGATACCATGGGTTAATAATGGAGTTATCATCAGCGTTATTGACCCCTGCACATCAGCTAAACCTAGCTATCGAAGCGTTAAGGTATCATTATGTTGTCGACACCAGTTATCAGTTGATTGGGGAGCGCACGTTACAGGTGAAACTATACTGCACAGAACCTTCTAGAAATCTTACAGAGGTTCTTCGTGCAGAAGTAATCAAGGCACAGGAAAGAAACGAGTTCGTTCCTTACAAATACCTAGAAATAGCTGGTCTCGAATGAGATCGGCTAGGGGGCTTTTATGTTGTTCATATTACCCACTGAGAAATTCCATGCTTTGAAAAATAACGATGTGTGGAAATCCATAACTGACTTAGGGTTTAATGAAGCGTACCTCTTCGAAATCATATTTTCACATATTCGACTTAATGGTCAGGTAAGTTTTGACGGCAAAATTTACATTCCCGATTATTTTAATCTCGAAAGAGAAATCGAACACGGTAATCTCAGTTACGTTTTTGATAGGGTACGTACCGAGTATCTATTTGCAGATACAAAACTACCACCCAAACAAATTGTTTCGATTATTTGTCATTATACCGCTCTACTTTTTAGTTCAATTGGTGAAATTTTATTGGAGATGTTTAATTCTCTGAAATTAAAATTCAAATACGAGCTTCTGGGCTTGAGATTATTTAACGCCTCAGTAGAACAAGATGGTATTTTGATTGATATTGCACACGTCAATCATTTTAGAGGAAGAGAATAATGTTAGATCAAGATGTACTCGGTCATGTTCCGAACATGCAATCGGTGATTATCCCTAAACCGATTCTCCCCGCTTTTCTTCGCAGGGAATTAAGAGTTCTAGGGTATCCTGACCCTTACATGTGGTTAAACACAATCATTTTTGCGCGTAAGTCTGGACAAGATCTGGCGGCGTTTTACGACACGTGGGAGAATGAAACCGATCCATCAATACATAGCAACGATGCGATACAGTGTCGTATGATTGACGCGAGAGAGAAACTTCTTCAGATATTTACCGAATATCTGAATGTTTCTTTGCTAACCTCTTTTCTGGTTCATTTAGATATCATGCAAATTGAAGAAATAGAGCAAGGATTAATTCTGTATTACATGGTTGATATGGACCAGATTGACAGTACAACACTGTACGGGAATTTACCTTACGGTTATCTCGCTGGAACATTGGTAGGGCATTAATGGAACTATTGGTAACTGAAACAGTACCGTTCACTCCAGACCATCTATCTATCATCAATTTTCTAGATATGAATATCTCGGAAGTCCTGAATTTAATTCTTGCAGATATTCGTTTGATGGACGATAGTTGCTTTGATACACATACTGAAAAGGTGATCTCTCAAGCCAGAGGTCATTGGAATGATCCTAACTATGCTGAAACTGAAATTAAACTAGGTTTAGCGATTATTGAGGCGGTGGTCAAAACTTGGTTTTTTAAACTACCCTTAGCGATGCAGTGTTATTTCTATTGTAGGAATGTGAAACACGTGGAACTTACTTCAGAAAAACAGTTCAGCAATTACTTTGTGGAGGTAGATGCTCTTGCAGAAGACAACTATAGACGATCTCCAGCTAGTGTATCGGAGTCCTTACAACGACTCAGAACTTGGCAGCGTAATCGATGATGCGATGGTCGCAGGAATACCTGTACCATCAATTGTTGATCTTATCTTACTTGGTTTAGCCAACAACGATATCCAGTTGCGGTGGTCAAATTGGCTGGAGCGTCAAATTAAAGATCCGGATATGTCCACTACGGCTTATTTCGTCTACAATCGATTTGAACCATTTGACGTTTACGAGGATTTATTTAACCGACTATTTAAACATTTTATTGAGCAACCGAGAATGCACTTTCAAGGATGTTCAGTTATTGATGTTAAAATCAGAATTTTAGAGGATGACTTTTTAAGTGTCGGATATCGAATTAACTATACCCATCCCACCTTATGTTGGAATATATTCCAAGGTAATGGAACGAATAGTCCCACTCATTGGAAGTGAAGAGTTAATCTATTTCACTTACCTGAACTCAATACAGGGTTTAACCCCTCGTATTGATTCATTTATTGAACTCAGACAGTTTGCATCAAGTATCGTTTTATCTCAATCTAGTGACGCGGTGTATGCCGCTTATATAGGTATAATGTCTGACCCGAATACAGATCCTGTGAGTATGCTTCTTCACGATCTAATATTTGTTTTTAAATACCTACGTATGTTTTATACGGGCAATCCTTTCGTCACGCAGTTAATCAGCCAGTCTATGTGCAATGGTCGTAAGATCAAAGCAGGTAGGCTCGATACTGACGGTCTCAAAATCACAATTACTTAATTAGGATATTTATTATGTTTATTACTTTAGGTTTAGCGGAATTGGTTTTGCAGGTAAACGGCGCACTGATGGAGATGGCACCATCCATCGGTGACAATACAGCACAGTACCGACAAATCCCCTATACTACAGAATCGATTGTGTCAGAGTGCGTGAGTGTCGCAGGTAGTTCAAGATATGAAGAAGATCTTCAGTTATTTTTACTGAATATGAAATATCACCTCTATCCGTTTTGTAACGGTCAAATAGAAAACATGTCCGCTTGTTGTTTACAGCTTATCTACGCTCTAAAACAAAAGTTTAAAGAATTCCAATGGTTCGATAGTGACGGCTCATGTCCGTGGCGTTTCGTTGGATTCGAAGGACCTTTCCATATTCAACTAGGTAAACCAGATGGCAACACAAATAAAAATACAGGTAACGACCCTCAATACTGAGGAAATCGTTTTAGACCTACCAGACCTTCTTCAGCAAGACGGATACCGTGATGAACCAATCGAGTGCTTTATGGAACACCCTAAGGGATTCGGTTCTTTGGTTCACTATTTGCTTGTTGATGGGTCACAGTACAGCGAACAGTACCCGCGTCTTTCACGGGTACTTTGTGAACTCAGAGGTCGAATAGTTGGGTTCGGTATTCCCGCATCCCGATTGAAAGACATACGTGTCTCTGAAGAACCTAATACCGTAATATTGAGCTTGGAGTAAGAAATGTCCTTAACATTAGACCAGGTTGGGAAAACCGTTTCCTTTCGACTGATTCCTGAAGCAGTAATTAGTGATAATTTTACAGATGTTATCCTAGAAGGGATCACGACATGGGATCAGGTGAAATATATTGACCCAGCTGTGAAACATCAGTTAGTTTACCCGACCTTACCTGAAGGTACACCTAACGACTATCGTGGGTATCTATATGCTATCATACGCCCAGCGGTCGGGGATGTTACAGCTGTAGGGTTACCATGGATTGATCCATTAAGTGTGAAAACAGTATCTAAAACAGATATCATTATCACCATCAGTGGATCCGGTGTTTCGGATATTGACGATATTCGAGCACTTTTATCTTCACGTAACTACACTGTAAGTAACATTGTGACTAAAAGTCTTTAATGGGATAATACCTGACTCCAAATGGGGTCGGGTAATTATTTTTTATGCTGTTTGACTAAGGTATGTAAAGGTAGTCGAAGGAATTAACAATGGGTTATTTTACACGCCCTCCCGAAACATATATACGGGAATATGATGTCTTAGATATTGCCAAAAAAGATCTTGCTTTCTACTTAATGAAAAGAAGAAACGTCACTTTTGACTATGCTTTGGATTATGTCAATAAAGTTGTTGGTTTGAACGGTGCTTTCGCTTTAAAAGACCCTAAGGTAATGTTCCTTAGACGAAAAGAAAACGGTGACCGTGAGATTTGTGAGCGTGGGTTATTTGAATACCTTGATGCGTTGAATAGCGATGGATATATCATTGCACCAAGTCTAACCTGTTACGTTCCTCCCAAGATCAAAAAATCTATTTTAGCTGAGTACATTCAGCTAAACATGAATTTACGTAAAGCAGACAAGAAACAAATGTTTGTTTGTCGTATGCGTGCTGAAGATGAGGCAGCAGCTTATTTTAAAACCTTACAGGAATCCCGAAAGGTAAAGAATAACTCTGTATCTGGAACACATGCTTCTTCAAGTACCCCTGGGTATAATAAGTCCTCACACTCTTCGTTAACATCCACTTGTCGTTGTGCTACAAGTTATGCGAACTCGAATAATGAAAAGATTCTAGGTGGGTTACGACACTATTACGCTCCAGCAATTGTAACGTTCCACATTCTTACAGCGGCGCAATATAGCGACACTGCTACGATAGAAGAATGTTTCAACACCATGGGTATTCATCGACCAACTGCTGATGATTGCATGGAGGCAGTACGCCATTCGAGTCAGTATTATTGGACAAGTGAAAAACATGAGCGTGAGATCTACGAAACACTGAAATCACTTACCGATGCTGAGCGAGCAGCATGGCTTTATTCAGGTGACCTATATCACATTGACAAACATAATGGTGATTTTGTCAAAGTGTTCTTAAAGTCATTAGCCGAGATGAAAGAAGGTACGCATCCCGATCCTGAAAGTATTATTAAGGGGTTAGATGATAACTTCACAGCCATTGCTTCTTTACTCTGCTCACCTATCATCTCAGGGATGTTACTTACCGATGCTCAGGAGAAGAAACCAGAAGCGTATCACGCAGTAGCATTGACTGCGCAGAACATGCAAGAGGTTTGCTCTAGATACCAGAAGTTTATATCTGCTTTCTTGAAAGCCGATTATCTGCCACACTCGATTGCACAATTCCCGAACTCTAGACGTAAGTCTGTACCGACTTCAGATACAGATTCAACGATCTTTACAACGCAGTATTGGTGTGATAAGTATGGTGGCGATATCCCTTTCAGTCACGAGGCGATGTCAATTGAATATGTTGTAACTTTCTTAATTGCGGGTTTAACAACACATACCCTAATGATGTATTCGGCTAACTTGGGGGTTGATCCTTCTCAACTCACACAGTTAGAAATGAAGAATGAATATATCTTCCCAGTCTATACATTAACCTCGTTAGCCAAACATTATTTCACACTTATCACTGCGGGTGAAGGTAACGTGTATGCGACGAATAAACGTATTCTGGAAGTGAAGGGTGTAAACCTTCGTTCATCGAATGTACCACCTTTTATTAATGAGCAAGCACACAACTATATGCGTTGGATTATTGATTCTATCATGAACAATAAACCAATTACAGTAGATCAAGCACTTCGTCCGATTCTTGAACTAGAGAAACGTATTATTGATGATATCTATAATGGTGGTTTCGAGTTTATGAATGGTGTTCAGATTAAAGGTTCAGAATCGTACTCTCAAGGCGAAGACGCAGTAGCATATCAGAGTTACACTTTCTGGAACGAGGTGTTTGGTGCGAAATACGGTCAAGCGCCAGAACCCCCTTATCGGGCAATCAAGGTATCAGTAAGTCTTCCGAATAAGACTGCCGTAAAAGCTTGGTTGGATTCAATTGACGATATTACGATTCGTCGTAATCTAGAACGTTGGGTGGAGGACAACCGTAAAAACGATGTTAAACTTTTCCGTTTACCGCGTGAAGCTTTAGCTACCCATGGTATCCCGAAAGAGATTCGTGGGGTGGTAGATATTCGTGGGATTGTATCTGAAGTATTGAAAACATTCTACATTGTTCTTGAATCTTTAGGATTCTACATGAAGAATGATAAGAAAACACGGATTCTATCTGACGAGTATTCTCTTCCTGAAGATGGAATGATTTACGGCATTCCATTGGTAGAGGAGGAATATACTGTTCTCTATATGGGTGACGGGGACGACGATTAAAAGACATAAGTCAGAGAGTAGCCCTAAGGCTACTCTCTACTCACTTCAGAATATACTCGGGTAATTCGATCTACTGTAACTGTAGGTAAATATGGAGTTAATGATCGGTCATTAAACATTATACGAAGTTCGCGAGCCATCAATTCTCGCTCGTACATATTTGTAGCTTCGCTATTGGATACTCTATCCACTTCTAGGAGAAACTCCACAGTGTTCAATCTGGCTAAAGTCATCGCCCAACGATTATTCCTTGTGACAGCTAGATCTGGATGATTCGTTGAACGGAAGTATGAACCGAACTGCAGTGACGGTATCGCGTTTAGTCTTTGTAGATAATCTGTTTTTGTAGCTTTTAGTTTATCTATTAGCTGTAAATGCGTTTTATCTAATTGCGGGCTAACATCAGCCACCATGAAACTGTGTTGGTTTCGACTGTTTGGAATTTCTTTACCTTTCAATAACGAAATTAAACGATTGAAAATAGCAATATCGGTATGTGTCCCAAGTATATTTACGATAGGGTAACGCTGAGCGAAAATATGGGTGGGGAGATTGATGTCTTGCTCTTTGATGTAACGTTCTTTATCCCACCACGCCTTAAACTGTAAAGCGAGCATGGTGATATCAATAGAGAAAACGCATGTACCATATTCTTGACTATTATATTTACCATTAGCCAAGCCAAAACCAATATCGGTAAAATCATGGCTCAGAACTTTAATGGGTTGCAGTTGTTGAAAATAGGTATAGCATTTTTTTACATCGAAATCGTATTCTACAGAGATAAAAACGTCAGCACAATTTTGTTTAAACATTTCGCCGCGAGTTTGGATACCCCCATTACCCAAAGCAGATGTAATTCCGTATGTTCGACATAATCTTGGTAGATCAATACGTACAGCCCTAACGAGTGTTTCCGGACTACAATCCATATACGATTGAAGATCAATCAATAATTTGATGATTCGATGCGTGTTCTCTAAAGAGAAGTTATTCTCTCGGTAGTAGTCTTTAACGCGACTCATTTCTCGATTCATTGTTCGTACGACGTAATCGTACATCGGTAGAACAGGTGGTGTCCGACCGCCCATGAACGGTGGATTGAATATGTTAAGCATGACTAATCTCTGATATGCTAAATGGGTATCACAGTATTCGTGTAAAAAATAAATGTCGTTTACTATATACTATAGAACTAATGCCCTTTCGTCGGGGCGCATACAGGAATCTAGTATCTCAAAAAATCTCATTTAAAAGATTTTTAGGCTTACACTATAAACTTGAATGGTAGAGTTACTATTCAATATTGATCAATATTGTTGTATAAACTTATTATTTGGAGATCTCAAATGGCAGTTCAAAAGAAAGCTAATGAGAAACAACGTGAAGCAGATGCTGCTGCATTAGCTCAAGCTCAGGCACAAGCCGAGCATCAGGAACGAACCGCTGAGCCACAACCAGAACCGAAGGTTGAACCAGTTCCAGAAAAAGCAACTGTCTCTCCAGTTGTGGAACCAGTTCCGCAAACGGCAATGGGTCAAGCAATGGCTCAGGCAACTAAGGTAGCAAGTCAGGAGCGTACTACTACCAATAACACTAACGCTCAACAAACTCAAACGCAAACTCAATATCAAGGGACTCCTTCAATGTCTAACTCTTTCGCAAACACAGCTCAAATGATGTTCGACCATTATAACCCACGTTTCCAAGTAGCTGACCAAGGCGATACTGATGCAGCTGCCCTTTTGAAAATGGTAAAAGAAATTCAGGACAAATCTACGATTAGTGGTGCAAACTCTCAAGGCGTATTAAACTTCCATGTTGTACCGAAATCGGTAACTGGTAGCTTTACTGTTCTTGCTGTTTCTACTTTCCAATCAGTAAACAACAAAAATACAATTGCAGTTCAAAGCTGGATCTTAGAAACTTCACGACCACCATTGGAAACTTTAACACAGCAAGTTCATGGCAATGTAATTGAAATCATTCTTACTCCGGTTGATGCGTTTAAAGATGATTTGAAACACTTGGTCCACAAAGAAGTTTCTCGTTACTACAAAAACGAAACAAACATTGTTGATGCTGGTCTGCAGGTTATCTACAGCCAAACAAATGTACGTGACGAAATTACAGTAACTAAAATCTTGAACGAAGCTGCTGACGCAATCGATGCTACTCTTCGTCGTTGCGATCCTCAAGCCCAAGCTTACGCATTTAACTTGGATAAAATTAAAACTGATCCAAACGTTTCTATCGTAAGTAAATTTGCTGTAAATGAAGACAAACACACTGCAACAGGTTTACCAGTGCGTTCTGACATTACTGCGAAGTTGATCATGCAGTATCGTAGCGCTAAGCAACAAGTGATTCAATCTAATACTCAGCGCGAATTAACTGATTCTGCTGCGTATGTAGATTTGCTATACACAGCTCCACAATCAACATTTGGTGCAGCGAACAACTTCCCAATGTTCCAACAAGGTCAACCGCAATACCATTACGTTCCACGTATTACAATCACTCAGTTGGTTTCACGTATGACTGGTTCTGCTTTAGAATTTGCAGTATTGGGTATCGCGAACTTAACTACACTGAACCGTAACCGTGGCTATGGTATTCAGTGGAGCGATAGCTACAACCGTTCTACTGGTGGTAACTTACGTAACCTTGGTGCTTTGGGCTGGCAGCTTCCTCACTTGGCTCAAGATAATCAGCCCGGTCTTTTAACTATTGAATCTGATCAACAACTTCAACAGTTAATCGCAACAGCAATTTCTCCAAGCCCAGTATATACATTAGAAATTGAACAAGCTTCTTCTAATGGCTGGTTATTGGATGTATTTGCTAAAGCTGCAGGTACTGATGGTAGCAATGCAAACGCAGCAATCGTAAATGCGGCAGATAACTTAACGGGTGGTCGTTTCCGTTCTATCTACGCGGCGAAATGTGGTGTTTCTATTGAAGCAGCAGCTGGTATTCCTGTTGTTCGTGAAACTCGTGACCGTAACCATACTGGTTTCTACAAAAACCCAGAAGGTGAATACCGCGATTTACGTGAACTAGACTTACTTGCTATTTTGAACATTGCCGCTGGTAATATTCAATTAGTGCAGGACTACTTGGCTACGACTGTAACTACGATCGAAGAACCATTGGTGCGTTTAGATAACCGCCTACGTATCTTCCGTGCGCTTTGCTCAGAAGTACATGTAAAAGGTTATACAACTAAATTTGACCTTTCTGCTGCTTTCGTTACAGCATTGGTTGAAGCAATCGAGAAGACAGGCTTCACGTTGAACTCTAACAATACTTTGTTAAACTCTCAACAACAAGTCTACACTCAAACGATCCAAGATTGGTCTTCTGTAATGGTAGATCCAAACGTAGGTTCTGGTTTGTATCAACAGGCTTCTTCACAGCTTCAAGGTTCAATCTACAACATCGGTGAAGCACGACCATTTAACTTCTACGGTTAATCGGTAATTAAATAAGATCTAAGAAAGCTGGTTTCGGCCAGCTTTCTTTTATACCCTCTTTTTTATTTATCTGATTATGGAAGAACAATAATGTTAAGTTTCCCACCACCTATTGCCACAACAGAGATGCCAGATTTTCCGGATTACGAGAGAATCGTAGCATCGGCAACTTATCCAGTATTAATAGCAAACGATATCGATACTACAACAAAGGAAGGACAGGATAAGCTGAACTCGCTGCTTTATACACGCTACCAAGGCGATGTAATGAAAGCAGTTCCAAAATGTTCATGTGGGGAAATGTCTGGACCATTCAATAAAGGACTCATTTGTCCGAATTGTAATACCGAATGTCTAGATATTTTAGATAAACCCTTGGAATCTAACCTGTGGGTACGTACCCCTGATGGTGTTAATAAGTTCATTGCTCCTGGTTGGTGGGCAGTGACTTCACGCTACCTCACAAAGACTGGTTGGAATATGTTGGAGTGGTTTGTCAATCCTTCCTACCCAGATCCAGATCCGAAGAAGCAGAAAGATTATGCTAAGATACTCGAGAATTTCAATCTTACGAAGCAAGAAAGAAATCTCAATTTCTTCCATGATAATTTTGCAACCATTATGCGTCTGTTTGTGTCTTTAATGCTATTACGTAAGAAACCACGTAATATCGAAGGTATGACCGATGCAGATGTTGCAGCCGCTTTCCAAGATCTACGCGAAGGTAAGGTAGAAGGGACTTGGCTTCTAATGAATACGCCATTAGGTGACAAGAACCTAGAAGATCGTAAATTAGCCATATTTATTGAAAAATACATTGCGGATAAAACTCGAGTGTTTACTCAATATCTAGCTATGCCTTCTTCTTTGGGGGTTGTATTAGAAACAAATAACTCTGGAACATGGGTTGACGTTTCAATGGCTACAGCCTCCGATGCCATGTATGCGGTAAAACAGATTGGGATTTCCATTGCAAACTCAGATAAGAAGATTAAGTTCTCTGTCTGTAATCGACGAGCAGTACATTGTACGAAACGAATGGCTGAATTTGGTAAAGCCTTTATTTCAGGCACTGCAGGTTCTAAGCAAGGGGAATATCGACGCCATGTATTTGGTGGACGCTTAGCGTTCTCTATGCGTGCCGTAATTACCAGTATCAATGAAACCCATCAGCATGATGAGTTACATGTACCGTGGGCACCAGCAGTAGCGATGTTCCGAACCCACATCATGAATAAGTTAAAGCGAAAAGGGTACTCCCCTAAAGTAGCAAACAAGTTCATTGATGATCACACCAACAACTATCACCCACTACTAGATCAGATCTTTCAAGAACTAATCATGGAAGCTGGTGGTGGTATCCCATGTACTTTCCAACGACCACCTTCTCTAGAGAAGTCGTCAATGCAGCGTTGTCGAATTACCAAGGTCAAAACTGATCCTCGTATTCGTACAATCTCAATGTCCGTGAATATCACAAATGGGCCAAATGCAGACTTTGACGGCGATGCATTACACATCTGGTTAATTCTAGATAAAGAAATGGATAAACGTTTCATTCGTCTTGCACCATCTCGTTCTGTACTGAGTATGGACAATCCAAGAACGGTATCTGGAGCATTTACGCAACAAGCGCCACAAACATTCACAATGGCGAACTGGTTACGTGGTGGTCGAGATAAACGTAAGAAACGTAAAAAGACAGCATAAACCGAGTAGAGTATCCTTCGGGATACTCTCTCTTCTACTATGACATTAATCAAATTTAAGGAAACCGCTATGTCTACAAATAAAGAATTTTTCACAGCACAACGTTGTATCCTTTATGGCTTTATATTCCTTGCATTTTGGGGCTATTATAAATGGCAGAACCACCAAAAGCAACAGGTAAAAGAAACCGAAGCAATATATAGTCAAATGGCTAACAGTACCCCTAAAGAATTTCCTGGAATTGAAGTAGATAGAAATCCTAACGATAAAGATATCCGAGCACTAGCAGCAATAGGTGCTGCTGCAGTGGCTAGCGATAAAGTACCTGTAGCCGATATTCCCGCACCCACATTTAAGCAGGATATGGGGGCAGATGAACAAGCGGATATGGAGACTGTTTACGACCTTATTTGGTTAGATACTGAAAAACGTACAGGTATAGCCCATACAAAAATCCACATCGAAGACCAATATCGCCTAGATCCAGAATACAACCCATACGGTATGAATAATTACGAATCACACGTGATTATTAATGGTAGATGTGAGATTGTTAGTTATTCCATCAATTATCAAAACGCACAACAATTCCGCATTACGGGGAATCGCACCTGTGTATAAAAGCATAAACATACAGAGCGGGGAAACCCGCTCCATATGTGCTCTATTTTTATTTTTGCATGATTTCAGTTTCGTACCAAACCTTCCATTGTTGGAACATATGGTTACCGCGTTCTTCTTCAGATTCGTGAACGTTATTATCAATGATTAGATCAGGATTAGAAACAAAACTACGTGAATCATTTACAGCTTCAAAGGTATAACCATCACGTAGGATACGCAAAACATATAACCCAGTCAAACCGAAACGGCGTAACGCTGTTTGTAAATATGCACGTTCTTTTTCAAACCCGCCATCTGGCATAACAAATGTTTTTCGACCATGTTCTTCTGTAGAAAGAATATTTTCAGCAGTGAGATAAGCTACGCCTGTCTCCCCTAGTTCTTTCTTAATACCGTTTTCGCTGATATCGATAAGTTCTTGACGAGGAATCAAACCACCGATTAGATCACACGGTTGGTCCTTCTGAGGACCATTACATATTTCAATAACTTTCTCTAAAGGTAGATTGTGTCTCTCAGAGAAACGAGCATATAACGGATCTTTAAAACGAGTGAGTACACCGTGCTCACCAAAGTAAGAGAGGATCTTAGTTACGAGTGTATCTTTACCAGAAAAAGGAGCACCGTTACAAATAAAAACGTTCATGTTAAGCCTGTGAAGTTAAATCAAGTTCATAATAAATGAACGAAGTATAAATAAACAATTATTAGATATACAATATTAAAGTGAATAGTGATAGAGGTAATAAAATTGAGTGATTTTCGACCATTTAAAAATGACAGTAAATCATATTCTTTGGAGAAGATAAAGGAAACTACTAATGCTTACATTTATTAATGGTGATTCAAATACGTTTAGCGCCATTGCATGTGGTGCACCAGATCCGATGACGGCACAATGGTGTCTCCAACGGAATGAAGCAATCCAAAGTCAAATGCTTCCAGAAGCACGGACTTTCTTCCAAAATACAGTAGGTACAGTTTTTGATGCGTTAGCATATAACGACATTACCCGTATGGCTAAGGCACTTGTACGGAAAGTGGAATCTTTCTGGATGCCTGATCATGTACAAGTTCTAGATACTATCGGTAAATTGCAAAACGCACCAAACACTATGCTACAATATATCATGGCGTGTCCTGGTGTACGTGATATGTATTATCGTCAAGAAATTGCTGGTTATGACGGGCGTTGGGTAGATCAGGAACATCGTGATATTGATCCCACAGAGACCTTAGCTTATAAAGCGGTGGTCAATGGTGTATTCCAACAAGTGGGCGATACCGAAGAGGAGATCTGTGTAGAGTACTTAGGTGAGTTCGATACTCCAGAAACAGAAATCATGAATCTTGACCTAGCTGATCAAACAGCGATCATGGAAACCTGGGCACATATGAAAATGCATCTTAGCCGTCGTAAAGAAGATCCGACTTCACCAGCTAATGCTATGCTTTAGTTGTTGATTAGGTAATAATAGGATTTCGGTCCTATTATTTTTTTCTATTTCGGAGCAGATTATGGCTGAAAATGTTTACCCGACTTTAGATCGGGCGGGTTGGTTGAAAGGACCATATGAAAAAGTGCAAATGGCTCTAGCGGATTATATTGGAACCAACTATTCGCAATCGAATACGTTCCAAGGTCAACTTTGTTCATTAATTTACGCAATCCAACAGAACCCAAACAACATTGAAGAAACCTGTAACCGCATTCAAAATGATTTCTTGATTATGGTTGAGAACTACGTGGATGATGCACAGGTTGAGGTAACCTTTACGCCGGTAAGAGATACCTATACCGGTGCGGAAATAGAGAATCGCTATGAGATCCTCCTAGGTGCATGGTTCGCAACCAGTTCTGGTCGAGGTTCGCTCCATCAGACGGTAATGATTGAAGGGACGCAGTTACTTCGTATAGCTGAGGTAGTGAAACGATGAGTCAGATGACAGTTGATGTAATGGGTACTCCGATTTCTATAAATTATAGCGAATCTTGCCCGCATAATGAAACAAATTTCATGTTGGTTGATTACAAACCCTGTGATAATAATCGCACGGTATTTCACATTAGAACAAACACCTCAGGGTTACCTGAACAAGTAGCTGGTTGGGTGTTTGGTGATCATATACGTAACAATCCCGTTCCTAAATCCCTTTATATTTGGATGGTTTAAAATGACAGTACCTATGGATGGCAATCCCGCTTCAAGAGACAATACAAAAGAAGATACCCAGATGTTGGACTTCTTGGTACGTAAACCAGCGCAGAAACTTCGACAAGATATTTTTGAACGTGACTTCTTACCTTTCTTTGATCTCCGCGGAATGGACAAAGAAGTTGCCGATAAAATGTTACAAGACATGCGCGCTGCTTCTGGCGATGCCTACGATTTCGATGAAAAACATCTAGTGGGTAACATGATGCAACGATGGATTGAATCAGTTCCGTCCCCATATCTACCTACAGAGATTGTTGCCGCTGACGGTACTGTGATGTTTACCGTACCCGCTATTTTCAGAGCACCTCGTGACTCTCTTCGAATTGGTGGTGAGGAAATGTTTCAATTAATTGAAACAGCGGGTAACATGTATAATGTCCATCCTGCAGAAGGTGATCGTTTCATCAAACAACGTATCCTCCCTAATGTAATTTTACATGCCGGTTCATATGACGAAATTCGTCAATGGAACGTAATTTTCGATTACTACGGTTTCCCACGCTACACGTTACCCGGTGAGGCTGAATCTACCAAACCCAATGCTGTAGAAGAAGATTCTGCTGTAGATGACAACGATGACGATTACGAGTTATTCTAATGTCTGATATTTTAACAGAGATGGGTCTAAGTTCATTAGATCAAATCTCAGCCGCCCTTAAACTGAATATGGCTTTTATATCGGATATTCATTTAGGGCACCCCAACACACCTACAGACTTCATTATCCACAATTTGGAAACTTACGCATTTCCCGATAATGACGAGACAGGTAAGTTGGATATCATCTTCATTTCTGGAGATGTGTTCGATTCTCAGATGGAATTTGATTCCTCTGCGGCGGTAGCTGTTCGTGCTTGGGTCGCACGTTTTATCGGAATGTGTGTCAAGCGCGGTATCGCGGTTCGAGTTTTAAAAGGGACACCTTTACATGACTGGGATCAATCATTTATCTTCCATGAAACGAATGTCAATTATAACTATCGGTGTGATTTGAAATACATTGATCAGATTCATATTGAACGAATCGATAAGTTCGGCATTGATGTACTGTATGTTCCTGATGAGGCGAGAGCAACACCAGAACAAACGTGGGATGTTGTTCAGTCATTGCTGGATGAACGCGGAATCACTCAAGTCGATATTGGTTGTATGCATGGCGCTTTCCCACACCAATTACCCAACATTGAAGCAATTAAGGATCGATTTCATGATCCTGACAAATACAATGCGATAGTAAGACATTTCATTGACATTGGGCATATTCACAAACATTCCATTCACGGTAAGATTTTAGCTCAAGGTTCTTTTGATCGGCTAAGTCATAACGAAGAAATGGATAAAGGTCATATCCGAGTTTTACACGGAAATGTTCAGTTTGTTAAAAATTACGGTGCAATGAGATACCTCACTCTAGAAGTCCACGGCTTCGCTCCAGAAGACGTTCTAGCTTTAGTGTCTAGAACTCTAGGTGAAAATCGATCTCCGGGTAATGTGCGCCTTCTATGTAAGAAGGGCGATGTTGCAGGCGATATGCGTAGACGTCTTGCAGATATATTCCCTTTCATTCGTTTCACGGTTGAACGTGAATCTGATAATAAAAAGAAAATCACAGTGGAAGAAGCAACGAAGCAAATGAGGCAGTTACCCATTCTTACTCGTGATAATATTCTAGATGAGATCCGTCTTGTCTTGAATGACCAGAATCCTGAACGTGCACTTCGATGCAGTAAAATTGTGGAGAATATGATTGGCGTTATTAGCTAAAGCAATTCAGGGCGATGAGATTACAGAGGGGCAGTATGCGGTTTCGATCGGTACGTCCCTCGCATTTGAAACTCTCTTTGGTATCAACGAAAACGTAAAACCTACAAATCCACTACCTTATACACAGTACGATAATTTATTCGTTAATATCCGAACTTTGGTTCGGAATCTACATGGTGCTGTGCAGAAAGAATTGCGGACAACATGGACAGCTCAACATTATCTTAAAAAGGTTTTAGAAGAGATTAGAGATATTCCTGTGATTATCTCGGACCAATCTCACGAAAAACTTTCAGTGGTTTATTATGTTTGTACTTTTAATACGCTGCAACGGGAATATCCTTTAGCTAAATTAAGAGAACCAAAACCAACAAACCTCTACGAGAATATTGAGTACTACGTTGTTGATCAAATTATTCGTTTAGCAAAACAAGGAAAACTAAACATCATGGTTTGTGATGTTAAAGTACCTATTCCTGATGAACGAAATATCATCCTCACTCATTTCCCTGTGGATCTTGTACCTCATGCAAATGCTAGAAATCTAGATTTGTTAGAAAGTCATACTGGTACAATTAAGAACCGGCATCGCTGGTTCACTAAGCTGAAAGGAAGGACCGGTAACGAAGGAATGGAAAGAATTCCATTCAGTCGTAAAACGATTCAAATCTTCGGAGATGGTCGAACATTTGCCGGTTTGCCCCCTAAGGCAAAACAAGAAATTCTTGATTTCTCCGTCGCTAGCCGGTGGAATCAAACAACAACGGATCGTTTAATTGATGCTCAAATGAATCGATTAAACGATAAGCCTCTCGCAAGAATGATCCAGCAATTCTAGGGTCAGTGAAAAATAATTGCGTTTAGCATCCTATAGTGAACATTCGAAGGAATAGTAATAATGGCTGGACAATATCAATCAGCTCCACGCGCTACAACCATTTTAGATGAGCGCAAATTAAACTTAACAGCGGCACCTGTACAGAAAGGAGCCAAGCCCCCTTCGTTGAAAGTTGGTATTTACCGCAATAACCCCCAATTCACAGTTTTTCCTAACTGTGATAATGGTTCTGGTGTTTCTCGTATTTCAGCAGGTATGAATCTAGACACGTTTGGTGTGGTGATGAAACTCATTCAACATCTGGCGCTAGATACAACACCGCCGGAAACTTTCAGCATTGCTAACATGCAGCCGATCAAAAAAGAAGATCGCACAGATCCGAACGTACGTCAAAAAACTGTTTCTGAAACGATGGTCGGTAAAGACGAAGATGGTCAGGTTTGGATTTCTGTAATTGATCGCGTTACGAGTAATGCCCCTAAAGTGAAGTTTTACTTTAAACCCGACTACTATCATAGTTTCCGTGCTAAATCGGGCGATCTAGATAAAGGTATGATCTCTCGTTTCCATGCTAATTTATTTGCTGAGCGTTCAATGGCCCTTGTATACGCTGTAATGGCAGGTGCGGGTCAAGATCCTCAGAATGCTGGTGGTGGACAGCAGGGTGGTAATAAAGGTGGTTGGAGCGGGAACAACAATGGTGGCGGTAACAGCTATCAGAAGAAACCTGCTTACAATAACAGTAGCTCTGGCGCTTCTGCCGGTGGTAGTGATTTTGATGATGGCGATTTCGCTGATGACTTTTAACTAATGACTAAACAGATATACTAGCCCTTACACGGGGCTAGTATAGCTTACTCTCGTGCAAAATTCAATCGTAAGAAATTTCAGCTATACATTATTATCTTGATAAGGTGGAACTATCCATTATTTTAATCTGGAGTGAAAGATGTTCTTAGAGTTTGATAATAACCGTGAATCTGTCAGGGTTGTTAAAAGTGACGGGGAAGCTTTAGTATTCTCAACCAATACACTATATAAGTCGAGTAATGTTTTAAATGCTGGTGGTGTTTTTGATGTTGCTAACAGATTTATAAAAGCCAACCTAACCCCACAACAACAAGATCAATTATGGGATCATTATCTTTCAGCAAAAGAATTATTACTGAATCCTTTATCCATGCAACTTACGCAAGACAAATTAGAAACAATCGTTAAACGCATATTTGATTTAATAGATCCAGCAAAGTTTCATTACTTTGTAGAAATCAAAGGCGGTATCATTGTTCCTAGTAACGTCAAAACCAGTTATAATCAGGTTGACGAATCATTTACCAAAGACAAAACGTATTTGCGTGATGATTATATTAAGTTGGTGGTTCTACTATCTGCTATTCGAATGTTAATTCCGATCTGGGGTGAGTTCATTAGTATTACGAAAGATTCAGTTCCTGATGCTCAGAAAGAATTCCGCGCCTATCAGTTGATTCGAAAATCTAACCTGAAGAACTACCCGGCATTTGGTAGACTACTGGTTTATATTCAGGAATCTCATCGTAGTAGTAAACAGGCCCAATCCATCAGTAATATCTTAGGTGGTATTGGTCGTGAAGAAATTCCAGAATGGATCGCGGGTGTATTGATTGTCCGTAAATTAGGAATGATAAATATTCATGCAGATGAATCAGTATCGAACGTGATTTCTCAGGTATCAGTTTATATTGATACAACCATGCGTAATATGGAGAAGAAATTCGGGGATGTGATTCAGGAGAAACGAAACGCTTCTTCTGTAGTTGATGGCGAGAAAGATCCATCTTTCTTAGAAACATTCCGAGTGAAACAGGATTTACCTTTTGGTAATCTAGTGACCTCTGACGTATTCGCTGAGAATGTGTACGAAATGTGTCGAACAATCGATGACACCATTCCTGAACAATTGGTTAATGCTGTATTGGAAGTAACGGTTGGTTTAGAAAATGAGATGTATGATGAATCTAATGTCATCCTAGCGCAATGGGTTCTTTCTACTGCTATCTCACCAACTCTTTACGAGGTATTAGAAAAACGTACAAACATTAATGCAATGATTGCAACTCAGTGTTTACTACATCACTGGGGTTATCATGAACTGGCTTTAATCTCTACTGGATTGAATCTAAAATCTGGTGGCGGTTCTGGGTTAGATAATCGCCTACTTAAACCAACTTTGGAGCACATCAACAAACTAGATAAAATGTATCCGTACCAGATACAACAACGTACCCGGGTAGCGAAAGCAAAGTCAAATAACTTTGCGATGCCTGCTTTGCACACGATGGGTGTGAGACTTACTCGTTGTCGTAAAGCAATCAGAGCGCCGGGGTTCTTAACCCAAGACATGGTTCCGACTGTAGATAGACATGGTCACATGACTGTGCCTGCAAATATAGTGCATCAACTAATTGATCTACTTACAGGAAAGCTCGATGAGATTCAACAAAAGCATTATCAGCTTTTTGAAACTCTTGAGAACTGGAAAACAAACGTTTAATTATTATCCTAAAGGAAATCCCACATGAACGCTAATCTTCGCATTACATCAATCTTCTTTATCGAAACTGGTACAACTAACGATATGGTCGCACGTTCTTTAAATAGTCATGTTGACGAACGTATGATGAACGTTTTAGCTGACCAGACCCGTCAGGGCGACATGATTCACGCAGACAACCTGACAGGGATTGCTGGGAAGATTATCACACCTGGAGCGCAGGTGGATCGTTTCGTGAACATTGCCAACGGTTGGCAAAATAAACGTTACCGTTTTGTTTTACACGCAGTACCTGATACAGGTAATTTACAATCTTCAATGCAGTATATCTATACCGGTTACAGTAACTCTACCGGTGTAGTGCAAGTTCAAAATGGTGGTTATGACTTTGATCCGAATATGCAGTTGTTCGTGAACAACCGTGTCACCATCAGTTCAATCATGCCGAATGAATTTAATACGAATGGTTTCTTTAACGTGCAAAATGCTTCCCACGTTATCCATCCTAAGATGATAGGTAATCAGGCCCGCCCGACATTCAACCCAACCAATATGGCACCAATTCAAGTACCAAGCACTATTCGTCCAATGGATTTAATGTACGCTTTGTCTTCTCAGGAAACTAGCCAGTTGAATGCTCAGTTCGTTGGCGATATGCGTAGTGCTATTTCAACCTCATTGTCTCGACGAACAAACCAATTACCGGCGACATACCTGCAGACCTCTCTTGATAGTCTATATCGCGCGGTGCAGCTTGAGGATCCTAACGGTGGTAATCACGGCGTTTATTCAGCAGCAGCAGCTGGTGCAGGGGCAAGTGAATTGAGCTTCTACGAAGATCCGCTGATCGGGAAGATCTCAATGGGCCGCACAGGTTATGTTGAAAACGGCTATGTGACATGGTACGAACTAAAAGATGTATTCCCTGAGATCACACAACAAGGAATTGTAAAAGTGATTAATACGGGTGAAACGAAGAAGTTGGATATTTATCAGTCTAACGCTGGCGATTTCCAACCGTGGTATCAACTTGATCCAATGGGTAGCGGGCAGGCGCGTGTTGATGAATCGATGGAAGCGATTGTTTCGACTTATCTGTTACAAACTTTACCAGCCATCATGTTACAGAGTTTGATGAGTCGTATCACGATCCGCGCAACCAACATGACACCTACTGGTCAGATTAGTGTTCAGGTAGATCCACCTGTGCCATTGTTTGGTGAATTACCGCAAGGATATATCCAGCAGACATTAGCCACATTTGTTCGTAATGCTGAGCTGTCTATTTTCCGTGATATGCCATTACAAGAAGGTATTCCGTTTAGCATCTCTGCGCATATCGATGCTTTTGGTGATTCGCATATTCAAATCTCTATCAATGGGCAACCGCCAGTACCGTACTGCTCACCAACATACGCCGACGCTTCGTTTACACCAATGGTCACAAGTAGTCAGAATGTTTTAAATAATATCGCAAGCGACGTTAAGTTCATGGCAAAGAACTTAGGTGTATTCGGTAATGGTCAAAATCAACCTTATCCACAATTTTAATCTGGAGTAAACAATGGAACCTGTAAATATTGTAACCGAACTGTACGGTCCTTTACTAAAAGCTTTAAACATCACGTATGATGAATCTGGGCAACTCTTTCTACAATACCCAGATAAACAAGTAGCACAATCAGTAAATAAACTCAACTTACTGATGCCGTTACCATCGGTGTTACACGGCGTTCCTGAGAACGCTTTAGTATTTCATCCAATGAGTGAAAACGTAGCACGTGGCGATAGTGCCATTCAGAATTATCTGAAAACCGTCGTGACATTTAAACTCAGTTTCTCTATTGCGTATATTGCACAAAAGCTTTATCAGATTGCTAGCGATAAATCGTTACATGATAAACTAACAGGGGATCAACTCACTATTCTTTCCATCTTACCTGATGCGGATAAGAAAGGTGAGAATAACCTGGGGCGTATTTTGGATGCAATCGACATGAAGCATGTTCGGGTTGTTAATGTATTCAATAAACGTAGCGGTAAATTCGGTAGTTCTGTATTCAATCGCGTATCTGTAATCACTTTCCCATTATTGATGGAAATGCTTAAGCCAGAAGGCACTGCATGGGCACATCGGGATGTTCGTAAACGTGACTCGAAAGACTTTAAAGCATTGTTCGATTACATTCTTCCGGATTGGGATGTCGAAGATACGTATTCTGCAGCATCTGATTCAATGGAAGCACCAGGCTTCCATGCATTAGCAACATCTTTTACCAAAGTGATGGAACCCCTAAACCGTATCACGAAAATCTACGGTTCTTTATTCGTAGATAAAGATGAAGAATCGGGTGAGATTATTAGCATGGCAGATTACGTGTCGGCAGATCTAGACTTTGTCCCACGTTTATCAAATCTCAGTAAATATCGAAACATTGTCCCAGTAATGATCGGAAACGACGGCGAAGCGCTCGCGGGAACACAGAAGGAAGAAGTCGTGCAAAACCCTCGTTCAATTGCTCCTGGTATGGCAGCTACTTTAGAAGCAACAAACAATACAGCAAATGTACCCCAGTTGCAAAGCCCACAACCACAACCAGTGGTCCAGCAAGGTTATCAAACACCCCCTCAGCAACAACCAATGGCTCAGATGCCAATGAACTCACAACCAGCTCCAGGTTATGTGCAGCAGCAACAAAACCAAGCACAACCGCCAGCTCCAGGGGTGGCTGGTTTCGGTACGTACGACTCTCGGACAGCTCAGGCACGTCCGATGTTAAATCCGTACACAACTCCAGCCAATTATCAACAACAAGGATATCAAACTGGTGTATCCGGCGTAGCTGGATTTGGTAATTATCCCACTAATGGTAATGGGTTTCAACAACCAATGATCAATCAAGGGTACGTGCAACCACAACAGCAACAGCAACCTACGGTTTTCGATCAATGGAATCGTACAGCAGCGCAGATGAATCAACAAAATCAGATGATGACTGCGCAAGTAAACCCGTATACACAACCAACATCACCACAACAGCAAATGATGAACCAATACGGCGGACAACAGAACAACCAAATGTTACCACCAGGGCATCAGGTCGTTGTTGGGCAGAACGGTCAGCAGTTGTTAGTAAATCAAATGGGTCAAGTTGTACAGGTGTTAAGTCAACCAATGCAGCAAATGGGTTGGAATAACCAAATGCAAAATCAAGGCATGTATCAACAAAACCCATATGTCCAACAACAGCAAGTTGGATTTAAGGTTACACGCTAAGTAATACATGCCACTTATTTCGATAGGTGGCATAAATAAAGACACACCCAACGGCGTGTCTTTATTTTTTATCCCATTGAGAGTTGGTTGTTAGAAGACCAGATTTGCTGGAGCTGATCTATCTCATCTAGAGGTGGAACAACGATCTGCGTCATTTCTTCTTTGTAACTATAAGGGGAAGTCAAACCATTCACTCGAAGAATAGTCCAATGGTATTGTGTCGGTATGCCTAAATATATTAGAACCCCATAAAAATCACTTGCAAACTGAACTGCGGTAGCTGGCTCGATCGGTCTAACTACTGCATTAACATGTGTTGCTAAAAGCGGAATATGGTGTTCTAGCATTGTTTTAAAATCGTCCCGATAAAAAACCTCAGGACCTTCTGAAGGGATTCGTTCAGACAATCTTTGACCGCGTGCCATTTTATTTAATCCTGATTTAAATACACAATATTAACATGAACCGTGGTATATAAAGGAAACTTTTATTCATGTTTGAATCTACACATAATACCCTTAGACCTGAGTTCCTTCAGGTACATGCGTTACAGCCTTTTGTAGGTAGTATCTCTGCTTCACGTGGGGATATGTTTGCTTCAGAAATTGGTCAAGCACCGCCTTTGAAAGGTGCTGAAATTCGACGTATCCAGACTGGAATGGAACGTGAATTCGGGCGCTATACCTCAATGATCAAAATGCCTAAGGATGCTGTCATCCGTAAGGTGATTCATAAGCGCACACCCAAAGGGTTAATTGGGGGTAATGGTGTTGTTACAGGTACCTTAGTTATCTATCGCGATATTGATGGGGTATTTGGATCAATCTATATTCCAGTAAATTCTTTAAATCATCAAAAATTAGGATTCGATTTTCACCGAACACAGAAACTTCGCGGTATGCAAGCAGGACAACATATCGCAGGCGGTACAGTATTAGCCAGATCCCCAAGTATAGACGACGCAGGTAACTACCGTTATGGGTTAAACGGTAAAGTTGCCTTCATGAGTATCCCTGAAGTCATTCAGGATGGTGCCGTTATCTCTGAGAGTTTTGCTAAGAAGGCAGAATTTAAAGGATATGGTACTCATGTATTGTCCATCGGGGAAAATACCGTAGGGTTAAATTTATTTGGCGATGAAAACGAATATAAGCTATTTCCTGATGTTGGGGATTTTGTTAAACCTTCTGGTTTAATCTTCGGTACTCGTGAAATAGATGAAAGTCTAGCCCCAGTACAACTCTCTCGTTGGGGTTTACGTGTGGAAGAAGAGACTGATCGTAGAACGTATGTTGAGCGTAATGCTCAAGTTATCGATATTGACATCGTACGAAATCATTCTGTAAAACCAACACTACCTACGGGTACTGATGCACAATGCCACCGCTACTGGGAAATGTCCAAAGAGTACTACCGTGACATCATTACTGAGTACAACAAGATCTGTTCGGAATTAGGAAATAAGAATCCTCCGATCACTGGTCCTTTTCAAGAACTCATGGTAACTGCGTATTCGCGTACGTATGATGGTTCCCGTGGGGGTGGTAACTTAGGTCTTGTGGTAAATGGTAATCCTTTAAATGAATGGACTGTAACTGTCACTGTACGTTACGATCTACTTCCGACAGTATCTTACAAAATGGCAGACGATAGCGGCGGTAAGGCGGTTATTGTAAATGTCTGGCCTGATGAAAAAATGCCTATCGATAAAGATGGTAATCGTGCTGATGTAATCATGGATGCGGGTTCTATTGTTAACCGATTAAACCCGAGTCGAATGTATGAACAATACATTACAGCGGTGATGATGCGCTTAACCAAAGAGATTCGTGAGTTGGCGGGTAGTGGGAACATGACCCAGGCTACAGCTCGACTCATGGGGTTCTATAAGCTCATGTCTCCGCGAATGTACGATATGGTTCAGAAAGTGAACATTGATCGGCATATGAACGAAGTGGTTCGTGATGGGATTTATCTCTGGTTACCTACGGATAATGAAGTTTATTATCCTAGAGCCATGGAAAAACTACGTGAACATTATCCACCTTGTTTCGATACTGTTACATACATCTCTTCTAATGGAAAACATTGTTCTACTGAACAACCGGTATTGATTGGTGAACAGTATTTTATCTTCTTAGAAAAGATCGGTGATGACTACTCAGCTGTAAGCTCCCCTGTAATGCAGGCTCAAGGCATTCCGGGTAAACTTACACGTGGTGATAAGCACGCTTCACCTGGACGTCCACAAGCGATTCGTGCGTTGGGTGAAACAGAGGATCGTATTGTAGCCTCTTTGGTTGACCCAGATGCACCGGTAGATATGTTGGATATGTCTAACTCACCACCAACCCACAAGCATGTCGTCAACATGTTATTGAAAGCCCCACAACCTACAAACATTCAGAACATTCTGGATCGTAAGGTTATTCCACGTGGTAATAACCGCGTAACGCAACACATGGCAAACCATCTAATGGCATCTGGTTTTGAATTCGTTCAACGACCAGTAGAGGATTAAAATGTTTGTACTAGACGGTAAGTATAATGCGCGGGATTTAATCCAGATCCCGCTGGAAGAATTCACAGTAGGGTTACCAGATGTGGATGGGTTCTGGGTGGTTTGCGATGATGGGGAAATATATTCCACCACACGTGAAATGATCTATACCCGTTTTCTCTGGGAACTCTATGCGCAGTTCCCTATATCTGTTATCAAAATGGAACATCATTTGTCCGACCAGGATGAATTTGTTCCGAGTACACCTGACAAGATCATGAACTCGATCTTCTGGGACTGTTTTACATTGTGCAAAGCGAAAGGTCTAGCGTTCGATACAACGGTGATCACTCATCGAATGTACACGATTGCAGATCAGTTGTTTGAGTTCTATCGCGATTTGCCAGAAATGGTCATGTCCATTAATATCATGGACTATATTGATATCATGCACGATGAAGATATTCATAAAGCTTTGGTGGACATCCATTCTAAGGAACGGGTTATCCCTGCCGATATCAGTCGTGTCTATAAGGTAATTAACACCACCATGGAAAATAAGGAGAGTATTGAGGATTCTCCTTTGGTAGTTGCTCATCGTTCTAGATCGATTAAACCTGCTCAGTTTAATAAGTGTATCGGGCCAAACGGTTTCATCACTGATGTGGATTCCCACATGTTCCGCCATCCAGTATTGGACAGCTTCGTATCTCGTCTGACGCAGCCGGAAGATTTATTAATGGAATCTCGTACAGCTGCTATGTCGATCTTCTATCAATCCAAAGCAATGCAGGATTCGGAGTACTTAACTCGACAACTCCAATTGGAATGTGAAGTAATCTGGCGTGTACACGTGGGAATGGATTGTGGGTCTAAGGAGTATTTGCCGCTCTATGTCCCTGAGGGTAAGAAACCAACAGACCTTAGTGGTAAGTGGTATTTGGATCCGAATGATGATACTGAAAAACTCATCCCAGTAGATGATCGTAACATACGTGGTACGTTCATTAACGTGCGTTCATCTGCTTTTTGTAAGTTGGGTGATCGGTACGGTGTTTGTGAACGCTGCTACGGGTTATTGACTGATTCGATAATGCCTGGTGATAATATTGGACATATCGCTGCAACGGTCATGCAGAAGAAAGTGACACAGAACATTCTATCTAATAAACACTTGGTAGGTTCTGCTTCTGTAGAACCATTTGTCTTTAGAGGTGAGGATTTAGACTATTTAGAGAATATGAAAGATTCTTCTAAGTTCTTACTAAGTCAACGTCTGAAAGGAATAAATGGGAAGTTGGAGATCATCTTCAGAGAGAAAGAGGCATCTAAGATTCAGGAGATCTTCTTCCTAGATGATATCGATACCCTTAGTCCGATGCGTTTAACTTCTCTGACTTCGGTACGTTTCATTATCACACGTGCCGATACGATCGTTCGCCACTACGAAATTGGTACCAGTACTGAATCGCGTAGAGCGTACTTTACAGCTGAGTTCCTAACCTACATGCGTTCACGTAAAAACAAAGTGGATAGTGATGGGAATTATATCGTTGACTTATCTGATTGGAACTTCAAAAATCCGATCATGGATATGCCAATGGTACAGTATAGTACGCCGGCACACATGCAGGAAATTAAACGTGTATTAACATCTTCTGGTGAAGGTACACTGTCCGCATGTAAAACCCCAGCAGAGGCAATCAATAAGCTCTGGCATTTGGTTCGTTCTCGTTTAGATGTGAATATAGCCCACATTGAATTATTAGTAGTAGCTGCTATGGCTGAAGATCCGAAGAATAACGATTATCGTATTCCAAGAGATAAGACCAAAGGCAAGCTAGTACCTTATAATGATATTATGGCTAGTCGTGACAGCGCTTTAGCAATGGCTTATGAAAACCATTACTCATCATTCTTCTCGAAGATTGATACGTATATCATCAAGCATCGAATGGTTCACCCATTCAATAAATTGCTAAGGGGTTAAGCGATATCGGATTTAAAAGGGCAGTCAAATGTTAATAACCTCCTATACTCACTTCTTTACTGTCACTGGTCACGATGGGTGGCAGTATAAAGCAATCAAAGAGTTTGCCTTTCGTTTGGCAGATTATGATTACCGTGGTGTGTATAAGGCTCGGGCGTTTGGGCAGAAACCCCCAGCGCCCACGCTGAAGAAAATATACGCTGCTTTTACGGACAACAAAAGAGAGTGGAGATTCCACATCCACTCTCTGGCGGAGTTCAAAACTTTAATGGATAGTCGTGGACTTACCTACGACGAAGAGAATGCCGAGCTATACAAATTCACCCCGGTGGATTTGAAGCTCATGCCTGGCTTCGTAGCTCGTGAGAATCAGATTCCCTTGATTGACTATATGGTCGATAAAGGGGTGACGAAGATCCTAAACCTTCAAACCGGTCAAGGGAAAGCAAGTATCAACTCAGAGTTGGTATTGACCCCGACTGGATGGAAGCGAATGGGTGACATGCAGGTGGGTGATAAGGTCATTTGTCCAGATGGAACGGTGTCTAATGTAATAGGTGTTTATCCTCAAGGAGAAACTGATGTTTATAATGTTAGTTTCTACGATGGTCGAACGATTAAATGTTGTCCGCAACATTTATGGAAAGTCTATTACGTGAACACAGTACCTCATCGCAGATGGAGAGTCGTTGATACTCTAGAGGTGAAACGGCTGATTTCGATGCCTAATCCACGAGTATACGTTCCTCTTATAGAGCAACCATTCGTAGGTTTCCATAACGGTGATCTCCCACTAGATCCATACCTAGTGGGTGTATTATTAGGTGACGGCGCAATAACGACCGGTAGTATTTCGATTTGTAAGTTAGACATCGAGGTTATTGAGAGGTGTCGAAAACCACTTGAGGATCTAGGGTATTACTTACAGCGCGATGATTCTCGCAATGCTTACGCTATTAGGGCGAACCGAGACACACTACCACGGGGTAATAACCCACTATTGAATATACTTAAGGAATTAGGTATGCATGGATGTAGAGCTTGGGAGAAGGTTATTCCTGAGGTTTACATGAATGCCCCGTACGAAGCTCGCTTAGCGCTTATACAAGGTTTGATGGATACCGATGGTTATGTCGGTAAAAGTGGTGAGATGGCATTTACCACAACATCGCAAATAATGGCTGACCAATTTCGTTATCTGGCACATAGTCTTGGTGATATCTGCACTATGGTTCCGAAGAAGAAGAACTTTACGTATAAGGGTGAAACTAGGGCTGGTAGAATGTCATGGAATATTCTAGTTCGTTCTCAGAAACCTTCCCAATATTTCAGTCTTCCTCGGAAAGCTGAAAGAATCAACGATGATAACCAATACTCGAAAGATTTGAAGTTAAATATTCGTTCGGTTGAATTGGTGGGTAGAGATCAGACCACCTGTATCGCTATTGATCACCCTGAACACCTGTATGTTACTACGAACTTTGTTGTAACCCACAACACATTTTGTGCTTTATCCGCCGCTTGTCGCATTGGTGGGAAGATCCTAGTGAGTATTGAAGCTCGATTCTTTAACCTTTGGTCAGAAGCTTTTGATGGTAAGAAGAAAGTTGTTGATATAGATCCTTCGAAAGAAGTGGTTTACATCCAGGGCTCTAAAGACCTGAAGAAAGCCATGCAGATGGTGGAAGCAGGGTTACTCGATGACGTTAAGGTGTTTATCTGTTCATCTAGAACTTTAATTAACTTCATTGAAGCGTATGAAAAGTTTAATGGTGAATTAGATGGGGTTTACCCATGTAGTCCACATGAGCTGTATGAGCTCTTTGATATTGGTTCACGTATTAAGGATGAGGTTCACTTATCGTTGTGGGCGAATTTCAAAGAGGAGCTCTATCTACACGTAGGTAAATCATTTAGCTTGTCCGCTACGTTGGAAGATGGTACTTTCCTTGACAGAGTTTTAGCGGTGATGTTCCCGAAAGAGATTCGTTCTCCTGAAGTGGAATATCTGAAATACATCGATGTTTACTCATTGATGTACGCGCTTGAAAAGCCTGATCAGGTAAAGACATCACATCGCGGTAGTACCGATTACAGTCACAATGCTTACGAGGATTATATCCTCAAGAATAGGAAGATGTTCGCAGCCTATTCTCAGATCATGGTGGACTGGTTACGGGAAGAGTACCTCAGTATTCGTAAGGATAAGCAACGGGCATGTATCTTTGTATCTTCAGTGGAAATGGCTACGGCTATATGGAAGGTATTAGAGAAGGCATATCCAAATGTTAGTTTTGCAAGATACGCAGCTTCGGCTGGGGATATCTACGATGAAGCGAAACAAGCGAATGTATTGATTACAACAGTGCAATCGTTTGGTACTGGTTTTGACTTAGAGGATTTGATTGCTTCTCTCATGACAACTAACCTTAGAAGTCAAAAAACCAATCTGCAAGTCTTAGGGCGATTACGGGTATTGAAAAACTACCCTGGTCAAACCCCTAAGTTCTATTACTTAATCTGTTCTGATATCCGTAAGCATATGGCTTATCATGAAGAGAAGAAGTTACAATTTAACGGCAAGGTGAAATCACACCAAAACCGTTTCTTAAGAATCACGGTATAACGCGAAGGGGAGAAATCCCCTTCCGTTTTACTTATGCTTTATCCAATATAGGAAATATTTAAATGTTAAAATCAGTAAAAGAAATCAATGGCGTATTCGAAGGTATTGATAAAGAAGGTCGTTATGTATTTATTGAACGGTCTATCTCTTTCTTGTTTCAAGCCGCAGCGTCGGATAAACGCGTAACGTACAAACCCTTATATTACCGCCAAGCAGATATCTTAGAAGAAATAGAAGATTATCTCCGAGGTCGTGATTGCGATCTAGAGATCATAGAGACAATTGTAATCCGTTTTGGATGGATGGATAAGACTTTAAGTAAACTCAGCTTTATGAGCCTCACACAACTCATGGCACGTATCCGTACAAAGGCTGCGAACAGTACAGAGAAACGAAAACTTGTTGCAATCTGTAAACAGCTGGGTCTATCTTTAACAAATGTAGCTAAATAAATATCTGGAGAGAAAGAATGTCAAAGTTATTAGGTGGAATGGTGATTGTGGCCGAAGGTGGTTTTGTTGCCACTATGTCATTTATGAAGGAAATTCAATTGCGTGGAATTGAACATGATCTTAAAGGTTGGTGGTGGAGTTCTGATAAAGGACTGATCCAAGACCCTGAAGACTCCGATGAAATTGTGGTGAAAGCACAAACCATGTACGATGCATTAACGGGTAAACCGGTGTATGTAAATGGGGTGCGAATGTTCCAATCACATACACCTCAAGAAATACGTCAGTTACTGGGCGTTAATCGTGTGGATCTTTTACAGTTGGGAGAACCTCCGATAAAAAAGATTGAACAGCCAGAGGAGATAGAGTTCCCTCCTTTGGTTAACGAAGGGTCTTATAATTACGAAACAGCATTTACCTTTACCACCACGTATACTTCAGGAAAGCGCGGCTGTGTCTCGGTTTTGGGTAATTATATCTATCCTTGTTATTTTCGTTCTAGTATTGATGGTTGTATGGGTGAATAAATAATGTTAAAACGTGAAAAGGTACTTTTAGCTAGACATAAAGCGGTAGAGGTCACTTCGGAAGTGATCGATATGATCTGTCAGCGTGGGGAAGTTTCCACGAAAAAGATCGTGGTCACTTCAGTCAATGGTGAAACTCATACTTTGCGTCCAAAGAAAAGTGACACTTATGAGGTTATCAAACAATGGTTGGAACCTTTGATTGCGGATGCAGTAATGTTGGAAGACTACACTGGCAATGAACGACCCGAGCACGTAAAAGATTCTTTTCATCGCTTAGGGGGTCTGGAAGATCTTTGGACTCTGTTTCTTATCTTTGATAATGGCGACATCATTTGACCTTTAGAGAAAGACCTTCGGGTCTTTCTCTCTTAACCTTTAGATATTTTTCTTTTGAATTCTTATGAGTAAGGGAAAGGATGTCTTTATGGATAACGATAACAAAGCGGAAGATTATACCGATGAGTTGAGTGATGAAGTGATCCGCATTTATGTGCGTGAAAATAGAGTTAGAAATCTTTTCTTTTTATTATTGACAAAGTTATTTAAATAAACCATAATGCACTTAGAGCTTACGGGCTCTAAGTGCATGTGAAAAATCTCATTTAAAAATATTTCACTTACACATTACCATTATGAATAGGAAAACGAATCCTATTTAATAAACCTTTTTATATCCCATTTAGGAAATATCATTATGAAAAACTTATTCAACAAAGCAATCAATACTATCTCTAACGTAGCTGAATTACGTAAAGTTGATGCCGAACTCTGTGCAGAAGGATTATTAAACGTATGTAAAGGTAATAAATCTTTAGCGACCGCTACCTACGTTAGCATGGTGGCTATTCAAACAGCATCAAACGTATTGGTTTCTCGAGCGTTGAAAAAAACGCGGCTATAAGAAAACCGCACAAATTCTAGACACATTAATTCTAACTGGATCAATGATTCAGATCGATGTACATGTAAATACAATCAAATCGATTTACGCTGACAAATAAAAATGAAATTTATACTTGACAGTTTCGGCTGTCAAGTATACCATTAACACACAACCCAAACTCTTTAAGGAAACACATCATGAAAAATTTATTAAATATCATCGCTACTACAGTTAATGTTGTTGTTGAATCTGACAAAGCAACTGGCGAAATGATTTTGCAGTCATGCAAAGGAAATAAAGCTGCAGCGCTAACAATTACTACTACGACGATTGTAGCGTCTACCGCATTTAATTACTGGTGTGCTAACATGTTAGTAAAACGCGGATACACGAAAACAGGGAATGTTTTAAGAAAGACCACCTCTTTCGGAATGGGTATTAACGCCCCACGTTATGCGACTATACTTAAAGCAATTGTAGAGGCTTAATCATACCGAATAGGAAACCTAGGTTTCCTATTCTTCTTACGTAACAAACTATTTAAACTCACTTTAAGGAATTCATCATGAATACTCAAAACACTCAAAACCAAACTGAAAACACAGCTCAAGAGCCAGAAACAGTTTTTGTACCAAAATCAACCAAGACAGTTATTGCAGCAAAGATCGCAGGTATTGTGATCGCTGTCGTAAGTGCGGCTGCTGCTGGATTTGTTGCTGCATCGAAATTCAAACAGCAATAACATAACTTAATGATTAGATCTCTAGAGATCTAATCATTTTATCATATATTAAATAACCAAACCCTTTAAGGAAATTAACATGATTACTACTATCAAAAACCCAATGGGATCAGAAACAATAACAGCTTGGGAATCTTCCGAGACATTATATCAACACCTTTTAAAAGTAAGCATCGGTACTGGCGGTTATATTCGAATTACTCTCCCTACAGAAGAAGTTGTTGATCTCCACTTTATCTGTAACGATAATTATGGCCCAGAGTTTACAGATGTTAACTTATCTGGTGAATTCCAACAAATGGTTATCGATAGTTGCGGATTTGATACGGCAGAATTACTTTGTGGTGAATACTTTGTACACCACACATTTGGAGATGGGTTAAACCCATAAAGCATAGACTAGAGCCCTAGGGCTCTAGTCTATTTATTCAATTATTTTTTTTTGTTTAAGCTCGGTATTTCGAACCGCCAGCGAGTTGTTCCATTGCCAAGGTATGCGGATCCTTAGCACCGCCCATATTAGCTTGATCTAACATGGCTTGTTTTTGACGCTCCGCTTCTGCTTCACGCTCTTGGAACTGTAGTCTTAAATCGCCAAGGAGTTGCTCTAGAATGAATGTTGGTAAATTAATCCATTCAAGAAAACTCATCCCAGTATTATCTTTTACTTTAAAGGACATGTATTCCACTAAACGTCTTCGATATCCTGAGAACTCACTTAACCCTTCACGACTATTCATACTGACCATCGACAATGGGCGGTTGAAGTTATTCACTTCTTTGCGCTCATAGTTCTCCAGATACATCTTATCTGATAAACCATACACATTGTCGTAGAAAGCCTGCATGAAGTAAGCGACCTCCCAACCATTATTACATCTACCTACTTTAGCGGCAAACTCAAATAATAAATTGAGAGTATCTGTATTCTTACCAAAACGCTGTCTAGTCACATGGCCCATCTCTGGGTCATTATCTAGAAGCTTCCCACCTTTTACAAACGGGATGCTAGTCTGCGGTCCTTTAATTCGAAAAAAAGTTTTTCGATGTCCAAAGGAATAAGCTCTGGATGTTCTTCAGATACGGTCGTAGCCTGATCCGTTTCACATTTAGGGCATGCGTAGTTCGGAATAGCAATAATGGCGACTGTTGATTTCTCAATGAACTTCTGAATTTCAGCGAAAATCTGATCAACAACTTCATCATCGCCACGTGTAAGTTGAGTTAAGTTATATTCGATATCTTCAACATTTTTGTTGTCGACATAACTACCATTTTCAAAGGTAATTTTCTTAACCCAAGAAACATATTCCCGCAGAGAAGACATTTCAATAACTCGACGCATGTACGCCAGTCGACGCATTGGATCTGGATCATCTGTTTGAAGGATATCTTCCACAGCACGGCCAGCTTCTAATGCCCAACGTTTACCCGCTTCGATATGCTCGTGAATAGTTGGCACTGTTAATTCCAGTGTCATCTTAGCGCCATTGACAATAACATCGAATGAATGTTCACGAATGTTCGCTGCTTCTTTTGCGTACGTCTCCAAATCGTTTAGAGAGTGTTTATGGCGTACCGCGGACAACTGCTTTTGTTGATCGGTTGTAAGTTTTGAACGATTCATCCAGAAGATGCGTTGAATATTCAAATTCACACGTTCAACATGTTTACAGTTTAATGGACCAGAGGCACATGGTAAATCTAATGGGTATCCGTTAGGATAGAGTGTCTGTGCAACACCCCAATAAATCACTGGTAAATCAGTAATCGGAATCAGTTTTGCTAACTCCATAGATGGATCATCCCACCCAAGAAGATTCGCATCTGTAACCGATTCCATGGCGAAATTGAATAAACGCTCTGAGATACCAAACTGTGAACATTGGAAAATCATTCCCGCTGTATCATGTCCGATTTTAACACGTTCTTCAGCCATCTTTAAATCAAGGTTAAGAAGTTCAACGTCACCGCGCGCACTAAACTCCATGTTGATACCGGTATGTGGTAAAGGAATGCTCGTAGTAATACCGTTACCTAATACAGAACCAATTTGAGCACGTGCTGCTTTACCTGTTAAGCGACGACCACCTTGTTTACCGATATCTGGTCGACGAGCACCAATCGCAATTGAATTTTTATCGTCACGAATTTGTTGTAAGATCGAATCATTTGGTGTTTCTTCATCACCCAACCAACCTTCAAAGAATCCACGATCTTTAATTTCGGATTGACCTAATGAGAAAGTTCCAGCATAGAAGAAGCGTGCCATGAACTCCTGCAAAGCTTCATCTTTACTCATGTCTTCAGTGAGTAGTGTCCAAGCTTCTGATTCGGCACCTTCACGCAAAAACTTGAATGGTTTTGCCAGTAAGAGTAAAGGTTCGCGTTTATCTTTACTCTTAGTAGTTTCATCAATAACCGAATAGACATCAAACACTTTCTTAACACGCATGTTAGGCTCTGCCTCAGTGCGTGGAAGTTTCACTTCAGGAATATCGATAATGTCTTCTTTCGTATCTTCCTGCGGTTTTTCTGGTGGAACATCACCGGGTACAGTCTCCAGGAGGGGTACCGTTTCGGGTTCCGGCGGTGTTACCTCCACACCATCTTCATCTAACATTGGAAGTTCTTGTTCGTTATTAGACATTTGTTTCACCTTGTTCGTTCGTAAGTAATTTTAGTGCGTTTACCATGTTGAGCATGTCTTTTACGTCAACACGATTGGCTTCTGGTAAAGCCTTATTCAGAACATCTATTGCTTCCAATAGCGGTCCATGAATTTGAGAAGTGAAATCAATAGCCCAGGCTTCTGATTCAGATTGAATTTCAAGAATCTGAGATACTGTCTTGAGTTGATTGACTTCAGACAATCCGCCGAAGTTCACTTTATATGCGTGGTCTAGAAAGTCGGCTGCTCTATTAAGAAGATTTTCAATGCGTGTGGCGAGAGTTGGTTCTGCAAGCAGAATCTGTTTTCCACATTCAACCAACTTTTTAGCATCAAGAAGTTTTGGGTCGATTTCACCACGTTCGATCATAGGGCGAACATTGAAAATCGGCGGAGCTTGTGTAAGGATTTGCTGTTGACCTTTAACGGTTAAAACAGTTTGAGCGAGTTTGTTTAAGAGAGAGCGGTATTTGTCTTGAGAGATATGCCCGCCTTTGGCTTTTTGGATCGCCTGTGTACGGCGTTTGTTACGCCCTTTTGTTTGGTGCTTATAAGCCATAACTAACCTTATCAAAAATGAGAGGGAAATGCATTCATATGAATGCGAGACCCAGTAATTAAATACTAGACGGATATATGACCATGCAACCTACAGACACTCAGAATGTCGCGACTATTGAACCGATAGAGCGATTTCTAACTGCCACCATCTGTGTGGATAAACTTGCACTATATCAACCCATCATCGACTTATTAAAAGAAAGAGAAGTCTTTAGTGTTTTAGATTCTTTAACCGCTTTGGTTGACAAAATGTCAGATCAAACATCAGCCGATATTTTGGATGAATTAAATGACGTTTTAATTAAGTACTTAAAGCAACTCATTGCCGAATTCGACATTATTTGTAGCAGTCAGGACATAGTATTCTTAAAAGAGCTTTACGAAGTAATTAGTCTACTCGATAGTTTTGATCAGCATGAAGTGATTATGAATATCTGCAGTAATGATCAGGAAACTTTGCCAAAACTATATAGCCTTATTTCTATCATAGTCGATATGGACGAGATGGAGTTCTATGATCGTGTGCAAGTTGTACCTTTGATGTTCTTTGATCGCCTCCACGAAATACACTCTGTGGGGTTAACCGCGAAGAACGCATTAATTGCTGATGATTTCCCTGAAGAAAATATCGAACTGATTCGTAAAATTGCTGAACGTAACCCACAGCTTACAGTGATTAATTTGATTCGTGAACAATACTTAGTCAAAGGGATGAATGCCCAGCAACTAACAAATATGATTACCGAACATTTCCACACACTCAATCTCAAAGATCATAAGCGTGTGGCGCTAGAGCTTATTTCGCTCTATTTGCTCACAGGGCAAAGAAATGTTGAATTAGTTAAAACTATACAGACACAACTCGAACAGCTCGTAGAAGACATTAACGAAGCGCATGGGGTGTATTCCGTACTGCAGGCTACTCTGAGTGAGGTTAATAGCTATGACTAGATTAGATTACTTCCTCAAAGCGATGAACGCAGGGGCTTACAAAAGCTATGCTTGGGTAGTAGGGGCTTTCTGTGTTCAGAAAGATCGTCCTTTATTACAGGACGCCACGTATGACTATCAAATTATCTTTGATCATACCGACACCGATCATCTATACGCTGCTATTCCTGATGAGACGGGAAATAGATCACCTGTACGATTAGATGATACCAAACGAGGGATTGCTCCTTTTGATGCTAAGGAGATTATTAATCTTCCTGCAAACGCGTTACCTTTGAAAAACCCCGCGTGTAGTAGTACGTACGGTATTGTCTTAGGGAATATGTTTCTTCTTTATTATCCTTTTAAAGATAAGTTCCAATTCATTAACGATGTAATTCCAGGAAGTTTCGAAGATACCTTGGCTTCACTATTAACTGATGATGTGAAAGTCGGCGAAGAGGAAGACCCTCAGAAAGTCTATGTGCGCGAATATTTACTTTACGGTGAGGCATGCGGTGCATTGGCGGGCTTTGCATTTATATTTGCGTCCAGTGGTTCTCCTAAAGCGTTAACCGTAGATCCATCTGTAATTAAGCTTCGTGATAAGTTGATTAAAGAAAACGCGCATCAGCTTCATGATATTAAGGTTCAGGCGGAGATTGAGAAACAGGTGGTTGCTGCCGATAAGGCATCATTTGCCAACGATCCTGCACGTGACTTCTTGATCACGGGTAAATCTTTTAACCCAACCCGTAAGAAACAATTAACCATGATCGGTGGTTCTGCAGGTTTTGGTACAGATGGCGAAGCAACCTTTATTGCCACATCGTTGCGTGATAAATGGAAGATCAAAGATATTCCATCCCATGTGAATGATGCTCGTGCCGGTTCTTACTTCCGTGGTAAAGAAACCCAGTTTGGTGGTGCTGACGTAAAAGTCGCTTACCGTATGGCAATGAACTCTAGAATTGCAAAAGAGTTCTGCGGTACAACTGTAGGTAAACGTATTACGGTCAATGGATACAATGTTAAACGACTGGTCGGTTTATACGCAGTAACGCCAAGCGGTCCAAAAGAAATTACTAAAGAAAATGTGGGAACACTGAATGGTAAAACCATCATGTACTATTCCCCACAATACTGCCAGGTAGATGGTTCTTCTTACTGTGCAACATGTATCGGTAAAGTTTATAGTCGCCTACCAAACGGTATCCCTTCTGTTGTTGCCAACATTGGTGACGTTTATATGTATGATAAGATGAAGCGTATGCACGGTAAAGCCCTTGCTACTGTAACGCTTAACCTTCAAGCTATTGCCTATTAGGAGTTTTTCAAATGGCTAATAAACCACGCACAACAACTACACGTACCGCAGCAGCTAAAGCTAAAGCAGCAGCGGCTGAATCCGCAAAAGCAGTTGTAGAAGCTGTAGAGACTCCCGTGACTACTGAAACGGAGCAACCAACACCAACAGTACCTGCTGAAGATAAAACAGAAGTACCTGCGGTTCAAAATGAAGAAGCTCCGGAACAAGAAAACCCACCATCAGAACCTGAACCACAACCAGAACCGAAGGTTGAAGAACCAGTAACGGAAACTAAAGTTCAGACAGTTGCTGAATTGGAAGCAACCGATCAGGTCATTGCTAAAGTGGAGCAGGTTGTTGTACCGGGAATTACACTTGTAGGTAAAGCTACAGATGTACTTACTCCAAATGTTCGCAATGAAACTCTAGAAGGTTTCATTAAGTCTAAATATAAATTAGATCCAGAACAATACACCCCTACACTGAAACGTACAATTCGTGGCTTTGAACAATACCACAAAAACATGAATGCTCGTTGTCCAGTGACTTTAGAAGAAGCAGCTAAACATCAAATGGCTTGGTATCGTACAGTTACTGGCGCATTAGATAGTCAGGTTGGTGATTCTACAATGTGTTTTGATGTGATCTTACATTTAGCAAATCGCCACTCCGATGATCTTTTCACTGATCGTTTAGCGTGCCGTGCCTTTAACTTATTGAATGACGGTATTCGTGATCAGTTCAATTTGTTCCAGACTATCATTGTCAATGCTGCAAACCCTCGTAAACGTTCTACATATTTCTCGAAGTCTATCAGTCTTCCTGGAATTGAACGCACGGTAACTTCGCAGAATCAACGTACTAATTTGCTCGCTTATATTTCACAAGCAATCTAAACAACATACATGATCCTCTTACTCCTTTCGGGGAGTAAGAGGATTTATGTCACCAAAATAAAATGACGGCATAAGTGGAGGGGTCGAAACCCCTCCAAATTAAGAATTATGGATTTTCAGCGTACAGTCTCAATTAAAATTATTTCAGATACACATTACCTAAGTGAATAGGGAATGTGCTCTATTTGTTTAAATTAATGCTCGAACATTAATTTAAACTAATTTTAATTTCTTTACGAGATTACCTAATGAAACTGTATTCTAACCTTCAATCTAAAACCCTTAAAACTTATACAGAACAAGATAAACAAATCGCTTGGGATGACCTAAATTTCTATGTTCTTAGAAATACGCATTTCAACCATACGTTGAAAATACCTATTAATCGGGATGGTAAAATTACATGCTATCCTGATGAGATAGCATCTTTCAAACCGCTCGTGCTAGCACAAGAAGTCGATGTCTTCGGAGCACCGCCGAATGAGTCTACAATTATAAAACGGAAAGCTAAGGAAGCATTAGATTGCATTCTTGGAAATATTTCCCTGAACCCGTTCTGCGTAGGCGGAACCCTACACTAATAAAAAAAGCCGAACCTACCTAAGGGTGGGTTTGGTTCCTACATAGTAATCTCATCTCGATCATTTTTTACATAACCATAGAGCATTAATTAATGGCAACTTTAAATAAAACCCCAATGACAACATATAACCTTACAGATGAAATTACACTTGATAAGGCCGTCGCTTTACCAAAAGAAATTCGACCGTTAGTACAATCAGCAGCTAGACGACAGGCAATACAACCACGGGCTAAGGCTAAATTGATTGCCACATTACTGACATCAGCTAATATCAACCCTAACGCAAATACAAGGTTGTATGTTGGCAAAGGGGACACCGCTATCTCTGGGTATACTATTTTTCAAACCGCATTACGCAAATTAGGGTATCAAGTCGTTACCCGCATCTAAACTTCACTACATAAGGAATCTTCATCATGTTAACCGCAATCAAGAAACTTTTTAACAAAACCTCTACTACACCTAAATACTACCCAGAACACCCATTGGTGAATGCCATTACCGGTGTATTACCACCAAACTGCGAACACATTGAATCAGACGATAAAGTGATTGACATGACCGATGCATTTATGCTCGCACGCTACCGTGTTGGTGATCAGTATTATCTACGTGTATGTTTTACGGGTGAGAAGCCAGAGTTAAAAACCGCACTTGCTTCTGAAGAAGTCATCGATCGAGACTATCAAAAACTAGAAAAATATATATCCTTAAAGTCATCAAAACAATATGACTGTAAATGATCTGGCTTTATCCTAACGACATAAGTAAATAGAGACTCCCTAGGGAGTCTCTATTCCAGTCTTCCTATTTATTTTTTTCTTTATGCCGCTTTCTTTTCTACAAAAGAACCTTCAATCGAATGATCCTTATCGAACTGCTCTAATAACTGCTCTGGAGTAGGGTAACCACCGTATCGAATCGCTAACTCTAAAGCGTTTGATTTACCCCCAGTTAAGGTAAGACCGAAGTAACGCTGTTCTTGCTCTTTGAAACCTTGAATGCGACATGTTTCAAATGCAGTTGTTGCCTTACTAATATTAAGAATGTCTTCTTCATTGGGGTAAGTACCTGAGATGTCTAAATCGGCTAAGTAGCGGTAGATCATGGTTCGGATATGCGGGGCATCCTTAAATAAGAACATCCCATTGTTGATGGTATAGCTTGGAAGTGTGACAATCCAATCTTTCATCCCAACAACATGTTTATCTAATTCATTCTTATCCAGAGATGGTGAGGTAGATGCAAATACTTGACCTCGCTCTAAATAGAAGAAATGTAGATCATCCACAATCTTACGTGGGTTTTTGTGATACACTGAGAAATCAGAAATACCAGCTAAGGCTGGGAATGCTCGCGAGATGTCACCTGTCTTAGCATCAAGATCTAAAAGACGTTGGTCATCGATAACGTTATAGACCATGTATTCTGGTTTATAATCGCGTTGCATTCTAAAATGCCAAACGTCACCGTCTTTCTCTACGTCCTCTAACTCTTTTAACTTTAACTTAGATTCCAGTTTATTAGAAGCTAGGATCGCATTTAAAGAGTAGGAAGGTTCATTACCAGCAGCTACCCGGATACGTTTATATAAGCACATCGAATCGATGAAGTAAAACGATGCAGGGCACGTACAACGATGCCAACGGTCAGCATGGTGAATCGACATAGATTTACCAGACTGCGTTTTCTTGATCGCAGGACCTTCTCGATATTCAAAGAAACGATAGGCTGGTGGAACTTTAGGATCTGAAAAAGTATCCGCTAAATCATAACCATATCGTTCCAACATTTCGACCATTTTCGGAATATCGAAGTTCATGTTCCAAATGTCGACAAAGTCTGGCTTCCATTCATGAGCTTTCTGAATAACGCGGTAGCATGCTTCACCTGGGTTATCCACGATTTCAATTACCCATTCAAGTTTATCGAAATCATCTTTAGCTAAACGCTGTGCTGCTTTAAAACAATCTTCAATGAAATTCGGATTACCATTTACAAACTTTTCCGTTACTGTGGAATATGTCTTCCCTTTATACGTAATGTTTGCAATGATCACTTCGTTTGTACCGTGCTCCACATCGGTCTCTGTATCGAGTGCAGCCACGTTATAAGACATCGTTTTACAATCAGTCCACTTCTTTTGATATTCGTGTTTAATTAAAGAAGTAGGAAGAATATCCGTACCGTATAGATACGGAGATTCTGATAAATCCCTCAGAGAGCCACGCGGTGAATAAATGTTGAGCGCGTTCATGATTTTCTTAGGGAGATTTAAGCGAGTAGATGAAAACTTCTGTAGTCGTTCAATTAACTCCGCTTCTTTTTGCTCTTGATGATTTTGGAAACCTTTGCGGGTAATATAGAAAGGCCATTCCTTATCTTTGATGATACGAATATTTGGAAACACCCGACCATCTTTTAAATGTACGTTTTCTTTTATAATGAGAGCATCGGTTCGTTCGTTTACATTTGATGCATATGTGGCAAATACACATTCTAACCCTTTAACATCGGCTTTAGTGATTTTCGACATGTCGATTACTTCGGACATTGTTGCCTCTTAACTATTAGGAATCTGGGAATCATAGCAAGCGGAACTCTATTATATTTTACTGCATCCATTATAGGGTAAACTGCTAATGCTATGTATAGTCAAGAAAACCAATGGTCACTAATATGAATAGAGTAGTTCCTTCTCTGGAATTTATGCCATATCAGCATGATGATTTCGGAAATCAGTTGGTTACTAAGGTTGAGTGGTTGCGCTTAGAAGGTACATATAGCTCTAAGGCAATTGATCAGTCTGGTATTGCTGAACTAATCAATAAACGTTTCGATTCCAACATTACTTTTAAGATATTTAGAAATAACAAATTCGACGCATACGTCACCTACCCTAGCCTCACCAGCAATCACCCGCTGGAACAGGTGTTTAGTAAAGCGTCTAATACAGCAGGGCGTCTATTGGTTGCCTTAGGTGAGGAAGGTAAATCCATTGGTAAGGTTGACTTAGTTAAATCTAAGCTTTCTGGTGTTTATAGTAAGATCCCCGCTACAGTCTGGATATCAGACACTATGTTTGGAGCAAGTGGACTCACCGCTAGAGAGATTGCTGCAGCGATCGCTCACGAGATTGGGCATTTTGTTACTTATTGTTATTTTCTTCGAAACACCACGATGGGTTCTTTCGTAACCACGCAGATTGCAGCCACAGCTGCCGGTGCTAAGTCCGATAAAGAGCGTGCGTTAATCTTTAGAGATGGTGCAAAAATCCTAGGTATTGATGATGTAGCAATCGAACCACTACTCCAACAAACAGCTGAACAGAATGCAGCCACACTACAGACACTTTTTATTCGTGATACACGAAATCTTCTTCGTAGTGAAACGGGTGCTTCGGTTTATGAAGCCAAATCATCAGAACAAATTGCTGATGGGTTTGCTGTCCGTTTTGGTTTTGGTAAAGACCTTGCGCTTGTACACTCCAAATTAGGTAATGGTGAAGTTTATCGCGTTTCGGGTTCTCGGCTGGCTGTTTTGAAAGCTGTTGCAGATGTGGGTGTTGGGGTGGCGAAGATCGCAACCTTAGGTAAGATCATGCCGCGCATTCAAGAATCGCTTCTGAAATATCCTAACGATTTAATTTCCCCGTATGATCGTGATGATCAACGCGTACGTTTAATCAAGCAAAGCCTAATTCAGCTAGTGAAAGAAGCTGATCCAAATAAGAAAGAATTTGTCGATAAATTAATCAGCGATATTGAATCTACTGAGAAGATTGAAAAGACAATGAAGTATCAGGAAAGCGTAAGCGCCTACCTACAGCAGAAGCTTATCCCTTTCTATGGAAAGCTACGCCGTGAACAGGAACTTCAGAAAACTGTTGAAGATCTGATTTACAATGACATGTTTGTCAATGCTGCAAAAATTAAAGCTCTTGGAGAGAAAGAATGAGTAACCCTTTATTGAAAATGGTTGAAGTATTGCGTGCACAATACAGTGAAAACCAAACTGACGAATTGACCACAGCAACTCAGATGGAATTAGCCGCAGCATTAGCGCTCATTATCCCGGTTCCAGCACAACCATTGGGTCGAGGTGCACAATCATGGGTTAACCATAATGTTTTTATCAACCGTATGTTAGATGAAGTAAATGAACTTTATCTATTGGACCTACCTAAGGTCAAAGACATGGTGAAGAAACTTTATGCTGCACGTTACAACTTCGTGCACGCCCCTACAGACACTTTAGCAGAAACCAACGCTTTAGTAAAATCGCTTGTAGCAAATACTGAAGATGCTGTGTTTGAAACTCGCGACCTTACCACCCAGGTAGTGCGCGGTTTGGCAGATGCTGCTTTGGAATTGCAAAAACAATATAGCGCTGAAGTAGCTACTGAAGAATAAAGGTGAATGGGATGGTCAATACCTCTAAGGGTCTGAGCATCCAGCGTAGTTTGAGCTTTCACACCGACAAGTTGAAAGCTCTCTGCGGTCAAGCTACAATTTCCAATGAAGATGATGCTTTGAAAATCAAACATCATGCTGGAATAATTGTGGAGTTGAGGGATGAGCAGATCACCGATTTTGTTGTACTGCTAAATACGTTATTTGGCAACTATATAAGAGAAGAAACCACCCGTGGCAATCTCGCAGCTCGCGAATGTGAAATGGTTGTTAGTAAGCGTTTGGACTTTAATGATAAGGTCTCCTACTTAGACGATCCTGAAGAAATTCTCCGCATGCGTGAACCTGTGATTCGTTCTTATACCGCCCTATTTCGTAAGGACGCACAACTAAGAACGCCTAGAATGAATGACTTCCAGAAATGTTTGGATTTTCCACTTCTAAAAGAGGATTTGGATCGATCTGAGTATGTATTGAAGATGCCTTTGTTCTTCTCGCTCTCCGATAACTTAAAACAATACGATCGTTTAAATAATTTATTACGTGTAATAAATGATGCGATCACTGTACAGAATGACAAGATTACAGAATTACTTGAACGCGCGCTTACGGTGTTGAGTCGGGGTGAACTGATCTCTATGGCGGAACGAATGGATCTTAGCAAAAGTAAATTCGTGACGATGGGGGTGACTATTGAACCTACTGTTCTCAATGTAATCAATAAATCATGGTACGGGAATAACTTATCATCAACCATCGACAATATGGTTGATGATATAAAGCAACTACTGCGAGAACCGGAATCGTTAATTGCTCGACGTGAAGAACTGGCTAAGGGTAGTTTTATAAACTGTCTAGAAATGTTAGCTACAGATGCATTTGCTGAGAATGTGAGAGAAACTCAGGTCATTGCTAAAACCTTGACCGATAAGGTTTCTTTAATATCATCACAAATGAGCCGTTTTTCTAATCGTCTGCAGAATATACCTCAGCGTGAAACGGATGGATATTACGGTGATGTGATCACCGATATTGCTCGTTTGATTTCTTGTTATTGTGGTGTATTGGTTCGGGTATTGGATTTCACCTATGAGTTTGCCGAGGGTCTAAAAATAGGAGTGGATAATCTACAACTACTATCGGGTTCTTTAAAGACACATCAAACCTGTGCTTATCGGTACGTTGAATTACGGAAGGATAAAAAATGGCTATAGAAGAAAACATCCTCTCTACAGAGGAACTCTCAGCGATTGACCCTTTCGCTTCCGTTTCGAATGAATCGGTTTTAGGGTTTCCTGAGATACAGACATATGCTGATGGAACTGTTCTTGAAGAGCATGCCGATGAAGGTACGTTGAAATCAGTGCACCACATGCTGACTAATCTAGATCAAGATCGTACGGTTACAGATCATGAAAAAGCATCCATCAAACAACCTGATGATGCCGAATACGAATCTGCGCGCGATTGGGAGCAGCGATTAAAACGCATGTTGGACAGACGAAATCCAATCGAACCGATTCCTGACGCGGAAAGTCATGATTTTATTGCTGAAAATGAATCAGCTTCATTTGACAACGATGAAGAAGACCAACCCATCACAACTATGGAGTTGACGATTCCTGACGATTCGGTATTAGATGAGTTGGAAAACATTCGTGCGACATTAGAATCCATTGGGGGTATTTCTCGTAAAGAGGTTGTTGCGTTAGAGAGTTTAGTGGAATGTCCAAATTACTTTGGTAATCCGCGAATGTTCTCTGCGGCATATACCACAACTAAATACGACACTACAATGGAAGCATTGGGTCTGAAGATCAAAGAAATCGTTTTACGTTTGGTTGAACAGATACTCAATTTCTGCAGGACCATCGGTCGTAATGTGATCAGTATGGTTTCTGAAGCATTTCAATCACCACACATGACTGTTTCTTTATTAGTGCGCCGACGTGAAGTGCTTGCTGCTGCAAAACGTATTGATGCAGTCTACGGCATGAAAGCATTTAAAGAAATGACATCCGCCAGCGACATCCCACCATATACAGAAGCCACGTCCACAGAAGACTTCTGTATGCGTTATTTGGATTACAAAACCAAAGAACGTTTCCGTCGTCGATTCACGACAGGTCAGCGGATGATTGCAGAAGGGGCTGGTTTATCAGGACACGTGAAAGCATTGCGTGGTGAGCTTGGTCGTTTGATGCAACAAACCGAAGATTACGTCAACTTACTCGTCAAAAACGATCCGGCTAACTGGCCCGTTAATATGCCGATCGATTCTACCGGCATAGATCGTTTAGCTGGTTGGTGGAAGGTTGGTGGCGGTACCTTGAATGAGACGTTATCTCAATACCGTGAAGCAATTAACTTCGCTTTCCGTCAAGAAGATACTGGTGCCCGACGTCCGTGGGAATTTGTAAAAGTTGCAAACTACAGTAACCCGTTTACTGAGGATCGTAATTTTGGCTCCAACATCTCTCGGGGTATCGACTCGGTTAGCCGTAAACTAAAAGAAGTCGAACGCGGTGTGAAAGTTAAGTTAGACGATGCGTCTTCTTATAATGTTAACACTCGACCGCTAGCGGACGTACAGCGCCGCCTAACGGCACTACAATCGCTATTCTCCATATATGCCGGTTTACTGCGTTACTACGAAAGCTTCTATCACGGGCTTTCACTACCGTTAACGGTATTGGATCGACAGTTGCGGATCTTACGCGGGCGTAAGTTAGTGAGCAGTATGTTGTCTAGTGAAAGTTACCCTGAAACGGTATCAGAACTTGTACCGGATCTTGATGATGCAGAAACCATTAAGATTATTGATGGGTATCCGGGTGGTCACTGTAGTAAGCTTCTGGAGACGTTTCATCGTGCTAGTTTCTTAAATCGATCAGACATCGAAGATGAGTATGCTTTAGAGTTACTCATGCAGAAGAAACTAATTCATCGTCCAAAGGTTCTTGATCTCGAGCAAGACACGCCAGATTACGGAATCACTCCAAATGGTCGTCGTATCGCTACCCAGATATATGGGGATATTCACGTAGTGCGTGATAACGATTCGGCCATCAAAGAAAATCTTGACATGATCTGGGACGATGAACGAACTGATATTCGTGATGCGTTACGGTTATTTGGCGAGAAAAAGTATCTCTACACGCATGAGATTCCCAATAAGGATTCTTTATCGTATTTAGAGAAACAGAAACTAATCTACCGCCCGTTTAAGCATCCTTTAGAAGGGGAGGAATCTCCTGATTGGTTGATTACGGCTTTAGGTACAGATGTGTTTAATCGATTGTAACGACATAGCTAGAGAGCCCCTAGGGGCTCTCTAGTATTATGCTGTTTTATTGTTCTTTACGGCTAGAATAACGAGATGTTTGGTTATCTGTATCTAGGATTTCCCATTCCACAGTAACATCATCCTGCACCTGTAAAGTTAAGTTACTCATCGTCACTAACTTCTTACCTATCGTTGGAATGGAAGACATGTCTGTGATCAAAGCAGCACTATAGCGATCATCTAAGAAACCACTCACTGCAACATCGATGATATCATCTCGATGTAAACTCTTAATGGTATTTAGAATATCGTTACGAGTGATCGCACCACCGGTTACCTGTTGCAAACTGGTCATAGCACTGAGAATAGTCTTAGCAGCAGATTCACGCAGACTATCTCGTATCTCAGCATTATTATACTTTTCTTTACGAACAGTATATTTAACTGTGAACTTCTGATCGGCAGGTAAACGAACACGTGTGCCGTCACCAACAATGACATCAATCAAACCAACAGATGATTTTGGGTAATAGAAAAGATCTGTCCGTTCCAAACAACGTTGTGAAAGATGTGCGATATCCTCGGTAATCCAACTCACGATCTGCGCTAAACTTTCTTTTAGATAGTCTACTGTTTCATCATTGGTTGCGAAGAAATATCGACCATCAACCAGGAATAGATCCAACTCACGATCCAGTGCTCGATCACTCTGCTTAGGAATAGGTTCTTGGTTTGGTCCAAGTACGTAATCGCCTTTTGCATGTTTCAAAACTGGTTTACCGTCAGCGTCAATTATTGGATCACCTTTCTTAAAGAGTATGTCGTAGCTGATCTCGGATGTATCATAATTGTACTTCACAATCACATGACCATTCTCATCCCGAGCGTAGATATCTTGCGTGTAGAACGCAGGAACATCTTCCTCGTAGGTAAGGTACTCAACAGTCTCGTAAACCGTTCTAGAACGACGCCAGAGGTGTTTCAAGAACTTTCCGAACTCAATGGTAAGCTTTTCTTGAGTAGCCCCGTAATACGTGCTTAGATAGTCAAAATCAACAATATGGTCCTTAGAGATAATCGTGTCAATATCTGATGGTTGTGAGTTCAGCGGAGCGAAGTTCTTCACAACGTAAAGGATATCGAAGTCATGCACCAGTTCAACCGGATAACCAGTTTCAGTCATACTGAGTTGATGGTTACTATTAACGTCGAAGTTGGTATCCAGATTGAAACGGAAAATCCATTTATCGTCAACTGGACGCCCACTGTTTGGATCAACTGCAGAAATAAATTCCCCAGAAACCCAAGTGCGTTTTGTAGAATCTTTTGGAACGTAACTCAATTGCGCCGAAATACGATCAATTGGTAACATCTTTAAAGATAGGTTAGCGGTCATCGTCGCTAAAATACTGTAACCCGAACCATCCGGATTCATCCCGATAGAGTAAGATTCTGTTCTTAAATCGAGGCCGAGACTATCGTTCTGTTGATAGATTGCTGATCCTTCCACTGATGGGTCATTTAATTGGTACGGGCGTACCGTAAACAACTCATTCGTTGTATCAAGAACATAGTGGAAAGGTGTGTAATAGAATTGAGTACTATTCACGATATTCGCAATACCGTCCGGAGAAGCCTGGGCGGTATCTTGGAGATCTTTATACTCGTCAGCATCCACGATACGAATATAACCCCCAACATTCTTGAACAACGTACCCGGGGTGATTACTAAACGACTTGGTGTATCGGCCACCATTTTAGAATCAATGAGATCCTGCAGAGTTATATTTACCAATTGAATTGAGCAACCTAACCCTGTTACGGTAGTGCCGTTATCCGGTGGCTCCACTGCACGAATTGCCGTGTACTGCCGATCCGTAATGTTGTCCAACGTAGTCCCCATCTGGAAACCCATGTCATACATCGCAGAACCCATTTGATTCGTTGTAATCGGCAAACCCGCAGTGACAGTAGAGCGATTAACGACACGTCGACGAAGTTCCATGAATGTGACCGCATTCGATCCACCAGAAATACGACTTCGTATAAATGCCGCAAACATAGTGAAGGCATCTAATGGGGCTGAAAATTTCTGTAGCTCGTTATAATCCAGATCATCAAAGCGTACTTTAAGATTGTCGCCACCTAACTCAGTGAGGTCCATATCGATCGGACCAAGAGTGGTATAGATATCTAAACGCACAGCATCCTGAATCAAACCATTCTGAAAATAGATCTGTGGGATGTAAACATCTACAGAGTTGTTCAACACTCGTAAACAAATGGTTGGTTTTTTAGAATCAAAAATCTGTTTAGTGTGGGTTACTTCGATTTCTTTCCAATTAGATGTAGTTCGATCACGAATAAACGCACGGGCATAGTGGAAATTATCCTCAAAGGTAATATTTCGATTAAAGCCCGTGAAACTTGTAAGTTGAATAATCTGACTACTAATGCGTACCGCTTGCATTGGGACATCGATTAAAAGGATATCCCGATTATCGATTGTTGCCACACGCCAAGATACACTATTTGTAGGTAACGTGTAGTTTAGTAGCGATTCGCGATTATCAAAATAGATACTTAAAGTTTCATTATACAAAACCTTGATTACTAACGGGTATTGTAGAGTGAAGTAAATATTGTCTTTTTGTATCTGAGTGTGTTTCGGAATAATGATTGCTCGCGCGCCCGTGCCGTCGTCCACTGGTACCGCGCGACCTAATACATCTGTTAAATTCATAACCAGACCTAGGGTTGCCGACCCAGGCTTAGCAAAACGATTCAAGAAATCCGGAGTTGCCATGTGTCGATAGATGTCATCTTCAGTTTGCGCCATTGACGGATATAGTTTACGCGCAGCAGCCTCATTTCGATCCAAACTAACCGCAGTCATCGTTGCTGCGATCCCCTGAACGTAGACAAATGGGTTGGACGGATCAACAATAATTGTGTCGCCGTTAGTTAATGCCTCGACCAGATCAAGAGATATTCGTTGCATTGCGTTTGGGTTACGAATAACAGCATCAATTGATTCGGCTAATTTATCGCTTGTGGTAGTTGCCATTAACAGAACTCCTATTTAATGTTATTTGCCGGATATGAAACAGCACCCATGATTTCTCGATGTGTCTCATTAGTCACCCACCACTGAAGCATTGCTGATTCTGGGTCAATAAATGGGTACGCGCGGTATGCGAAAGCTTTATATTCAGATGGCCAAAGTCTCCGCATGGTTTTTGCACGTAAAGCCGGATCTCTGAAATTTTTAGACAAGCATGTAGAAGCCGTGTTAAACTCATAAATCGAAACAGGATCGTAGTAGGTTGCACCCACAGCCTGAAATGTCTGAGACATGACATCAATATCTTTATTCAGAACTTCCCCAGCGTTTACGTTACCACGGATACCGGCTGGGTTATTAAGTGGGAACGCAGCGTAGCAGGATACGATTTCTTCTACATACTGTCTAGACGGATCTAAAGTTAACTTATAGATGCGTGTTTGGTAATCGATGATATTGTGCCGCATAAAGGCAGTGATTGGATCACAGATCCCTTCGTAACTCAAAGAGATGTAATAGTTCCAAACATGGAACAAATACCCCAAAGCATTACCGCGTACGTTACGGAATGTTGCGGATAACGGATAGACACCGTGAACCTTTACTGCAGAATCACCGAGACTATATTGTTGCCTATGCATCCCTGAAGCGGATGTGTATGTGTCCAATACAGGATCTTGCCAACCAGCTAATGACTGTAATGTATTTGACAGTAAAGGGATAAAAGCATTATGCGGATCCACCAATGGACAGTTCCAATTACCCAGTGGGTCTAGGGTCGCCTGAACATACGCAGCTACTGACGTACGATCTTTGGTTAACATAGGGGAGAAGGTTCGTTCTGCCGTTATGTTATCGTATGACAAATTCATCATTGGTCTTGTGAAGAACACCAAACCATATTGTTCTAAAGGTAATGGGGCAGGGGTATGATTTCCTGCAATATCCAAACCATAGAGACTCGAAGTTAAAGCTGAAGTATATCGTCCAAAACCATTACTTCTATATATGTCTGTTTGAGCTTCGTTCTGTAATGGGGCTGATCGACCTAACTCTAATAATGTAGCCTCATCGTAGACAATATCTTTTGGTAAAAGTACTTTACCTTGATTACCTTGATTATCATCATTCGCCATTTCGAACTCCTGAGGTTAAATTTATGGCTATCACCACTGTTGTTTCCGCACTCTCAGCCGCCGTTGGTGCTGCTGATCTCATTAAAAAACTAAAAGACCCTGAAACGCGTTTAGCTGCCGGTGCAGGTGCCGTTGGCAAGGCCGTGAGTAAAATTTCAGAGATGTCAGCGAAATCGTTGGTGGAGTTTTCTGGAGTTGCTCGCGTAGAACCAATTACTGCGATTGATGCTTCACTGGTTCCTTATGATTTTACAACTGACGTTTTAAAATTATGTAACAGCGTTTTTACAGGTTTCTATTTATCATCAGCAGCACTCGCGACTGATGTGGGTGATATTAAAACCACAATGCTTTTGGATAAGTTAAATCCATCACGTAATATGGCTTTTAATGTTGCCAATTCCATACTATTGCCTGCTGCTCAAAGCGCCCTCACAGCCTCTCACGAAGACATTCGTGAAGATTTAGCCGGAATTGTTGACGGTCGAGATTGTCAAGAAACCCCACCGGTTGTAGGTGGTTCTGTGACTATTAAAGAATTGACCGACGACGATATTAATGAAAGTGATTTGCCTGTTGCGCCGTTAACACCTTTCAGTATGCCGCGTTATTCCGCCGAAAGCGATTTGACAGAGGTGGTCAGTAAAGACGGTGTTGAAGATAAGAATAAAAACAAAAACGGTAAAGACGACAAAAAAGAAGATAAAGGCGCTATCGTATCTGGTTTTAAATCTGGTGTAGATTTAACCACAGTAGCAAACTTATCAGTCGGTCAGACCGTAACCATGACCGTTGGTGACGGTAATGTAAAACGTGACATCCCAATCACTGTCCGTTTAATTACTTACCCGACACAACCGCGTGTGCTTGCCCGTATTTTAAACTGGTCTGAACGTGACAACAGCTTTAAAACTCGTTATGCGAGCTGGCGAGCTGGCGAGCTATCATTCTGGCGTGACATTGTATTTATGCGTGATATCTTTGCTGAAACGAAGAAAGCATTGATTCAGGATAAGTCTGGCCTATATCAAGCACTAACTAGCCGCAATGTAAATAACATGGCTGCTGGTGTTGTATCGGCTACACCTTCGTTAGGTACGATCTCTTCTATCTTAGTTGTAAGTGAAGATACGGTTCGTCAAGCTGAAGAAAATATGTATGGTCGCTTATCTGATTTCCGTGTACGTCAGCGCATCATGAACGCCACAGGCATTATGTTGATCGCTGTTGTAAACCCTCGCGATGAATTCGTTACCCTTTATACCTATTCGATTGCCCTACCATCTGAATTCAGTATTCGTCAAGTCAAGTCGGGTACTAAAGGTAGCGGTCCAGACATTTCTGAAATCATCAAATTGATCCAAGCTGGTACACCTCCAAGCTTCTAATAAAGGAACATCTTAAATGAACCCAATTAAATACGTGATGGGGTTGGTTTCTAAGAAGTCGCCATTGAATAATGAGCGAATTGAATCGCAAATTACCAATGTACGTGACACAATTGTAAACCACACAATCCCTCAGGTGGAAAAGGTCGTTAGTAAATTAGCTGATGGTCGCTCATTTGAAACTGACGTTTATTCACTGTATAACGATGCGATTACAAGTGGTGTTCAGACACGTTTACGTGGTAACATGTTTACAGTGATCAAAGAGGCGCTTAATTCGTCCGTACAGACACTTTCACTTATCGATCGCCTAGTAGCTGCTGATTTCCAAACGGATACCACAGCAAGCGCTCTAACGCTTTCTAAAGCAAATACAATTCAACTACTAGATACGGTTAACTTAGTCAGCAACTATACGCGTTCATTAGTTAATGCGGTTCTAGTAGCTGAAGAAAATCGTTTGATTGCTGATGGGCGTTCTGCGCTGGACGGTGTTTCAGAAGCAGAAGTTGAATATCTTGCAGCTTATCGCGATGCGTATATTCGCGGATTAAATATCGTACTAACACCCGTTGAAGCTATCGAAGACCGTTTCAAACAAATTCCTGAAATTGTTGTTTCAGAAATTCGTTCTCAGGCCGCTACAGCTTCACACGGTAACGACAAAATCGACCCATTGCGATTTGGCTTATTTGAATCTAAGTTAGATCCAGTGTGGTTGATTGGTAATATGTGGACTCAGTATCAATATAGTAAGCACGTTGCTGCCAAGGAACAAGCTGCTGTAATTGAACTGCGTATCGAACGTATCAAAGCGATTCTTGATAAAAAGCCAAATCCGCAGTTAGCCAAAGTACTTGAAAAACGTGAAGGTCAACGTGATCTCCTCGTAGCAAAGGTACGTCGTTTGGAGAGCCAATGGGATGCCTAACTTCAATTGCTCACCTCAATTTGTTGCCTTCTCCCTAGAACCGAATCGATACGAAAATGTCAATCGGAGTTCTATCGGATGGGGTGATAATATTGCTGATGCAGAAGTTGTGCGTATATGGGAACTTTACCGTTCCCAATCAACTTCTATACCGCCATTTGAGTTAATCACTCAACTGACCAAACGTGTTGCACAGCTCATTGGAAATTTGGAAAACTGGTTAAAGGTTAATTTCCAGAAGAATCCTCTAATCGCAGAAAGTACGTTAGATTTCATCACCGATACGGTTAACTTCACCAATGGTGGAAATCGTAAATACTGCGTAAGCACATGGTATGATTTAGTAAACGTCAAGAATGAAGGCGAAAGCTGGTCTGACAAGAAACATATGCTGAACCACATCTATATCCCTACAACTGAAGAGTTCTTATCGAACTGGTTGAGTCGTGATGGTGGTGTTGACGATTTCTTCGTAACAGCACAAATACTTTTTGGTAATTTATAATTCCCCTCAGGAGTGGAAGAAATGACATACGATCCACGCGCAGCTTATCTCGCTCGTATTAACGCTACAGCCTCTCAAGAAGATGGTTTAGTAAAAGAAAATGATGAAAACGTGGTTGCTGGTACAGCGTCAGCAAGCGAACAAACAGTTGTAGATGCAACTGATAAAACAGAAGTTGAAAAACTAGCAACTGAAACAGGTGCTGGTACTACTTCACAAGAAGAGATCAGTTCTCTTCCAGAACAGAAAGAAGGTTCTGACAATATCGCTGAAACGGAAAAAGGAAACAAAGTGTCTACAATTGATCCAGAAATGCCTACCGATGCAGAAGATTTCCCAGAATCCCCTGTAGAAGCTTACGACAGTTCTGAAACTCCAGAAAAATTAGCTGCTGGCGTTGTGTCTAGCGTTAAAACCCTTGAAGAAGGTGTGACCCAAGTAGAAAACGATATTTCTGCTGTGCGCGAATTAGAAAACGTAGCGACAGAAATGCGCGCAATCCTTGTAGCTAAAGGCGCGATGACTTCTGCCGAAGCTCGCATGGTTCAAGTTGCGGTAGACAATGCTTTGCGTAAAACTGGCGTGGTTGCGGATATGGCGTCTATGGAGGCATTTGATGCAACTGGTACGGCATCGTACGCTACTGATGTTTCACTAGAAGGCGTTGGTGACGCAATCGCTAGCGTTACTGAGAAAATGGCTCACCGCATTTTGGAAGGTTTCAACAATATTGCCGGTTTAGCGAAAAGTTTAACTCCATTATTAGACCGTAACCTCAAACGCGCACAAGCTGTGCTGGGTCAGATCAATAACTCAAATCGTGAATCTGGATTGAAAACCATCGTTGATGATGATCTTTGTAGCGATCTTATCTTGGACGGTAAAGTGCCAGAGGCGGCTACTGTGTTAAAGACAGCTCAGTACCTTCAAACAATTACTGATGAGTTATTTAGTGGCAGTGACCAGAAACTCGCTGAAGAATATCTTTCTCTTGCAAATAAAGCTGCCGTGGCTGCCCAGAAAGAAACCGATTATCCTTTTAAAGATATACCTTTACTTCTACTATTCGCTCCGGTTATCGGAGCTGTCGCTCAGGGTACGGTCGATAAATCTGCCGTCCGACTTACCAAAGTACCGTCTAACGGACTACCTAAATTATCTTCAGTGTTTCCATCGATTTCTAAAGCGAACCACCCGCTGGATGGGAAGAACACAGCAAATTTGATTGCGCATCGATCGCTACCTCTGTTTGGAAATCAACACATCATCGTTACAGACTTCAAACCTACGGTTGATGTAACAATAAAGGAAAAAGCTTTCCCATCGATTACTATCAAAACAACTAATGATAACTGGTCTGGGAATGAAATTCAAACATTGACGTCTAACCAGCAGGCTGATTTAATGAAGATCGTTATTGCAATTTTGGGTAAATTGATCACACATTACCGAACTTTCGGACGTAGAAACGAAGTGATGCGAAAAGCCTACGACAAGGCTTTAGAATCAGCGTTTAATGTTAAAGAAGAACGTAAAGACGCAGTCCCTCGCGTTGCTGTTTATGTTATTCGTAATCTTGCACATCGTTTGGCCATTGGTCTCTATGGCGATCAAGGTAAAATTGCAAAGGCGTTTGCTTACAATTGTGATTCATTAATTAACTACGCTGAGAAATCACGTAAAGCAACTCAAGCGGATGATAAAGATCCTGCGAAAGCTGCTGAGAATCGTGCCGCTGTCGAAGACTAAATAAAATACGTAGTCATAGGGTCTTCGGACCCTATGATTCTATGACCCTATCACTAAATTTTTGGACTAAGTCATGGCTAGCCGTACCTACTATGGTAACTTCATTACAATGGAAAACTTCTCTGTAGCACAAGAAGGGATGTTAGAAACAATTAAGAATTGGTTTAAAAACCACAATGCGAAACCGGCGGATCTCGATCAGCTTCGACGCAAGATCGCTGAAAAGGATTTAGTAACTGAACCATTCGAGCAAAAATTTAGTTTCAGTGATTTCAGTGGTGAAAAGCTAAGTTGTCAGGATATTAGTGACGCATTGGAAACAGGTGTGTTTACCACAATTACTCTTTACCACACCGTTATGAAAGGGAAGGATATTTCGAACTGGAAAGACCGAACGATGCTTGGTGCATTTGTTTCTATCAACAATGGTAAAGCCTCAGCAAAACGAGCGGTTGGCGGAAAGACTTACTCGATGAGACCGTCTAAAACCAAAGAACAGCTTCTGAAAGTTGTATCTAAGTTAGAGTCAGCTAAAGGGTTAGCTAATAACGTAAAGAGCCAATCCGAGACAGAACTATCTTTCCTGAAAGGCATTGCTGACGGGTATCGTAACGTTGCTGAAAAAGAAGTTATCGCCTTTATCGAAAACTGTCTAGAATAAGAGAATGGACTGCCCTAGGGCAGTCCATTCTCTACCGTCGCAATGATATGAATTTATACTGGGGTTCCGTTTTACAGATATTGTGAATGAATCTCTCGTGATTTCGTTTAGGAAATCCCAGAAAACGCTAAGCATTATATGTGAACCAGATTCACGACTATTGCAATAGTTATAATACTACGGAGTAACGTAATGTCTCAAGTTAACACAGCACGCCTAGGCGCAGGCTTTGCAAAAACACTAAATACATCATTAGAAGAGAATGATGTAAACATCAACATCAATGCTGAAACTGAAGGCGGCGAACAAGAAACTCCTGAAGTTGTAGAAACAGCTTCTGAAGTGGACGTTGATGCAGTTCCTTTAGATACTTCAGAAACTCCTGAAGCTTCTGAATTAGAAGTACAAGAAGTTCAAGCTGAAGGTGATGCGGTAGCGAATGATGTCGAAGAACTCGATAACTCATTAGATTCTCTTGAATCAATTTACTTCACACTGGCAAACGTAGCGGCAGAAGGTATGGAAATCACTCCGGCATTCGCACGCATGACACATGTGGCTGTAGATAATGCTGTTGGTCGCTTTGGCTTAACAACTGCAGATTGCGGTGTTGCTTCAGTTGAATCTATCGAATTAGCTCCAAACGCAGAAATTGAAACTTCAATGGAAGGTATTGCGGAAACATTGAAAGCTGGCGCATCTCAATTGGGTGCTTTGCTTGATAAATTAATCGCTAACCTAGTAGAATTCTTGAAATCAATTCTTACTGGTGCTGGCCGTACCGAATCTCGTTTGAATGCCGTTGATAAAGCTGTACGTGAACATAAAGGCGCATTTGGTGTTGCTAAAGTTCCAGCTGTATTGGACGGTAACATCAAAGCTGGCGATTTAGGTTCGATCCTTGAAGTAGGTAAAGCTTTAGTAACCACTAAGTACGCTGACCTCGCAGTTCTCGCTAAACAAGCTGACCTCACTGCTGATCAAGTAAGCGAAGCAGTTGTTAAATCGACTCGCGCATTTGACAAAGTTAAAGGCACTGATGCTCTTCCTGGCTATACAATCGGCCGTACGAGTGAAGGTGCAGTAAGCTTAGAACGTCGCGAAGGTACTGCTAAAGAAGTACAACTATCTCAAAGCGAAATCTTAGCTAGTATCGGTGTTGCTAAAAACATGGTCAAAGTTGCGAAAGATTACGATTCTGCTAAAGGTGTTCGTAAGCAAGTTTCTGAATCTATCAAGGGTTCTATCAAAGAAGCCACTGCTGACGAAAAGGGTTTGGCTCGTTTAAGCGCGCGTCGTAAGTTAGTTAAGATCTGGACTCAACAAGTAAACGTTGAACAGCGTATTGTTGGTACGATCGTGGGCTACGCAAATGCTGTAGGTGCCGCTGCTGCAAGCACATTACGTAAAGCAGACAAGAAAGCTGAAGCGTAATACTTCATTAAAGTAAAAGATAAACTCTGGGTGCCTTCGGGCACTCAGGGCTTATTTATGTCATCTAAAATATTTTCACATATACACTATAAACTTGAATGGTACTAACTAACCTTTAACTCTCTGGAATATATCTCATGTTAAAATCAATTTTCACTACAGCTCTCTTGATACTTTCTTGCGGTTTATCAAATGCCACCACCCCTAAAGAAGTCAAACACATTGGGGCTATTCCCTTAAACGTAATTGAGATGGGTGAAGACCATGTTCTTGGCACAACGACAGATGGCGGTGCGGTTATTATTTACAACAACTACACCGACGGTAAAGAGCGATTCGAAAAATATGCCTATGTTGGACCTCAGTATGATGTACGTTTCCAAAGCGGCAATCAGAAAGACAAAGCTGAGTTACTAGATTATATCAAATCCGTTGCGTATTATGCGGTGGGTTACGCTTTTGACATCCCTGAGAATCAGATGTCTACAGGTGCTGTCTATATTGGCAACCATCCGTATGGAAATGCTAGTGATGACGCATTGATGATCGTCGAGGTACAATTCAAGAAAAATGGAGTGAACCATTCCGTTCGTGCCGGCATGATCTCCATGGGTGAGTTAAGTAATAGTCTGGGTGATAAACTCTTCTTCGTTTATCCCGCACCGTTATTCTAATCACTTCTCATTTCCTTTCTAAGCCAATTTAAAATAGTTTACTTATCATTTATCATTAATCGCATAAATAACCCTATAATCGCCACACAGTGCGATCTAGAGTAGGGTATGTTATATTCTTTCAGGTATTTCCTTGTGAACAAACTAATTAAAGCTTGTCTATTTCTTTTCGTTGTCTATATGTCGATTATTCCTTTTGCTAAAGCGGAATTAATTGATCGAACTACTTTCCGTTACGCCACACCTGAGGTTGAAGGTGAATCAAATATCACGTATCAAACCACAGCGGATAACAGTATTATTCTCACCGTGGATAGAAGACACGCTGAAGCTGTGATCGAACCTCAAGCCAACATGCAGACTACCTTATCCGATTATCCCCAGAGAAGCGTCAGGGAACGACTGACAGCGTACGTGTCTGATCATACCCGTTACGTTCTCCAATATACTCAGGGTATTGATGGGAGCAGTTTTAAAGTAGAGCGAACCTTTATCGGCACACCTAACGGATTACCTGAGGGTTTAATGTTTATCAGCGATGTTAAATATCGTAAAGGTTTATTTTGGAAATCTGCTCGGGTGGGTTTTATTATTCCTGGAGTAAAAGGTATCTCTCCGGAAGAAGTTGTTTATTTTACTTATAGCCATTAATTAAATTCAGGGATCTTTCACATGTCAAAACCAGCAGTCGTTTACCTACCAAATTTGCGCGGATTTAACCCAGAGAAATTTGAAAGCATTTATCGCGGACCTTTAAGTCGGCTGATTGAGAAAGCTAAACGAGATGTATTACCCGACGACTACATCTACTTGAGAATAAACCCTAAACACAAGGGTCAATTCTCCGAGACTCTAAAAGCTGTTGCCGACTACGAAGGGTTTATTATTGTAGAGTTTGATAAGGTAGATAAACTACCGTTATCTGCAGTTGACGGTATCAGTGAAACCCTTTCTGAACTGGGAACAATTGTGCGTAAGAAAACATTTAAACCTAAACATGTAATCTTTGTTGGTGAGGCGATTACCGACAGGCTGCGTTTTCTTACGGATGTGGAAATAAACGAACTTAGTAATAAACTCATCACCACCCGTAATCGCTGGTTTAAAATCGGCGAAATCAAATAACATTTCAGGAATCTAAATCATGACTAAATCCATTATTCTGGCGACAGGAAATATCCCAGTAGAAGAGTATTCAGGCTATCTCTTTCTTAAAACCTTTGGTAATAAAGTCAAGCATTACCTTATTCAAAATAGTGATCTAAATGTTCGTGGTCAATGGCACACCATAGTCCCACCAGCGACTGTGGGGTGGTCAACCATTAAACAGATTAAGATCCTCAAAGAAATGCCAGTAGGTTTGCAGCATTTACAATTCCAACCATTGATTGGTCCGAAAACTTACCTGGGTCTCCCAAACCCACATTACGAAGCTCAAGTGATATACCGTAACGCGATATTAAAATGGCTTCCCGTGTTGCTTGCGAAATCCAACTGGGAGAATATTGTCCTCACTGGATTAGACTTGGATGAGTGTGGTGACATTGTAGATGTGGCATTCAATTTAACTGTAGACAATAACGGCGATCGGAAAGTCAGAAAGACTTTTCAGCGCGCGACTATTCGCTAAACACAACCGTAACTTAAAAACGTTTTTAACTGGAGTAACAAAATGGCTAAAATTATCGCCCTTACAACTGGTATGGCTGATCAAAATAAACTAAGCGGTAACGTCGGTTTCCGTTTTTGGTTCTGGGAAGAATTCCGCCAATATGCTGAGGAAGTAGATTTGGATTTCGATCCAAATCTAACACCTCTACATGTTGTTCTTCCAACAGCTACAGTCGGTGACTGGCAGGATAATTTACTTACGCAACTAGAAGGTATCCAGTGTTCTCTCTTACATCTGGAATTTCAACCTATTAATCACCTACAGGAACATAACTCTTATTTCTACGAGAACGCTGTACGTTATCGTAAGAAAGTTATTGAAAGCTTACGTGGACATCTAGACCGCAGTAATTGGGGATCACTCATTATTACTGGGTTAGCCCAAGATGAATGTCAAGTTATCCTGGATCTGCATCTCCATTTAGATATGGAAATCGCGTATCCAGTCACAGATACAAACTCGGTGTCAACTGAAGTCAAGACCATCTTCAAACGCGCAACAAACCAACAAGGAACTCAAATGAACGTATGTATCGCACGCAATATAAATGGCATCACTATAAACCCGCACGAGTACATTCTGGATGAAAATGGGGATATTCGATTCTTTACGGACGAAGAGGCAGCAAAAAACTTTTTGCTTGAACATGGTTTTAATGACGAGCAAATTTCCTGGATGCATTTCAAACAGAAGAAAGATGTTTTAGGTGTAGAAAGCTGAGGGTAGTAAATACCACTAACTTCGTACCTGAACTAAAAGAATCTTAATCCACTTAGAGTAGAATCCTTCGGGGTTCTACTCTCTAACTTTTATTTATTTTTATTTTTTCAATAAAGTAATTTTTTATTAGTACACTATTACTATGTAATTAATCCACCTCCAGCGATGGGGGATCATGGGGGCAAATATGTGGGATAAGAAGAAGGAGAGGAGATCCGAAGGAAATCTCCTCTTTATTAATATAAAGAGATTAGTAATAGAGTAGAGATTAGAGTAGTAATGATAGAGTATACTAGACTAATACTACAGATATACTAGAGGGGGTCTGGGGGAGATTTCTAACTCAGATTCTACTGATGAGATACTCTACTCCTTAGAGTAAGGAACGTATGTGAACTTACGGTGAGGAGATAGAGAGTATCGAATCTCTCTACTAGGGTAGAGATTCTCACTCGGTATGGGATGGGTGGAGAAATTAGATTGATGTAGGGTGTTGCGATTCTAGAGAGATGAGTACTTAGATACTAGAGCTTCCTTTAGGGTAAAGCTCTAGATTGATTAAAATATAATCTAAGTAGAAGAATGCTATGTTTAATGACTGGGTATAGATTGTCCTGGTAATCTAGAGGGGGATGGGATTATGTTGTTGAAGATTATGTTGGTTGCTGGATTTGTGTTGGTTTTGTACTGTATCTGGAAACACTATATAGAGAAGGTATTGAAACCTTTGAGAGGGGTAGGTTTAGGAAGCGATTTGGCTAACAAGATGTATCAGGTGGGGGTGGAGAAGTTAATCCCTTTGATGTATGGTGTTTCTGGGGTTATGCTGTTGGCTTTTAGAAGGAAGATAGAGATCTATTCTGATGATTGTTTCGATTGGGTAATGAAACGCTTAGTTGAAGTAAAAGGGCAAGATTGGGTTTACAATGCCGTAGGGGATGACATCTCCTCTTTTGTGAAAACTGCATTGATTGAATGTAAGAATGAAACTCATCTAGACGATGAGATGTTTGCAAAGATTGTAGATTATTACCTTTGTTGCTGTTGTAAAGCACATGACGATCCAGAGACCAGTGAATGGACAGCTTTCGGTTTCTTGAGTTGGGTGAATCTCCATATCGACCAGTTGGTCGAGAAAGAGTTTGTTAAAGGGTAGTTTATGGAATACCATGCGTTTTATATTGCAATGGAAACATTGGCTATGATCGTTTCTTGTTCTGCGGTTATCTGGTTTCTCGTCGTTGTTTCTCAGGAATTGGGTTGGTTAAAGAATGCTGAAGCCAAGAAGAAACCTTTAGGGTTCTCTTCTTTACTAGATTCAGTTCCTTCAGAAAAGAGAACTCAGTATTTAACCTACATGCTCGAAATGGTCTATCGATGGAAGAAAGATTCGATTGATTATCATTACCTCATTGACTGTATGCTGGTTCGTCGGTTGCTTTCCTTGAATGAAAACAAAGAAATTGATGTAGAGTTCAGAAATCAGTTCTATGCTCGAACCGAGGTATATATTCGACATTATCTTGATCGCGATAAGAGCATTCAACACATTCTAGACCAAATGCATTTTGATCTAGACCTACTAAAAATCCAACAAACCAATAAAACATAAATCGTCTGGGAGAGGGTTGCCCCTCTCCTTCGACTATTTTGTGATTGATACTCAAACAGAAGGATCGGTGTCATGCCCTTATACAGTTTACCTTTAGAGGAAATCGTAGAATCAATTCAAAGACCCATTGCGATAAACGTCTTGCGAGATTTATTGACACAGATGAGTTTACCTGAAGATTCTAAGTTAATGTTTAAGGGTCGAGGGAATCAGTTCTTCTACGAAGGATCTGATTATTTTAATAAACGCTATATTAACGACCATAACCGTTATGAAGGCGATTCCTTGACCTATGTAGAATTTGAAGAAGAAGACAATGATAAAACTTTATTGTCGACCAGTGTATGGCGTCCTGAACAAAGAGCCGTTTTTAATGATCCTAAATTAGGAATCTTAATTTGGCCGTCACTGGTGAGTAAACACGCCACCCTATCTATCACTTTAACTGGGACAGAGAAACAGGTGGAGCGTTGGAGAGCGGTATTAAAGCGGAAGACTGCTCAGGGGGTAATCGATTTAAATCACGTAGTGACTTATCATTACCCAATTCCGATGTATTACATGATCGCTTTAATTGAAGCACACAAATTACGGGAATCCAATGCAGGCTACGGGGATGAATTAGGCGATTACCTAAAAAAGCATTTCATTGATTCGTATACGGTCATTACTAACCCAGGCGGGAAAGGTTCTTTATTTGTAATTAAAGAAAACCAATTACCGATTCAAGGTTATTTCGATTTTGGTGATAATCCACCAAAAGAAGAAAAAGAGAATGATTCGACTTTGTTCTCTTTGACGTTCGATTACCATTACTGGTATGATCGTCCAGAGACAATGTCAATGAAAATGCCGTTGACCATCCACAACCAAGCAATACCGCCTAAGTTTATTAAAACGAATCGTATTCCTTTTGAATTAGATTATATTGTTAAAACTGGTTCTTATTCTCAGTTGGCTTTTGATCACTTTAGGTTTACGAATATTAAGACCAGTGCCGTGAGTCGAAGACCTGGGGTTCCTATCCCGTATTTCGATGATTGGTTAGGGGATTGTAAAGCACCGCCAGGGTATGAAACGCTTACGCGTCCTCTGATTAAACAGAGACCTGAAATGCCTAACCGCGTTGTTGATCTACAGGGTTTAGGATATTGGCAGATTAATCCGATTGCACAGAAGTATCTTCGTGATACATGTAGCAAAACCAACAAGCCATATAGTAATCTCTTCTTAATAGGTTTATACGAGAAAGACCAATACCGTGATCTTTCTACTCTGAAGTTACTGCCAGATCTTACGATGGAATGCTCAGTTCCTTTAGAACCTCGTGAATATTATCACATGACGTTATCATTGTTGATGGACATCAGTCGATTAAACGACGAAGGGCGTGATGATTTATTGAAGCACCCCTGTATCTTTGTTTATTGGTTGAGTTTAATTGCACCGGAGCTAGTGACAAAGTACGCGTTAGAGAAGTTCCTTGAACAATGTGAACTTACGGACGGTGGCGCAGAAGATGGCGATGACAAACCAGATATTCCTATCGACAAGATTATTGACGATCTAGATAAAGATCACGAAATTAAACACAACCCCGGGAAAGTGATGTGGTATCTCGTGGGTGGATTTTCAGTATTTGCACATCACTTTGAGGAGTCATTGAAAAATGTTGAGCGCTATTAACATTAAGCATGAGTTGAAAATACCGAATCATGTCGGTCCGGTTGAACACCTTCCGCAAGACGGAATGGAGGTGGCTAATATCTTAGATAAGGCTATTCGTTTTCATGAGGGTCTTGAAATGCTTAGTCCGGCACAATTCAACGACCCCATTATTGCTGGTCAGATTCAGACGAAGATGAATGAATTAAGCGGCCTGTTGAATTTACCATCAACCAATATGGGTTTGACCGAGAGTACAGAAAACTTAAAGGTGATATCTCAAGAAGGTGTGGGTTCGTTCTTTAAATCTATAGGGGAGGCTATTTTACGCTGGATCAGCTCGGTCGTAAAGTGGATTAAAGAAACACTCTTACAGTCTAAACTTATGGACACGCATATGGCTCGAGCGGCCGCTCATAACAAGGCGGTTATAGAAGAGATATTCGAAAAGAAAGCTGAAACCGTTGATGTAAACGAAGTTCATACAGTGACTTGGCCAGGCAGTACTATTATCGTCTTCCACACACCTAAACATTTACCAAGACCAGGTTATCGATACAATTACGGTAATCTTCAAACAAGCGCTCAAAATATTTCTAAATATTACGATACTTTGGTCGATGCGTTTATGGATGAAATCAAAGCCGTTACTGGTGTCATCGATACTGTAACTACGTATATGCAGAAAAATCAGCCAGTTCCAACATTTGAACTCAACAAGATGAATCAGCGCAGAAAACTATTTGGGTTGGCCCATAATAATTTTTCAATGATCGGTTTTGATATCGCGGCAAGACATTCCAATAATGAAAATGCAATTCGTAAAGAAAAAATAGTTGTTGAAAATCTTGGTAAAGAGCTTGGTTGGAATAACTCTGTAAACTTCACTTTTGAATACACCCTAGCTCAAATGCGACAGTTCGGCGAAGAAAACATCAGTCGTATCGATGGTGTGTCTGCGAAACTAGGTAAGCTTCACGATAAATCAACTTTTAGAGATATGGAGCGACGCCTTTCAGTCCTTGAGGTATTTATTAAGAATACCCTAAAAGATTCTGATTTAGATCCAGCCCATCAAACGGTAGCATTGCGTCGTCTACAAAGCGTTCAGGACATTGTTTCCCAACTTCAAACAAATGCACGAAGTGTTGATCTATTCAGTCGCAACTATCAACGAATACTCATTGCAATTAGCAACGGGTTTATCCGCGATTTAACTAAAGAAACCAATACCGGTAAAAAATAATCCTTAGTCGAGAGAGCCTTCGGGCTCTCTTGATTTATTTTTTATCGTTCTGTGTTTAATGTGTAATTAAGGAGATAACCCCAAAAATGAAATCCATTCACATCGGTGTAGACACAAATCAATTCGATCAATTTCTATATCTTCCTAAACGTTTCGTCGGTGAATTTAAAGACTGCGAATATAGCATACACCATGTATCGGCAGAACAAATCTCTCCCCGATTGTATAATTCTTCATTTGAATTATTGAATGATTCAAAAGACATTTATTTACATCCGGCACCTTCTGCCTATAATGCAATCGTACCTTTGCCAAACCATATACCCATGCAACTTTGGGAAAAACCCACTCAATTAAGTTTTCTAACAAAATTAAAAGCAACAACAACAAATCCAGCGCTTGCAGATTTTTACGTACCACAATACGTTTGCGTGATTCCTAATTCTGGACGACAACAATCTAAACGTCAATTTGCTCAGATGCAACAACTTGGTGATAAATTTGTTTTACGCCCAAATCAGGGCGCCAACGGATTAGGAGTTAAAATTATTTCTGGTGATTTGATTCCAAAATCAGCCGAAGAATTAAACAGTGTTGAATGGATTAGTTCAGTAGCCTCTAATCAAGCGGAATTGGATAAGTATTCCTCAGCAGGGTTTCATTTCTGTGAATACATCGATGCCACTGCAGAAGTGCGTGTGGTACGTGCTGCTGACGGGAATATGATTTCAGCTAAACGTAATTTAGAAGTCACTGAAACATCTAATGGCATGCCACTTGCACGGGTCAAGGAACAGTATAGTGTTATTTTGAGTGAAACTTTAAAAGACCTGAATATTTCCTGCGAACAAGTGAATGTGTTAATTGAGAGTCTGGAACCAATGCAGAAGTGCGGTAGTTACGATATTTGGGTCAATCAGGAAACCGGTAAGTTTGGTCTTTATGAATTCTCTACTCAATTTGCTTTAAATCAATGTGATCCAGATTTAAGAATGGACTTTATGAAATTCTACCTTACAGCTTTAGTCAAAGATAAGTTTTAAACAGAAACATGGGGACGATCCTATGTAAAGAGGAGAATCCCCTATGTCTGATTCATTATTTGATTTCTCAATTCCAGAACCTGCACCGGCAGTTAAGAAAACAGAAATTACATCCCCAAGCTATAAGCATGCAATTGTTGATTCCAAGAAAACCCCAATCGAGGCACCTGCGGCTTGGATGGGGGGTTCCAACTGGTACGTGGATTACTATATGCAGAATCATGGTGCAGAAGATGAATCTAATGCATTTGATCCTGATAAACATATTAGCTATCAGTCTTACAACAAAATCAACAGAATGATTCTCAAGCTCCAAGGAGCATTGTCTGTAGAGGATCTCATAGACCGTGGTAGAATGGCTGCAACAGGCACAGCGCTCATTCCACCAAACCCTGGAATTATCCCAGAAGAGCACGATGTCTTTATCGCAGATATCGGTGAAGGTACTGCTGGTCAGTTTACCGTGGAGACCGTTCGAAAGTTATCCTTGAATGCAGCAACGGCATATGAGATTAGTTTTCGACTAGCTAGACCCGCAACTGAGAAAATCGCTAATCAGTTAGATGCCAAGGTTGTTGAAAACTATTGGTATCGTCGCGACTCGCTGATTCTAGGGCAGAACCCACTGTTGATCGATGCCGATTATAAAGCAACGATTTCTTTGGAAGAATACTATACTCAAATCGCCGGACTATGGTCGGCATCCAATATGAGTTATACGCACAACACCTGGTTGATTCCAAATCAACCCAATCCGATATACGACCCGTATGTTGTTCGTATTATGTTGAAGTTATTGAACTCTTCAATCCACCCTACGGTGAAAGAAGTTATTGAATATAATGTTGATGACTGGCGTTTCTCTAAATATGACGATATCTATTCTGCTGTAATGAAAAGAGCATCGCATTTAGTTTATCGCTGTTTTAAGAAATATCAGACATGCAATTACATTGCTCTAAAACCCGCACCTTTACAACACTCGATCCGTTGGTCTAGTATCGAATATGGAATCATTCCATCTACTGCGAATTTAGATGCTGATAATTACGATGCAGCGTTTAAAGATCTCCAAGGATTAGATGGTCCTGGGCTGACATTTACCAACGGTAAACTTTCTGGTTTCTCGACACGTATCTGTTATGCTGATCCTTCCATTCCTTGCGATATTGAAGGTAAAGGTTCTATTGATCCAACCAAACCAGATGGGGTAGATAACGATCCCGATTACAATGAGATTGGGCAACCCGGTATGGACATCCCAACAATTGGTGCCCCGTACTACGTCCTTTCCAAGGCCTTCTATGATCAGGATTTAAAAGCCTGTTCTAAATTTGAGCGTTTGATTTGGGATATACTCAAAGGAAATCAAACTAACTACCAAGACGTTTATCCATTTTGTCAAGACTTTACTAAATGGGGTCGACTTGAGCAGTTCTACTTAGGTCCTTTCCTACTCATGTTAATTCGTAACGCTACACGGAGTATCTGATGACTGGGCAAAATACTAAACGGGAACAGACAGTGTGTCAGTTCCTGTGGTCTAGAACATTTCCAATAGAAATCCAACATAAGTTCTTCTATACTGCTGAACACCGACGATCCCTTCCGGGAATGAACGGTGTCAGCGACACTGAGGAAAAGATGAATGCGTGGTTAGAGGATACTATTGAAATTCGCCGCACAGCGGTGAATATGGTTCATTTGCATAATGAGGGTATCCCATTCTTAATCGTTAGACCCAAAGACCTTTTGGTCATTTACGAGAAATGGAATACTCATTTAAATCGATGGAAAGAAAGGTTAGAGTCACCTTTCGGTTGTCGTAAACCACCACCAGTCCAAGACTTCATCATGATCGAGAATTTCCTCAGATCAATCACTGAAGTGGCGGAGGCGGTAGCGCGACGTAGACACTTCACCGAGGATATGAAACAGCAACCAGGTGAAGTGCAATTCTGGGACTACATCAGCAGCTTAGGTAATAACTTTGGCTTTGGTGAACGTATTCAGGTACCCGCATATGACCCAAATGTGCGGTATAGCGAGAGTCCCGTCCGCATGCAGAAAGCATGGGAGAATTCTACTTGGGGTAAAATGGCTGCGGAAGCACATAAACGTTCCTTGGAGTATTAATTCATGGAAATTTTAGATACCTTGATTGAACGAGAGCTCAATGAGATCCGTGCTTCTTCACAGCCAGTGATTGCCCATGGCTTGACAGTTTTAATCAAAGCCAATGGTAAAGAGGTAAAAGCGTTATACGTGAATTCGTTAACTCTTAGCCGTCTTTACACACAGAACTTCGCCGATGAGCTGATTGTTGAGGCAAGCTTTATTACTGGGGACTACGAGCAGGACGTTGTCCCATATCGTGACCAGTTAGAAGTGACCCTTATCAAAACACCATACTCACCCAATACCTTAGGTGGTATCGACAATACGAAGAATATATCTTCCAACACGTATAAGGCTCAAATCTTGGATGGCGGTAAATCAGCCACTGTCCAAGGTGACAGTCCGTTAGCGGTGAATAAGGGTGCTGCAAACAAGTTCTCAATATCTGAAGTAAAATTACAGTTATTTAATCCTGTAATTGACAGTATTCGAAAAGTTACTTTCGGTACGGTGTTCAGAAAGACTTCTGCTGCAGATGCTATTAAATGGGTATTAACAAAAGTAGCTCGACCAGCTAATGCGGATAATGCGGTGAATGTGAAAGGGGTTCAGGTACTCAAGGACATCCTCGGAGACAAACGAGAACATATCGTTGTCAAAGATGATACACCTGTAATTGAAGTTCCTATGGCCATTCACAGTAACGTTGGGGGTATCTATCCGACTGGTTTCCATTACTATTTGCAGAATCGCATCTGGTATATTTATCCACTTTACGATTATGAGATGTTCGGTAAAACCGCACGCAGTTTAACGGTCATTAAAATTCCAGCAAACCGCATGCCGACTGTAGAACGCACATATCGTTGGACAAACACTCAAGTCGTTTCTTTAACTACGAAAGAAACGAAACATTATGATGTTTCAGAATCTGAACAATTGAATGACGGTAACGGAACTCGATTCTTAGACGCTGAACAGGTGATGAATCTTTACGAAGTGGGTGGAAACCGAGCTATTGCAAAAGCTAGGGATTCGGTGTCTGAGGTGATTGCTGATCCTCGCGGTGATAAATCCAATATGGTCACCCAAGGTAGAGCGACAATTACCGATAAGTACAATATCGAGTATTCCGAGCTGGCACGTAAGGCAGGTTCTGTGATTCAAACCATTTGGGAAAACGCAAACGCAGAATTGTTATTTCCCGGAATGCCTGTGCGGTATATCTTCATGGATGGAAAAGTGGCTAAAGAGATGTATGGGGTTCTCCATGCAGTAGAAACGATCGAGTACGCTACAACGATCAATGCTGCAGAAAGACGATTCCAGACTAACGCTTTACTCACCCTATTCGTTCAACGAGTAACTCCATTGAAAGAACCTAACCGCACAGGTGTATCATCATCACATCTTGTCAATAGATAGATTCCAATGAAAAAATTAAAACCTTGCTTTATTGTTTTTGAAGGTACTGAGGGGGCGGGTAAAACTACCGCCCTTGAAGGATTGTTGAAATGCATTAATAACGACTATGTTCGCAGTCGTGAACCGGGCGGTACTGCTGCTGGAGAAGCTATCCGCAATATTCTTCTTCACCCGAAACTGGGTCCAGGACTTTCACCTACAGTAAATGCTTTATTGTTCGCTGCTTCGTATCGAAATAGTCTGCACGAGAAAATCATCCCTGCTTTAGAATCAGGACAATGCGTTATCTCTGATCGCATCAATATTTCGTCTTTCTGTTATCAGGCTGAGTCTGAACATATTGAAACCCTTCTAAAACTCAATGATTCGCTCCGTAAGCCCGATATTGTGTTTGTAATGACTACTTCATACTCCGTGTTGAAAGATCGCTTAAAGGGGCGCTCTGACGATTTAAACAACTGGCGTGATAATGTAAAAGAAGATCATCACAATTTCCTGAAAGCAGGGTATGAACGATATGCAGAAATGTATCCTGAGCATACGGTGGTTATTGAACCTTTACAAACCCCCGAAGCAATCCTCGAACAAATCATCCACACTCTTGAAAAACGTTTTGGCGTTGAGGAATAGGTATATGTCAGATACTGAAATGTTTATCAGTTCTGTTAATGAAGCATTACAGAACGGGCAGTTCTCTATTATTGGTGATCTGAAATTTACCCTGTCGAGAGTCACTGACCGACTGTTTGTTGCTATAGGCGAAAACGGACGTATCTTAGGGGATAAATTAATTAAAGTGTTAGGTGTTAAGGATACTGACCTAGACCTAATATCTCTTCCATGTATGGTAGTGATCAATGGGCATCATTATATCGGTGTTCCTTATGACAGCCATTCATCTACTGGGATTATGCGAAAATGCCGCTTCTTCGAAATTATCGACCCTAAAACACTTTTCGGGAATAAGCCTAAATACACTGGCGATATTATCCGTATTGAGAAAGGGGTTGTCAATATGAATATTTTGAATAATCCAGTAGAACCAACTTAAACATAAACGCATAGAGTAGTGCCCTAGGGCACTACTCTATTTATGTTCTCAATTAAAATATTTTCACATATACACTATAAACTTGAATCAGGGCATTAACAACCCCTTTCATTTACTGTCTTTAAATTAATCCTTAGAGGAATACACCATGACTATCGAATTTTATATTTCAAAATCAAACCACGACGAAATGAGTCTTGTTCCGGATATGGCGTTCAACCCAGTAGAACTGCATCCGCTAATTACTAAAAGAGCACAGTACACAGCGCCCACTGTCAGCGCGGCTAGATCTATAAGTCTGATCAACATCATTATTTCTAATATAAAACCCGGTTACGCGAATGTAATTGAAATAAATCTGACTGAAAATACGCACCAATCTAAAAAGGATGTAGTTCTTGCACTTTCCGAAGTGTTAAAAGGGGTTCCGCAATTGCAGTCACTCACACGCACATGTGTAATTATTACAGGCTATCATCCGCGTAATATAGAACTGGAGCACGGCTCACTTTATTTCTGTGAAGATTATGCTGAAATTATAGGTAGACTAAATGCAACACTACCAAATGTATACAAAACTGAAACTAAAGAAGATCAACCAATGGAAAGAGAACCGATAAAGGACGATACAGTGAAAAACGAAATTATCCTTCCTGCAATTGATCTGATTCAATCACGCATCCATAGTGGTAAATTCAGTGTTTTGAATCACGACATTCGTTTGGACTTTATCAAAAATCCTTTAGAACTTCACTACCATCAACGCCCATATCTATTCGAGCTATTAACGGTAATGAGCGCACCTCACGCTAATGGTACTTACCGTAAGGCGTATACCGCAAATGTAATTGCTTTACCTTACGCATCCCCTGATGCTGTGAGTATCAATGGGGTTATTCGTTATGTGGTAGAATACGAAGGTAAGACCTATTACACGCAGGTAGAAAGAAAACAGCAGTGTGGTCAACCTGGTCCCGATCTATGGTGGCTACTACTTATCGAAGCTAATCTCGATGATATAGAACATGTCCCAGATTTCGATTGTGATAGCATCACCTATAAATTTCAATAGCCCATTGTAATGCATAGATCTTAGGGTTTATGCATTGCGCATCTTAGTTATCAACTTTTTACTCATATAGGTAAATACATGACAACGTTATCGGGTGTAAACCGTTACTTCCAACTCAAGCAAATAGAAAGCATTATTCTTCAAGCTGAAGAAAATGTAAAGTCAATGATCCCACAGATCGGATGCGATCGAGAGACAGGGCTTAAAGAGTTTCGCATCCTCGCACATCTCACAGGTAGACAAACTGGTTCTACCGAACGAATCGTAAGACTTTTCAATCCCGCAACTGACATCTATGTTGGTGTCAATGGAACTGAGGTCGAAGGTACGATTGAGAATATCCGCAATATCAATGGCGATAAGAAACTTAAAGTTCGATATCTCAACATGAACTCTAAGAACTTGAAAAACCAAATCGACAATATGCGTGGGCAGGACTTAAAACGTGTATGGTTCGATTGTGGTGGTAATGGTCTATATTCAAGATCCACTGTGATCAACTGCATTATTCGAAACTTAGAAATAGCTTTCGACCCCCTAACCCCGGTTTACATTATCTGCTAAAAGGAACCACCATGACAGAATACATCTCTCAACTTGCGAAAGCAAAGCAACAAACACAAATGAACATTGATAAAGAAACCAATGAGCGTAAGAAACGTTTATTGTATCGTAAATTAGAATCCATTTCTAAAATGGAAATGGATATTTCTAACGGTGAGATTCCGACCTATCAGAGTGGGTTCCTATCGACTACCCGCGGTAAAGTACAACTAGGGTAGTAAGAACAAGCAATTCACACATAAGCTCAACATAGAGACTAGACCCTAGGGTCTAGTCTCTATTAGATTTATACCTTTTATTTTTTCTTTACGCTGCCATATCGAACCATGCGGTTTGACCTCCATCAGAAGCCGTAGCTGCGGCTACTCGTTTACGTGACATATCTGCACCTAATACATCATCTGGAATAAATCCAACTGGCGCAAACTTGTAAACGGTGTAGTAATGTTCATGCGGTGTCGGTGTACCAGATTTACGATGCTTACCACGCATCCAGGTCACGTACGTTTCACCGTTGATCACTACAAGATGTTGATAGATTTCCATATCGACTTCTTGGTCAATTGTAGAACAACTATCCCAGTAACCTTTGTTCGCAATTTCACGTACAAAGTCTTCCACCCCTTCACGAGTTTTCTTCTTAGCGTCTACAGATAACTGGTGTGGAGTGATCGTTAAGATCTTACGCGCTGAAGTAAAGTTACGAACGCGTCTAAATAGGTCGCGAATGTCTTGACCCGTTGCACCCTGCTTACAGCCTTTAGTTGAGATCATAGCGAGATAATCCAGATTCAACATATGAATCTCATATCCTTTATTTTCCCAAGCTTCAATATCATCAAAGAGTTTAGAGTAAGTAAAGTCAGAAGGGTTATGGTGTTGTATTTGAACCGAGTAACCATTTACACCCAATTTCTCAGCGACGTAAATAGCTGCAGCAATCGGATCAATAGTATTTTGATCTACAATCATCTTCGTTTCAGCCTCTACTAACGATTTGTAGATATGCATGATATCTACAATTGCAGAGTTCTCAAAACTATAACGAAGAATCAAAGGTTTCTTACTGGGGTCAATCATCCATGGACGGTTATATAGCGCCGCAGCTTTTACCATCTCTAAAGACGTACCTGATTTAAAGTTATGCTGCAAAGCACCAAGAACAATAAATTCACCTCGACGACCACCGCCCTGTTCACCGAACATACGGTTGAAACCCTGCCAACCAAATTTAATAATACCTTCCGGATTAATTTCAGATAAACTATTTCTAAACGATTCAGCCAAACTTTTCGGATCTGTCAAATCGATAGATTCTACTAATGTTGCAGAATCACGTTCAGCCAAACTTTTATACGGTTCTAACTTATTGATTAACTCCTTAGAGAAACTTGACCAATCCACCGCATCAGGTTTGTAGTGTGAGAGTTGATATGCTTCTTTAACAATGCCCATAACCAAAGAACGGTTAATAAAGATATTGATTTCATCACGTTCGCGTTTAGCGATACGTTTCATTTCTGGTTCGTCTGTTTGCGGGTTACCAATATTCGCAAAGATAGATTCAAAAATATATTCTTCTTCAGCGGTTGCGATACGTACACGATTTAATAAATCATCGCGATCCACTTCTTCGTTTGAAGGAAGTTCTAAAAGCCAAACAATAACGTCACGTAATTTTGCAGTAGAGTCTTTAGATAAATCAGCAATCACCGCTGCTTCGGGTGCTTTAATATATGAGAGTGCGTCGCGCACAATTACGCGGGAATTGGAATTTCCTTTTTTGTTTAAGTGCGACTCTATGAATAATAGAGTAATGATTCGCACAAGTAGCAGTTTAGTATCCAATTTCGACTCCTTACGGGTATGATTAATATGAAATGTCTAGACGCTCAATTAGTGTTCGTACCTGGGTTGATGTATGAACATCTAGAGCATAACGATTTATTTGTCTCGGATCTTCTAGATCTGGAAAAACTGATAGAAACATTCGGACTCGAAACTGTAGCGAGTTATGTTTCTCTGGGTCACCTATACAATCCAGAAAGCCCTAAAAATTTATTGTCGCCACTTATTGATTCTTTTCAATCTTTCGATTGGTCTGCAGAACCTATGAGTGTATTACGTGACAAACAACCAGAGGTTGCCATTCGTTTACAACGAACAATCGATGGATTAGTTTTACAAGCGAAACCTGTATCCGACCAATTCGTTACTGGCAGCCCTACGTTAAACAGTAATGATATGGATAAAGATGTCGCAGTACCTATGCAATTGTATGTACCAGAAATATTCCTTATTAAAGGCCATACATACGGAGTGCGATTAAACGCGGTTGCTGTTGAAGCTGAAGCAGAAGTTAACACTACTTTAGCAGATACATTTATAGCAGTCCTGAATCAGCTCAGTAAATTCTTTAACATCAAACAAATCGCGAGCACGGCTGTGTTTCAAGCACATGTGAAAACAGCGATGTTATGATGTTAGGTATTGTCAACTACCAACAAACTCCATTTGATCAATTGGACTAAAGGACACAAAAATGTCAATTTTAAACATCCGTAACCGCGGAAACGAGACCGGCCTTGTTTCTCTTCATAAAAGCCTTAATGCAAGTTTAGGTAAGCATGGTTCTGTTGCACCATCTATCTCTACAGAAGCAATGAACTTTGTAAGCGTTGGTGGTCAACTTACTGATGGCGCTCAACAAGGTATGCAAGACCTCGCAACTAGCCTTGAAAATATGTTCAAAGTAGCATTCGGTGACAGCGCTGTTTCTCAAGAAGGTGCTAGCCTTGGTTTTGGCGGCGCTGGTACTGACGCTCAGATCGAAGCTGCAACTATTATTGCTGCTGCTGTATCTGGTGACGCTAAAGCGTATCACAACCGTGCAATGAGCACTGCTGTTGCATCTCAAGAAGGGATTGATGTAATTCATCCTAACTCTGCAGCATATCCGCATTTACTTGCTAATGTCTCTACAGAAGCATTTGACGCAACAAACATTGAACAACTTAAAGGTTATAACGTTCTTTTTGCATTCGCATCTGCGCATCAGGACGAATTCTCTGAAGCGTTCTTTAAAACTGTTACATTGAACCCAGATACAAACGGCTTAGAAGTTAAACTTCGCCGTACTGTTGTTTATCGTGAAGTAACTCACGCACAAACTGGCCAATACACTGGTTGGGAATACCACAACCTTCTTGATGCGGTAAGCGATAGCTCGATCCTTCTTGACGACACTACTCGTATTTACCCACAAGTAATTGTTGGTGATGCGAAAAGCGAAATGCTGTTTGCTGACAAAACTTTGATCGCACCGAAAGAAATCGTTGGTAACGGTGGTGCTAAGATCACGACTGCTCCTTTGCGTCCTGGTCAAGATATCAATTTGATCGGCTTGTCAATGAACGAGAAGATCCCTGGTAAATTAGACGAAACTGATGCATTGAACCATGCTATCAATGTTGTTAAACTTTACTTCAAAGTTGTAACTGCTAACGGTACTTCAGTTATTCCGTTCGACACAACTGCATTCAACGGAAACAACTTCCTTAAATCACAGCAACACCGTGATCGCCGCGTGAATCTTGATTTCCCTATCACTGACTTGTTAGTTGATGGCGACACTAAAGATATCGCTGGTAACCCTGCTGCTGCATTGGCATTCTTACATGCTGCACCATTCGATAACGTTAAATTGAAATTCCGCACGACTATCTCTGGTCACGGTGATCTTCAATTCGGTAGCATCAATGTAAACCCTGCTGCTGCACGTATTGGTGAAGCTCGTACAGTAGACGCTACTGACGGCACTTACGACATCATCAAAGATGAAACTACTCTTGATGAATTGAACGGCAAAATCACTTCAATTGAATTGGTTGGTTACGAAGTTAAAGCATTCCGTGCAAACTTAAACCGTCGTCAACTTGGTCTTCTTATCGACTCTGTTGAAGAAACAGTTCGTTACATGATTCCTTTATCTGCTCCTATCAGCTTACGTAAGCCGATTACAGATACAGCAACTGCAAACGACTTGGCTGGTCCATTGAACGCAATCCGTTTACGTAACAGCTTGAACGCTGTAACTAAACTTCATGAAGTACGTGACACTTTACGTGTAGTTGTACCACAAGTAGGTTACCGTTCTCCAACTGATCCAGCTCCGCAAATCGAAGGTTTCGGTCGCTTGATGGTTCGTCCTGCTCTTCATGAAGAAACATTGAACATTGCAGACGTAATCTCTAGCCCAAGCTCACAGCACCGTTACAATGACGTTGTTTCAGTAATCACAAACAAAGTTCGCTACGCAGTGAATGCTGTTTATACTGAATCTCGTTATCAACCTGCTCTTGATGCAATCAACGGTACTGCTGGTCAAAAACCTACAGTAATCATTGGTACTGACCCAACAACTGCGGCGTACTTAATGACTGAAGGCGACCCACGTGTTGTATTGAACTTCCCTAACAAAGTGGTAGTTTCTTACGACGTTCGTATGCGTAACCAAATCGTTTGTACATTCGCTCGTCCGAATGTTTCTGATGTTGACGTAATGAGCTTCGGTATCATGGCTAACATCCCTGAACTTGTTACAAATGCGGTATTGAACTACAACGGTTCTAACACTGAAGTTACACAAGTACAAGCTCGTAACCTACATGTTTGCTTACTACCAATCTTGGTATGGTTAAACATCGAAGGTCTTGAGCAAGCTGCTGGTAACCGTGTTGAATTCGGCGTGGAAATCAACTAAGTTATTACTTAACATAACTCTAAGAAGGCGGGCCGTTTGGCTCGTCTTCTTTATTTATGCCGTCATTTTATTTTGCCGTAGAATTATTCCAATTAAAGCATTTTCAAATATACATTATTATCTTGAATACTGATAAAGAAATAATCTTTATCGTAATAAGAATTATGGAGAAACTCTATGGCTAAATATCGAGTTCCTGAGCGTATCTCGGAACAGGACTTTGTCACAAAAACCAAAGCTTCTTTTATTCCAGGAAATCATCTTTCTGGGGTAAAGGCGTATGGTGGAACAGATGGTCTTCTTTTAGAGACCTATAGTCTCAGAACAGTTGGGCATATACTGGCAACCTCGCAAGTACCTGGCAGTGCTGGAAATCAGGTGAATGTGATTAATTACACGGAAGAACCATTAGTATGTCTCGATAAGTACAACCGTGTTCATGTAATACCACCATGCCCACCAGAATACGATGGGCACTTACCTCATCGCGGTGTTCTAATAGAAGTGGTGAGTAGCAAAGCAGTGCAGCACGGCAATACGGCTACACGTGCTTATAAACGTTACCAACAAGTACCTTCGTTACAGGACAGCGACATTTCTAAATATTATTACGAAAACCCAAGGTCGAGTGATACACAGAAACAACAAAGCAATCAAATCCACCAATTCTTAATCGGTGATTTCAACGAAGTAATTAATGAATTGGGGGGTGCTATTTATGATCCACATTCTGACATGGTACTCATGACTATCCAGGTTGCTGAAGATTACGACCTACCGTTAGTAATTCATCCAAATACTTCTGTGGAAACTTTAATAGCTTTAGGTTTAGATATCACAATACAACAAGCCATCACACATCAGATCTATGTGAATGGAATGGATAGTAATAATATCTTCATCAATATCGGTGGTGATGTGACTCGAATTCCTAACTGCCATAATCCAAATGAGCCAACTGGTATCTTTATTCGTAAGCGCGCTCTAGCTCGTGGTGGTAAAGTGAAAGACATTAGTTGTGACCATTATGCGTTTGGTGATCCGAGTTGTCCGTTACATTTATTTGATTCCGCAGCAGCAGCTAAGACATACGGTAATCCGGATAAGGCTGTTGAATTGGAAATCCAGAAAAGTAAATTGGAAACAGAACATACCAAAACAAAACTGGCTGAAGCGACTCAGGCATTAAATCTAGAAAAGACCAGAAATGATCAGATCTTAGAGCAAGCGCGTATAGAAAATGAGAAGCGAAAAAATGAAGACCAGTTCTTGAAAGATAAGGAGATGACTGAAGCCAAACATCAAGAACAGATTCGCATTACGGAAATGAACAGACAGAAAGCGATTGCTGAGGAGGAGAAGATCCGAAAAGCAAGAGAAGAAGCTGAGTTCACCCATAAAGCGAAGATGGAGGAACAGATTAGAGGTCACCGAGCACGAATGATGGAGCTAGGTGGTAAACTTCTAGTGGCTGTTATCGGGATTGCCACAACAGCAATCACGTTGTATAAACTCAAAACTGCCTAGGAACAGCAAATGGATAATTCGTTGTTTGATCTAATAGATGAGCAGATGCCTAAGTTTACGCCAGAAATCGCAGAAGGTTATGCGGTTAGCCAGATGGCAAATAACGAAGAATACATCGATCGTCTATTTAGACAAATCGCACATAACTTTCCACCAAATATTCAATACCATTCCCCGCCAAGAAGATTGAGTCCTTTGGAAGAGTTTAACATTGTAAAAGCCTCACGCCGAGGCGGTACACGTAACATTTATGACGTCGCCAAGTCAAATGTTTACATGATGGCATATCGATTCTCAGTAGATGGTATCGATGTAATCCACAACATGTACATGCTCTATGTGGAACAAGGTGGCATCACTACAATTAAAAATGCTAAGTTCGGAATCTCGCCAGTGATTGCCGATGTAGCTTTATCTGTACGTGGGGATTCTATCTTTATTATCATGAACCGAGCAAAGCTCACGTTCAAGAAGTTCACAGGCAGTATCAACGTAGATGGTGATCGAGAGACAACTTACGTTGTTTGGTCTCAAGTCTATAATGTCAAATCACGCAATAACATGTTCTCAACAATGGGACATTATTTATTCGCCAAATTCGGTGTGATGGAAACATTCAAACGCATTGGTGTAGATATACAGGCTATACCGATTTCTGAACTCAGTTCAGAAAAGTATCCTGTATCTAAATGGGTAACTGTCACTTCCGCCGGTCGTAAATTTGGTGCGCGTAGTGCTTTTGTATCCCGTTCGGATGTAGCCTTACTTATCCCTCGACATCAATATAATCATGTTGCTAAAACACTAGCAGCAACATTCTTCTACGTGGCAGATATATTCCCTGATCGTGTTACGATTGCCGATTTGAATTCAACCAACCTTTGGAGAATCCTACTTGGTAAGTTAATCTTCCAACCAGGAGATTCTGATGGTAAGATTTTAAATCAGATCAATACACACATCTCATCCGTGGATGGTTATGTTGATGGATTGGTTCAAGAATGGTTAGCCGACGGTGGTTACCCAGGAATCGAAACGATATACGATCTATTCTTCTTATTGATCGATATCTTCCCAACAGCTGTAGCGAATACCAGTGATACGATTTCCTCATTGATTGGAAAACGACTGGTTGTGAATCGCTATGTTAATGAAGATATTATTAACGGTATATCAAATGTTCTATTTGCTATCCAAAAGCAAATGAACGCTAAGGGTGAGGTCAAACCAAAAGACCTACAAACATTCTTAACGCGTAATCTGAAATACAATCAGATCCTCCGTGTTAACTCTGGACATTCCGAAGTTAAATCCGTGAGTTCTGCATCGGATTGCTTATTACACAAAATCACTTCGATCACCCTACTTCAAACAGAAACCACATCCAACACAAACGGCAGTGCGTCCTTTGATGATAGTAAGGTGGCAGATGCGTCTATTCTAACTCACGGTGCAGCAATGAACTTACCAAGTAAAGATCCTACTGGTCGTTCTCGCCTACCTGGTTGTGCACGTATAGATGCAAGTGGTACATTTATTCTCGATCCAGCTCACAAAGAGATCATCGAGGAAGTTCAACGTAAAATTAAACGATAAGGTATACCCCTCATGAGTAGTATAGTAGTTCGAGACATCGACGATTTAAAGAAAGTCGCCAAGCATGGTGTCCATGGCGGTTGGCTGCTGAATGAAAACGCCAACTTCACATTGGACGGTAATATTGTTTTAACAGAACAACTCAAAACCGTATGTTCCACGGTGGTTAATGGGGCTCCTGGTTCAAGTATTACATTTAAAGGTAAAGGTTGTATTTCAGCTTCACAATCAGCGCGCCGTATTGTTTTCAACAATATTGTACTGCGTGCTGAAGAGAAAGCTTTATTCGGGATTGGTGCAAACACAGCACGTTGTTTAACATTAAACGATGTCGTAATTGATGCCGCCGATTTAGGGAGTTGTCATACCCCTAATATTCTCCTGAGTAATGTCTCGGTATTGAATGAACTCACGTTACCGTTAGTATTAGGTAACTATGTTGACACCTTAGTTATTAACGGTTTACGTCACGATGCAGTTGAACCGTTATTGGACATTTGTCGTTCTAACTTAGAAGGTAGCGCCATTCTTTCAGATATCATCTTAAAACATCCAAAATCTGGAATCATGCTTCTTAATGATCTCATGGGTGGCGAAACTCAGAGCCAGGGCACTAACAAACGTTACCGTATTGAAAAACACAGCATTCTTCTGAAAAACATACAAGGGTTAACTAATGCACTTAACGTTTTTCGTCAACGCGGTACTGACGGTACAATCGAATCTGTTTCGGCGTACATTACTAACCAGTATGTCATTTAATTTCACATCTACACTATCGTAGTGAATCCATCGGAGATAATCATGTATCAACAAAACTTCCAAAATAATGGATATTACCAAAACCAACAACAGTTTGGTGGTTATTCAAACATGCCAATTAACCAGTCTGGTAATCATTTCCAACAACCTCACTATCAGCAACAATTACCAACCGTAGATATGTTGCGTAATACAATTATTCAAAACTTGGTTACTTACGCTTCCAATTCGCTTAACTCCTCAAGCGATTATGTCCGTACTGCGAATAATACCATTTTAACAAACAATGGTAATAATCAGAATGTAATTGCACTAGCTTCGATTGGTGCGGTGTTCCTATTGAAGGCGGTTACTGCGGGTCGTTGGTCACTCGATTATGGTCTTCAGCAAGTCGTTGCTTTGGCACATTGGTTCTTGATTGGTGAAGCTGCTCAAAGAAACCCTTCTTTCCGCACATACCACAATCCTCAGTTCCTACAACAAATGGATCAGGGCTATAACGACTGGATGCGCCTGATGTCAGAAGTTCAAGGACAACCACAGCAACAAAACGTATATGGGCAGGCGAATCAATTTAGTCAGTCTCAAGTTGGTGCTTCTTTGGGTGGCGGTCAGCCAAGTATGCCAACTGCAGCGAGTGGGTTTTACAAACAACCAGCAACCAATGCTCCTCAGGCGCAAGACCAACCCATTTACGGTAATCAGGTAGCTAGTTCTCAATATGGGAATAAAGCAGAACCGGATATTTACGAGTTAGAAGCAGAAGCTCGCCGTATTGCGATGGAATGTGTTCAGGAAGGTAAAGAACCACCGCGCGCACTAAACTGGGAAGAATATCAAGAGCAGTTACGTCTTGATAAACTAAACGGAATAGATCGCACAGCTACCACCACAACAACACAGCAAGAACAACCGCCGTTCTATAAACAGCCCGCAAACCCGCAAGTAAATGCCGGTGGTGGATCTCCAATGCCTAAAACTACTGTGACTCGTATGGAGGCTCCAGTAGCAGCTAATCCAACAGCTCAACAATATGTTAACCCATATGCGGGTGCTGTACCACTTTACGGTACAATGAAGCAAGAAGTTGAAGGAGTGGGTGAGGTTGATATCACGTTTAAGAAACCACAATACGTGAATACACCCATGCCTGAACCAGCTCCATCACGTTATATCCCCGATAGTGGTGATCCTGAAGACAATGCTGCCGATGAAATGTTCCGTGAAACATTTGGCGATATGCGTTTAGAAAGCCAACTTAACTCGTTACACTTAGATCCAACAACTGGTTTAGATCGTGAAGATTTAGCACGTGCAGGTGTAATATCTCACGGACCAGCGAGCAGTAACTTACATAACGACCCATTCGATCACGTAGAAGATAGCTTCACAGCTGTTCATTATACGGATGCAGTATTGAAAGCTAATCCTAATTTAGCAGCGCAAGAACAAGCGGATCTTGAAGATATGTTCCCTGGTTGTGCTGGTTTAAGTTTAATGGAATTAGCCACTGGTCGTAAATTCTCAGACAATGGTGGTGTTACAATGAAGACAACTCCTAAGATGCCTGAAATGGCTCCAGAAGAAAGAACTGATATTTCTAACATGGTTCTTGAAGATCGTGTTAAAGAACTTGTTGGCGGCATTGCCCCAGTTTACATCGCAGGACGTCAACGCCCTGTACTACTTAAATCATTAGGCGGTGGTCGCATCGTCATGGAGACATCTGACGTGGATTACGCAATTCATGAAACTGAAATTTTAGCAGGGGCTACATCTGTAGCGTTGGATGGTCGTCCAGGCAATCCAAAACATGCTGCTGAAGTTTTGACTAAAGCTTTAGTGCAGGAAAATGAAAAACACTTCCTTAAAGTGATCAAAGATAAACTTGAGAAGGAAGAAGAAATTAGTGAAGTGTTAGTAGATGGTCCGATGTATGTCATGGATAATCTTGTTATCTCTAGTGGTGTTGATGAATGGGCTGCTTGTGCGCAAGCAGAACTAACAATGGCACTCGGGGAACATATCGAACACATCAACCTCGATGCATCGATTAACTTCAATGCATTCAATCCTGGCAAGTATATCTTACTGGATGAAACTTTAGAGTCAGCTCAAGCAATTATCCGTGCTAAAACCGCCACAACTATTGCTGAGCGTATCGAAGACTTCTTTGATGCATGTAACCTCCCAGCTCGAGAAATCCACCGCATTGCAAAAGCAATGACAAAAGAAGTAAACCGCGGTATCGCTGTTACTTTCAGTCCAGAATACACCGTTGATTCAGCAACGCTTGACTTGGAAGAACTCGCTACTGTAATGAATGAAGAAGGGTTTGAAGATGTAACTAAGAAGTTATATCTGATCTACGCACAATCAGCTAAGGTAGTATTTGCCACTTATACGGCAGCAGCATTGAAGCGTCGTTTAGCTAATGTTGAAGACGAAACTGGTTTATCTGAAGGTAACAACAGTGCGATCTTTGCTGACGTAACGAACGTAACTCTACTACCATTGGCTTACGCTGACTATCCTTTATCATTCAAAGGTGATTACGGTCGTATCACAAAAGACACCCTTCCTAAATTGTATGAAGTTCTTTCAGGAATCCTCAGCAAACGAATTGCGGAAGGTGTTTACAAATTCGCAATCCTTACTGAAGATCATCAATTAATTGAATTCTTCAAACCAGTGTTGACTGAAGACGAATCGATCTACTTAGCTCGCGGCTAATAGAAAGGATCGACTTCTGCTAATTGGTGGGAGTCGATCATGCGTCACGAAAATCAACAAATCGGGAATCTGCTTTTAGCAGTTAAGAGTTATAGCCTCAGCGATTTGGACTTGCATCACAGTCCCAAGTCTTTCGGAAACAATAAGGAAGAATTACTTAACTTCATCAAACGTATCCTACCCAGAGCTCAACTGGCGAAGACTCTAAAGGTGGGTATGGTATTTCAAATCAAAGAACTCAGGTTGTTGGGTTTTAACGCTTTGATAATGGTTGGAACAAGACACACTGGCAATGTTGTTTTAATCGTTGATCAGAAGGTATTCGATTCGGAACTGGCGAACTATAATCGATATCCAATGAAAATCGACTTGATCAGATCAATACGATTTAGTGAGGCGCACACCCAAGAGACCCAGGGTAGATTGGGCGAAATATACCGGCGTTATAGAGAAGCGGTAAGAATCTCAATTGATGATGAAAGATTTGAAGATCTGAACGATATAAGTTTCGTGTCAATGATACATGACTTTACGCTTACTGGAAAGATTCCTGATTTATCCAATACGATTGGGTGATCAATGACAGTTTATTTAAATAGTGGCTAGAGCGTTGGCTCTAGTCGCTATTGCTTTATGTTTTATTTTTTATTTTCCCCATCAATATGTGAATAACTGGAGAACACCCGTCGTGACCAAAGATTTACTAATTTACAATATTAAGCGTGAACAAGACATCATTAACCATCACCAGGCTAAGCTAGCCCTCTTAATTGAAGCCTTGGAATTAGACAATCCTGAAATGATTGATCTAACCTCTATCGAACTGCCATTCGATCAGCAACCGAAGAACCACGTAAAGAACTTACCGGATTATTTAAAAGGACAGCCCCTACGTGCTTCCAATTTTGATTGCTACGATATCCGGCGCATTCGCAAATTGCCAATCCTGAGTATTTCAAAAGCACCTTACCAATGTGAAGTGGTCTATGAGGACTGCTACCAGATCATCTTTGAAGATAACATCAAAATGAATGTGTATGGAAACATTGTACATATTGCAGAACTATTAAATTTAGCAATAGATCATAATGCGAATATGAGTACCGATAAGGGTTTCGTGCTTTTAACCACCATGCGAAGAATTGCTTTTAATTCAAAATGACAGCATAATTAGAGAGTCCCCTAGGGGACTCTCTAATCTGTGACTTATGTTTTATTTTTCACCATCGGTAGATTCTTCACCATCCGTCTTTTCCGGCGAAGTCTCTTCAGTCGTTTCGCTTTCGGCGTTAGTTTCTTCAGAGTTGTTTTCCACAGTTTCTTCTATTGGTTCAGGTTCAGGAATCTCATCCCCGCCATCGCCTCCATCGAAACTGTAGTCATTATAGGTGTCGTTCCCGCCACCGTAATTATCATCACCCATACCGGCGTCTTCAGTTGGAAACTTTTCATTGATCTTATCGGCTTTCTTATCCAATTTGTTTACTCGGCGTTTACGTTGAGCGAACATAGTCAAGATAGAATCACCAATGATATCCATGTAGTTCTCTTTCTCTTGAAGAATATCGATCATCGGTTTACCTTCTTCATCACGAATCAGGAGATCGAACAACTCTGTACGGATACCATTTTCACGCATCCACTTACGAACAAAGTGCGCTTTAATAAAGGCTTTGGTCTTATCGATATTGTCCGCACCAATGATTCCGAGATCTTCTTGAGTTAGGAAGTCCTCAGTGAAGAACTGATCGATCGCCTTGTCGTAGAAATCTACAATTTCGTCGTATTGTTCTTTCTGCTCTTTCACTGAAGTGGTGTCTGGTAACGGTAATGTTACTTCCAAGTTATCCAAGAACTTCACAGCAACATCTTCATCACTCATCATTTCACCAAGTTGATCTTTGAACTTCATACCAGTGTCTTTAACGACGTTTGTAAGCTCGTCCATGAGGATTTGAGAGTTATAGGTATATAACTTAACAAAACCAGTAATTGCTCTGGAGAAAGCCTCAGAGATCATTTTGATACGACGTTGAGTCATGACGTTAGCGTAGATCGTTTGTGTTGCAAAATCCGCAGATCCAGCACCATCCACAACCTCTGGCGATAACCCTAAAGACATGGTATGCATCTTCTTCAAGTAATCGTCAAAAGCAGTATCGATAGGTTTATACATGTTATCGATGTAATCCACACCAACTGTCGTATTCGGTAAACGCGGATGATCTTGAACCTGTAGTTGAACCCCTGCCATTTGGAGATAGTTAATCTGATCAACTGGGTTATTGGTTAAAGGATATTCATGTTGTGTGCCACGAGCAAACTCGTGCATGATAACCTCTAATGCCTTTTGAGGGTTCTTCTCAGCAGGGTCGAGCTGTACGTTTAAAACACGTTTAGTGATAGCGTTCTTAGTCGCAGCCATTGAGTTAACAAACAGATTGAAAGAGCGCAATGCCGCTAATGTTTTAGAATCGTCTAGCATGGTTTTACCCAAACCAAACTCATCCCAATCAATTGCCATATACGCCATCAATGATGCTGGTAAGTAAAGCATTTGAGTGTTACGTCCAGCACACGCACGTGCTAACATCAAACGATACAACTCATCATTCTTCCCAATAGAAATGCCAGAACCCAACACACCACGGGTTAAACGATCAAGAATATCACTTTCTAGGAACTGTTGGTAGATTGGTACTGCTTGAGCTAGAGCCGAAGAAGTATAACCTAAATTCCCTTGCTGGAATGATGGTGAAGTGTTGTTCGCCGATTGTTGAATCATCCATGAAGTTACACTTGATGAGGAAGTATTAGATGAAGCAGACAAAGAGCGATAAATACTTTCGTAGTCAGATAAACGCAATGGGTTTCCGGTCGCATCTAGCGCTACAAGATACCCTAGATGATCAGACGGGTCTGTCGGTGAATAAACAGGCACTACTGCTTCCGTAGGAATCTTCATTGCAAGCGGATGACCAAAGGTAGGCTTAGATAACGCCGACTTTGGTTTTACACGCATGATCGGTAGACTACTAAACTGGCGATCAGGGTACAGCTTATTCAGAACATCTTTTTCTTTTTGACTACGTTGAACATCTGAGGAATTAAGCGAAACAGCTTCATTTGATTCCGAAGCATCAACCGCGGTCATGGATTCGTTCGAATACCGAAGCGTTTGACCAGGGGCATACTTCTTAATCGTTTCTCGACGTCTTTCGATTTCAGCCTGTTGGTATTGTGAAGAGACACGACGCTGCAAGGTAGGTAATTTGAGGGCATCGAAATTATCTGTAATACTTACGCCAGCAGATATCTTTGTGCCATCTTCCATCTTTAACTGCGTCAAGTCGGAATCAAATGGAATGTTTGCCCCATTGCCTGGACGATTTTCTAACAAATCAAATAAAGAAACTTCTTCCATAGCGGTGTTGGCTTTTCTAGCATTTGCAATAAAACCCAATGGTTTAAGTTTACCATTGTCACCCACCCCCATTTTAATGGATTCTAAGGTGACGCGAGAGTTACTATTAATGATATAGTCAACCGATGTTTCAGGCAACACCGCAATCGGATAAGAACCCGTTTTTGCAATGATGTCACGCAGCATTTTAGGGAGCTCATCGATCAATTTATATGACGAGACAAAGTAGTTGTCCACAACACTTAATAGTCGAACAGCTAATTTATCATTAAAAGCCCCATCGTTACATTTAAAGGTGAGGGTCGTGGTCATGAGATCTTTAGGGGATAAAACACCCCCAATAATGATTTCGATCGCAAGACTGATATCGGGTAATAATTGAAGAATATTATTGTTATCGCGTATGCGTTCTAATGAACGAGACAATGCACCTTTCAAGAAAGGATCTTGCGCACTATTTAATTGAATATCGTTATCTTCAATGGCTAGGGGAGTAACTTCTCCACGAACCATTTTAGAAGCGACGTTATCATAAGCGGCGTAGTTTTGTTTACGGTAAACACTAGCTGCTGTGCTAGTAGTAAAAGCCTTACGCAGCTGTGGATTAATACTGTTCCGAGAACTACTCATTGAAACTACTCCGTATATTTTAAAACTATTTTGAGGTACTGGTATGTCCGCAACATTACATCGCATTTACCAAAGTAAATCCCTCGTACTTACAAAAACGATGGTGATTAAACTTCAGTTGGTTGCACAGGCTATCAATGCCGACCTAATATCTCGCGGTTACATGGTAGATGAAAACCGTCCAGAGACTTGGAAATACTATTTAAATTTAAATGGCGAATATCATCAAGCTGACCACGATAAGTTATTAGAATTATCTAATGGTGAATTTGACCATATCCGTATTAAAGTTGCTGGTGATAATCAGCCGGTTGAAGTCGATTTCAACAAAACCATCATGCAGGGGATCAATTCAGATTTAGCCATTGCAAACGAGTATCGTTTTAATACCCAATATTACAACGGTCTAGTTTCCAGATATCCTGAATTTGAAGATCTTATTAAAGGGGTTCTTAACCCCATTCCACCAGCAGTTGCATGCCCTGCTTACGATGGTGAGATTTTATATTGCGGTGGTTATTTAAAGACCTTATTACCGCAAGGAATCCACCATATGATCCGACAGGATTATGGTCCGATTTCTGAAAATTTCTTAATCGAAACAAATGAAGAAAACTTGATTCATGTACTGCAGGAACATATAAATGCATTTATCGGTCGCTACACTAACGTAAACTACCAAACAACGCATAATCTTTTCTACGCAACACTATTAAGCCTACTATATATGTCAATTCCCGGAACGCTATCTGCGATCCGTTTAGAGAATGCTCATGACTTCCGTGGGTTTACGCATTCATTCCATATTCGTGAGTTCTTAGATTCATTGGGGCAACTTGGCTGGGTTGTCGAGCATCTGAAAAAGAAAGAACAACTGTGGCTTTATCGTAATTTGCGCTGGTTAGACGCTAACCGCGGAAAAGACATGACTTTTCAAGCGATTATTGAGAACATACTCACACCATCGAACATCCCTATTTCAGGACATCGATTAAGGCACGATATTTCCGAGATGGATGATGGTGAGTTAGTATCAGCAAACCCATTTATGCTTAGGGAAGCTCTTAACCCAACACAGCGTGGGGCTGGGGTTGATTATCGCACTATCGCTGAAATCGTAAAGAAAGAAATACCGCTCGCTACTGAAAACTACTATGATCAAGAGGGACAAGTAACCCGGATCGCAAATAGTTCTAGGTACTCGATGTATGATAATGTTAATACCAAAGTACTAGAGTCTTCTGTTATTGATGATGCCAACAATATCGCAGTGACAATGGAAGATATCGGTCTTTCTCTTTGGGCATTTACAGCGAGTCATGGGTTTTTCAAAGGCTCTGTGATTGTCACACACCCCATCACATCAGATCGTTTACAACTCACTCCTTTAAATGCGTATATTCTTTCTTTATACTGTTTAAATATGGGATGGGCACAATACGATCTAGAAACTATTCCAGATATTCACGCTATGTGGATTCCTCGAGTGGATGGCTGGAAACCAGATCCAAGTTTACTCGATAAGGCTACTCTGGCGGATATGAAATATGGTACTAATGCGAAGAAGATCACAGAAGCTGAGATTCTGGACATTATGGGTAACTATATTCCTACATTCACACATACCTCAGCGCTCTCATTAGGTAATGAGATTCAGCGCCAGCATGCTGAGGCTATGCGAAGGTACATGACCTACGCGGCTATTGAGGATATGGATGGTCGAGCAATGGGGGAATGGGTTTCGTACCATCAGTACTGGAATTGGGTACCTTGTAAGTTATCTGAAAAGAAAACTTATTACAAAGACTGGCTCATTCTACATGGTTTGGATCTCGATGGGTTCTCCCGCCAAGACTACGTTACGTTAGGTTTAGCGTTGGTTGAGGCAGCAACCGGTATGGATCTCTTAGCTTCCCAGAAACTTAGAGATAAGCAGAACGCAGTACTTTCCATACTGAAACATTTCTGCAGCTATACCGTTCAGATTATTCAAGATGTTGCTGCTGTCGATTCATTTATGTTAGGTCTGTCAACATTACGTTTGACAAATCTTAAAGCAAAACTGAAATCGTCAATGAACGTTATGCTCCCGATAGTGACAGCGGTAGATGCGAGTTGGAAAGTTCGAGATGGTGTTATCTGGTTGAACACCATGCATCCTTTAGGGGATGTGATGGTAAAAGAATACGTGAAGATGAAAGATACCATTGATACATCGATTTCTGTGCAAACAGGGAAAGAGTCAATGACTCATCATGTTAAATTACCACTGTGGACAATCATTGATGCAATTATCCCCGACATTGTTATTGACGAGCGAGTGAAGGTATTCGGTGATTCAACAGTTGTTTATCCTGAACACGTGGAAGGTGATGCGACCACACAAATCTACCCAGTCTCCACAGATGAATCAATTAACCTTAATACCCAACTAGGTAGTAAACTTATATTCTTACCGCCACCGAAAATTGTTGAAGACGAGTCTTCTACCATAGGGGTAACCGCAATCAAGCTTATTGAGGCTGGTGCGAATATAACCGATGAAACTATTTTCTCTAACGTAGGTATCACTACCTTTACAATCAAATAGGGCATTTACAATGAATTTTGAACAACAGGTGTCTATACAGGGGCAGTATAAGCTCAAGTCTTTTGATAGAGAAACCGGAGAACTTATTTCTGAAAGCGGATGGTCTAAAAACCAGATCATCCGCAGTGAGGCAACTGCGAAATTGATTTTTGAAACAGGTTTAGTCGCAAACCCCCCATTCCAATTGGGGCGAACAGACACTAACAACTATAGTAGTTTTGAAAACGTAGTTGGGTTAACTCATGTAAGTAAAGAAATAAACCCAATGGAATATTCGTGGGTGGATGATAACGATGTCAAGAAAGGTTGGCGGGTAGTGGGTGGGGGTAAGTATAAATTTACCCCGAACACAACAGTAAAGGGGCTGAAAGCAAACCAAGTAGGTATTGCTAATTTTTCCATTGCTCAGATCAAGAATGAAGTTGGTGCTGCTTTTATTTACCCGATATCCCCCAACGTTTTGATCGAAATTGATTTCAAACTAACCATGTTATTGTTACCATCCCCAATAACGCAATTACCGGTTTACGATAATAAGGGTACGCTCTTACGCAACATACCCTGTAAAGTAAATATCGCGGTCAATACCGCAGTATTATTAGCTAGCGGATATCAGTGGCATTTTCTATTAGGGATAGGTCAGGGTAATGGGTTGACAGCCAACCCTACTGTCCAAGGTGATCCTAATGATAACAATGTTCTAGGTAGCATCACACCAACCGCCAGTCGCTGGAAAGAGGTTATAACAACCACGACCGGTTTGCCGTTGGGTAACCATAATCGTAGAGGTTATATTTACGATCCCAACATTGATAGGCAGTATATTCGTTTCGGCATTCCCACAGGTGTCCCAGGTGTATACACATCTGTTCTTTTTTCAACACCAGTCACTTTCCTAAAACGGTCATTAACCGACGTTGATGTGACGTCAATGTATACTACGTCAGGGGCCTAACATGTTAGCAAATAGTAGTTTTAATCTCGGTATGGAATACAGCGTTAAAGTTATCGATAGCGAGACCAAGGAGATAAAAGAACAAACAGGTTGGGGTCATAACCTCATCATGGACGATACAGCCCAAATATTTATGTCTGGGTTTAGCGAGGCACCTACCCCACTTCTTGGGACTGATGGTCGGGCGGTGGTAGCCAATCAGGACGGGCCGATCAGCCCATCTCCAGACATGGTCTTGATTGATACCATTCATAACCCTGCCGACACTCAATTTACGACTATTTCTGACGGCAGTCTCGTAGTTTGGTTTTACACGTATGAGTTTTTGAACACATCCTCGTTAACCGTTATCCTTAAGGAAATCGGCATACCAGGATTCAATCGCGCACTACTATACTCGGCATATGGTGATATCACCACCATTACAGTAACACCTTCAGATACTGTGCTGGTTTCGGCACGCTTCGTTTTACTGACAAAAACACCATCACATACCCTTTCGATTGTAGATGAGCAAGGTGTTGTGCAGGATACGTTTACCGTAACGTACAACCACAAAGCACCTACGGATATTGCGTTAGCTAATTGGTGGAAACTATTAGGGGTGCCGTCAATTGAGTTGGTCACCGCTACTGGGGTTGTTACTTTGAATGAGTTATCTGTAGCTGTTAACTCATCAAATCGTAAGATCGAGTATCATTACAAGATCACAAACGAAGACGAGGTTGGTTTAAATTCAATACGCTATACGTACAAATGCGGAATTCCGATTATTGAGGGTAAATTCAATAAAGTTATGTCCGTACCTGCTATCCAGAAAATCGAACTTTTTATTAATGCACAATGGTGAGGTATTAGATGTTACCTAACAGATCTTTGCACTCAATCCACACGAAGTATAATTTTACATTCATTGATGAGAATGGGAATGAAACTAATGATGGGTTATGGCATGAGAATTTACTTTTAAATGTCGGTTTAATCAAATATAACACTGAGTCATTTATTGATTACCTTCAGTTGGGTGCTAGCGGTACTGCGCTAAGCCCTGGGGCAACCGGGGTAATTAACAAAACTTACGAAAAGCAACTCAGTACCATGACCTTAAATGAATTAGGGTATATTAGTCGACATTACCTTAATGGCGATTTCTTCGTGGTTGAACATGAGTTCTCAGTGACCGTAAATGGTAGTGAAATAACTAGCAACCGTGACCAAATCCGTGAGATTGGACTCGAAGGTGTTTCACGCGCATTTCTTACAAACGAGTTAGGGGTACCTATCACATACGCGATTCCATACGGTACTCGCGCACGAATAACGGTTAGGTTCTATCAAAGTTATCGTAATCAACTCACACCGATCTACCGTAATGCGATCAATGTAACTGAAAATACACTCACACCTACAACATTCACAATTGAACATGCCGTCAATTCGGCTCAGTTGCCGACCATGCCTTTCAAAGGGATTGGGGATAGCGTTCAGGTATGTCCAATCGTTTCAAACGCGGGAATGGTTGATGGTAAGTTTCCGTTGGTAATCAATACTATCCCTGGATTTAGTTTTACCCAGACTAAATCCACAAGGTTAGTTAAATTAGCTACAACTTTCATCCCAACTACTAATCAAACCCTATACGGTTACATGGTGCTTGTGAAAAACCATAACGTGTATAGTCGTTTGGTTCTAAACGAACCTATGTCGATAAAAGCGGGGCAAACTGTTGAAGTTGGAATTAATGTTCCGTTTGATCGAGATCCTTTTGTTTTCGTTGATGACCCTAAACCTTTAATATTTTACGCTAAGGGTGGTGTTTCATTTACGGTGAAATCAGAAGACCCTGTTATGGTAAAAGCTGAAGGCGATCTACCGTTGACCGTGGATGGGTCGGTATATAGTTTGCCAGTGCAAGCTCAGGGTACTGAAGGTATAGATAAATTAACGAAATTCACGGTGTTTGGAACCGGAAATATACGCATCTTCATGGATTCGATCACTAATAAATATCTCAATCAAGGTCTGTATGAGGTTGCCGATTGGGGAACGATAAAACTCACCTCATTCGTATGTTATTCACCAGTATTTGAGAAAGTACCTGCCAATGCCCCACCGAACGTAACGGACTATAGTAGTATGTTCTACGGTTGTCCTATTTTTAACGATCCGAATGTGATCGGGTGGGATGTATCTAAGGGTACAAACTTTACCTCCACTTTCCGGAACGCTACGGTATTCAACCAACCAATTGGTAATTGGAATATGACGAATGCGGAAGACATTTCGTATATGTTCCAGAATGCGAAAGCATTTAACCAGCCGTTGAATACATGGAATACCTCGAAAGTCACATTGATGCCGGCGACTTTCTTAGGCGCAACTGTTTTTGATCAACCGCTTGACAAATGGGATGTATCGAAGGTAACGAATTTCTACGGGATGTTTTCTAGCTGCAAAGCCTTTAACCAGAACCTCAGTACATGGAATACATCATCAGCTACGGTAATGGCTTCAATGTTCTATATCACTGATAAGTTTAATGGTGATGTAACAACATGGAATGTGAGTAAAGTCACATCGATGGCGAAAATGTTCTGTAGTGCTATTTCATTCAACAAGAACCTAGATAACTGGAAACCTGTAGCTCTTCAGGACGCAACGCAGATGTTCAAGAGCGCTACCGTATTTAACGGGCGCTTAACTGGGTGGGATCTTAGAAACTGTACCGGTTTTGAAGAGATGTTCTATGCAGCAAGAGCGTTCAACCAGGATCTCGATACGTGGCAAACAGGGGACATGCGCTCACTACGTTCTATGTTCCAATCAGCAACCGCGTTTAATGGCAATATTCTAACATGGAATGCTGCTACGATTACCAGCTTGGCGTCTACATTCTATCAGGCCTCTAACTTTAACCAACCAATTGGTGTTTGGCCGATTAGTAATAAGTTATTAAACATGCAGTTAACTTTTGCAAGTGCTGTATCGTTCAACCAGGACTTAACTACTTGGGATGTATCGAAGGTTACCACCTTCGAACAGACTTTCCTTTCAGCGACTATCTTTAACGGTAATGTGTCTGATTGGCGACCAGAATCTGCTAAAACGATGTATGGGATGTTCCAGAATGCGAAAGCATTCAACCGCAATATTAGTTTATGGCGAAGCCCTCTCTGCACCACTTACGGTAGCATGTTCTCACATGCGGAGGTGTTCAATTGTGGTTATCCATCGACAGTATTCGACACTGGCATGAATGGGTGGTTGACAGGGTCAGCTAAAGACATGAGTTCAATGTTTGAAAATGCGTGGGCATTTAACTCCGTAATCAAAGACTGGGATGTTTCCAAGGTTACGCAATTCTCTAGTACGTTCCAATCCGCCACTTCATTCAACCAACCGTTGACCGGGTGGGTGACAACATCGGCACAATACTTTAACTGGATGTTCATGCATGCAGCGGTATTTAATCAATCTGTGAACCACTTTATAACCACGCAATTGCAGAATTGCCACAACATGTTTAATGGGGCGTACGAGTATAACCAACCAATGGATCTGTGGGATATGCGAACTGTCCGTAGCTGTCAGTCCATGTTCGCATATACTCAGAAATTCAATCAACCACTGGGTATGTGGAAATTCGGAAACCTACTCCCACCTTCAGCGGAATCTGATCCAGCGTATTATAACCCAATGGAGGCAATGTTCCAATCAGCTGCTGCATTTAGTCAGGATCTAAACGCATGGCGTGATACGGTCATTCCAATACTACCGATAGAACCACGTAATATGTTTGATTACTCTAAGATGACACCGTATAATAACCCTTGGGTGTGGACGGACAAATTAGAGATTGACGGTATATTTACAGACGCAATGTTCTATTTCGATTTAAGGGCGTCGAGCACCCCAGATATTCTTTCAGCTACGTTAGATGGTGTTAATATTTTAAACGACACCAACCTAACATTGCAAGGAACGTATTATCGACTTAGGGTTCCACCGCAAACCGCTACTAAAAAGCTGATTATTCGATGCGGGGATAATATTAAAGCAATCCTAGGTAGTGCACCGTACACCACCAGTTTTGGTGACTGCACAATTGCTGAGGGTAACCTAATATCTATCCCGGACAATCTAGAGTTTTTACGACTAGGTATCTCTACTGGCGTGAAAATCAAAGGGTTTTCAATTACTTCGGATCGGTACGCTAAGAAAGCTACCAGTATGAATGGTATGTTCCAAGGCATTTATTTCAATGATATCAAGGTGATCGAAAACTGGGAAACGAAAAACATTACCAGTCTTCGCAACGCGTTCACTTACGCCTATTTCACAGACATATCTAAGATGCCAAATCTTTCTAAGTGGAATACCTCAAAAGTAACTGATATGGAGTACTGTTTCTCCAGATCAAACTTCTCTGGGTCAGTGGCTGGTTGGGATACATCACACATCACGTCCATGAATTACATGTTCTTCATTAACTCAGCCTTTAATGATCCAGGTATTTTGGAATGGGATGTATCTAAGGTTACCTCATTCTTCAGCATGTTCTCCACGGCGGGTGCATTCAACCAACCAATTGGTAATTGGGACGTTTCATCGGGATATGAGTTCTCAACCATGTTCCAAAATGCTCGTGAGTTCAACCAACCATTAAATGACTGGAACGTAGCTAACGCCACACGTATGGTGAGTATGTTTGACGGTGCATCGAAATTCAATCAACCACTTGATAAATGGAATATGTCAAAATGTACAAATATTTCAGCGATCTTCAGCGGCTGTACGAACTTCGACCAAGATCTGGATATGTGGGATGTGTCCAATGTGGTTAACTTCGCTTCCGTGTTTAGTTCAACTGCTTTCTCACACCCACTGCCAAGTTGGAATCTTAGTAAGGCGACGAACATTTCGAGAATGTTCTCTCTTGCGAAAAACTTTAACCATCCTGTTGAACACTGGAACGTGAGTGGGGTCAAAGACTTCGGTGGTGTGTTTGAAAACGCCATTTCGTTTAATCAACCATTGAACAACTGGGACGTTAGTCAAGCCATTACCTTAGGTAGTATTTTTAGTGGAGCATCAGCATTTAACCAACCATTGGATAAATGGAAGTTTCCGCTGAACAAATCACTGAATGCCACATTCAAGAACGCAACAGCTTTTACCTACCCCGTAGGTATGTGGGATACCAGCAATGTGAATGATTTCCGCGACACATTCAGTGGTGCGGTTCTTTACAATCACCCACTGACAAATTGGGATGTGAGTAAAGCATTGTACTTGAGTGGAATGTTCAATGGCGCTACGGTATTTAACCAGCCTCTCAATCATTGGCGTTTCCCATTAGTCACTACGACAGCGATGATGTTCTACGGTGCGAAAGCATTCAATCAGCCGCTTGGCGATTGGGATATGTCTAACATCACTGACATTTCTCAGATGTTCAGTAACGCTAGTGTTTTCAATCAGGATCTTCCTTGGAATACATCGAAGTGTACACGCATGCAGAGTGTGTTCAATGCGGCATATGCCTTTAATGGCGATATTACCGGTTGGGATACCTCTAAGGTAACGAGGACAACTGCGATGTTCTATCAGGCTATTGCCTTCAATAGAGACATTAGCAATTGGGATGTTCGTAAAGTAATAACGATGTCAAATATGTTCAATGGCGCTAAACTTTTCAATCAACCGATCGCTAAGTGGAAGCCACAAACATGCACTGACTTTAACTCTACGTTACTGAACGCCGAAGCATTCAATCAGGACCTTAGTCAGTGGTGTGTGCCTGTTGCCGGCATCACCACAAACTTCTCTACGGGGAGTGGTATGACTACAGCGCAGTACCCTGTTTGGGGCACATGCCCAAGTGGAATGGGTTAATTAATCACAATCTATTGGTAGGGGTTTCGACCCCTACCAATAAACTATGAAATAGAACTAGAGGATAACCCATGTTACCCAAATACGGTTTTGACTGGCCGCCAGTGTCAGATACGATAGAAGTACCACTTCGTAAAGGTGCACTTCGTCAAGATTATGCATTAGCAGGTAAGGCTATCGGTACAGCAATAACCGAGCCGAGATCAACGCTTTGGACATTCCTTATGCGCAATGGGCAAATTGTTGGCACACCGAAAGGTTCAATTACCTCGATAGTCATTTATACGAATGCAAAAATAAATGAATTCGGAATATGTTTTGATAGAGAAAATTATCCTGTAATCGCGTACACTGAAACCGATGGGAAGTCGTATCTCCGTTACCCAATCCCAAACGGTAACTTCACAACCATTCCATTACCGGATGGGGCATATAGTCCGCGTTGTGTGTTCGATTTGAAAGCGGGTGCATTATCGGGTGTGGGTGAGGTCGTTGTCGGTTACATGTTGGGTAAGGATCTCTACGTGTTACAGAGTAGTAAAGATTTTAAAAATCCGCGCCTCGCCGCTAGTTATCTTCAAGATTTATATCTTGATCAGATATCTTTTGCGGCGAATAGTCGTTTGCGATTTATCATGTACCAACTTCATAATCCTGACAGCCTCCCGGATGCTGAAGCAATACCACAGAGTAAATATAGCTGTTTTCTTTATCGACGAACTTTTAGCGGTTCAGTACCCCCAATCGATTCTAATCTAGTTACTTTTTCTTCCGTTGGTTTAAAATACCAACTCAAGATCGAGGATAATGATTTAGATTCACCGGATGTCCGAGGGGTAGGGTTACGTTTAGCTTTACGTCCCGAATGGGTGGAGCCGTTACGCTCATCCGCTGACTACAGTAAGCCTATTATTGAAATGACCAAGACCACAACAAAAGGTCATGGCGGTTCGAAACAATATAGTTTACAGGAATTGGATGCTATAGTTGGAAGTTTCTACGATCCAGATTTACAACTGTATACTTTCCCGATGGACTATTTCACCGAAGGTCCAAATGAGAGAATCGTTGTTATCAAATATAGGGATCTTGTTGTTGGTGAAACAACATACTTAGTGATCAACGAAAGTATCGCAGGTACGAGTTTGAATGAACGGGCTATCTGGGGTAAATTTCCGGATAAGATGGTAAATGATTTTAAACAAAACGGCATTTACCCACTGACGGGTTATAGTTTAGCAGCACGAGCTATGGGTGATCTAAATTACAAAGTCACGGAAGTTGATCCGCGTAGTTGGGTGGGTGATGAGCCTGTCTTTGTTGGTAATCTCCAACCCGCATACATCCCTGAAGGTATGGGTATCTCAAAACGTTGGTTCGATAGTGTTAGCGATACCACTGTAGTATTATCATACACCCCTGATCGAAACAGACCTCAGGAAAGCGTAGGTATGACGAAAGCCCAGCTAAAACCATCTATCGGTCAGCCGGGTGGGGTTTATTTAGATAAAGGGTATTATTGGCTAATGATCAGTAGTGGTTGGTCGAAGCCTGAAAAGAGTGTGAGTAAGGGTTACATCATTAGCACCCCTGCACTCCCAGATAGCGATGCTGTTTATTTTAATGTGAGTCACGAAGTAGATCTTTCTTTAAGTGAAACCAAACTCACGTTCGTGCGTCCATCTAAAATTAACCCTAGTGCTAATGTATTACGGCCAGAGGCAAATGTGGTGGAAAGGCTGTCTGATGTTGAATATAGTTATCAGTTTAAGTCAACTGCTAATTCGGGCACTCAGCGTGAAATGTCTGTGGATATTTATTTACCGAAGTCTTTCTTCTTTAGTCAAGCGTTGACAGCAAACCCGAATACCCCCGATATGTTTAAAGTAACAAATGTTGAAATATTGGGCACTCAGACCATAAAGAATGAGTTAGTAACAACCCCAGATGGTTTCCCGATTTCTTTCCCACATCGGGTCGAAGGCGCGTATATTGTTTGCCGCATGCGGGTTCAGGAACCTGCGGTTAACACAAATAAAACACATAGACAAACATTTACGTTCACTCGTAAATTGGACAACAAAGTATTGAAAGCAGATGTTCTTTATACTGAAAGCACATCTTAAACACGGAGCAACAAAATGTCAAACCTGTTAGAACGCCCAACTCAAATCGAGGACATTGTCAAAACTGTCAATGCTCCGATGCTGGCGAAATTATTAAGCGAGGAAAATTATAAGGTTCTGAGCATCCGTCCTTATTCAGAAGCCCGCCAAGTATATAACGCTATTGCGGAAGTCGAAATTGATCTGTTCCCTGGAACAACTTTAGAAATCCCCCATAGTGAACGCTACACTAAACGACGTGTACCATTCACACGTATCTCATTGCTGGATGCAATGAAACAGGCCGGTGTTGGTCTCGATAGCATGAACCGTGTGAAAGTTTCCGATATTAGTTCAGTGGACGCTTTTATTACGTCTATCGGGAAACTAATTAATTTCGATGCGGACGAATTGGAGCTACTTCCATCTACTGAAACATCAGCAGCAATTCGCGCCAAGGTAACTTCATTGGGTTTCACTGGTAAAATCACAATTACCACGGAAGAGGATGAAGCCAGCGGTCCGCGCTGGGTTAAAGAAGGTGATGATTTCTCTGGTGCGTATGTTACAACAGACCCAACAGGGGCTACGCGACTCCCAGATATTACGTTAGGGCAAATGAACTATTTGGTGGTTACCGGTGAAAAGCTTACTGAAGAAGTTCGTTTCTTAGCTGCTATGTATTACGGTTCTAATATTTACGATGAGCTGACCTTCATCGCTAAACCAAATGAATTAACTGTTATTCCATTTGATCCAGGTGAGTCAACTAAGTTTGATAGTTTAATGGCTCAGGCATGGAGTAAAGATCGTAAAGCATTTGTTACGATTGGTCAGTTCAATACATACGCCGGCCCTGCTAAAGACGTTGTCATTGCAGGAGCACCTTCAGTGCAATCCCCAGGCACATACGCTTGGGGTATAACTGTACGTAATGAAGAATTGCAACCATTCAAATTACGTAGCCGTGTAGATAGTACCGACCATCCAGAATTAGTGGAATCTATCGAACCATTCAACCCAGATGCACCGCAAATGCGTATCACCTTCAAAGAAGTGACTGAAAATACAATCATCAATCTGAAGACAGTTGCGGACGGTGTCACAGCAGAACGCCCAATTACGCTACTCGCAAAAACCGAATAACCCTACCCACTGTCGCTAGAGCCCTAGGGCTCTAGCGATGGGATTATATGAACGTTCAAACTGAGCACATGAAGGTTACTTGTCTGTATTTCTTTGACCCTACCAACAAATACGTAGCTATTTTTTTATTTTTCACATTGCGGTAGTTTGATATGAAGAACTGTCGGGGCGTTTAACTTTCACGTTGCTTCCTATTCGAATAAAAGGAAAGAACCAATGGCATTTGCTAATGGGCTAGACTTGACCCTATCAAGTAAACAACGCTTCATCGATCAAGCGAACTATAAACATTCTTGGTTTTTAGTCCTAGCTGAAGATGATGAGAAAACGGGTTTGAAAAAGAACGCAGAACTTATTGACGTTCGACCAATCACTGGTAACGCACGACGTACTGCGCGAGCAATCTTTCGTATCGACCGCGAAGCTAACAACGTACCGTTTAACTTCGTTGAACCGCGTAACCGTTATATTGAACGTGGTGTCGCTATTCAGCAAATCACAGCTGATGAGATTATCAAGACCTACGGTATTGGCGGTGTGGTTTATCTCGCGATGGAAGCAGCGCCAGATAACACTCAGGGTTTAGCTGAAGGTTTTGCTACACGTTTTGGCTTGAAGATCACTCCTGAAGACATCGTAGCGCAACCAATCGGTCAAGGTGTGGTTTGTGTGATGGTTACATTCTCTAAGATGTCTGTAGGCTATACAGGCTCATTGCGTGTTGATATCACCACACCAGTATATGCGTCTTAACCAAAGTAATTTGTTAATTCGGTTATGTAAACGCAAACCAAATTAACCCCCCATAAAGCGTTTAACCCCTTCCCTTTCGGGAGGGGGTTAAATTATTCGTCGAAATAATAAAAGTGAATTGATGGAGCTAAAAATGTTCGATTTCGGAACACTCAAGCCTTTAGTGCAATCACTTGTCTCTTTGCGTAATCAGAAAGAATATCGTAACTTCTTAACGGAAGATAATTTTGAAGTCGTTAACGTTCGTTTCTTTTTAGATCAGACAGGGCAGTTCAATACAATCCTTCATGTAAAGGTAGATAAATACCCTGGGTTGTTGTTTGAAATTCCTGATAATGATCGCTATGAATTACGTCACGTTTTTGTTAAACGTTTAGACTTAGAGCAAGCTGTCCGTATGGCAGGTGGTAAATTCAACAGTATTCGTAGACATATTGTTGATGCTGCAAACAATAAAGAAGATGCGATCAAAGCGCTAGCACCACTACTACATATCGATCCAGATGAAGTAACGTGGCGAGCTACTGAGAAAGAGGTAGGCGTACTAACTGCCAAGTCAACATCTGTAGGATATACAGGGCATGTTACTTTAGGTGTGTTTGATATCGACCATCCGTTCCCAGTATTAAAAACTATTTTCATTGCCGGGGATCGCGTAATTCGTTATGGTAAACCTGTGCAGTTCTCAGCCACTTGGGTTGAACCCGACTACGTACCGATCTCTATGGTTTGGTCTATTCGTGCGGATGACCCTACGGGTATTTATATCAATTCTGATACTGGATTAGTTTATACTGACCGTTTAGCTACTGTTGAAGAATTTACAGTGGTGGTAACGATTGACGGGAAAGAAGCAACATACGTTGTGACACTCGATCCAAACCAAGGCGATGTTATTGATCCAACAAGCATCACAATCCAAGGTTCTACACTAATGCACCCAGGGGAAGAACAAACCCCTACATTAATTGTTAAACCCGACGGGGCGTATGTCAAACCTCGTTACCCGATCTGGTCTATCAGCTCCAATATTACCCTAGACGGCATCAGTATTGATTCCGAAACTGGACGCATTACAGTTGCAGAAGATGCAGTTGAGACCACCTTTACGGTGATTGCTATCGTAGATGCGCTTGTAGCGCGTTTAGAGGTTCAGGTAGTGCGAATCCCTGGTGAACCCCCAGTATTAGTTCGCGCTGTCATTACGGGGCGTACAGAGCTGGAATACGGTGATACTGAACAGCTAGGCTTACGTTTCGTAGATTCCAACTATGTACCGGTAGAAACACCGGTATGGTCTACAAATAAATCAATCATCACTGAGGGTGGTCTACTTACAGCGATCGATCCTGGAACTCATTTGATTACATGTGTTGTTGATGGTTTAACTGTCTATCATGTAATCGCGGTTACTGAGCCGAAAGTCAAAATCGATGATTTACAAATCGTAGGTCCTGACGTATTACCGATGTACGAATCGCATCAGTATAAGTGGACACACATGCCTCCAGAATACACTCCGCGATATTCTAGTTGGTGGGTTGTTCAGGAAGGTAGTTTAGTTTATCATTCTGGATGGGGTCGATTAGAGGCGCGGAAATTTGAAGGGGAAGTAGAATTATTCCTCCGTGTGGATCAGGTTACTGTAAGTAAGAAGATTACCTTGGCTCGACCGTACATCAAAACGGTTGCGATTTACGATGCAAAAGAAGGAATCGCTGTAGAGGACGGTGAAATTCGTCAATTGACTTACATCATTAAACCTGATGAGGCTTTAGATGAATTAGAGAATGTTCGCTGGTCTTCAATTGAGGGTGTGAATATCACCGCAGATGGAAAGCTTTCAATAGACGTATATACGTTGAAACAGAAAGACTTCGTTGTTGAGCTTCGTTACATGCTGCCAAATGATCCGACCGAACATTTATTACAGTATCAGATGTTTGCATCCTCTAAACCGAAAGAGTTTACCATTGAACTCCCTGACCAAGTTGAGGCTAACTCAGATAACCCGGTTAAGATCACCATCGTTCCTGAATACATCACAGTTGCAGAAATGGACTTTAAGATTGTCCCTCCTGTGGCAAACGCCTCTGTTGTGGATGGTCGCCTACTATTGAATGGGGCTCCTTATGAGTCAATCATTACCGTAGTAGGTACGATCGACACCATGACCGCATCAGACAGCACCTATGTTAAATATCCTGATTTAACAGGTATTGCTATCGCAGGTGAAGATTTCGTTATTGCTCAAGATGACTATCCTCTTGCTGTTGTTGCGGTACCTAAAGATGCACTCCTCCCTACAACCGAACTCACTTGGGAATTAGTTGAACCTATTCCTGAAGGTGTTACACTGGATGTCGATAATAAGGTTATCCATACAACCAAAGAGTTCTTCGGTACAGATATCTTAGTTAAGGCAACCTTTGCTGCTGACCCTAACCTGGGCAACAAGGTGTTTACTGTAACTAAAACAGTTCATATACGTGAACGTGTCTTGGTCAGTATGACAATAGCTAGTCAGGAATTGACCCGCGATGTTGAATCGGCACCTTTCGTAATTACAGAGCGCCCAGTTAATGCTGATTATCTTGGTGGTACATGGGCTTTAATTCCAGAAGTAGCCGGTACAGTCACCGCGGATGGTAAGGTAACAGTTACTTCCCCGTTAGTTACCTCGGTTACGGTGCAGTACACCTCACCTAATGCGATTGTAGGGTCTGTAGAGGTTAAGGTGAACCAACCGCTTATCTCCGTCAGTATCGCTTTAGCACCAGACTACCTCCGCTCAGAAGAATCATCAGCTTTAAGATATGCCCTGTACCCACCAGCAGCTGTTGATCCAAAAGACGGTGTTTGGGAAATTGTAGAAGGTGGGGAATTCGCTACTATCTCTGGGACAACTATAACTGCCAGTAATCAGATTGGAAAACTGGTTAAAGTACGTTACACTGTTGGTGGTAAAGTTGACGAACGTGAATATGAGATCCTCCCTGTTCCATTGGAAGCGATGACTGTTACAATTGCCGGATCTAAATTAGTTCGTGATCGTACAGAACCATTGATTCTCACACACACTCCAACCAATGCAACAATCCTTGGTGAGGGTGAATGGGTTTATAACGTAGATAAGTCGAAAGTTATTATCGGTGAAGGTCCAACAATCACAGTACTGGCTGATGACATCAAGATTTTGTCTGGAAGCTATACTGTTGACGGAATAACTGCTGAATTCGCTTTCCCGGTAGACCAACCTGCACGTAGTTTAACGATCGTCACTAATCCCGTCGTACCGATCGATAATAAAACCATGAGTCTATCTGTTGTGCCTGACCCAGCGGGTGCGGATATTGATCCAGTTACTTGGTCAATTGTTCCAAACAATCCGGAAACGGAACTCTATGACGGCAACATGGTACGGCTCTTTAATGAAGGTGGAAAGACCGTTGCTGTAACCGTTGTTGCCAATGGGGTAACTGCTACTCGCGATGTTGCAATTCAGGCAGTTGAACCTACTGCAATCACTATTCCGCCTTGGGTATTACAATTAGCGCCTGCAAACAAGGTACGTCGTTTAGATGTGCAATTTACCCCTGCAGATGCAACTGATCCAACGGGTACTTGGGAAATCATCCCTGCAACAGCAGGTGAGATTACTGATGGGAATCTGTTCACTCCGAACACAACTCAGCGTGAAGTCACTGTTAAGTTCACACATACGCGTACAGGTATGACGGTTTCAGGTAAAATCCCAATTGATATCCCAGTAACCGATGTGGAAATTAATCTTCCTGATGAGTTACCTGACTTTTCAACTTTCACACCAAGCTTCAAGATTGTACCTGAAAATGCGTACATCACAGAAGGTCCAGTGATGGAAGTTAAAGGTCCTGATCAAATGGTGGATAATGGGGATGGAACATTTACCCTTGATGGGGTGGATGTTGGTGAGGTCCGAGTAACTGTATATGTGAACGGTGAAGTGTTCAGTAAAGTTGCCAATATCGTACCGCAACTTCCAACGAAGATCGAAATTCATGGCGTACCTGAAACAATCACTCGCGGTGATAAGTTCCAGTTAACCGTGACCTACGAGCCGGATCGTGTATCTGATCCAGTGATCTATTGGAAAGCAGACCCGCTGGCTTCTGTTTCAATTAGCCCTACTGGGTTTGTTGAAGTCATTGATGATGCTACTGATGGGCGTGCCCTGTTTACCGTATTTGTTGGTCCTTCGTCGACTTACGAATATGCGAAGATCGTTCCAGTTAACGATTACCATCATGCGTTCACGCCTGTAAGTTTGGTAGAGAAAACAATCTTCCGGTCTTTATTGGACAAAGAGATTATTGAAAACTATCAAATTGAAAACCCAATCGTTTACGGTTTCCGTACGGTGGATGGTAAAGTGGAGTATGTTGCGGACATCATTTACGAGATGCCAAGAACAAATACTTACGGCTATACTTTCCGCATTCCTGTAGACGTTTGGGACATCATCTCCGATCCCGCGAACGTAGCATCCAATGCCCTTGCATTGACTATTGCTGTAAATGGACAGACTTATAACTACGGTTGTAACGACATCATGAATAGCTTTATTCAACTTGGTCAGGATTTCTATTTCTACGTAGACAATAAACACTACCCAACTCAAACGGGTGTGATTAATGTCACTGCATCGGCTTTGGTTTCTCCAACGCATACCGATAACTATTCTATCACAGTTAACGTAAAGGAATTAAAACCTTCGATCGTTACCCCTGTTCATTTCACCGCTACTCAATTAAACACACTCACAGAGAAAGGGTTCATTGATGGTAAGATGACGGGCATGCCTATTGATGACATCGTAGGTACTGGTGGGAGCTATCAGGTCGAGTTACAAGTTCCACGTAAAGGGACAGATGACTATGCTGTTTACGGTTTGTTCATCGACGATGTTTCTTGGGAAGCGATTAAACGTACTTATGAACGCAAATCAAATCAAGTGGTTATAAAGTTACAGAATGTGAAAGTGACAGCTGAAAAGTTGATCAATGGATCAATTCAAGACTTAGACCGTGGTGGTTGGATTTACCCTGTACGTGTTTACCGCTATACCCCTGACTTAGAAGTAGTGAACGTATATGGTACTTACGACATTCGAACTTTAGAGTTCGGTATCGGTAATACCATTATCACCGTAGTTCGTCGTCGTGAGGGTTGGAAACCTGGCGATGGACGTACATTTAAAGTATACGTTGTACCGTCTACAGATGTGCTGGTCAAAGCTGCAATTGCTCAGAAACAAATTGCAAACAACGTTGTCCGCACCGCACGTGTGACTGAATCCCAAGATGAAGATGACCTTTGGATTATTGATGCTTTCTATCCGACTAACGAAGCCAGCCGTACAGTAGCTATCAGCTATGTTATCCCAGATGACACGATTGAAGAATTAGAGAGATTGGTTGCAGAAGAAGATAACTTCAAGGGAATCCAAATCTGGAAGAACGATGCCCTGTCGAAGTCATATACAGCAAAAGAGTTTTTGGATGCATTAACAATCTACGAGAACAACCCGTTCTTTGTTACGCAGACAAATTACCAAACCATCCCAGAATCGTTTAACTTAGTTCTGGACTTTGATGGTGATTCTGAATACTATTACGAATCGTACACGGCGAAAGCGATGGTGCGATTTGAAATGGCAGAAATTGCTCGAATGACACCGGTAACCACCCCTGAGTGGGTGATGCAGGAATGGGATAAGAGCACTCACAAATCAGAATACTTCAACTCAGAGGTTATTCCGTATTTAACAGGATTAACGTATAAAGCAGCGTTCCCGTACAGCACCAAAGCACAAGGTACTTTGCTAGCCTTCTCTATTACGGAGAAGACCTATAACAAAATTCTCGCATTAGATGCAACTACTCCAGTGATGCGTGCATTGTCTGGTGGTGTTGCAAAAACAATGATGCGCGATGAGTTATTAGCGAACATCCTAGTCAGTGGTGATGAGTATTACTTTGTTGACGAGGCATACGCTTTGACAAACAATGCCCAATACAATTATCGTTACGACTGGGACGGTAACTTAATGGATACTGAGACCGGCACCACAGCGGTTTATCTACAGTACACCATGGCTGCTAAACCGGAAGATCCACGTATCATGTCGAAAGTGACACCAACACAATTGACAGCGAATATCATGGCGGTGGGTAAAGCCCAGGGCGCACTTAAGGACGATACAACCATATTGGCTAAGGTGGAAACGACTTGGACAAATGATTCGGCTGTGACAGTAAAAACAACCGTCCCATACCGTGAAGATCCTACAGGTATTCGTTACGCGATTTCGCTCTTCGTGAACAAGCAATCGATGAATGCCATAAAGACCCTAACGGAACAGGATGGTATTGTCTACCGAGAACGACGCACCATCATGACGGAAACCGGTGAACGACCGGTACTCATTGAGTTTAATGCTCCGATGTTCTTAGCGGATAAGAATACGGTAGTGGATGGGGATGTTGCATATCGCTTCCTAGAGTTTACCCATGGCGAGAAGCTAGAGAATGTGGAATTTGACTTGGATTGGGATGGTGTCAAAAATGACTTCAGACCAAATACCTTAGTTCTGACCCATAACTCTACAATCACCGTGCCACCTACAGCATCTTACTGGCAGGACGTGCATAACGATGCAACCCAGTATGCTCGAATTGTCTCCTTAGTTCAAACACCGTATGGTGCGGCAAACATGGTGCCATATTTCGAGTTTACTGAAGCTGTGGAAATGGAAACTATCGATTTGAATAGAACCAGTCGTTTAACTACGTTCGTAGCGAATGCGATTGCTCCAGCTAATCGTTGGTATGCCCCTATCCCGTTACAGCTTGACACTGCGACGTATAATGTCATCATGGCACTTTATAATGTTGCTGCCAATAAGCAAATGGTTATTGGTTCTTATTTCGATAGTCGTACTACAATCACCCGTCAGTTCACGTTACAACAATTTGTTGAGACATTTACTGTCAATGATACCTACTATCGACGCTTCCATTTGAATCATGTTGTAAACCTCGGTGGCGAGGACAGTAACTACTATTGGTTGCTAACCTTTGACTTTGATATCGCTGGTTTCAGTTACGAAACAAGTACACATCGTATTGAAGTTGATAATCGTCGCATGGTTAATTACGACATGTTGATTAACTACAACACTTAACTCATCAGGAAAAGAAAATGAGATATGGTTTAGTGCTTCGTATCAATGATCGGACTTATCCTTTCAGATACGAGACAGCGAAAGAACTAAACCTTGCTATCGCGGAGGTGATCCCCAACGGGATCACTCTTCGTATTGGGCGAGCGCCAGATGGTAGCATGGTTTTAGGGATTAAGAGTTTTAATCCAGCCATTGTGCAGAACTTTGGATTGGTGAATTACGTTTCCCGTATCTATACTGTTTCAACGACCCCACGTTGGATGCCTGCTAAGATGATCGCGGCACAGAGTATTGTAAACGGTGTAGTTAAGGAAGGGTCATTCGGACTAGATCCTACTGTTAAAACAAAATCCCCTTGGGATGAAAGTTTCAACGCTAAGATCTGGAAAAACAGTCAGAAGAATTATCTACTAGCACCAAAGATTCCAGAAGACATTGTTTATCTCGACGATGATCCAATGGTACGTGTGGGTGTATTTAAATTCCGTACCCCGAAAGTCAAACTATACAAACTCCCCGCTGAAGGCGAAGAGATTGTATTTGAGAAAGGGTGGCATTTTAGATCACCGTATGCGCTGACAACAAGCTGCGACATCATGGACGAAAATAAACAAATTGTTCCTGGAGCAGCAGGTTATCGTGATCGTTGGTTCTTAGAGTTTGATAAGGATTACTACTTTGTAATTCGAAGTGCATCTCCTGCCGCAGATGACCGTGTAACGCACGACACAGCTTACTTCTGGCCGTTCATGATGTCGGTCACAGCAACGCATCGAATGTATTGGGAAATTGAAGATTGGTCGCAAAGAGGTTCTACCGCGGGACTACCGTATGTTTACGACATGTCTGATCTGATGTTCTCTAGATCGGCCGTAGGGAACTTTGTCAGTACAAATACGTACACCTTCCGTTTTACCTGTACTAAGAATGAGTTATCAACGGTTACTGGATCGGGTTGGCTTTCATCAACAATTAACCGATTTCTAGATCTTACCACTGGTGATCCAATTGAGTTTCGTACCTTGGCTGGTCGTGTTTATTATCAGTTATTCAAAGATCATACGTACGAACTTACAATCACCCGAGGGGGTTGGAGTGATGAATACAATGTGAATGCTGCAACCACATTATCGAAATATACTTTCGTGGATGTGGATAAGTATACCGACCAACCACTACTTACGCGCAAGCAAGCCTCATGGATGGATTGGACAGGCACTGCCGGACATTCACAAACATTTGCTCCTTTAGATCCTGCTTTGAAAGCACAAGGTTATAAAGGTATTTGTTTCGGGATGACAATCGTATCGAAGAACTACACACTCCGAACATACGACTATTATCCTTTTATCATCTCGGTTTACGATCTGGATGAAACCCTAGCATTCATGGCAGGCACAGGTCCTTTACCTAAACCTCTGATTACTGCATCGGAGAACCCTCGATATAACACGGCTGCGCCTATCGCAAGCTGGGCTGCTGAAGGATCTCCAATTATTGAAGGTAAACAGTATATCGTAGAAGTGCTTTATAAGAGTACTACCATTCGAATGATTAACATGATCTATCCGACTGAAACTACGTTCCCTGTTGCGAATAAGCCTGCGGATAAAATCCAAGCCACCATCACTGAAATTGAGAAACAAATGCGTATCCCTATTCGTGTGAATACCATGAAAACTTATAAACGAGGTTAATACACATGTGGTACAACAGTAACTATCTGAAGATGTTATTACTGGCAGCGTACCCTGGGCATATCCGTGTAGACTTTGGGCGTTCTGTAACGCCTAATGTCAACCACGAAACTCAAGCAATTGATGATATCATTGCCACAGGGAATACACCTTACGCCACCGGCGGTGCTTTACAGGGGTCTTATCAATATAACGATAATAGCTCTGGAACATTTGCGTTCACTGTTCCTGCTATGCGAACTACAACAATATCTCCTGGAGATATTGTCGCAAAAGAGATGGCGGTGTTCTATCATGGTTATGTTCAAACCGGCGATGACTCGATGGGTGAGCAGTCTATTTTGCTTTATTACGAAGCATTTGAGGAAGGTGTTCCAGCACCAACATTAAAAGACTTCGCGACTTCTGTGACGTATGCGATTAATAACTTCGTACGTTTCCAGTCACCAGAAGAGCATGAACGTATCGTTCGATTAGGTATCTCATCAACTACTGGAATGGGTACAACAAACTACGTGGATGCGAAGGTTTGTGTCCATGCCGTTAATGCGACTGTAGCAAATACTGCAGCTTCTTTCCCTAAATATTTAGGAGATAAGTCGTACGCATTAAGTATCGTTTATTGGCATCAGGGGACAGCTACCCAATTAAATGGTTTCGGTAGCGCTGACTACTGGGCATCAAATCAGGATGTTGGTCAGTATCGAATGAACTCTAACGGTACAGTAACCTTTACAGTGAAGATGCCTCTAGATGTCAATTCAGCAACTGCAAATGCAGGGGTTGGGCGTTTCTATATCACAGTCGGTTCTCTCCGAATCGATGTCATGTTACCTGCGACGTATTGGACAACCACTGCTGGTGACTACCCAGACCAAGCCGGGTTTGCTGAGCGTTGGCAGTTGGAAACCAAATCTCGTGAGAATCTAGAGTTTGTATTTACTTTAGGAAACCCAGACGAAGATTTCGTTTATCTACCAAACCCGTTACGTTCCGGTAGAGCTGCTAAATATATCACCATGTTCCGCAAGCCTTCGTTACTTACGTTTGTTCGTAATGCTGCGGACAATGCGTTCCAAGGATATCCAGGAACGGGTTATGAGTATAATCTTAAATGGGATATTAGTAAAACACTAATCTCACCTGAGATTACGTGGTACGGTGGCGAAAATAACCTAACATGGCGTCAACGCATTAAACATACAGAAACTGGTGTTTATGTTCATGATACGGACTATCCAAGTTATGCCTCTCAAGGGAAGATGGCGAACATTGTGGGTGGTAAGTATGAAATGGCGTTGAAGAAACAATACTACGAGAATGGTCAAGCTGGTTTATCGGGTATTTCTCCGACATTGTTAGAGCGTGACGCAATCACACCAAATGAACCCACTCTTTTGAACGCCGATCTTTCTGGTTTGAATCTTGATACCTTACGTATCAATAAGAACGGGGTTTACGTACCATTCGATAAAAATACAAAGTTTACCACTTTGTTTGGAAGTCAGGTCGAGCTCACCGATTCAGGGATAATGTATCATCCAGATCTATCGACAGGCGCATATAGTGGTAAAACTGATTCAATTTACGTAGCTAATGGAAATGAGGTCTCTAAGATCGAAATCCCTTTAGAGGCAATCAAGCCGACAATTGTGGAAGAAGAGTTTGTCTATCATGCGAATGTAAGTACTGCGTATTACACTACAACCAGCGCCCGTTATCTTCGTCCCGATCGAACTGATCAGAAAGAAGGTACATGGTCGTTTACCGTACCTGCTAACTTTGTTCACGATTTTCGCGTAAAGAATATGTTGGCTTATGCTTGTCGTGTGGAGTTGTATGATACTGCTAACGATGAGTTAGTGGATTCCGTAATTTTAGGGGCGTCTGTACTACCTACAAGTACACATACTTTCGAAGAACTACAACCGAAGAAGTATACTGTTGTGTATACATCGATCGGTATGGAACTAGAAACCGACAAACGCCCATACATCTACGCCACTAATATCCAGCGTCAGTATAACTTACTTTCCATCACTGGCGATATCTCTAAACCGGTTTTCACTATTTTCAAAGATGATGAAAATCAACAGGACTGGGATGTTTACCATCGTAACTACAACGCCCTACTAGCTTTCTCTTGGACAGCAGGTAGGATTTGGAATTTACGTGGTGGTCGTTTGGTGCTGAGTAAAGCTGGATTGGTTACGTTCACGCCAACAATTGGAAATCGTATTACTGGTGTAGAAGACTTCTCTTTTTCAATGGTAATTGTTTCTAAAGATGGTCGTCAACAAAGACATCGTAATTATCGTATCTTAATTCATCCAGATATCGATATTCCTGATGCTGCTTCAATATTGGTCATTGATGAGATGAAGCGTACCAGCCTGGGTGGAAATAAATACCGTATTACACCTAAGTACACAATCTATCCAACATCAAGAACATACACGGACCATAACCTCGATGTGGTTATCGGTAAGAAACAATCTGAAGTAGTTTCTTTACCGAATGACGATGGTAGTAGTTCATTAGTTGTTGATGTGACTGATCCATTAACCCACACAGCAGTGATGGTGAGTTATACTGATGTTGCAAATGGGTATAAGCGAGGCGGTGCTAAACAGGTGAATTTCAGCGATGTGTGGCGTAATCTTACAACCAATGACATCGAGATTGTGAATGAGAAAGTAACCCAAGGGGAAACCGAAACTTTACAGTATCGAGCCTTGACGTTTGATAAGTCTGAACTTCCTGAAGATCCTGTTTGGTCAGTTGTTGGTAATCCTAATGGCGTAACGATTCGTAATAAAAATCAATTGATTGTTACTGCGGATGTAAAAACGCCGTTCAAGATTAGATTGTACATGCGAGGTTTATGGGTGGAGAAATGGTTTACAACATTCCCTAAAACTACAGCTGTTGCGATTGTTATCCCACCGGGTGACCCGTTCTATCCGGAAGAACCAATTAATCTATCGTATACGCTCACACCGCCAGAATCCCTAGATAACGGCACACCTACATGGGATATCTATAGTGGTGGCGGAGCGACGTTTAACGGCAACACGTTAACATTCGCCCCAACGACCGTGAATCGTCAAGTACGGATACGTATGCTTTATAAAGGTTTATGGTCTCCTCTGGTTTACGTGAATTGTATTCCTAAACCAGTAGAGCCAGATCCAGAACCAGTAGAACCGTAAGAAACAAAGCGGACTGCACTATTTATGTGAATAGCAACACCTCTATTAGTGCAGTTTGCGCTGAGTCTTTAAAATTAAAGGTAAACGAAATGGCATACTCAGATGGCTTGGATTTGCTCAAGCCCAGCTTCGATCGTCTCCTTGAACAAGCGAATTATAAGAACTCATGGATTATGATTCTTGAAGAAGATCAGTTTGGTCTAACCAAGAATGCCGTGGCTGTAGGGTTAAGGGAAGTGAGTGGGAACCCACTTTACTTTGGTCGAGCTGTATTTTCAGTTGACCGTCTAGCTAACAATGCGCCATTTAACTGGATTGCTCCGCGCAATCAGTTTATCAATCGCGGGTTCTATGTTCGTAAAATTCGAGGGGATGAGTTAGTCAGACTTTTTGGAGTAGTTGATCGACTGTATTTACAGTTAGACCAACCACCTGCAAAAACCACAGAGCTTGCTCCTATCTTTACTGAACTTTTTAATATTCAGGTGGATGTAACCGATATTGTTGAAGAAGATATCCAGACACATCGACCAACCGTATTAATTCGCTTCAGTCGCAAGTCCCCACATTTCCGTGGAGAGATGTTAGTCGATCTTCTAACAAAAGCATTTCCTTAAACCGTTTTGTAAATAAATACTTTCGATTCGGATTATATAGCAATTATCTTGGAGAAACAAATGGCTGCCCGTATTATTACACGTACGGTTTATGGCGCTACAATTCAGACTGTTCGTGCTTTAGGTATGAAGCACGTAGTAGTTGAATATACAACCATCAACCAAGCGATAAATGAGCCAACTATCATCAACAAACTCCCTACCCCTTTAACACGCGGTATGGAGATTTACGATCCTTACGACTTTGATAAAGATAGTAACAATATTTTTACTCAATACTTGGTGGTCGGTAATGGCGGTCATGAGAACATCAACAATCCAAACGATGCTGTTCCCTATTCGATCCCTGTACCGCACAAAGCAACGGATTCTGGCTTGTTCAATTTAATGCCGTTTATTCTACGTAAAGCGGACGATGACCTAACCGTAGCTGAACGCCGAAAATACGCGTTGCGTCGTACAGTAGAAGTAGATGGTGTTCTTTACGCAGCTTACTACGCACGCAAAATTGAATTCCCGCGCACCACACCTGAAATCACAATTACTAAAATTGTTGATGGCGAGTCAGTGGTAGAAACTTTTGTTCCTACAATTAACAACCTTCGTCCTGTGAAGTATGCGCAGGAAACTGAATATAAGGGTGCGTATGCAACCGTATCTTCTTTTGTTCAATTGGTGTGGGATGAAAACGATATTCAGGACGCTAAGGATGCTTGCCGTATCATGTTTGGTAATGAACGCATGGCGATCATTTCGGAATTAGCTATCTGTTCTGCGGTAGAAAAACCAATCAAACAACGTTACCCTTCTGAAGCTGGTTCAGCACAGACGCCAATCAATGTTCCGGCTAATACTTTCTTTGAAGCTGTAGCTTGCCAAGTCAATGTGCACATTACAACTTATATCCCTTTGTCTTACGCTGACCAAGAATATACTTTAAGTCTCAACCTTGGGGCAACAGAACCGTTATTCGGTGTTGAAAGTCAACGTTAATATTTAAGGTACTGCTGATGTTGTTTTATTATCTTTCCATTGATCCGGGATCTAACTCATTAGGTCTTACGATTAATGCCGTGGATTTTGCGACGAGAGAAAAACGGATTATTCACAGTACCACCGTCCATATCGACAAACTTGCCAATCTCTATTATGGGGATAGTTTAGTCTTGACTCATGGGTTAAGATATGCTAAGATGCAAGTTTGTAAAGATGCTGTTTTTAAAATGGCTGCATCTTGGGAGGTTCAGGCAGTAGTGTCTGAATCCCCGTATATGGGGCGTTTCCCTCAAGCCTTTAGTGCATTAGTTGAATGTATCCAAGCGATGCAACAAGCTATTACCGCTTATAACCCATTATTACCATTTAACATGGTTGATCCCGCTACTGTAAAGAAAGCAATGGGGGTAAAGGGGAACAATGGTGATAAGAATGCCATGCGTACCGCTGTCGCTAAAATCCTTCCAGCCGATTTTAATATCGATGATTACGACGAACATGCAATTGACTCGATGTGTGTGGGGCACGCTTTTTATATGGCAAGTATCTTAACCCGTATCTAATTCGTGAGGTCTTCATGGACATTACTCAATTGGGGGACAAATTAGGGGATATCCGTTTAGGCGATATCGAAAGTGGTGTCATCGTTACCCTTATCAATAGTCACCTAGAAGGAGAACAACAAATTACCAGCTTAACCACCGGTAATGAATTGAAAACCCTTTACACCAGTCTCACTACTGATCAAAAGAACCAACTCGATAGAGCTATCCGCTTAGAGGATGACCCTAAAACAATGGTGGGTATTTTAAATGCCATCAACCATCTTGAGACTCAACGTGTATCGCTACAAGCACATATGCAGTCATCTAAAACGCTATACGTTCTTATGGCTCTAGCAATTGTACTGATCTATTCTTACTGGCTGGTTTATAACTATCATTTACAGGCAATGGAAATGATGGGCGAGTCCTATAAGTCGAATATGATCTCGTTTGTAGGGGATCTTTTCTCCACAATTGAAAAGGTGTTCTTTTCTACTTCCGGCGAATAAAACAAATAGAGTGGGAAAACCCACTCTCGTTTTATGCCATCTATTTAATTTTTAATGCAAAACTAGGTAGTATGAAACAAAACTGCTACTTAGCATTCTAACGTAAAACGGAGTCTTTTTAGACATGAATAACACGCTCAAAACTCTTAGCCAAAGTCTTTGTAAACCAGTTTTGGATGGTTTGAAGATAACCCCTAAATCACATACACTTACTTTTGCATTTGGTAAAGTTAATCTAATTACAGCAATGCATCACGTTATGGGATTTGATGGTGTGAAGCTAGAACGCGTTCAGCACGTAAACGAAGAAGCCTTGAAGAAATATACCTTCTTTTTAATCCGTCCTTTTTATCATAAACTCCAAGTGACTATTATGATTAATCGCGGCACACATTGGGATAAGTTTGCGCACATTACACGACACCGTGCAGATTTTGAAAAACAATACCTGATCTCTGGTGCAAAAGCTCTTCCTAAACAAGAAGCTTGGATCAATGCGGTGCTGGCTACAAATATCACTAAGTTGAAGCCTCCAAAAATAGACACCCTACCGCGTATGTTTGACATCATCACACGTTTTAGTCCATTAATGCAACAAGGTGCTCTCGGTAAATTTGTAATTCAGACCATGGATGCAATGACCCGCTCATCGGATATTGCAAATTATGTTCGCGCTTCAATGAGTGTGGCTCGTTTTGAATCAAAAGTCACTCCTGAAGGGATCACTCTACAATCAGATCTAGAAAACTCAACGATTCGCATAAACTTTACTGAAGTGAAAGGGAAACCGCCAGTAGAAGAACACTTGGGGTCTACCGCTAAGATCTCTGCCCAATTGAAGAGTCTCCGTGATGATAAACATGCGGAGTACGCAAGCTTCTACGACACCGTGATGTTGCGAGCTTTGAAAAATGCTTTGGTAATTGTACCGATCGAAGGGTATAAATTACACGCGGTTGAATTCCAACATGACAATGTGGAAGAAGCTTACAGCGTTGTGTTTGTAACGATCTACATGACAGCTAATGATGGTCGTTCGTATATCCGAGTTTGCGGATCTATTGAGGTGAATAAATGATTTTAGATAAAACACCTTTAGAAACAAACTTTGATGTTTCTGCCCTCAATGCAATGTTTGAGGAACGTGAGAAGGCTTATCGTGAGATTATGAGCCAAGGTAACGGGGCTCCGTCCGATCAAGACACACCGTCTAAAATGACCCAAGGGGTTCTGGATGTTGATCTCTTTGTCCCCTATCAGGCAGCGTTCGATTCCATTCTAGATGGTACTTTTGATAAGCAACCTATAATGGTGCAGATGATGCAAGGATGGATGGCAGAAGCATTTAGACGATTCGCTCAACGCAATAAAGAATACCAAAAAATTGTATTCCAATGCGAAGCACGTCTACGCGCACAATCTGCAGGGAAACCTTTTGGTAATGTTACACCGGTCGAACATCGACCCCAGCCTAAATATGTTTTCCAAACATTAACCAAACTCAAGCAGATCAAATTAGCATTCATTCAAAATGATGTTGACTATTTTCGCTTGACAGATTTTCCATTGCATGTAAAGAAAGGTTTCTTTTATCCAGCTATGGAAGAAACCATTCCTGGTTTAATGAAGTTCGTGATTAAATCACTGAAAAAGCAAATAGTGGTAGGTAATGATTTTGTTATCGCACTCCCCGCTGTAATCTTGGATCACCAAGAGTATGCTGGTATCTTTGAGGGTATGAAAACCCATCAGAGTGAGTTGAATGAAACCATATACACTTCAGCAAATAACCATCTATTTAAATTTATCTAACACTATTCGGCGTCTTCGGGCGCCACTCTTTCAAGGAAAGACATTATGATCCGTATCGTTCATCAAATAACAAACAATCGCCATCGCGTGCTTTCAAATTTAGTGGGGTTAGGGGCAAGTGCGGTAAGCTTTAAAGAAGAGGTAGATATTTATCGCACATCTGCCCAACAGCTTGTTGACGCTCAATCCAATGTTTTCCATTTCTTTGATAAGTTCGCTAACCCACAAGAAGCTCCAAACAAAGACACCAAATACGGATTAGTACTTGTGGCGGGTAAACTCACACCACTCACCATTATCGGGTTCGAAGAAGAAACGGATCGTTTAGTTTACCGACCATTCATCCCACGTTCCGATTGTCTCGACAAAATTGAATTAGAGCTTATGAATCTCACGCACTTATTGAAAATTGCAGATCAGAAGTTGGCGTTAATTGTGAATATCACTGATCAAGACCTCATGTTGGAACAAGAGGCAAAATCCTTGATGCGTCAATACTGTCACTAATTAAACCTTTTTCAAATATACATTATCCTTTTGAATCCCCAGTAAGGAAATCAAAAAATGTCTGATCCGATTAAGATCAAGATGGATGAGCTGGTGAACTTACTCAAGTATCATCAGCACAAGTACTACATCTTAGACGACCCTGAGATTTCCGATACTGAGTTCGATACGTTATATCGAACTCTCGTTGATCTCGAACATGCCAATCCTGGATATCGTCGTTTAGATAGTCCCACATCCCAAGTAGGGCATCCTACAGGCAACACCCCATTTACACCGGTCACTCATTATAAACCATTACTATCTTTAGGAAATGTCTTTAACGAAGATGAGTTAAAGCAATTCATTGAGACTCTACCTAAAGACTCCACAGTTGTTGGTGAATTGAAGTTAGATGGGTTAGCTGTTGCGTTGACGTATAACAACCGCATTCTTGTTAAAGCTGCCACTCGTGGTGATGGCGTAACGGGTGAGGATATTACTGCCAACATCCGCACCATTCGTTCTGTTCCATTGGTCGTTGATAATCACTTCCCTGCTGAAGAGTTTGAAATCCATGGTGAAGTAACAATGCCATGGGCTGAGTTCGATCGACTAAATGAGGAATTGCAACTCGCAGGTAAGAAACCATTTGCCAATCCTCGTAATGCCGCAGCAGGAAGTTTACGGCAGAAAGATCCAAGCAAAACCAAACAGCGAAAGCTAAGATTCAACCCTTACGGATGGGATCAGCGGTTTGCGGATCAGATGGTTAAACTTCATCGGTCTATTGACACAGAAGACGTAACATCATATTGGTATCTTCATGATATTCTCGGTTTGTCTTTCGATAATCGCGCCACCCGTTCGGAACGATTGAGTACGATAGAAGAAATTCAAATATACTACCTAAGAGCCATTGAGTTACGTTCTGAGGTCGGTTACGATATTGATGGTGTCGTTCTTAAGGTTAATGATTTAAATGCCCGTAAAGAGCTTGGAGAGCGAAATAGAGAGCCTCGTTGGGCTACCGCTTACAAGTTTCCAGCAGGCACGGCTACAACTACGCTAGAAGCAGTGGATTGGCAGGTTGGTCGTACAGGTGTACTTACACCAGTCGCTCGTTTGAAGCCCGTATCTCTCATGGGTGTAACTGTATCGAATTGTACTTTGCACAACATCGAGGAAATCGAAAGATTGGATTTGTGCATTTCAGATACCGTGACCATTTCCCGACAAGGTGATGTTATTCCGAAAGTCACACATGTCTTCACTGAGCTTAGAGGTAGGATGGAATGGAGCGTGGTGGCTCCAAAAGAATGCCCATGTTGTAAAACAGCTACTGTACGTGAAGGGCCATTTATAAAGTGTCCTAATTCTCAATGTAAGGCGATCTTACGAGCGAAAGCTGCTTATATGGTGAGTCGTGAGTGTTTCGACATTGATGGCTTAGGCGAACAGATAACTGCCGAATTAGTAGAGGTAGGTTTATTCAACGATAACTACTTTGAACTCTTTAACGAAACTTCTTTATCTGCAGATTTAAAACATGCGGGGGTAGGGGATAAAGTTCGTGAAAAGATTCTTAAAGAAGTGAAAGATAAACGCGTTATGCGTTTAGATCGCTTGATTGCTTCTTTGGGTTTAAACGGTATTGCAGGCACAACAGCTAAGATTATAGCGAATCATTTTAAAACCTTTGAGAACTTCAAACAAAGTCTACTTGTGGGTTGTCAAGAACCTTCTGAGTTTTATGACATTGCAAATCTCGACGGTATCGGCTCTATTACCGCAGAAGCTTGGGTTACCGGGTTACTCGCTCAACGTGAAAACGGAATTAACTTAGCAAAAGATATTTTAGCTGCTGAATATCAGGGTTGGATTGTTATCGAACCTATGCCTGAAATACAATCTGATCTCGCTGGAAATACCTATGTGATTACAGGTTCATTCGATATGAACCGTAATGCGATCAAAGAAAGATTGGCGATCAAAGGAGCTAAGGTATCTGGTTCAATTTCTGCTTCAACAACTGCATTGATTGCGGGCAAAGAAGCGGGTTCAAAATTGAAGAAGGCGCAGTCTCTGAATATCCCTATTATCGATGAAACACAATTAAAGACTCTACTCCAATAATGGGGTAGGGTTTTAACTATCTCTTAAACAAAAAAGGACTCTCTCATGTCAAACGCTTTACATCCACTACACAACTTTGTGCCAGTTTCATTTATGACTCAACCACGCGTACTTAGTGTGTTGGGTAACTTACCAGAAAAGTTCTTTGAACTCCCTGAAGAAATCGTCCATCAAATCGGTAAAATCACTTATCGTTTTATTTCGTTTATTCAAAGTACAGATATTCCGGACGATGGCTCTCAAACAGAAGAAATGCAGCAAGCCGCTGAGCGAATGTATGACGACTTACTGAAATTAGCTGACGTTATGTTTGCTGACAATAAACAACCCCTAGCGTTGTTCCAGTTAGCTGTTCCGCATAGTCCTTTTGTGTTCATCTTCGGTCAAGGTAATTTTACTATTGAAGGCTCTGAAGAATCTATTAATGCTAAATGGGTTTTACAATACATCGAGCAGCCAAACTCAGATCAATTGCAGGAAATGGGTCAAGTGGTTTTGGTTGGCGTTTCTCAATCCTTGGAAGATCGCCACCCCGGCATCATGGAGAAAGCAGCTAAAGGCGACATGACCGTTACAGATATCCTAGAAATAATAGAATCGGACATCCAACTGAAATCCTAAGTACTTTTTATACCTAAGTTAATTAACAAAAGGGCGCATTAATGTGTTGCGCCTAAACCTCGTAATGGAGAACACCAATGTTAGAATTATCATCAGACCTACCCGTTTCTGTTCGTGAGCGCATAGCTGCGCATTTCGGTTACGATAACGATTTATATAAAGCTTGCGGTATTTCGGACGAGCGTATCGAAATACTACTTGAAGAAGAGGAACTGCCCGATTTAAATGGCGAATCGTGGTTATATCTTATCGAAGTTTCCAAGTTATTAAACATCCCACCTATGTCACTATTATACTTGTTGGATCGCATTACTGATCTTGCTTATGGTGACATTCTAGGTAATTGGGAATTCACAATTGATGGTGCGGCAGCTAATATGTTTCCATTAGTGAAAAGTATGTTTGAAAACAGCACATTGAAAGAAATTTGTGGTGTTACGTTTACCCCTGAGAATCAAGCGGATTCCAATCGAGATAACTGGACCACATCGAACCTGACTGTTGAGTTTAATGTCGATGACCAGACAAGTGATCTCTTGGCAGGGCTTAGTGCAATGATCCGCGATATCGATGATTTAAACATTACGCGGTGGTGTTGACAGTAAAGTTTATGGATAAACAAAGAATTATATTCTTAGATATCGACGGGGTAATTTCATCGCTACGGAACAGTATTCTAAATATGAATTACGATCCCGTAGCGGTACTTATGCTCAGGTCACTCCAGACAGAGTGTAACTTTAAAATTGTTGTTTCTTCAGCAAGAAGAAAACTACATAAGTCTAAAGAAGCATTCTCTGACAGTATTTACTACGCTACAAACATCCGTTTGAATATTCATGATGACTGGCGAACAGTCTCTCATGTAAAAGAACCTTTCTCTCAATTACCAGACAACCATGAATCGATTTTGAAAGAATACATCGATTCGGTTTGGTATAATTCTGTTCAGGTAAAAGAAGACACTCGCTACTGGCGGGGTCATGAAATTCGTCAATGGCTATTAGACCACGGCGAACACAATTTTGATTATCTCGTATTAGATGATTCTTTCGACCTCTACCCAATCCCGACATCTAATGTTCTCCGTATCGAAAACGGAGAATCTAATGCAGGGTTACTGGTAGAGCATTACGATTTTATCCGAAAATACTTTAACGTAAAATGATCCTAGGAGATCACAATGTCTTTAATTAACTTTCCGAAATACCATTCGTACCTAAACAACAAAGCCGGCATGTCAGGCACCATTGGTCCAAATAAACAAATCCTACCAAAAGACACTCAAACCTTTATTGGTGGGATCAATGCCGCAACTACGATTTACAACACCCTGACTACTTCTGGTTTAAACGTAGGTACGCTTTCCGATGAAGGGATACTGGGTTGTGCACCTGTAGTGGTGGATGGTGAATTTACTTTCCCAGAAAACTTTTACGAAACGGTTCTCCAACAAGATCCGCCAGGTCTAGGTAAGGGTTATCACCAACCTTTGATTGATATTATCAATCTAGTATCAATGACTAAGTCATATCCGATCAAAAGAAATCGTTTCCATTTCATGCGTGAAATTGGGAACAGTTTTACGCAGAGTTCCCTAAGCTTCCCCCTTTAATGCGAATCTTATCACTTACAGATACGGTTTATGTTACGTTATTCTGTAACCGCTTCCTCTTTATCATCAGCGGGGATATCGATGTAACACGTGATATTAAAGGGCATGTGGACTTGTTCGGTTTTGATTTACATGGGTTGATCGAAGAATACATTAATGGGCGTGACTTATGTAAGACCAATTTTAAAATGCCTACTGCATTGAAGTTTAAAAACGTACCTATCTCAGGGCGACCGCTTGGTGGCGCTTTCATTGTTGATAGTCTCGAACAACCAACAAACCATACCTGGGTAGAGATACTTGGGCGCAATACAGTTGTTCAAAAAGCGGTGACAGTAGATTTTAAATCGATCCGCAGTAACTATGAAACAAAACCAACCACTGTTCTAGACAACATTCGTTGGCGTAAGATTTTACAAATGACCAAAATGTTCGGAGAAGCCGCATGACATTTATTCCACCTACCCCATTACCTGTAAAACGCGAACTCTCAGCAAGTAAACGGGTTGAGATTGAGCCGGGCTCATTTGGCACAATTGATATCAAAGAAAAGATTTCGGTTCCAAAAGGAAAAACCGTTATCATCAGTGTTCGTAAGAAGTTCGGGGATATGGGTTTAAGTCTTGGTGCCTCATTTGCAGAAGAAGGGTATTGTGGGTATCTTAAATTACAACTTTCTAATCGCTCAACTAAGTTAGCTGAAATCAATAAAGACGAGCCTGTTGTAAACTTTATCGTAGTGGATGCCCACCACGATGATATCATTGTTCCGGAGTAAAGCATGACAGACCAAAAAGAAAATATTCGATACCAGTACGGTGAACGACGCATTGCCACGATCGCCAAAGATGGCCAATTTTACGATTTAAAAAGCTTTTCTAATTCACGACAAGCCTCAATCGATTTCGCTGATACCCTCTTTAAAGAAATGGATCGAGTTCCAGATCAACCCGAGGGGGTATATCAGCTAAGACTTAAAGGTTTAATTGGAACTGATTCGGTAGAAAGCTGTTTCCGTATTGAGATCAAACTGGAAGAAGGTTCTTACAAAATCTACATGGAAACCACAGGTGATGGATTAGAATCTAAAAGTAATTTCAGTACCTCTATGGTAGTGGGTATGAAAACATACATCCAGGGCAATATCGCGGTATGGATCTCTGCTGTATTCAAACAGATTACTGATGCAATCGAAGAAGCAAATGTGCGTATTCTAGAACGTATTACAGCCGAAGCTCGTGAAAACAGCAAACGCAGAATTTAAATAAATCTGGGTCAGTTTCTCTGACCCGCCTTCAAGGAATTACCATGAACTTTTTAGATAGTCCAGAATTAATGATTCATCGCTCACCAGAGTTTAAAGCGATGTTGCCACCGTTATGTCAACCGATTCCTCTTGACGGAACATTCATGCGACAGCTCCAAGATACGCTGGACCAACTCGCAAAACTTACATTTTCTGGCAACGAAGAACATCACGATAAAATCAATGCGGCACGCGCAGAGATTCTAAACATTTGGGTTACTTTCTGTTTAGAACACCAAATCCCTGCAGGTATTTCTCATGGTGGCGTATCCTACGTTTCTCAAGATACGGGAATTATTTTTCAGTTAATGAAAACTTCTATCGCGCATCCACGACGTAAAGGCCTTACCATCCATGCGTTCTCATTTGGTGCGTTCTTCGTTGAGGAAGATGGTCAAGTTATCCTTTTAGGTGAAGACGCGGGCGCTCATTTCACAATGTTTAATGCTGAACCCTCTGTGGATGATAGTAATGTAATTCAATCATATTTGGAAAAACATAAAGACACTGAATTGACGTTTGATCATTATCTTGAAATATTTTAATTAGCTGCACCCAACGTAAAAATCACCTTATCAAGGAATAGAATTATCATGGCACTTAAACCAAAGAATCGTAAGAAAGCGTATCGCCCTAAAACCATAACCCACTCAAACAACCTAGCAACCACAGGTTTATTTAATAGACGAAATGAAACTGCCGTTGCCCTAGGGCGATTAGAATCAATGGATAAAGGGCAGACCCGTGAACTTATGGAAGCTTTGGTTCATGATTACGGAAAGGCGTATTTCCGAATTAATCTTTTGACCAAGACATATGAAAAGGTCGGCCCAAATATAGATCTTTACATGTTAATGCGAATCTATTGGGATGTTAAGATCACCATATATTCTCTTCCTCGAGGGGTGGAATCTGAAGGTTTAAGTAATGAAGAATTGGATCATTACGAACTTACCTATAAACATCGTCAACGTAACACCTTGCCGGAGATTAGACGCCTCTTAGCTGAAATCGCGATGGATTTTATGGATAGCGGTACTGATGCCTTTATGATCCGTATTGATAGTTACCCAGTTCTACCTTACGATGATGGTCTAGACAATGAGCGATTTGAAATCGAAAATGTAGCTACCATTAACTACGAATACGATCCTTTAGATCCGCATAACACTGAGTTCAGACACCGACCAAGAACCTGTGATAAAATGAACGGTTGGTCTTTTAAGAAATTTGAGGAAAATAGAAATGTTATCTTACGAAAACTCGTACAAAATAAATTTGGAAAACAGTAATCTCCCGTTAAAAGAAGTCACCTTAGCACGAATCTCAATTTCTGAAGACTATGTAAATACCTTAGACGTTTTTCTAGAAACCTTACTGAAACAAGGTAAGGTACTTCGTAAAGTTAAAACGATAATCACTCCGCCAGATGGCGTTGCTGCTGAATTTCAATGGATCGATTATGAGATCTATGTACCTAATACCGATTTAATTCGTGAATATGATACATTAGGAAACCTTCCGGCTCTGTTGACCCAAGCCGTTCTAGGCACGCATGCGCCCATTGCATTGATCGAGATTATTCGTTTAGACGACGAACCAACACCGGCGTACTTCCGTAAAGAGATCGGTAATCTTTCATTGATTCCATTTGATGAATCCTACAGCTTCACCTATACTGGTGTGAACGAAATCATTCCGAAAGTAAATGAAGGCGTTTTGACCTTACGTGCTTACTCTGGAAAAGATTGGTTTGTGCAACAAAACTTCGATGCCAATATTAATCGAGTGAGTTCAACCTTCCGCCCATCTAAGTCTATTCTATTTGCATTTGCAATGCATGAAAAAGGTTTCTGGGTTTCTGGTGATTCAATTGCAGAAGCTATTGCTTCATCAAGCAATCCTTTATTAGATAAGGCGAACCCGACCATTAGTGCTATTATGGAAAACATCTGGAAACTCAACCCTTCTTTGCAAGAAGAGGAAGACTACCAGGTCTACCATCGTGCAATCCACGCGTATAAACTCGCGTTCGGTACTGTTACAAATGAAATCTTGCTAAGTATCCTAAGTCACCCAAACGCCTACAAAGATTTAGCGGATTACTTAATCACCCCACCACATCCAAACGAAGCCCTACTACGTACGTTCATTAAAGAAACCATTGAACCCCAATTAGTACGTTATGGGACAACTTCTAAAACTTTGACCAATGAAATTAACGGGAGTAAATAGTGAATTCTTATCAAGTTCTTGAACAAGAAACTAATCTCTTCATTGCTGAAAACAATGAAGAGAAGATGCGGGATGTTTTAAGACGAATCTCTAATCTTACCCGCAGCCCAACGTGCTCGGGGTATCCTTGGGCTAATCTCATAGACCGACTAATCCCTATTTTGAAACAGTTTGATCGAGACCGCACGGTTCAGGCGATCGAAGAAATGCGTAAGAAGAAAACAGAAGCTACCTTGGCAGCTGAACTGGATGATGATTTAGACGATAGTAGCGAAATCCCCTATTTCAAAACTTTCGAACAGATGGTTGCAGAAACTCGTGGGATGAAACCAACTCGTGAATAATCAACATATCTATACCGACCCTTTAGGGAACAAATTGTGTTTTGAAGACGGTGTGTATGTGGTTGAATATCGAGCTAATGCAGAAGGGATTATTCATGTTGAAGAACTCCCTTTCCAGCAAGGAACGTTAGCTTCTGATGTTAATGGGGTCAGTAATGAACTTTTATTAGAAGCCATCATTCATCGCTTACAACGTTTAGATGAAAAAGATAGTTCAGTCTTCAATAAACTCACTATCTTACTTCTTAAATCAGCCCAAGAACTTCTTTCAGATAAATCAAAACATCAAGAATTTCGCGCAAGTCTCGGCGAAGACAAACTCAATGATTCAGATCAAAATGCCTTGGTGGTGATGCGATGGCGTTCTATTGTCAGAGGTATTGAGCACACAACCCGTGGAATGAAGGATATCCTTGACGGAACGTATAAGAAGAACCGTCAACTACGCTCCGTGGATATTAAACGTTTAAAACACCCTAAGATCATTGAAGTCTTTTCAAAAGAATCGTAATCGTTTCAATACTGTGCTCTTCGGAGTGCAGTATATCTATGTCTATCATTAAGGAATCAACCTCATGCTTTTATTAACAATCCTTCACAATTTTTACAAGTTCTGTTTTATCGGAATGACATGCTTAACTATATTTGTTTACACCATCAGTCGTTCTGTTGCGGGTCTGATCTTACTTGGTTTAGCCACTGTCTTCTTTGGTTTATTCCTCATGGGGTCTGGTTATTTAATTAAACGAATTCACCACAACAAGATTGCCCATTCGAAATGGCATAAATAGAGTAGAGTCCTTTCGGACTCTACTCTATCAAGCTTATGCTTTTTTTATTTAACATCAACCAAATAGCTCAGAATAGAGATCTAGATGATGTTGCATTCGATTAGTCAACCAACCAAAAGTAAACGCTTCGTTTGCCGGACGACTGATACTGATATCGATGTAGTGATAACCTTGCCGACAAAGAAGCGCAGTCAACAAAGCTTTCATTGCGGGCTTATGTCCGCGCACACGAACTAAAGATTTGATCGTTTGCACTGTCTGATCACCAACAAACCCTGTGGTTGTGCTGATATCGGCATAGTCCTTACCTTCACGGTTTAAAACGTTCAGAATTTGTTTTAACCAAAGTCCTGAACGAGATACGCCGCAGTTCACACCAATATCAAATAACTTATCGGCCAATAAAGGTTCGATGTTCACGATGTCATCTAAACGTAACGGTGTCCAGTATTGTAGTTCGTATAAAGCGAAAGCCATATCGTACGACAACCCTTTCATCGTACCATCCCAGTTGAATTTCTTCACCAACATGGTTTTATTTTCAGCAGCCACCGCTTTGGTAATACCAAAGTTAGTTTCACCACCTTTATCGTTAGGATGATTCACGTAACCAGCTTCGACATCGATCACTGCAGCAATGATCGTTTGTTTTGTTAGGCGCTTAGCCAGCGCAGCACTCGCTTTGAATTCATCAGAAGCAACCAAAGCCTGTACTGAAGAAGCTAATGGGTTGGGATTAAAACTATCCCATTGGTCACCGTTAATCTCTCCAGGAATTGGGGTATCAATTACACCTAATTGTAGGTTATATTTGAGATGTACGTGACTGCCGTGTGAAACGACTTCTGGTTCCGAAGGTGTTGGTGTAGTGGATCCACCAAACCATTTATTCCAAAGATTTAAAAGACTGTCAAACATAACTCATTCCTATACGCTAACCAGTTCCCAGTAATAGACACCAGTCATGAGATAATCCGGACCCTCACCTACCTTCTTACGTTGCCCCAACTCGCTGTCGAGGTTTACACCATAAAGAAGCGTGTTAGTCAGTTTACGCCATGTTCCGTACCCAATCGCGGTTGCTGGATTTGTGTTGTTAGTCATTGCAACAATTACCCCGGGTTTCCATTTACGGTTACCTTCAATATTGTCAATGATTGATTCAATTTGCTTGAGTTTAGTATCGGTTTCTTCACTTAACACAGTAAACTGTTTATCGATAAACTGATAAACCATACCAAAAGCATTTTTATCACCAGTGCCGATAGATCCACGAATTTCATCTAATAGATAGACCACATGCTCTAAACCGTAGACATCTTCGGTATAGTGTTTGTGCGGATCAAAAGGAAATTGATAAGGTTGCCCGATTACCTGGCCCCACGTAGAGGAGTTGATATTGTTAATATCTTCTTCAGTGATGATCTTCTCTACATCACTGCCGACAATCTGAAACTTACCACCCACTACCCGTCGCGTTACTGCGACCTCATTGACGGCAGCATCAAGTATCACTAACACAGTACATACTTCTTTAGCAGAATCCCAAGTGGCTTCTTTTTGAGTATGTAAAGCCCGATATTGTGTTTGAGGTTCGAGTTGTCTACCATTGACGGTATTTGTTAAGACCAGATCACGAGTAAAGAAAGCACCAGCCACAGGAACAAATATCCACGCGCCAGTACCTCGTCTATACGTATCGGTAATATAGTTGGCTGGATTTGTTGCAGCCAAATCGAGGCTATAGTCAGCCATGTGATTTTACTCCTAGACTATTACGGGGAGATCCAAAGTAATCTGGATCTTTTTGAGCTGTTGTTCTACCGCTACGAACGTCAGCTTTCCTGCGGTCATCGCTGTACCGCTGATTTCATCCAGACTGTATGTCCCAGACTCACCAACACCGTTACGATCACAATAAAGTGGTGGGATAAAACTAGGGGAAATAACGCCTGTAGTGGTATTGCCAGTTAATCTTAAATCAACTACCGGATTGTCTCTAGAGTTCTGCTTTACACGAAGTCTAAAAGACTGATGGTAATGGATAGAAGGAAGAACTTCACCCGTTGCAGGACTATAGGCTTCCAGAGCGATGAACTCGAAAATATCTAAGGAATAGGGTAAAGATTCCACCACCCCTGAAGCCGTTGTAAGTTTCAGCGTAGCTGAATTGCTTACAATATTCGCTCTAGATGTAACGCAGAATTTCAACGTTACGTATTTACCAGTAGCTGGAACAGCGTATGTATAATCGGCATTCCCGGCTATAAGTACGTCATTAATCGTAACACGATCATTCACAGTCAAACCGAAATTAATTTTCAAGTTTTTACCATTCATTCCGCGATGTACAATTTTCATGACATACCAATCACCACGCACAATTGGTGAAGTGAGTAAAGGGCCATTCGCATACTGATGTAATGTGGTGTCTGTGGATTGAATTACGTTGGATAATAGATTATACTTGACCGAAGCGTTTAATCCACCAGCAACCAACATATCGCAACGCATGGTATCGGTATCAGTTCGAGGACTACCCGCAACCAATTTAACCGCGAGAGTACCTACCCCTACTGAGTTAATTGTTACCACACCATCCAGAGGTACATTCACGTTGTTAGGACCAATTCCTGTTAAACGATATGGTACTTGGGTACCCTGTGCAAACCCGACAGTATTTAGGGTGAATAAGGTAACCTCATTTTCATTGATGGTCGTAGGCGCCGCTGTAAGTGTAGCTCTGAATTCCCCACCCTGGGTGGTCTTCTTCCAGATCTTCACAGTGAGTGCATCAAACAACTCATCAATTTCTTCCCAATATTCCTCGGTATGGGTAACCTTTGGACTTACAGGGTGTTCGTTATCTAAGAAAATGAATTCATCTTTCTCTTGAAGGATAGGATATTCTTTCTCGTTCAATAACAGGTTATCGGGATATGGGAAAACTAAGTCTTTACTCACATTCCAAGTTTTACCTAAATCACCATCGGCACTCACACCCCAGAGAAGAGTGTTCTTCATCTCAACGTAGTCCCCATCAGGAAATGTGAGATTTGGTTTAGTGGTAATTGTCACAATACCAACAGGCGGTCGGATTTTAGACCAGACAGCTTCGGCTTTCTGCCACAGTGTCGCGATTCGCGAATCCACATCATTTTGATGGGCAATTTGTTTGGCGTAATAATAGTCGTAAATATCACGGTAAGCTTGCTGCTTCTTAAATGTGATAGCTTGGCGAATCTGGTCAATTGGGGTAATAATCTTCTCCCAACCTGAAATATCCCAAACCACATGCCAATGCGCTGCTGGATTGAAACTATCAGGCTTACCAATAATTTCATGCCAGAGAATCGGGCGCAGTACCTTATCGCCATAACTGTCCTTGATGAGTTTTATAATCTCAAAAAGACATTGGAAACCGCCACCAACAACCTGATATGTAATGTCAACTTCAGTTAAAGATGTGTTAATGATCTGAACACAAACGCTAACCTCTTTCGCTGTCACTCCAGATGCTCGAGGATGGTGCACTAACGTACGATAATCCTTTTCTCTTTCTAGTAGTTTACCACCACTATACACTTTAAGAGAATCAGAATAATACGGACCATGGGAAGGAACGAAAATATAGTATTCATTCGTTCCCAATGGTCGTTTTTCAGCGATTACCAAATTCTGCAATGACGATGCGGTAGGGTCATACGGTCTTGAAGGTTCACGAAAGTTCATAACCTACCTCTTTTCATTGTTAGTTGACTAATTGAACGATGGCTACACCATTCGATTCAATTGCTGATAAGTAAGTAACCGGCGTTGATAACGCATTGCGCGAAGATGTACCGTGGCGACCAACAACAATACCGATGCGTATATCTTCAGTGCCATCATTATCAATAATGTAAACACACTTACCACCAGAACCACCCAATGAAGCTCGGGTAGAACCAGGACAACCTTTACCATATAGTTGCCGATACGCATCACCAGTTGCGTTAATGTAGAACCCACCAACACCAGCTACATTTCTTTCAGTGTTTGCACTGTCACCACTGGTACCTGCGGTGCCATGGTTTTCAGCAGCAGATTCAATGAGGTCATTCACGAGATTAATATTTTTAATCTCGCTTACTTTCACACGGTTCCCACGGAAGGTCCAACTTTTACCACCAGCACCACCAGCCACAGCGCCAGCATCACCCCAGTTGTTCATACCAGACTGACCACCACCGGCAATAGCGAGAGGAGTTGGTTCTAACGGTAGTTTACGAGTACCTAAGAAGAATAAGGTAGATTCTTCACCAGGCATTAAATTACCGCCAAAACGTATTCCATCAGAACTCAATACATGATGTTTACCTGAACCACCACCAGCACCTACTAGAGTTACTTGTAGTTTAGAACCCGCTGGAATAGTAAGGAAATGACTACCAACTGGAAGTATTGAGTTGTTCACGTAAAGAATGTCATGGACACGACTAATCATGTCTTGCATATTTCCGTCAGCAGCATTCGCTACAGCCATAGCTGTATTTGCGGTTGCTGTTGCATTCATGACCTGTTGCTGCATATCACCGATATTTTCATTCATGATATCGAGTTCGCGTCGGAACGCAGATATAGAAGTAGCCATATCAGCCAAACTATCACTCTGATCATTGATCGACTGTAGGATGTCATTGATCTGCAATTTAATACGGTCAACGCTTTCTTCTAATACCTGAACTTTAACGCGGATATCACCGATGTTCTGGTTTGCGATATATCGAGCAATGAGATAGCCGGTCACTTGAGGGGTCATATATCGATCGGTACGCAGAGCTAGAGCTTCTGCTTCCGTTGCAACTTTATAGTTAGCAACTAAACCTAAACCCACGGCAGATGGGGTGTGTGCAGTTGATTGATTCGATAAATGCTGAGTGATTAAAGCCAATGCACCACTATCACCACCGCCTGACTGACCACCGGCTAAAATAGCCGCAGCAATATTTTCTAATGCTAGATGTACGTCATCTAATGTTTTAATATCATTTACAGTATGCTGATGTGCATCTGGTGGAAATGCCGAAGGTACACCTTGGATTTGATCCCAAGTTACAAAACGGACATCCGAATAGACTTCATTAGTAATACGTTCAATAATAGCAACGTCGTTTACGGTGAAATCACCACCTAGGGTTTGATAGGTGACATACACGTTACCAGTATAGTTCTGGTTTGTAAACATGATCCCACCGTAAATGATGCGACCAAGGTACTGCGTGCCTGCTACGAATTTATGTGTATAAATGTAATCGACGTTCGGGATCAAACGTGTCCCAGATTTATTCTTACCTGTATAAACTTCAACACCTTCCATGAAAAACGGAGCAGCGTGGAGGACGATAAAAGAGGCATGAGTAATGTCTGAGGGAGGTTGAACCGAATGAAGTTCATCGACGATAAGGTTGGTACTAGCAACCCCCGATGGGTCGTATGGATAACTAACGGCCATATCTTATACCTTCCACTAATTGTATGTTAAGAAAGATGTTCATATCATACCAGATAGAGGGTTCGCTATGTATCGCTACGAAAGCGCCATTTTGCGAGTGCGTGGTTCGAATAGCCCATATGTGTCCGTTGATCTCACTAATGTCAAAATGCAAGAGCTTTATGACAATTATCAGGACGGTTTCATTGAGCTTTCTGAACCATCCTTGTCAAAACATGTATGGGTTAATTTAGTTGAACTAAGACAACAAGAATTACCCATTTCTAATGTTGTCTTCCCTTCATGGTTAGCAACCATTGGAAATAAAACAATCTTTGGGTCCACAATTAAACCCAAACTAATCGAACAAAGTATTCGCGCCTCAGACGCTATCCAGGCTGGTTTTAATGTTCGATTAGCGCACCCGCTGAATCCGTATTCTGAAAACACATATCCAAAAGAAGATCTGCGGGATGCGTACATCTATAAGCCAATACCGCAGGTTGACGTTATTCAGAAACGTGTGCTGACCACGGTAAACGGTTTACTGCATTTAAATATCCCCGGCTCAAAAGGATTAATTGTTAAGGAAGCTGGTCGTTCATTATATATTGAGCAAGATAATCATATTGGAATTATTAGTTTCGAAAACATAGGTGACATTAAACAGATCAAAATCCTCAAAGAAATGATCGCGCCTATTCCTGATAATGTTGATGCGACATATCGTGAAGGTTTTTATATAAATCTAAATGAAGACACTGAGAATAAAACTATCCTTTTTGTGTTCTGCGGAAGATTATATTCTACTAACGATATTGTGGAAAAAGTCAACGATAGTGGCGTGGTGAGAATCAATCTACATTTACTTGATGTTCTGCAAATTATTTTAGAAAGCCGTACTAAGATCGATCTGTCATCGCTTGACTTAGATGAGCGAGAATATATGCGGGGCGGTGTGAAGTTAGCCGACGTCATCGATAATGATGTCATCACCGAAATGCTTCTATTGATGCAGTCATTCTTTGTCGTGGTGGATGCTCCTCGTTTGCTCTATGAGCGTATTAGTATTGATCAACCTAAGTTACCAGGGATTTTTGAATCAGAGCTCCCTGTGACACTACCATACGTAACAGCAAGCGGTATTCTCTACCCTTACTGGAAGATTACACACAAAGCAACTTACCATACTCTCCGTCGATTACATTTAAAGGACACGTTTTATCGTTCCCCACTATATCGTACCAATGGCTTGGCAACGGGTGAAGAATGGGTGAACAATATTGATGCGATAGAAAGAGTGACCTATGAACCAGGTCAGTTACTATCTATCAAATCACAATACCTGATCCAAGAAGACTGACATAAACCACTGAGTGCCTCAGGGCACTCGGTTTATGCTATCATAATTAATTATAGATATACACTATTAATTTGAATCCCTATTAATAACTGGAGTTTATTTATGTTTAATGCTTTTGATCCAAACCCAAAAGACCAAGATGATGAGTCATTATTCTTAGATGACCAAGAACCCGCAACAAGCGTGGAAGCGGAGATGGCTTCCTTCGATGCAATCAACGCACATTTCGGAACTGCGCCACTCGATAACTGGTGGGAGAATGAAGATTGACAAATGATGACTTAAAGAACATCATCATTTCTGAAATGGGGGCAAAACAAACCATACTTACATTGAAAGGAATCCCTCATTTCGAAAACATAAACATCCATCGAATATATGCGAATCTAGTTTCTGTTTTGAGAAGCTTCACTGAAGATATCCAATTCAATGAACCTTTTAATTTCATGGAAACCATAACCAATCAAACTGCAGTACACACTACAACAGTTGAGCTTTTGGATGATTTCGATTTTATACAAGAGGCTTTAGATCTCATTGTTATAAAACATGAAAGTCATGTTGAACTGTTCGTTAAAGGTTTGGTTGACCGGGAAACCAGCCCGTTCGACTATTATCGTTTTGATTTATTCGACAAGGTGAACTATAGGCTGTCTGTTGTGAAAACACTGAAAGTTAAATTATTACACGGTAAAGCTTTCTCTACTGAAGGCGCAGTACTGTTTAATGGGGTTGATCTGTCGAATGTTATGATTACAGATAAGCCCCGTTATCCTAAACATGAAGGGATAAGGGGGAAGAGTCGTTACCATTTCTCTCCGATTAATGTTTATGTTGATAAACGAGGATTTGACAATGAAGAATAGTTTGAGCCGTTTAATACAACTCGTTCCCAATGGTGTGTTCGGTTCACAGAAAGAACTCATTAACATCAATGCTCCGTACATTGCCCTTATTACCGGTTGTGATGGCGATATCCATCCGGCTGAAGACTTCAAGTTAGGTGGTAAAGTCCAATGGTGTGAACACCGTCAGGAAGCTGCTAAAAATCACAAGACCATCGATCCTTTTGAATTGATTGGTGAACATGAGTGTTTTAAATTAGCTTTCTTCGCTGAACAACAAGACCCTAATGCTGACCCTTTGGATCTAATCTACGCATCTAAACTTGTGGTGCGCGGCTATCAGAAATTCGATGATAATCTAATTAAGATGGTCGTATTGCGTAATGTACTCACGTATAACAATCTATCCGAACATTTGATATACATGGATACTGCTGATATCTAAAACTAAACCCTCTACTTCGGTAGGGGGTCTAAGTCTATGGATTCTTTTTATTTTTACTGACGGCTAGTATGATTTGAATAACTCATGGGGTAATGGATATGAGAACTAGAACAATTTCTTTCCCGGAAGCATATCTTCAGATGAAAAGTGGGAAAGCGGTTCGTTTAAAAGGGTGGTCTGATAAAGCTTTAATATTAGTACCTGCAAAGAAACTTTACCGCGGTACGGTGGAACATCCATTGTTAAAAAGCTATATTGAACGGATGGATGGTCATGACGTTGGTTTTGAGGTGGCTGAACGGTATCAGTTAGTCTATAGTCCTTCCGATGAGAAAACAATCTGCTCAGATGAAATCGTTGGACCTCACCTAATAGACGACTATAAACTTACAGCAGCGGAAATGGGTTCATTGAATTGGATCACCCAGGATTTTATTTGACAGCATAAGTTCCATACTCCCCATAACGGGGAGTATGGAATGGTTTATGCTTATTCGCGTACAGATGTGCGAGCAGCAAGATCCAATTGCTCTTTATAACCAGATTGAAGGTCAACAATGTTACCGTCAATTTCAGTAGTAAAGGCTTCACGGTTCAACGGGTTCGCACCAGTTAATACCATTGATTCTAAGATCTTCTGAGCAAACAAGTTAACACCAGCACCAGTTTGAGCAACACCAGTCATTTCGATTGGGAACTCAATGATGTCACCACCTTGATGGATGTTACGCTCACCTTCTGCAGGAGCAAGAGAGTTCTTCGGTTTTAAATCCGCAACTAACCAAGCCTTATCAATCTTAGTGAATGTAGGGTCTGGTTCAAATGCAAGAATTGTTGCAGACGTAAAGTCAGGCAGCAAGTCAACGATTTGGTTACGCGCATTTGTACGTGTAACAACGTTAGGGAATTTAGAGTTAGGATCCATCATCAATTCAGTAACCCAACGTTCGAAGAAGGTAGTGATCGGACGACCATATTTCTCAACGTAGTTGAATACTGGCATTACACGAGAACGCGTAACGTTAGATACTGCTTCCTGCATTTCACCCGCACCACCGAAAGGTGTTTCGCTCATGGTGACTTCTAACTGGTTATTAAAGCCAGTTACAGAAAGAGGATGTAATTCGATTAACGCTTTCAGTGCTTCGTACCATTTTTCTGGTTCAGGCAAATAGTCGAAACCACGTGGTGCTTGAATCAAACGAATGATTAAGTTACGACGTACGTAAGGCGTATTTGAAATGTAGCCAGGATAATCTGGCATATGACCGTTATTACCACCATACTTCAAATCGAGCATAGGGGCTTGACGACCACGACCGTACCCGCGTGCAGATTTATCATCTACAATCAAGGTGTCGGCATATCGGCGTTGAGCAGCCATTTTTATTCTCCAAATTTAATTAGAAGATGGGGTAGAAACCCTACCCCATATTTGATTAAGCCGCTGTCGCAAGATCCGCTTGGTAATCTTCGATGCGATGCGCAACAACCGTGTACTGACCAACGGTCTTCATGTTCGGAGCGTAGATATGGATGTTACAGCTCCAGCTATAGCCGCGCACAGTATCAGATTCAGTATAGTAGGTTTCTACTTCAATAATGAAACGATCGTCAAAACGCTTAGCTAAACGTTCAGTCAAGATTCGGTCAGATTCTTGTAAGAACTTAGCAGGACTGAATTTCGCATTCCCTACGAGATCACGCCAGCTATTGTGCGCTTCACGCTCAATAGTGATAATTGCCCACATGGTGATAGAACTGTTCAATACTGATGTTTCATTATTGTAAACAGTACGGATAGCCGGGAAGAACATACGACGCATGTCGTAATCTTCAGCGTACACTAAACCATTAGCCCATTGCTGATTCGCAACGTTCTCTTCACGCCATGTTAAATTGACATCACGCATGATCTCAATGATGTTCTGACCTTTCTGATCGTAGGCACGAGCTGGATTCCAGAAACCATCAGCAGCACCCATGAAACGAGAAACCTTATTACCATATTCAATGGTTAAAGGTAAACGTCGGGTATAACTACTATTAATCAATCGTCCAGATTGACCAACAATGATCGCACGACAAACTGGTGTGCCATAAACTTCAGACTCAGGATACAAACTTGCATGTGTGCGCAAGACACCTGCGATAGATGTTTCAGAAGCGATATCGTTATCATCTACCCACTGATAAACGCGCTTAGTCACGTATTTGCCTGGGGTGGTTTCAGTGGTTTCATTGAAGAAGTCACCTACTGAATGCGTTGCAAGTACAACCCCGAAGTCTTTACGAAGACCGATTGGTGTAAGCATAGCCTTCTTGGTATCCATAGAGAAGCCAGTATCCCAAAGTGCGGAAATAGGGTATTTCGCAGTATTCAGGAATTTAACTTCACCATTACCGAAGTTTTCAGCTTCTTTACGAACAGCATTGTCGTACATTTCGTACTTAGCCAATTCGTTGATTTCTCCAGTTGCCATTAACGGTAACCCATCTTCACCACCTTCAGGGAAGATGTAGGTTTCATTACCTAAAGCAACACCGCCAAAAAGAGCAGACTTAGATGTTTCAAAAGCAAAGTAAGGCGCACCAGTTTCGTCGTAACCACCAAGGAAGTTCAAACGCTGAGCCGAAGCATCATTGATTGGGAGACGTTGCCATTCAGCTGCAATATCGTTGAACCCAGATTCACCTTTAATACCAGCGATAGCTGTAGAACTACCGTCAGTACCGTTGATCAATACGCCCAAAGCCTCAGCCAATTCATTATGGTAGACATGAACTTTACTGTACGGTCCAGGGATATGCGGTTGTGATTCAGTTGCAATTTCATAATCTTCGATCAAGCGATCTGCGATGTACAAAGGAACCTTAGCACGTTCAGTACGTACACCTTCTTTGAAGGATACATCAATAAAGGTATCGCCACCTGTCGTAGGGATGTTAACATAGTTACCATCCTTAGGATCTTTAGTGACTAAACCTAGACGCGGTAAATAAGCGCGACTTTCACGGAAGGTGTTGTAGTCTAAAGGATTTGAACCTTTAGTTGTAGGTAACATCAAACGGATACCTTTGCGGTCACCGAAAGAACCTGCAGAAGAGACCAACACATCCATTACTGGATAAAGCGTTGAAGTAGGAACTTTAGCAGAAATTGTAGGTTCTAATTCCCCGAGCTTTTCGCCAGTAGAAGAGAGGGTATCGCCACTGCGATAATTACGTACAATCGTACCACCACCCACTGCGATGGCAGCTGCTGTTTTAACAGGATCTTCAGTTTTCCACGGAGCAACAGTTGTGTGATAAACTACACGGTTCCCTGCGATCATTTCTTTTACTTTAGGAACACGTTCATCATATTCGTTGAATTCGTAAACGATTGAACCATCAGTTTCACTACGCTCGTAATCTGGAATCATTGTTGGAATAATTTCTACAGATAATCGTAGGATAGAGGTTTTTGCACCTTCAGGAATAATTCGCTGAAGCATCATTGGATTGGCATTCGCCATAAACACATTGATGAGAGCAGTTTGGTGAGTTGCATACTTCCCAGAAATATCAAAAGTATCTGAACCATACATACGTACAGCGCCAGAACTCATCAGCATGTGTGGAAACCCATCACCTTGTTCAGCAAAAGTCATCACCCATGGTAAGTGGGCTGGAAGAACGATATCTTCGAGCGGTACTTCTCGAATAGATTCGTCCTTCACACCCAGCAACATGGCACGAGGTGTGCTGGTATAAATTGTAGACATTATAGTCTCCTATAAACGCGCGTTTAATATGGATATCTAACTTAGATTTTATGTAATGGATACACTACACATCATACTATTAAATAGTAAGCCTCAGGCTATTGGTGTAACCTATAATTTTTTATTAGGAGCTGGCAATGTTCGTCAATCCAATGGACACTACAATACATGCAGGTATGGTAAAAGGGGATCAAGCCGAACTCCTTAAACGTCACGTTAAAGATACAAGAGAAGGTCGGGGAAGTCAGTTGATTGCAATTCAAGAAGACGTTCATGACGACTTCTTTATTTATGCTCTCGGTACTGGTCCGTATATCGACCCTAAGCCTTTTATACACCCGATCCAATTTAACATAGGTGACGACACCTTCATGGTAGTGGATGCACGTTCCTCCACTCGTTGGGATCGCGCTCAAGCAATCCCTGTGATAAATAACTCACCGCTTTATCGTCGTGATGTAATCCTCACGGTTCTTCAATCGGTTTGGGAAGGGGAAGGTCCAAACGCAATTCAGCGTTTAGGAAATATTCAGATTAGTATTTTTGCTACATGGATTACAGGGTCAATTGTTCGACGCTATGGGTTAGATCCTGCCCAGCAGCTAAAACTTCAGGTGATTTCAGCATATTACTATCTTTGCCTATTTAGTGAAGAGCGAAAGTTCGACCCATCACGCGCAGCTCCATTAATTGCCCGTTCTATTAATGCAAGCACTGGCTACGTTATGGATGTAGTGGATACGTTACCGTTTATCCCAGATGCAGTTGAGTTCATGCGGGTTATTAATGAAAGCTTAGCTACAGAACGCTTATCAGGTTTAAACCTAGAGTACTTCTATGCTTCTTTAGCGGGGTCATGGTTTGGTCCTAATAACCAAATCTTGGTATCCGTTGCAATTGAGTATCCACCGATCTTTGTTTCTTTCCTTTATATTGCACTTACAGATCGTTCGGTAACCCGTTCAGGCATTGGGCAAATTGCACACAAGAAAGAACGCGACGCTGGTGCTCGGGAATTCATTCGTATTACTTCGGATCTGCTGAAAACCGAAGCAGCAGAATAACTGTTGAGGGTTTAGTAATGGAAAATAACATTTTAAGACAGCATGCCCTCACCAACGTTTGGGCAGAGCCGTTACAAGACCGCCAATATCGGATCATCCCTTCACGAGTTTCACCGCAATTGGGGTTCAAGGGTGTAGCAACCGTAATGTGGGAAGGTTTCCCTTTACCGGGTTACGAGGATCCTCTAGATAAACGCACATTCCACGTTTATCCTTTAGGGCAGATCCCCCCACATTTCTTCCGTTTGAAAATGGATAAAAAGAAATGGTATCGCGCCGATCAACTAACCGAACTCACTAACTCAACCATTGATGTTGTTTTAGAAAATGGTGCAATTGTTCCCAATAATCTCTGTTACCTTTATGAGAATATTGATCAGAACTTTATTTTGGCGGTTGAACGTACAAGTACCGACTATGGTCGTGATTCCCGTGAATCCGTGTACGGTGATGTCATGGATGTTGCGTATAGTTTAGATCATCGTCCGCTGATGATCCGTTTCTATACCAATGCAATCCAGGATTCTGAATCGTGGCGCGGTGAAAAAGAAGATCCGATACACGTTGTCCGTTCTGTTTACAAACTGATTAACAACGCAAACGATCTAGTTTCCTTTAAAGCGTCTGTGAAAGCAATTACAGATCAATACAAAGATGCGGGCTTCGGTAATTATTACGTTGATGGGTTCTATACCGATGAACCAAAAGCATTCTCTCCTGAATATAAAGGTAAGACATTATCTTTCAGATTTGATGAAACCTTTCGAGAAAGAATGTTCTTCCCTATCTCAACTATACCCGGATTTAGATCGATTAAAGATCCTAAAGCCAATAAATATCTTTTGGTATCCCCACGTAATTACGAAAGAATTGATTTCTGTGATGATCTGGATTTTTATTTGGTCTTTAAGACAGCGACTGGTTATAAAGGGGTGATGTTAGACCGCTTTAAAAACAACACAGTTCGACAAGTAACTCATAATGCATGGTCAGTTCGTGAAGATGTTGTTCTAGCATTATCTAAACAGCATGGTTTCTTACGTAATGTAGCTACTTTGGAAATAATGGTGGTCGTTCGTAATGGCGGAATGCGTCATGGTTTAGGTTTCCAAAAGAACCGAATTGAAGATTTATACCACCTTCCCTACGATGGTGTAATCTCAGCAATGGCTGATGTCAATTCGACATTAGATATATGGCGTGCTGCTGAGTTAGAGAATTCGGCATATATCTCGGTAATGTCTTCCAACAGCAATAAGATCACCCAAGCCATGGTCGAAGAAGCTTATGGGTATAACGCTGCAACCAAAGCGGTAGGTCGTTATTTCTACAAAGTAACAGATCAAAAGAAAGTGAAAATTGATCCTTTATTTTCTTTGTCAAACCAGCAATTTGTTCCTAACGGGGATATGACCCGAAATTCAAGGGTATTGTTCTGGTACGATAAAAAAGGACAACTACTTTCTTACGAAACATCAAACTCTATTTACACCAGCATTTCTGTGCCAACGGCACTTCAAGGGAACGCTGCGTATCTAGAGGTTATGCTTGGTACTTTACGTGAAGGTACTGACTATGCCGGAACATTTCGAGATAAAGAAACTGTAAGTGATCCTTACTATGGGTTCTTTGGTCATCGGTGTTACGTTGCCGATGTTGCGGGTGCCACTACAACCAATAATTGGGCAGATGTAACGGGTGGGATTTATTATACCTATGTTCCGGGCACAGCGACCAAAGCTCCGCAGATCAAATGGAACTATACCTTATTGAATGCGGCAGGATTAGTACCCCTAACACGATTTGCTTCTGAAGTTAATATCGTTAAACGGGTAGTAAAACCAACAGATGAACAAGGATATATTTCAATCCCGTTATCGGTAGTTGATGGGGGGTCTATTGGAAACATAGGTGTTGCTCCTGGTCATGTGGATGTTTGGATCGATGGCTCACCATTAATGGAAAACCTAGATTATCGCTACGTTACTGGTGGGGCTGTAATTATACTCCGTCAAATTCCTAAGAATAAAGAAGCAAACATCCTTATTCGCTATTATGGTTATTCTAACCCGAAAACGAAGAAACCTTTCGGTCCTCGCGATACAGGTTTCGTGAAGAACGGTGTTGTTTCAATGAACAATGTCTTCAACGTTTTTCATGACCGTGACGTTAGCGTTAATATCGGTGGACGAAAATATTCACCGGATGAAGTGAAGTTCGCTGAGGACGGGTACGTGGTAGGTGATTATCTAGATGGTGCGCCTTACACTATCGATGAATATCAGGCGTTAGTAGAACCATTCACTGCTCAGAAGACAGTTGACTATCAGATACAATCAATGGTGATTGATCAGGATGTATCCGATTACTTAACTGCCAGACTCCCTGAACCTAAACCGAGTAATGAGTTTATTGAAGGTCAGCACTGGCATCTTCATTCACCGATTATGGCAGCGTATGTTGAGATGATGGTGAAAGGGTATTTTACAGATGCGATGATTGACCTATTAGATACTGAAGAAACATTCTTTAGTTTCACCAAACAAATGGTTGATGTGTTTAAAGACTTTGACCCATGTATTGCTGGTTATAATCAGGATTATGTCGGGGTTTATCCTTTAGCATTTAAAGATCGTGTTGTTCAGGTCACTCAGAAACAGTATTGGGCATTAGAAAAGATCAATCGCTTACATCTATATTCAGTGTTGGATCTTACCCATTCAATCGAAGTTAAACCGACGTAATTAATAGGTAATAAAATGGCTGATAGTATCAGAGTCGTTCCTGAGGTAAACTTAGAACGACAAAATCGATTCTGGCTGATGGAGCAAATCTATCAGGGTCCAGGAATGAGTGGTCGCATCGTTCCTAACGTTGGTGACTTCGTACTGGATTGGAGTAGCGGTACGTATCGTGTGATGTCTGTTGACATTAATGGTACGTTGTTGTCTATGCTCAATCGAGTAAACCTTGCAACCATTGGCGGCGGTATTGATGAAAGCGATACTGCGGTAGTTACAGGGCCAGGCGCAAACTCTAACTCTTTCCGTGTATATGTTGACATGTCTGTGGTTCCCCACAAACTAGCAGTCGATTCACGCGTAATCTGGAATGGTTCAGCGAACCATCACATCAAGATTTACCGTGGTACGGAAACAGATTACAAGAATAGCGCACCGATCTCTGCGGTTTTAAATCAATCGAATCAGATCATCTCTTCTAGTATTCCACTAGAAGCCATCGTCATTCCGAACGGCACAAATGTCGCTCAGAAGACAGCTACAGTTGCGTGGTGCGCTGAAGCCGTTACCGATGGTGAGATCTGTACGATTGTAACCGAGACGGCTGCTGGCACTGTAACGTCTGTAGATAAGTTCGTGATTAAAACCACCGACTTCATGCGGTCTATTGATCAATCGGCAACATATGTCCGTGATATTGAATTGTTATCACCCTTCATGTCCAAGACAGATAAGCTCGTTGTAGATTGCCCAATTAACTTGATTACGCAATCATTAATGTTTACCGCTAAGGTAACGTACAGTAATGGTAAAACTGCAACATACCCTGTAGACAAAACAAAGTTTACTTTGGCAGGTATGTCAAGTTACGTAGCTTCCCAGATTGGGCAGATGTTCCCAGTGACGCTCATCTATCATTTGTCTGATAACGAGCTTGTTATTGGTGGTACACCGAATTTACCAGATCGTCGTTATACCAAACAATACACGATTAAAACATCACCTGTGGATACGTTCTATAGTGTTAAACTGTTTGCTGTTCCTGAATGGGCAAGTGGTAATAAATACACCTTGAAATTCTGGTTATATGACCTAGAACGTAAAGACATTCGTGATGTAACAACGTTAGTGGAATATGCCCCAGGTAAACCTGTATTTAATGGTAGTCTGTATGGCACTGCTCAGAATCTAAATGTTGCAATCAACATGCAGAAACTCGGCGCAGCTTACGCTTACTTCCGACACGTACAGGACATCAGCATCACCCTGATTAAACCAGGTTCTGCTGTTGCTGAGCAAACGTATTACACCATTAAGTATCATGACGATGCTATCTACGGTAATAATATTCGCGCGTATTATACTACGGATGAGCAGAACGTAGGAAACATGAAACTGAACTTAGCGTGCGGTTATACCGACGTTGAATCTTGGATCACAAACGTTTATCGTAAACTAGATCCGTTATTCTACGAGTTCAGCGAACCGTATGCACCAGCACCTACTCATGCGAAAATCGTTGCGGGTAACTTCCAACGTGAAGTACCAATCAACAACATCTTGCAAGACATCCGTAATGTTAATACGGGTGTTACGCAGGGCGGTACAGTTCGTGTTCAGCTGTTCTATCGTTCAGGTTCTGATGATAGTCAATTGGCAATGGCTCCGATGGTTATCACTGCAATGGCATAACTCAATAGAGAGTCCCCTAGGGGACTCTCTATTTATGTCGCCTTAATTAATATGAAGTCTTTGCGGGGTTACCTGCACTGGAAAAGGATTAATTAAAATGATTTTATTCGCCGATGACTGGAAGCGATACCCTCGGGCAATTCCAGACACAAAAACGAAAAACCGCTCTTTTGTTGCGTTAGCTGATAAGTTCCGTCAACTTGGTATCAAGAACTACTTCTTCCATCTGGCTTTAATGCAACCAGAATTGCAGGGGGTAGATCCCTATGATCCAAACCTCAGCCCTGAAATCATGGCGAAGATTATTGTAGAATGTAAATACAATCCATGGTATTTCTTCAGAGAAGTATTTCGCCTACCTTCATCAGGTTCTGATGTCCCTGACCCACTACGAGCAAACCGAGGTAACATCGGTATCTATTGGTGTTATTTTAACCATATCGATTCTGCACTGATTCAACCACGACAAACAGGTAAGTCGGTGGGTGCCGACGGAATCAACACCTATGTGTCTCAGGTAGCAGGAAGGAACGCGACTTTCTCGTTAATTACAAAAGACCATGATCTTCGAACGAAGAACGTACAACGTCTGAAAGACATGAGGGACGCGTTACCGCTATATCTGAACCCGTATCAGAAGAATATAGATACGAATAACCAATACGGTATTTCAATTACAGCCCATGGTAATAAATTTGCCACTGGTGTGGCTCAGAACTCAGAAGCCCAAGCACTTAACTTAGGTCGTGGATCAACATCTGAATCAAACCAAGTAGATGAGGGTCCATTCTGTAAATTCATCCACGTTACTATCCCAGCTTTCCTATCATCTGCCAATGCCGCTCGTGAGAATGCGAGAAAGAACAACTCTTTCTACGGGAACATCTTCACAACTACCGCAGGTAAGTTGGATACCTTGGAAGGTAAATACATGTATGACATGTTTACTGGGGGTATGATATTTGATGAACGCGCACTCTATGATGCTAAAGATGAATCAGACGCTCACCTTATTGTTCAGAAGAACTCTAAGGGCGATAAACCAATGGTTTATATCTGTTTATCCCATCGTCAATTGGGCTATACAGATGAATGGTTATATAAGAAAATGGCTGACTCTAACTCCAAAGGGGCGGAGGCTGATCGTGACTATATGAATCGTTGGACTACTGGTTCTTTAAGTTCTCCACTAGATCAGAAAGTATTAGATATTATCCGTGCAGGCGTGCAGGATACATCCAATTACATGGAGCTTACAGACGCTTATTATACCATCCAATGGTACGTTGATAAACAAGATATTCCTGAAAGACTATCTAATGGCAAATTTATCTTAGGTAATGATACGTCTGAAGCGGTTGGTAAGGATAGTATCACCATGGTGTTACAAGATGCAGAAACCCTAGAGGTGATCTTCACCGTCGCTATTAGTGAGACAAACGTATATCGCTTCATTGACTGGTTTGCAGATCTAATGGTTCAGTATCCAAACATTATTACTATTCCTGAACGTAAGTCAGTGGGTGTAACCTTGATCGATGGTCTATTGTTGAAACTGGTTGCTTTAAATATCAACCCGTTCAAACGTATCTATAACACTATTGTTGACGACGGTTTACATTTATCTGATGAAGACTTTAGATTCGTTCATCGAGAACCACAGACTTGGCAACCTAACGTCGTGGATCGTTATAAGAATCGTTTTGGTTTTGGCACCAGCGGTGCTGGTAAACATTCCCGTGATGGGCTGTATAAGACCCTCACCCGAGCAGCAGAGTTGGCGGGGCACATATTGAAAGATAATGCCCTGTGTACTGAGATCTCACAATTAGTCATCAAAAATGACCGTATTGATCACCCATCTAAAGGTCATGACGATATGGTAATTGCTTGGTTGCTGGGTGTGTGGATGTTACTACACTCTAGAAATCTTGATTTCTATGGTATCATGAACCCAGCTGGTAGAGCTCGCTCTATTGCTGAGCGTGAGAAGGCAACTAAGGTTGTTACTGGGTGGGATGTTGCTAAGAACGCCGAACAAGACGATCTACAACGCAGAATCCAAGAGAACCTTTCTCGTTTGGAAGTAGAGAACGACTATATCAATGCCGAACGATTAGAAGTTTTAATCATGCAACTTTCTAGACGTTTAGATTCTGAACAGCTTGGTAGTTCTACTGTGGCTAGCCTAATTAATAATGCTCGTGATGCTCGTGATGCTAGATTACAAGAACGTAAGTATGGTGGTGATGATTCCCCTTACAATAAACCTATAACCGCATCAGGTGCACGCTACAGCTTCATTTAAGATAATATGTAGGTAGCAAACGGATACCGTGAGAAGTCGCTATGTATAAGTTATTAGCCAAACAGCTGAGACATTTTAGAACTAGCCTTTTCTGGTTGATCCGCGGTGGATCGGATGTCGACATTTCCTTAACGGATAATCGTCTTTATCTCAAACTAGCAACCAATGATCCAGACACCACATATACAGTACATGTAGATGAAATTGCACATCGTGTCCGTTTCAAACGTTTCTATATTCCAGATAAGGTGAAGCTACTGTATAGGGTGAGGTTAACCCACTTTAAGAATGACCAGGTAGTTGAAACTTGGGAAAATTCTTACCCCGAACTGATTGAAGGGCGGTCTATCGATCCTCAACTTGTTTTGAATTTCATTGCAGGTATTCATTTAGAACGGTATTTCGATCCAGAAGCGTAAAAGGTATGGGATGGGGTTCGCCTCGTCCCAATACTTTTTAATATATGTCTTAAATTAATATAGAAAGCACTTATTGGTAATGTAAGAATGATTACTAAACCTAAATCTCCAGAAACACTTTTACATACAGAAACAGACGCTGTGATGAAGCTGTATAAGCAACTTAATCTTTTACTTCGTGAACATTATGGTTCCCATAAACCAAAAGGGAAAGACTATAAACTTTCTCTAGATGACAATTGGACTATGATGGGAAAACGCGTAGCAGGGTTTACAAATATTGCGATATACTTTTACGAAAGAACTACCCGGGTGGTTTCCATTAGAACCAGTAAAGGGGCTTTATGGGTTGAATACCATGTAACTGGGTTGCATAATGGTAAACGTATCCGTAAGGGTTATAGTGATCAGATCAGGACTCGAAGAGAACTGGCGAATATATTAGAATGGATCACAGAGGAGAAAGATATCCTATGTGAAAACGCCGATCTCTGGGAGTATGCAGATGAATTTCATCTATGGACATTTCAAACTTGACATGACGTGTGACGAGTTTGGACGCCACGTCGAAAAGACAAAGGACCTTAAACTTAAAGAAGTAGAAAATACCATTTCTGGTAGCTTCCCTAGTTACGATTTCGATGAATATCGTGAGCAGCTTCCAGCTGACTTACAAATCCTAACCACCCCGACTACAGGTATGGGTGTAGGGTTGGTTGGTATTAGTTATCGAAACTTATTTGAGTTTTATCGAATGTATATGGTTGCTGATAAAGACAACATTGTCTTATTCATGGATGCGACACCAGACACACTGGAAAAAATTGGTTTACGCTTTGATGCAAAAACCAATAAAGTCCATGATCCTCTAAATGGGGATAAAGTTGTTCTAGATTTATCGGAACACGTACGATAACATAAACCCCCTTTACTCCCTTTACGGGGAGTAAAGGATTTATGCCGTCTAATCGTAATGTTTCATTGCAAACGTACGACCAATCACGTACAAACAGATCCCAGTTTTAATTGCTGCGATGATTGTAGCGTTTTTAGTCTTAGCTGCTTTGCGAACAATGACTTCCGTCTTGTCTCGCATAGAGAAAACCAACTCGGATGTGGTTTTTGGTGCTGTGATTAACAGCTTCTCTTTACGGAGAATCCAAGACAAGTCATGCATGTTACGCCCTGCAGAGCGATCATCTCGAATAGTGTTGATTGCATGCTCGATGATATCGTCCAACAACTGATCCAGAAGTTTATCATCATTATTTGCCAGTAAACACATATGCTTTAAACAATCTACCATGAGTTTAACTGGCATGGTCTTCATTTCAGCATCAATAATCGTCACTAACTCGGGCTTAATAAAGGTATGTTCATCTAACACCACTTTATGGGCATAGTCTTTATAACTATCTGAATCACGTTTCAGTTCTTGGAGTACCTTCTCTCCGCCAGCATCGATAGACATAGAGGTTCTATTGAATTTAGCTTGATCCAGCTTCACTTTTTCCAACACATCCCAGATATATTTGATCATCGATCTTAAACGACCTTGGATGTCTGAAATACATTGGGCAAGTTCAGCATCATCATTGAAGTCTTTTAGTACAGGTAACCATTTAGAACCCACCGAAACGATATCATCAGCACGGTTCTCTAACACCCCTCTCCAATTACCATATTTCTTGATATGGAATTTCTTAGAGAGACGACTATAGACTTCTAAGGCTACAGCTTCGTCACATGGATAAGGGAAATAACGCGCCATGATTGAACCCATTAATTTAATGTTCAACGCCATTAACGTATCGTGGATTGCTTTTTGTTTCTCACGTTCAGAGAGAGGTGCGTTTAAAAAACGATGAACCGTATATAGGGTATCTAAGTTGAAGACGTCAGTAGCGCGTTCCCAAGATTCATCAATAATAGATTCCTCACGTACTCGTTTCTTGATTGCGAATCCATCAATGTCTTTAATATCCACAAACCATTCATTACGATCCCCAGTCTTAAAACGCAATGGGTATAGTCCAGTTAAGTTAGAACCGAAGAACATGACGTGGTCTTCATTACGATTCATTAATCCAGCAACATAAGTGTGGATTTTCTTTGCTAGCTTTTGATCGAACTTAATGTGTTTGGACGCTTCATTAAAAATCTCTTTTAGTAAAACAGCCATAATAGTCACGCTTCTTTATATTTCAATTCATATCATTGAGTTTTAAATAAAGTGTTTCTTTATTTATATAGTAGAATATTTTTAACAGGATTCATTATGTCTTTGAAACAACCATTTCTTGTAGTCGATGGTTCTTATTATCTCCATCGTACGTTTCGAGGAAGCGATCTGGAATACTCCTTTGGTGGTATTCCTGTTAATGCTGTAAAAACCAGTATGGCGACATTTCGTAGAGTCCTAGAACAGATCGAACCAACCCGAGTAGCTATCGTATTTGACTCAGGTACACCTACGTTCCGACATCAATTATCTAGCCGCTATAAAGCACATCGAAGCCCTCCGCCAGAAGAACTCACCGCACAAATACCTTACATGCTAGCAGCTTTCTCAGCACTCGGCATGCAGGTGGTTGTTCGTGATGGCTATGAGGGAGATGATCTGATTGGCACAATTGCTTTACAGGCAGCATCAGAAGGATATTTTGTTATTGTCTCTACGGGCGATAAGGATATGTTCCAGTTAGTAGATCAAGGGATTGTAATTGAGAACCCTTTCACTGGAATGCGATTCGGTCGTGAGGATGTGAAAAGTAAAATGGGTGTCTATCCCGAACAGGTCGTAGATTACTTGGCGTTGGTCGGTGATGTAGCTGATGGGGTTCAAGGTGTGCAGGGTGTAGGTGCTAAAACCGCTTCTAATCTTCTCAGTCAATTTGGATCTATCGATGGTATAGTGGATAACCTACCTAACATGGTTGGGAGAACCCCTCACTTAATCGGTTCATCTTTGGAATCTCTGAAACTAGATCGTGTTTTAACTAAAATTAAGACAGATGTTGAAATTGGCTTATATCCTGAAGATTACCGTATCCAACCTTTAGATAGAGAATCAGTTGATGCCCTAATGGATGACCTTGGATATATCTTTGGTTATCGTTTATTGAACCTTTTAGATAGACTCTGTAATTAATGATAGCGTTTAGTTAACTATGAAATAAAATTAAATAAAAGGTGAATCAATGTCAGTTGATAATCGTGATTTAAACAATCTATTGCAAGAAGCGATTTCTATTAACCTCAAAATAGGAGAATCTGAAAAGGTACTCAATGTTACTGACCCAATTTTGAAAGAACCCATTCATTTAAAACTGGGCAGTATGTGGCGTGAAAAGGCTAGCTCAGTTTCTATGGTGACTATTCTTTGCCCTCTACCGTATGAGTTCGAAGGCTCGAAGATTATGTTCGCGGTTGAAGAACAAAAAGGTCCTTTTACGGGTGTTGGTGTATCGCATAAAAAGTATAGGTATATCCTAGGTAGAACTATTGCTGGTGCGTTTCTACTTACGTATCTGGAAGCATTCGACCCTATCTTTAAACCGACATTAGGTGTTCCAAGATGGTTAATTACAGAATTTCAAATGGAATTAGCAAAAAGCCTCAATGAAGGTCTGGGTTTCCAATACCCTTATCAAGCAGATAAGATCGGATTATTTATATTTGAAGTTATCTGCAAATCTGATATTCCGTCTAGAATCCGAGAGTATCAGAAAGAGACCATTCGGACAAGACAGAAAGAATCAACATGGCTGGGTCGTCTTCGTAAGCGATTAACCTCGTGGTAAAGGGTTGCGTTTATGATCACTACCGAAATCAATATTCGTCAAACCCTTACGCAAGGACAGGGTGGGGTTAGTCGTAGTCTCACTATAGATGGTGGTAATGCCGTTACTGAAAAGTCAGGTTATAAGAAGTGCTATCGTCGAATCTTAAGCTACATTATGATTAGTAAAGGGCGTCGTGTAGGTTTCTTTACACGACGACGCATTAAGGCAGCAGTACGCGATGGCTACACTGGAACTTTAACCATAGAGCTTTCAGATCATTTCCTAGTTCTAATCTTTCTCACCACCGAAAATACATTTAGAGGTTTGTAAATATGTACGATTTTGAAGATTTCATGAAGATGTTATCTAAAGCTAAAGTTTGGATTATATTGACTATTGTCCTTATGTGCTTTTACTTTATTTTACTCAAACCGTTTCTAATGGTTTGGCAGCAACAGCAAGTAGGTAAAGCTTCTCTCGCTCGCGCCAATCAAGAACGTCAAATTTTAGTAACACAGGCTCAAGCAGAACGCGAAGCGGCTGTCGAACGTGCTGCTGCTATTAAGATTATGGGTGAAGCTGCCCAAAAATATCCGGAGTACCGCACTCAGGAGTTCATGGGTGCATTTGCAGAAGCTGTTCAGAAAGAGAACATTCAGCAAATCGTGTACATCCCTACAGAGGCAGGTATCCCTATCTTAGAATCGGGGCGAGTCGCCAACGGCTCGGAGAAACATGCCAAATAAAACAGTAGAACCTACAATTACCACTAAGGTAAAAGCCCGGATTCCATTACCTGATGGAACTATAAAGGAACAGGTTGTTGAAGTTCCTTCGAAATTATTATAGGCAGACATCGCGTTTAGCGTGCGTGCTGCTCACGATTCCAAACAAATCATTAGCTGGGATTCCTCCCCGAACAAAACCAAATAAGGTAAACTTAACATGTCATTCTTAAAAAATCTCTTGCTCTCAATCCTTGGCTTCTTCCGTGTTAAGAGCAACCAGGCAGTAGATCTACGTTACGCAGGTAACGAACATATCCATCAAGTGAAAAATAAAATTGAAGATATTCGTTCGCAACGCAATCAGTTGGCTGGTCAAGGAATTCTCTTAGAGTCTAAAATCACCATAGCTAAAGAAAATGTTTCTAAATTCACCGATGCAGTTAAACACCATGCTGCAGAAGGAAATGAAGAACTAAAACAAAAAGCATATCGCGCATACATGGCTGAACAAACGATTTTAGATCAGTTAATCGAAAACGAGCTAGATCTTCGTAATCAGGTAGCAGATCTTGACACTTCCATTGCTCGTCTAGAACAGGACACTAACGATGCTAAAAATCAACTCGGTAAAGCAGCAAGCAAACAGTTGGTTGGTAAAGCCAATGGCAAAGTAGAAGACGTACATCAAAGTCTTTCTAAAGGTCCTTTGGCAGATGTTATTGAACAGTCTGAAACAGATAGTGCTGTTGCTGAAGCTCGTCGTCGTGAGCGTAAAGCAAATGATAACTCTGATGTTTTAGCATATCAGAAGAAGGGTGCTGTTTTATCTATGGACGAACTCTTAGGTAATGAAGTAGAAGGGAAATAAATTAATGATTAAACAACTCTCTCTGTTTATCATACTCAGCCTGTGCAGTTTAGCTGCACTTGCTGTTCCATCCGTTACTGATGTAGAAAGCACTATTAATAGTGGTGACTACGCAAAAGCGAAAACACAATTGCAGGAAGTATTGAAAGTCCATCCTGATTCCATTGTTGCGAACCGCTATATGTTGGAAGTAATCAAAATCGAATATGCGGGTAGTCTACAACCTTCAGTTGAATATAAGGTTTATGAAAATAAAGTAAACCAATTAGAGAAGGAAAAGAATGCACGCATAGCTGCCAAGAAAGCTGAAGAAGAAAGGCTGGCACATGAAGCCTTTATGAAACGCTTTTGGTCATTTATGATTTGGGGATTATGTTTAGTCTTGGCAGGTGGTCTTATCCTCGGAGCAATTGTTTTAGTTCATAAGCAAATTGAAAAGAAACGATTGGCAAAAGAAGAAATCAAATGGCGGGATCAAGCTTATTCCAAGTTTGTTGAACTCAATGCTATTTTCGATCGTTTACTGGAAGACGAAGATGAATGTCGTAGGAAGTATAGTTCAGGTGGTGTGTTCAATCTCAAGAATCTTCGTGAAGATAACAAAGAAGCCATGGAAGCCGTTCAAAATGGTGATTATCAGAAAGACATGATTAATCGACATTTTGAAAATGCTTATAAATATCTTGATGTTAAAGGGATGACCTAAATGAAACATTTAATCTCGATTACATTATCGATCATTCTAGCAATTGGCGCGCCAACTGGCGTGATGGCTGGCACTAATTATAGTAGCTCCAGTAGTTCTTCTTCTAATCGGTTTAGTAGTGGGTCTACACGTTCTTCCCGCTATGAGTCAGCATCATCTAGCTATAACTCGTCTACTTCGAAACCAAGTTATACGCCAAGTAAACCTACGAGCAGCTCCACATACGTGAGTTCTCCAAAACCCTCAAGTAGTTCCAGCGTTAGTAATACTCGTAGCAGTAGCTCTTCTACTAGATCAAGCTCTAGTAGTTCTTCGTCTTACAGTTCAAGTCCATCACGTAGTAGCAGTAGTTCTAGTTCTAGTTCTTCTGGTGACGGTACAGCGGCTGCTGTCGGTGCGTTAGTTGGTTTAGCGGTTGCCGCCACCGCCGCACATGCGGATGAGCGTGATTCTCGACCAACTGCTGAAGAAATTAGGGCTCAGGAAGAAGCGGAAGCTGCTGAAGCTAAAAGAGCTGAGGAAAAACGTATTCGTAAAGAGGAGGAAGCGAAGAAGGTTGAAGCTGAACGTAAACGCAAGGCAGAGGAAGAGACTGAGCGCAAACGACTGGAACATGAAGCTTACCTGAAAATGACCCCTGCGGAACGTCAAGGTTTAGCTATAAAGAAAATGTGGATCAGTCCATGTAAAGAATGGATGTGTCAGCAATAAGCTGACCATCCCTATAGGGAGACAAAGATGTTGGAGTTAAGCTATTATTGGATTTTAGTTTTTATCGCTACGCTAGGTTTAGTTTATTGGTTAGGTACAATGAGTTCAAAGATAGACACGAGCGCACAGTCCGATAAAGTCGAATCAGGTAGTAAGATAGTTGATGTTATTTTCGAAATTCCAACAAGAAATTACGGCGAACATCTCGCAATTATAGACGGTGTAGTGGGCGGATGGGAAACCAATTTCACCCAAACTTTTGTTCGTGACAGTATATCCGCACATGCCATAACGCAACAAGATTATACCATAACCTCATCCGATGGGGACTACTTAAAAGCCATCGGTAGCGGTCGCCGCGCGACTGTTGTGAGGCTAGGTAAGATCACTTACCGAATTGATTTTAAACGTTCATAAAACACGACAGGTGCGATATGATGATAAAGTACGAAACAAAAGAAGACTTTTGGAATGGTGCTAACACCATTGTAAAGGAATTTGTAAAAAACCAGATTATGCATAATGGTTACGGTAAAGAGCTGACTGGTGCTGCGATTCGTAACCATCTACTGGAATGTCATGATGTTGAGTTAACCTTAAACGCTGCAAGTGAGTTAGTTAAGCATTATAACAATGTAATGTTTAATCGAATGAACGGTTTCCCTTCGACTTACATGGATGGTAAACCACCTGAATACAATCAGGAACTGTATGCTACAAAATTAGAACTAACTTTAACTTCTGATAATGCCAAACAGAATGTTAATCTGAAAGATTTACTCACAGACCGTTATCCGTATCTCATTACTAAAAGTAATGTGCAGATTCATGATATCGGTATTAAATCGGAATTCGGTAGTGCACCAGATAAGGTCTCAACGACCACTCATGGGGCATATATGTTTTTCGCTACGGATCTTCATACTCTGGAGTTAGATCGTAGAAACAACCAATGTGAGATCGAGGGAGTATTAGGGACAATTAACCTTGATCTGATTATAGATATCGGAGATTAGAATGGGTGCTGTAAGTTATATTCGTATAGATAAAAACTCTTCAGAAGGTTTACCAGACCTATCACGATTTGGTGGTGGTTATTTGGATAACTGGGGGAGCTCTTTCGTAATTAAGAAGGACGACGAGGGTCGACTATTACTGAGTTTAGAAACGCTTGGTGACTATTTACATCAAAGTGCGCGTAACGGTTGGGAAAACGATAGTGAGCTAAAAGCCATTCAAGAGAAAACCTTTAATGGCGCAGTGATGCAATGGGGTAATGCGAATGACCACGATATTCAATACCATTTCCACAATAACGAATTGATTGGTATTGGGCATGCCGGTATTCTTATCTGGTCGAAAGACAACCATGAAACGATTGAGCAGTACGTAGAACTATGTCATTCTTACGACCGTTGTTTCTTCGAAGGTGGGTATTGTGAACCATTAACTCGTTTTGCAAATGAGGAGGACAAACAATCGTTTCCGTTGAAACGAGTACCAACAACTACCCGTGGTCAAGGAGAACCTCGCCCAACCATCACGTTTAGCGAGAAAACAAGTAAGGCAACATCCTCTTGCATGGAAGCTTGGGCTAAACAGATTCTCGGCAACAAATAAACCATTTTTAAATATACATTATTATCTTGAATCCTAGAGAAGCTTCGGCTTCTCTTTTAACTTATACCGCCTATCTAGAGATTAACAATGACTCCTTTACAGTTGCTTTTTGAAAGACATAAGTTCGAAATAGAATATCTAATCAGCAGATTGAAATATAACAAACCCGAAGCGATGGGTCTTGTTCTTTCTGCCAGTCAAATGAATAAGCGTGTAGATCTAGCCACAATCACTAGCAAGAAAAGAGATATCCCGTACAAGTTAGCCAGCGTTATATCTAGAGCATCAATGGATGAAACCATAGATTGGGAAATGGAAAAGAAGGCGTATGAGATTTTGGGTGATGACTATCAATGTTGTGCTGCAGCAGCAACCATTACTGTCCATGAAGAATACCCGCAGTTTCTTCCGCAACTGAGACAGCTACTGCGTAGTGGAAACAGTGGTCAACTATTTGTTGAAGATCTGCAATCTTTTAGAGTGCTGGATGCCTTCATGACACATAGAGGGAAACCCCTTGATATCAAATATTGGAAACTGAATCAAAATCTGAATACCAACATCATGGCAATGGGTTTAACGATTAAGAAACTATTTAAGGAAGTCATCGCATATATACGTGATTCAGGAGATATCGGATGTTTTGAAGAGTTGTGGGATTACCGATATCTTGCCAACATATTTAATGCTAAAGACGATCTGTTCGAATTGGAAGCGACGTTGGATGTAAAAAATTTCTTCATCGGCAATTCGGGCTTGATGCGTGACAAATATAACTTCTCTAGTCTAAAAGAAAAAACGTATCCGAAAATGTTTTTAAGGCAGTTGATTAAACTGATAAAGCGTAAAAACATGGTGTCTAATTTTTATGAATGGCGTGGTCTTCAGGAAGGTTATGTTGGTGGAAACGCTGGGTTTAACCGCACAGTTCTTAATCAGATCGGCATGGTTATTTGGTTGTCCAAATACACTCAGTGGTTTAATTCATATACGTTTTACACGCCAGAGGACAAACGTTTCGGTGGCGGTAGGTTGCGATTAAATCATCATGAATTGGTTGAATCTGTGGGTTGTTATAGTGAGGTGCAAGGATTAAAACTAGAGACTCATCCTAAAGACTTTTATTCCAAACACATCAATACCTTTGGCAAGGTTAAAGCGGATCTTCTCCTCAATAGCCATAACCCTAAACCATTCCCTAAACTAGATAAGAGTTTCTCAAAACTGCCATCCACGTGGGAACATATTGGGAACAGCTTAAGACAAGTTTTAGAAGGTCAGTCCATGAATCACTGTTGTGGTGGGGATAGCTATGTAAATAAATGTGTCGAAGGGTCTTCTATATTCTTTCACATAGACACCGAGGTGGATCAATACGGTTTAACCTTAGAAATGACGAAGGAAAGCGAAAGCACCCCTTTTCATGATCTTTACGGTCAACGCGATTTTACCATTGACGGTAATAGATATCGCATTAGTCAGGTAAAAGGTTATAGAAATAGAACCATTACCGCTGAAGAAGAATGTAAGTTGTATATGGCTCTTTTTGATTGTTCTGATCCGGATAGTTTAATATCGATCAAAACGAAAATGCTGTCCCCTTCGCTATCCGAATCCCGTTTAGCCTACAGTGTCGCGCATCCGACGATCCACGTTACTGAGGATAACTATATTGAGGCATACTGTAAGCTACGCGGGTATGAGGTATCCTCAAATATCCGCTGGCAGGCGTTAGATGACCCTCTGGACCCTGACGCCATAGCTAAGCAGTTTGAGGAGATGGAGGCTAGAAGGGTGACTGAAAGTCATTGGAAACCTTCTACATCCGGCGAATCTATACGAGATTATCTCCCCGGATGGCTAGGGCAACCTCTTGATTTTGAGCGACAGTATCACGCCCACCGCAGCTTTCATCAAGATTTGACTGAGTGGGATACCTCCAAAGTGACTAACATGTCTGATATGTTCCTTACCGAGAAAGATAAGCTCGAAGTTACCATAATGAAACACCGTGAGCTAGCAACTAACCATACATTTCGTTACGGTAGACAGCTTACCATGCATCCATATTTACCTCCAATAGTTGGAAGATCTTTATTACCTCACCATAAACACTCTTTTTTCGAATGGATAACAGAGCTCCGCTTCAATTCGAGGTTAGAAGAAAAGGTAACCAAAGAGGTAACGTATGAGAATGTTTTTGCAGGAATGTTAAGTGCAAGTTATGGTATTCGTAACTACCTTGATAAAATTGCTCAAAACTTCACGATAGTACCATTCACTTTTGAAACTCAAGAATCTGATAAGGAGATTCCTTTTGATTTATGATTTAACGATTCGCGAAGAAGACCGCCAGCAAATTATTGCTGGTCTTTCTTTATCTTTAGCCGGCAGTATGGTTGGTAAACAAATGAAACATAAAGTCTATACGAGTTATCTTCATCGACATATTCTTTTTGGATTTATCGACACCCAAAAGCTTTATCAGTTAGCTCTACAGATAGAACTCGCACCTGGGTTTTCTTTTCTAACAGATGAGTTTGAAAAACAAAAATCTTTGATGAGTTCGATGCGTAGAATATATAGGTCATTCGAAACAATACTTAAAGATAATCCAGTTAAATCTGAGCTGGATGAATTTCAACAAACCCAGTTAGAGATGGAAATTATTGGAAGAACCCTACCGCTTCAATTAAATAGTTATGACCTCAGTAAATTGAGTACGGGTAAAAAAAGCGTAATTCGTAAAAAGGATTTTAATCCATGTATCAGAGTGATTGCTGTACCTAAAGGTTCAGATACCGAACCTACAACTGCACTTCTTCATAAACTAACAATGGCCCAAGGTCTTATATCGACAACATTGGTTTATGAAATTTAACTTTAAATATATCCCATTTAGGACATCCCATGAAACAATATACTGCTGAAGAACTTAACATCATTAGTTATCTACTTAATGAAAAACATCATGTTCCGTTTGACATTTTTAACTATGTTGAACGCTTTGATACCGAAGAAGATCTAGTAAATGATCTTCTCAAATACTGTACCTAAGATAAAGAAGCCATTCAGTTCTTTATTACGAATAGCGTACCTGATTGGGAAGACCCTATGTTACGTAAATTACTGGGTTACACCGGTAGTGTTAATTTTAAACCTAAATATTACTTCTATACTGGTAATGAAATTGCTTTTAACTTAAATGGAACTAACTAATGTCTGATGTTATTCAATTCGCTAAGCGAAAACCAAAGGAATCTCCAGAGATCGTAGAATTTAAATCGGATCTAAAGTTATTCATTAAGTGGTTAGAGAAAATCAACCCCGCTTTGAGCACACAGTGTTCAGTAGCGAGAAACGATAATACCACCAACACTATCATTTACAGTACTGTTTCGATGTTTACAACGCATCTCATTGACTACTGTAAAGAAGTCATGGACACCACATATAGTTCATTTGTATTGGTTAATCCTGGATTGGTGCATACCGTAGACCGATGGTTAGAATGGTCTGAAACGATGAGCTCACCACTTTTCGATTTTCAGTTTTCCACTAACCGATTATCACTGTCGGTTAATGCGATTATGCTCAATGAAGATACCGTAATTGTCCCTGTGTATAGCACTGAGGGTATCCATATTCAAGGACGTATCGTATCGCACCTAAGTTCTGTAGTGGGTGCTAATGCTCAGTTTGGAAATACTCTATGTGGCGGGGATGCCCGACATTTAGCAATTGATGGTTTCGATTGGTCGCCTACGCATTATGGTTATACCTTTAATCCGGAAGATACACGAAATGTTGAGTTTCTCATTTCAGATGGAATGGATCACAAAAGTTTCTTGGATTATTTGGCAGATTGTTTAGATAGTTCAAATTACTTACAAGTCCCAATAGAAACAAACTTCTTGGTTTTTAACCACCCGAAGTTTACGAAATCAATCGTAGTGAATCCATGGACTGGACTATATCTTCCGGGCCTAATTCCTTTAGATCAATTAGACAAACTTCTTACGATTACTGCAGTAACTGATACCGCACATTTCTATCTTCAATACTCGTATAAAGAGAAATGTTATATTGACAAGGTGCGTTGTAAACGGAATGAAACAGAGGTTGCTTATAGTGCAGCAATCAAGAAAGCTATAGTGTCCCACGATCTTTCTACAGCGATGTGGGAAGGGGAAGGTGACGCTCTGGTGTATCGCATACCGGTTGAGTTTAAAGGACATCGTTCTTACATTAAATTCGGTCGGAGTGCGGTGTCTTTAGATTCCCAAATCACTACAGAGTTAGAATCACCACTACCTATTACCTCCGTAGGTTTACTCGATGAGCATCTAGAATACGAACGCCTTTCTACAAGTAGTTTGGATCAGTGGTTCTTTATCTATATGCTTGATGAATCAACTGAAGCTATCCGTAAGATTATTGATGCTCTCCCTGAACTTGGGGAAATAGACTAACTGAATAGAGTAGCCCTTAAGGGCTACTCTATATCAAACATTTATGCCTATACACTATTAATTTGAACCCTTTGGAGAAACCTCATGAGTAAAGGTATTAAATTCCCCGTTAAAATAAAACGTAAGAAGAATACAGCGGATCGATCCCCAGAACCTGCACCTTTTATGTTGGGGTTATTAGAACTCAATAGTCGGTTACGTCGTAATATTGGTCGTCGAAACATTGCTGTTCGTTTACCTAAAGAGTTAAACAATCTTCTTTGGATTACAAATAACTTTCCTAATGATCCAGAAATGTTAGACGTAGTTTACCCCATCCAAGGACCCTTCGCGATGGGTAGTTTGGAAGAACAGTTACGTAGCCCAAAAGTGATGACGCCCTATACAACATTTCTGGGAGATATCACACGGAATGTATTTGTTATCGAAGCAACTATTGATCAGCTCGGTTTCATGTACGATCAAAGATCTCCAAATAATCACGACATCATCTGGTGGTTCTATTCTGAAGAACCTAATCCAGATAAAAAGCAAACTTTGGTAAATGATTTCCATAACCACATGCGTTATGATGAATCTGTATTCCCTGCGATCATTATTGATAAGTGGGAAGGATTACCTAGTTTCGTTAACCACTATATCAAACTTTAAGGAAAGCTCATGTTAGTTATTGCATTAAATGTATTTCTCTCCATTATAGGTTTATACTTAGTACATACTGGGTTAATTATCATCTACGCATATATGGTCAAACCCGCAGCAAAGATGTCTTTTGAAACACATATCAAAGCTCTTTGGATATTCTGGAAATTTAGTTTAATCACTGCTCGTTGGAATCCGGTGGTCGCTATCTATAACGATGTGAAAGCAATCATTAACTCCTCGAATGATCAGTTTAACCCAGAATTTGAAAAACAAAGCAACGGTATTAGTAAGTTAATTGGTGAGCATCCTGTAAATATTGTAACTGTGTTTCTTAGTAAAGTTAAAATGAGTCAACACCTGCAGGCATATGTTGAACCGCTTTGGATTATCCCAGCTTTATTTCCTTTGGACGAGGACGATCTAGCTCGAGACCTTTGCCCTCAGGAACTCACGCATGAACAATGGAAAGAGGCAGCGGCACTCTATATGGAATCAGTTGCAGAAGCGGAAATCTTACTCGAGCAGCGACTAAATCGTTTGATTGGTGCAAAGCTTCTGAGAACCAATAAGAACGCACCTGATACCGTTGTTGTTTTCGAATGTTACCGCCAGCTAAATATCTGGGCTACACTCCCAGAAAATTACATGCTCACACGGAAATATCGCTTTATTGAACCAGGAGATGATTGATGGCTGAATCCTTAGAAAAGCGCTGGGGTCGTACAAAAGCGGCTATTGACCTTTTAGCTTCTGGGGCACTCAACCCATTGGTTAGAGGACAAACCCCTTATACACCAGGTTCTGAAGAAGAAGCTGGATATATCGCTCAAAGACTAACAATCTACAAAGATACATTAAGAATCATTCTTCGTACGGATAGCTCCGTACAAGTCTATCACGTAGGTAAACGTGCATTCAGTGTACATACTGACCATGGTAACATTTATGTCCCTGTCGGAGTAGTATCACAAGTAGGGCTATCTCTTTTCCCTTATAAAACGACATTGATCATTTACGGTGTACATGGTCAAATTTTAAAACAGTATGATTGGGCGGGTAATCGTTTGATTGGTTAGAGGAAAGTATGGGTATTGTTATTTTAGAAAATGAGTAATTTATTATTGCTTTTAGTTATAATCTGAAGATATAGTCCTAAGGGATTATGTCTTAGGGAATATGGGTGGGGTGGTGTACACCTTATCTAATTACTAATATTACTAGAGTAGATACCTTTAGGGATATCTACTCTGAGGTTTAATAATGGAAAACATTCATACTTCAGTTAAAGAAATAATCGAGCATGTCACTACAGCTGTAGAAGCACAAGTTCATAGTGACTTAGAATACGATAACGTCTGTGTTGTAAAGGCTGGATTAGTACAGACCTGGTTTGAGCAAGACAATACGACATTGATCGTTAATGCTCCGAAAGGTGGCTGGCATACTGATATTCCCGTTATGCCGAATATCAAAGCTGTACTTGAACATTGCCTTGAGTTTTATCATCAGGACATCTTAGATCTGGTAGGGGTGGCTTCGAGTGATTGGGATAAATTAAATTGTGCAGTAGAAATAAAGGAAACCTTAACACTGGATAATCCAATTGCTCGTGGGGTTCCGCCTACTGAGCGACCGCTTTATCTCATCATTAGTCGTACTATTACCGATTTTGATGAAGCGCAACGCAAGGTCATCATAGGTTATCTGATTGAGTCTTCTATCATCCTGATGGGTTTTCTATTGCGTAAGCCTGATCTAAAATCTGACCAAAATATAACACTACTTAATTAAACCAGCAGAAGGAATGAAAGATGTCAAATACTAATGTTATCGAGACTAGCCTAGAGGGTTGGGTTATGATGAAAGAAGGTAAGTTTTGGGGTGAGGTTTATCCATCGGATGGCAAAAGTATGGCTACCATGGGTTGGGTAGATAGCTTTGAAAATGCCCGCATCAGTAAAGGTAAAGAGAAACCCCCTACCAAAACATGGTTTACATACACCGGACATCCAGACTCTATTAAGTTGAATCAAGGCGAGTGGGTGTATTTTACTCAAACAAAAACTACAACTTTAAACCTATAACAGTAGTGGGGATCAGGCATGTCGAAATTTGTCACACGCATCGACACGGTAGCAACACTTCTTCATGATCACCCACAAGTTAAGGGTGGTTTTCCAGATAGTTCTCGGTTTATCGAGGCTATCGAGGAAGATATAGGGGTGTCAGCTGGGGAATATTCTTTTCATCCCAAATTAATGTCAGATATTAAGTCCTTAAAGATATCTCACGATGTTTGGTTACTGTGGTGGAAGAATATATTTATTGGACAATTTACTGACGACTATTATACCGATGGTCGTGGTATAATTGAATACATCGACGACCCGTTTTGGAATGATTTGTTGGTGAGTGAAAAACCATTTGTGTTCGATGAGAATTGGAATGTTCACGATCTAAAGATTAGAGCGACTGACCAATTTGTTGAATACCTTAAAACGCACGACCGTATCCATGACTGGTACGATTTACGATATAAACGACCAGAAGGACTGAATGATGTCAATTGAAAAATCAATGAAAGATGTAATTGCAGATGCACTTAAAGACGGTTATCTCAACAACGGCAACCATGCCCAGATTGGCGATCATGTGCGTGTAGTTCGCTGTGATGCGTGTGATATTGCAAAGACTGAATTCATAGGGAAAGAAGCCGTAATTGATACTACTTACCTATCTAAGTTTGGTTGCGGTAGTCCACATTCACTAGGTTTGAAATTCCGAGATAACCATGTGAGTTGGTTTAATGCTAATCAATTAGAGTTTATTAAGGCTGATCAATTACATCTAGTTGATGAATGGAAGATAGCTGAAATTCGCAAGAAGAAACGCATGAAGAGTTTTGACTTTTTAGTGAAATGGGCTAAGAAATATCCAGAGAATTCTCCTCCGAAAGAATGTATTTCGTTTATCTGGGAGCAGATCAACCCTGGGAAATCAATATGGGGTTCACATGGTGAAGGTATGCGTGCCCTTATGAATTCATTGACCGTCATCCGGGTATGGATAACTGTTGTAAGAAGTTTTAACAAACCAGTCACTGACCAAAACAAAGCACAATTTCGAAAACATTTAGTGTCGGTGGTGAATACTTTTAGAAAAGCAAATAAGGCGAGTTCAAATGTCTGAAACAATTAAACCATTAGGTTCTCCAGTAGTGAACTTACATACCTCACGTTCTGGTTGGGCTTTAGTAAAAGACGGAAAGTGTTGGGGCTGTGTGTATGCCAAAGACGGCACTACCGGCGAGCAAATGGGTTGGACAGATAAACCCATTCACATAAAGTTGGATGAGGTTTCTAAAGAGAAACCCCCTACCAAAACATGGTTCACCTATTCAGGTAGTCCTTATGAAGCAGAAATGCAGGAAGGCGAATGGGTATATGTTGTATTTACGCAAACAGTAATGGGTTGGTAAACAAATGATTGAAACAAACGAAAACAACGGTATTATATTCTGAGGTGAAAAAATGAGTCAGTCTCCATGTATTTATGTCTTGAATAAAAATCATCCAAAATATGAAGAATGCTTAGGTGATTTAGATTGGATCTTGAGCGATGAATATGCTGAAGTCATTGAAGCTCGTTTAACCTCAATGCGAGGTACAACGACCACGATGTATTTGGCGGATCGTTTTGAGCCAAACATGCTGGTCGGTAAAGTGGGTGAATGGATTGACGTTCAGAAACAGATTCAGAATGATGTAGCCTGCTTCTTAGATGATCGGCTTCCTGCTGATATGAGTATGGATTCATTTACTGCACGTGTACAGCCTTACCATGATAACACTCAGCCGTATAAACGCCGCAATGAACAAGGTGACTTAGATCTCGTACATGAGTTAGTCGAGTTCTTACAATCTGCTGACGAAAGTACCGTTGCTGCGAAAGACCTTTATGTAGTTAGAAGCTGGTGGTAAGGCGAACGGATATATGTTTCAATAAAACTGGAGTGGAAGAAATGACAACTGAATTTAATGACATGAAGTTATTGGATTGCTTATCTGAACATATTGTTCTAGATGATGAAGACTATGTGAATGGTAAACTGTCCATTATCAAAGATATGTGTGATGCGGGTGATGTATTAAAAGCATCAGTAACCATTACACGCATTCTAGATGACGGTACTGTGGATCACATGGAACTCAATGTGGATAATGAAATAGATCGCCGTGATGCGTTGTCTGTAGTTTTACAAAGCGATATGGAAACAGCAAGCACGGCTTATCGCTCTATTACCGCTGCTACGACCACATCACTCAGCGAATCGAAAATCGCTATCGCTGGTGAAGAACTGGTAGCGTACAGACTTAAATAATTAAATTAACTGAGAGTCTTTCGAGACTCTCTTTCTATTTATACTTTTTATTTTAGTCGAGTGATTAATTACACAAGAAGACTAAACTATAGAAACCCCAAACAATGAGGATTATCCCATGGAACAACATACTTTTGAAACAAATGAAAAGCCGAAAAAAGAAACTCATTACATTCTGCATAATAGCGATGTAGGTCGTGTGGATGAAATATGCGATCGCTTGCGTGAAGATCTGTTGGCTGAAAATATCCACCAATCCCACGTGAGTTGGGTAACATGTAGTGGTACTGGTAAACTCACGACTATGTCTCTCCATAATGACGTAACTGGCCCTAAACCGGATGTCACTTACGGTACCCGCACTGAAGTGCAGTTGCGTGAACCAATGATGGGCATTAGTCTCTTTAATCGCCTGGCTAATCAACTTTACATTTCTGGTGATTTCATTGGTAGTTCTGAAGAGCCTGCTTTCGATCTTAATGTCGGTGATCAGGATGAAATGAACTACGGTTTAATTAATATCGTAGAGGGTAAAGAATGACAAATTTTAATGTAAGATGTGTTGAAGGTGATACGTGTGAAAATTTCAGAGCCCTGAAACATTTGATGGAAACGTGGTTGAGTCAGACACAGGTTCTCCCTAAAACCCCAATCGTACCTGTAACTGTAGGTGACTTACTTAATAACATGCGTGATAATGGGTATCCTGTAAATATTGACATGTATAAGGACATCCTGGATTGTGAGATAACAGACATGCGTTTCCAACCACCGGATGTCGTTGCCGATCAAGTTACCACTGAGGTGACAATTGAATTCTCACCAACGCCATACATTGGTAAAGTCATTGACGACTTCGCAGCTCAATTTAAGAAGAATCATTCCGATGAAACTGAATAGAAAACAGCGGGATAAGTGTCATTATATATTCTTAGGAGTATTCTTCTTTAGCTCACTGATCGGTATTGGATGTTTTTATGCGCATCAAAATATCGGTTGGTGGTTCTTTCTAATTTCAGCTATAGCTATAATAGTCATGATACAGCTTTGGTATCTGGGTGAAAAAGAATATAGACAATTTGAATCCGATATGTGGGATTAATCCTAACTATCACTTTGAGGAACTAATATGAAAGATCACAACACTCTCCTTGAACAAATGCGTTTGAAGTGCGGCGATGAACTCCGCGCTTTAGGTGAACATGGTTTAGCTGATGGTACTGAACGCATCCATGCTGAGCAATTTATACAAGCGGCGAATCAGTTTCATCAAGACCAACAAGCCAAAAAGAAAGCTGTGCTTGTGAAAAACCGTAAACGCGCTCTACAAAAGAAAGCGCGTAAGGCAAATCGGAAATGAATGTAACACAGAAAACTGTATTCACGAAGTCTCCAGAGGAGCTAACCGATGCAGAAACAGCAACACTTCTCCAGATGTTTGAAAAAGATACTCTCGTATTTTATCAATATCTTCGACACCATAGCCAGGAAAATAAAGATGAGTCAAACGTTAATGTCTTCTGTCCATACTGTATCGCTAGACACAGTACTGGATCCAGTAACTTTGAAACGCCTCAACAATCTCGACGACAGTATGACCGAAGCTTTGGTTTATCAGTCCGTTCAGGTTCAGATGAAGCTAGCATCTAATTTCAAAGATAAGGAAAATATCGTTTCGGCAAATAAGTTCTTTATCCCTACTTCTATTTTCCATAAACCAAAGAAAGGGGTTAAGAACGTAGCCGAAGAAATCCTTAACTATCCGATGTTCCAAGCAGCAACTAAAGCAGTTGAAGTAATGACAGTTAGCGATAATCCAAACGACCCGCGTTGGGCGGATCGCTGTATTAAAACTGTACATTATCTATTACTGAACTCCACAGAAGTAGTGGATATTTGTTATTACTGGTTATTGTTACCAGTGGAAGGTTCATACCAACCTATCTTAATTGGTGTGTTGGGTCGTTCGACAGTATAGGGGAAAGAATTATGGATTTAGATAGCAACCTAAAAGGTAATATTGTTTTTATTTCCTTGAAAGTGGAAAAGGTCGATAATGTAATCAGCCCTTTATTTAAAACGGCAAGTTATAATTGTCTGGTCACCGCCACTGATGATCATGGTGGGAAAGAAACGTATGAAAAGTCTTTCGGAACATCGAAGCCGGAGTTCGTTATAAAAGAAATGAACTCATTAAAAGACGAATGGTTATCACGCGGTTTTACCGAAGATAAAATCTATTATGATATTTCGGTACTTACACAGGACTTAAAGAACTAATGCAAATCAGTGATCCAAAGAAAGTAACAGCGCTTCGAGGTGAACATGGCGAAACCGTTTATGCAGTAGATAATGGTAAAGGTGGGTTTGAACTCACCGATACCATTGAATTGCGTAGACAACGTCCAGGGTCGAAATCCAAACGTAAGTTACAGAAACAAGCTCGTAAACGGCAACGTAAATAAAAAAGTTTCGATTATACATTATTATCCTGAATCCTAGAGAAGCTTCGGCTTCTCTTTAACTATCTCGTCGGAAAGACAATATGAAATTTATCAAATCCTCTTTGTTAATGTTAGCTTTATCGTCATCAGTCGCAGTTGAAGCAAAAACCGATTGGTGGGCTGTTGCGGATACAGCTTTGGATGTAGTCGCAGTTGTAGCGGAAACTCGTTCCCCGGGACAACCGTACGCGCGAAAACAAACACCATCCTCACGTATACTCAACCCGTACATTACAGCCGAAGAATATAACCGTAACCCCTCACAGTACCGTGACTACATTGAAGTTAAACGAGTCTATAATTGGGCGGTTCCCGAATACGTAGATCCAACATGTACTTATGCAATGCGTGCTGGACGAATTCGGTTTTCAGCAGACCCTTGCCCAGATAAGGTTTACGTAAAACCTGCAGATTTTTATTAATTCACTCTCTCAATCAAGGAAACACACATGTCTACTCAATTTTTAGATGACCTTAAGACTCAATACTTAACAGCTTTAACTAACCCTGAAATTAAAGATGCTTTATTGGCACGCATCATTCATCTGACTACTGGTACCAATTTCGGATACCTCCATGGTAGTCACGCTCTGCAGGCACATGCCACAGTTGCCCGCTCTTTAATTGGTGAAGGAATCATGTCAACCCTTCCTTTAAATGATGGAAATTTAGAATCACTCATTGCTTTGAATGAATTCCTTTTAAAACCTCGCACAGAAATGAAAGTATTGCGTTACAATAACGTTAACTATGTGGGTATTCATGACTTAGATAAGAAAGAATATACCACCTCTAATCTTTATGTCTTTCCGAATAGTTTAAATGTTAGCCTTGAGTCACGGTTACCGCAGGGTAATAGCAATCGACCAATCTGGGCCGAATGCGCGCATATTCTAGAGGATGGTAAATCGGCACGCTTAGCACCTATCTACTGGGTTCGTGGAATTGATCCAGAAGACGTCACTGAATTGACCATTGAAGAATATCTGAACGAATTTCCAATTCCGGACGATTTTAAAGAACATTTTCGTAAGGCGGTGGCTTCAATTGAAAAGGAAGAAGCAGAAGCTTTAGCTAGAATTGCTGAGCAGGAAGCGAATGTCGAGGATCCAAAGATTACTGAAATAAAAAACCTCGCCCATAACTTGACAGCACTCACTAATGCGAGTCATGACAATGAAGAACCGATGGCCGTTGGCGGTAGTATCTTTGGCGTAGCCAAATTCAAAGAAGATGGCAATCTCTTTGTAACCTTCAGTAACCCTAGACTCCTCTCCGACTTGAAAGGAAAGCAGGATAAATCTGAAACACCGGAAATTATAGCTTCTGAATTGCGCAAAAAGATTTATGCTGCTGCATGTGAAACTTTCAAACTCCCTATTAATAGCGAAGTAGGCCCTGTGAACATCCGTGTATTCGGAGACGATATGCCTAACGGTATTCCTGAACATACCGTTTTCTGGTTAGAAACTCCTGAGGAAAATGTTGAACCAGATCTTATAACTCGCATGGCTGCAACCGCTTTATTTATTGAAGATGTAATTAAATGAATGAGTTAGACCCAGAACTATACCTATTTCTTCGCAAGAAGTTAATAGGTAGAAAATGTGTATTTGTCACAACAACATCCGTACATGTTTCTGAAAGCTGGCTTTACCAAATAAACAACATCGGTAAAACTGGAAAACAGATCAGAACAAGCAGTATGGTTAGAGGGACAAACTGGCCAGATGCCTCTTTATTTAGACTACCCTCTAAGGCAGAAATCAAAGAGGGTAAACGGAAAGGTGTGAACGAAAAATGTCGCACCTTAGAACAAGTAATTCATGACTTAACTGAAGAGTTCAATGCAATCAAAGCGAATGACATGGTTGGAGATTAGTTTAAATACTGGGGTAGGGTTGATCGGTAGTATGATCATTACCTACTCTATTTTACACTTCACCATGAAACCTGGATCAGCCACCATTCTTGTTACTATAGCGTGTACGATTTGGAGTATTGTTAGACAATACGTCATTCGTCGTTATTTTAACCGAATGCTTAAGTAACCTTTAATGCTGACTAAAGAAAATGTAATTTCTATTTAAATCTGGGATGTGAAAATGACAACTGTAAATGTAAAATTCTTTAATGATATCCATGGGCATGATCAGGAGGGTAAATATCAGCATCGTGAAGATGCTATCGAAGCGATGAAAGATATTATCTCTGAATTAGGGGAGCGTATTGAATTCGATCAAGCCACTGATGCTACACTTTCATTAACCTATACCAATGCAGAAGGATTGGTAGCCGTAGAACGCGTTGCTCTTTGTCGCCCTGTAGATGATAAGGTGGATTACACCATCATCGCTGATGGTCTGGTAGCTGAACCTGGCGATGCGTTAGCTGGTAACAAGTTGTACAATAAATTAGCTGATGCCATCTATGTAGGTATCTCGGATAATCAAGAAGATACCCCACGCACTCAGGAAATTACCCCGAATACAAATGATAGTGAAAATACCGTGATTCTAGAGTTATAAACAACACAACAGACCAATAGTGATGTAAGGAAAAGAAATGAAAGCAGAAATTGAATACCATACAGACGTAATCAGTATGGCCGATTCCAAACATAAAACTAGCGAAGAAGCGGTAGCTGTCGCCTGTTCTGTCCTGGATAGCTATAAAGACATTCTAAACGAAGATCGTGTCGAAAACATTCAACTTTCCATGACGTATTTGACCAGAGATGCCCAAGTGATGGTGGAAAATCTCACACTTCAACAACCCACCACGGAAGAGCCGAACTATAGTGTCGTGGCTAATAGTTTAACGATAGAAACTGTTGGGCAGAAGTCGGCAGTCAACCTTTATTACCGTTTAGCCGATGCCATTTCAATAGGGTTAGTCGATAATGGTCAGGGTGACGACCGTGAACAGTTATTGCAACCAAGTGTAGGTCATGAGGTGATTGAACTTATTGTCGAAAGAAAGGATACGGTATGAAGGGTTCATTTTATTTAAAACTGATAATCCGATGATTTAGAGGTGTTTATGCGTTTAACATCAGACTTTATAATGATAACCGTAATAATCTGGTTTACGGTCATTGCGTATGTGTTCATAGTACCGTACGGGAAACATCTATACTGATATACCCGTGCATGGGTTGTTGACAATAATGAATTTGATATGACTGCTTTCATGCGTGGTCTGTTTAATTTATACTCACATATACACGATTACGGGTTTGAGCTAGTAAAGGTCGAGGAAGTGACCACGATTCAAGAAGCTTTATCGCGTGCTATTGTCACTAATACTGATGCCTATGAAGGGTAATATAATTGTGACACAAATAGACTAGAGCCCTAGGGCTCTAGTCTATGCTTTATGTCTTTTTATTTTTCCATCGATACAGTGATGCCCTGCTGTAAACGACCAGTTGCATACATATCGCCGATATCTGAGAATGGTTCAAACGCAACATCTTCCACTAGATCAGAAACATCAGCAACGGTAGGAACATCCAAACCGTTCCACTCCAGACTAACATTTGCTGAACCGTCAACACCTACAATCTTATCTACCTGCTCTTTCGACCATTGAAGAATATCAATTGAACGAGTAGAAATATTTGGCACTGTTCCCGTGTCAAGCTGAACATCGTAGACAAATACTGGTTGATCCTGACCAATACGGTGAGCACGTGCAATCGCCTGTTCGCGCTCATACGAACGCCATGGGCTATTAAGGAACGTAACCCCATTTGCCATGGTAAGAGGTACAGCTGTAGATAGGGATTGGAACGTAGCAATAAGAGGGTTGATTTTAGGATCTTCGCCAAAACGCTTTACAATACGAGGAAGCTCATGGTTTGTTTCACCATAAACCACAATCGGACTAAAACCTTGTTTGATTAAAAGATCTCTTGTCTCATCCACTACAGCAACATAACTCGAGAACACCACCATCTTCTTCTCTACGGAATTAATCAATTGCTCAAAGTCAACAGCGTGGGCTAAGTCTTTAAAACACTGAATGCGTTCCTTAGTTAAGATATTGCCTAATGCCTCACCACGGATCTTTAAATCAACATATTTAACAATCGACTTCACGTTAGTGAAGATCTTCTTGTCTATTGACGAAAGTGTAGGAAGAATCTTTTCTTTCTCATATTTGTTACATGCCATCGCAATTTCCACATCTTCCGATTGAAATTTCTTATTGGATAAATAAGTGACATTCTTCAAATAGAGATCGTAAGCTGCTTTGTCTTGATCAGATCTTAGCGTTTTTGCATAGCTATCAGTAATACGATAGAATTCTTTTAAGAACTCTCCTCGATTATCCATGTAGTATTGTGCCCGCTCATCTACAAAGGCTTTCATCTTTTTACCGAGCGAGTCTAAGGTATAATCCATACCGTTCGGCATTTTAATCGGTATGGCAGTTTCGATCGGTTTATCTGCCATGACGTTTTGTTTAGCTACCTTATACGTAACTAACCCTAAACGGTGTGAAAGAATATCCAATGAACGCTTCGCATCTTTACCAAAGATCTTTCTGAATGCTTCCTCAGCAACAGCTGAAAATAGCGGGTCGATAGATTTAATCAATGGAATCGCTTCAGCACCCATTGCTTTAATCGGGGTGCCAGACATCCAAAGAATGTCGGTACTACGACAATAACGTCCAACATTTATAAAGCGTTGTGTGCGAAGAGATTTGATATCATTAATGTTGTGGGATTCATCGAGAACCACCATTACCTTCTCACCCTGAACACCATATACCTTAGCAAGTTCTTCAGCTCTATCTAAAGATTCATAATGGAAGATATGCCATTTCTTATTCGGTTTAATAGCGCCATCGCGATCTGCGATATAGGGATCTTGCGGTTTGACCATTAATTCATTCAGTGTCTTTTCCCATACATCATAAATTGCAGCTTTGGGACTTACAATAATCACTTTAGTTGCTTTTATCGCCAAGGCTAAGTAAATTGAAGTCAGAGTCTTACCAGCTCCTGGAGCTGCTGCCAGTAAATAACCATTTAGGTTGTAACGAACCCTCTGTTCTTCATAAACATCGAAGAAAGCCATTTGGTGTGGTAAGGGTTTCACTCGCACTTCACTAAAACGACTTCGATCTAACCAAGGTTCTGGTTTATCTATAGTAGATCTTAACCATGTATTTTCATCCAACCCTTGAAGAATTCCAGTTATTAGGCGTCTCGGGGTTTGTAAGCTATATTCTTCTAAAAGTTTTTGTAGAATATATTTTAGTTCAATGGCAAAGAACTTAGGGATAATTACTTGAGACCAGGTAACCTTAATAAACATGTTGTTTGCAATCTTTGATGTTGTCCAAAGATTCTTGATATCTCTCGCTAAGGCAGAACCTGAAGCACCACTAATTACAATGGTATCCCCAACTTCCTTCACATCGGATATTCCAAGTGCACGATTTATAATTGCAACCATTTTAATCTACTCTGTAATAAGACAACGAATCATATTATCGATTATTATTTTACAGCATAATAGAAACTATGTAACTACAAATCATCTTATTACTCACTAGGACTTACGAATGTTATTAACCAAAACCCTAAACCCAGCCCGCGTAGATTTCATTATTCGTCAAAACTATGCTGTTCTACCGGTATCCGATGATGAGCTAAATCAAGAATTAGCACGTGCTGAAAAACTTTGTTTCTCTAAGAACACAAATGAAGACGCCCCCGAACTCACTTTCTTCAATCCTGTAACAGATTGCCTCCATGGGTTACCTAAAACAGAAACCTCCAATTCAAACCAGAATGTAACTATCACCTCCGTTAACACTTGGGTAATCGATCACCATAATTTCAACGAAAAACATGTGGTGTTGTTGGTTGACCCAAGTTATAAAAGCATTGACCTTTGTTTTGAGGACAATATCAAGTTGTTAAGTAAATTGCGTAAAACAGGCGCGCATGTGACTGTCCTGCAACTGGGAATGAAACCCACGTATATACTTGCGATTGATATGTCGTGGGTGGAAGACTATATAGATCTTCGTAGCCGACTACTGCGGGCAGACAAAGAACAAGATGTGTACGCCGATAGAGTTCTCAATTCATATACCCCAATCATGGAAGCATACGCTCACGCGATGCAGACCCAGATACATCATAATGCGTACTATAACTCATTGCGAATGCTATTTGGTGTGTTGACAAAAGATATACGTTCGGTGATTAAAGGGTTTCCGGAAACCCCTGAAGAAAAATGAATATCATTATTGTTCATTTGAAAAGGAGTGGGCTTTCAGTAGCACCACTCTTTAAAGTGGATCGATCGACGGTATTAGGTAATCCTGCTTCACATTTAGATAAATCTAAAGCAGATATAAAAGTAGCCACAGTGGATGCCGCTGTGGATTATTTTGATCAAGACTTTAAACGACTTTATAACGAAGACTTTAAAGCGAGAGAATATCTAAATCAAATTTACGAAACAGCAATCAATACTGATACGATATATTTGGGTTGTTGGTGTATGGACGAACTCGATCCAAAACAACATGATCACAATTGCCACTGTACTGTTATACGTAGAGTATTACTTCGACGATATAAAAGGGAATCGTATGTCAAATCACCGCAAAACTAAAACTCATCGTTTAGTTGAAATGTTAAACAATCCATGGTCGGGAATCAAAGATAAACCCGAGGTTTTCCCTGTAAACCTTACCCCACACGAACGACACCCATTAACATGGGATTTATGGATGGAGGGTTACCAAGCAACTGGTAATTTTGCTACCGCCCGCTTTCTAGGGAGCTACGATGCTTTTAGTTATGCAGAAGCAGTACAGCAGTATCTGGATGAAAAACATCCAACAGATCAAAAACAATTGGCTAGTTGGCATGATGGTTATTGTGCTATTTGGGGTTGTCGTATTTATGATAACGAAACTGATGCTCGTAAATATTTTGGTTAAATAATGTCAGTCAAAATTAAATATGGGGATTTTGTCCCTTTACTCAATAAAGAGTTCTCGCCTGTAAGTTCACTGTCGGACGATCAACTCATTCAAGAATTTCTTTACGTCAGTAAGATTCATCGTTACGAAAAGCTATGGCTTCGCGATTGCCGAAAACAACCATGTGGCGCAGAGCGTTGTTATGGCTATAGTGAGGCAATGAAAATCATTCCTTTATATGGCTTCCGTAAATTCGCACTCCGTAATGAAATTCGAAATAGAGATATCTTAGCAGATCTCTACATTAATATTCGCATTGAAAACACAACGTCAGGAAACATTTAACATGTCATCAATTCTTTCTTGGGACGATTTAGAAGATTCAGCAGAAAACCCAGCTCTTGTAAAGAAAGCTGCCGATTCAATTAAAAACCTTGATACTTCAGCGGCGGAAGAAGAATTCCGTGAACAAGAAATGGCGATTGCTGAGCGTAAAGCCAATAAAGATCATAAAGTTGATCAGATTTCTAAAGCTGATGATCTTACAATCATGGCTAGTGCTCAGGTTTCCAACCCAGCAGGATTAGGTTTACTTAATGAAGCGTTAATGAAACGTATTCAGGACTCTATTGCAGAAGTTCCTAACATTGTGGGTACTGGCGGTCGTTTAAAAGTGAAAGACAAGTTCTTATTGAACTGTTCAACCGACTTAAATCAGTTGATCCCTTTTAAATATGGTTGGGCTTGGTCAGCTTATTTGACCTCATGCGACAAACACTGGATGCCAACTGAAATCAACTGGCTAAATGATGAGAAAATCTATAAAGGTTTAGAAACTTCTAGTAAGAAGATCATCATGCGTACTGTTGTCAGCTACATGTATGGTAAATACATCTATCCTACTGACTTATTGATGCATTTATATCGTCACATCACCAACCCTGAATGTCGTCAGTATGTTTTACGTTTAGCGTTTGAAGAATGTTGCTTAAATCACACCATGCGTCATTGGGAAGAGACCTTTAATTTAGGTGCTGAAGTTGTTCCTGGTGGTGGTTTATTGAAAACCTCTCTTAAAGTGGATGAGGATACATTTAAAGCACGTAATTTGTTCTTAGTCAAATACACCTCTCCTTTATTTGATCCGAATATGTCAACAAAAGGATTAGACAACACACGTGAGTTCTTAAAGAACTTAGTTGTATTCTTTGGTGGTGTGAAATACTTATCTCAAATCACTAACTGGTTTCAAATTGTGAAGTTGGCAAAGAAATCGGGTTTAGAAGGTTTCGCTAAGAATGCGGAATATGTTCTACGTGATTTAAATCGTCAATTGGACTTCAGTGTAAACTTTATCAGTACAGCGATTAGCGAAAACCCAGGGGTTCTTACTGATCAATATGTACGTGATATCAATGAAGCTTTCGATCAGTTAATTAACTACGAGTTAGATTTTGTCAGTACATTAGCTGTGGATGAAAATGATTATAAAGAACTCAGTAGTATTTTGGGTTATCTGAAGAATCGTTATTTAACCAAAGTACTTGCTTCCCTAGTACCAGCTTCACCAATTAAAGATGGTGCTTGGTTCATTGAATACTTAGATTCTAAGGCATTGGCAACATCTACAAATCACGATGTGACCATTACCTCCACTGCAGGTAGTGGTGGGTTAGACTTTGGTGACTAATCCAAATTTTCCAATTACAAACCCATTGATATACGAGAGGGGTTTCGACCCCTCTCGTATAAACCACAACTCATTACGCACTAGGACAAATACAATGTCACAATCTTTTTTGAAAATTATGAATTCTCAAGTCGATGATAATAAATTCACAATTATCCCGATACCCCCCAATACACCAGTTACCTTTGAAAGAACCCCTAGACCTCATGCGATAATCGGGCAGGAATTGAATCCAATTATGCGGGTTGGGATTCCTGTTGCGGCTTTTCTAATGAATAGCGATGGGAAAACGATAGCCTCATTCAAGGTAAATATTGGTGTTGATCCTGGAACTGTTCAAGCCTACGTAGCAGAACCCAAAGCATTTAGCTATGCGTTGTTAGATGATGGTATATTTAAAAATTTAGCTATCAATTATAATGACGGCTCAGTGCGCGGAAAGCTTCCGGCTACTATCCTAAAAGACCTTGACATCCCTTTAGCAGTTACTGACTTTATAGCGAGACACCACATACAGTCGCGTGCGATGGTTCTGCGATATGGGGGGAACTATCTCCTTGTAGCCGAATCATTGACAAGGTTTACATTCTTTGTTGCCGAGATAATGAAAGAAAGGGCGGAGTTGTTAAAGGATCTTGTTTTTGTATTCCCGACTGTACAGGCTCGAGTACCCGCAGAACTTTCCGACGGTGTGTTGTCATGTACGTTGACATCTGGTTCTCATGAAAAACTAACATTATCCGGAAACGAACTTTTATTCAATAAGGATGCCCCAAGAGGCCATAGACTAAATATCCCACCGCTTGAAAGCATGGGTGATGTATTCTTCAACATTATTGAATGGCGGGATGATCTTTATATTGTAGCCAATAAAGACACGGTATTAACCTCTGGAAAGCTTGCGATTCTTAAACCACTGACCCCGTATCGTCTTGCCAAAATCACTAATGTATCGAAAGATACAGTACTCAACTATATCCATCGCTATATCAGCAACCTTACCTCATAATACCGATAGAGTCCTTCGGGACTCTATCTATGCCGTTAAAAATTAATACCATAAAACGTAATATGAACATAACTGAGAAATCTTAAACATGCGTACGTATAAATCACCAGTCTCACCCACACCAGATGTAATCTCACCAACGAATGACATGGCACTGACTCCCGAATTTATTTCCTCTTTACCAAAAGAAATAGATGTGGAACCCACCTCAATATTCTATCAGAAAAGCCAAAATAAGGATCTAACATATTTTGCGCACCATTTGGTGGCAGACGGTAAAAAATTTACGCCAGTGTATCCTGTAGGGCAATTAGAAAAACGAGTGATCGAAGAAGCAACCCCCGTTTCAATTTTCGAATCTCAAGAAACTGAATGCGAAGATTATTGGGAACGTACTTTCTTAACGCATGGGCCTTTATCCGGTGTGCGAAATAATACGCCGGTAACTATTCTTCGATGTGTTCAACGGATCGTTCAGGTGCGTAATAAAACAACCGCTACAGTATACCTTATTACGGATGATTACGTTTTGAGTGAAGTCCCAATTAATGTTGAATTTACCTTCGTCTCTAAAATGATCTAAACCATTTTCAAATATACATTATTATCTTGAATAGAAGAGAGGCTCAGGCTTCTCTTCCCCTTATATCTAAGAGGTAATTATGGACTTCCTAAACAATCTTTCCACCTGGCTCTCTGGTTACGGTGATACCATTTCTAAATATCAATTTATCTTTGCGACCTTACTCGTTCCTTTGGCTTTATGGATGCCTAAAATATTTGGTTTCTTGAATGCGCATTTGAAAAATATTCTTTTCATCACCATGACAATCGATGAAGCCGATAACATCTCTGGTGAAGGATTTACTAATTTCAATAACTGGTTAGTTAGTCATCGAATTGAATGGTTATCGAGAACATTCGAGGTTGCCCGTTCAGAGTTTTGGCTCAATGGTAGAGCGCTCAAACAATGGACTTTGGTTACTGGTTCTGGATCACAGGTATTTAGATTCGGCGGTTCAATTTTCTTCTTAACAATGACGCGTCGGGAATCCAGAGGTCAACAAAATTTATTGACAGGTACCTTCACCATTACAGCGTTCAGATGGAATCGTCATTTACTAGAACCACTTATTGAAGAAAGTTTTAAATCTATTGAAGTCTACAAACCGGTCGTACTTGATAATGGTACGATGACCGGTCTTCCTGATTTCTTCGCAACACAACGACAGTTGATTTCTAAAGAAAGTTATAGCGAAATCAGAACGGTTTTTGATAAATTTCAACAAGGTGAAGATTTCTACTTTAAAAATGAACTTACTTTTAAGGAAAGTATTCTTCTATATGGTCCTCCAGGAACAGGAAAAACTAACCTTGTAAGACACATTGCCTCGCTTTATCAGATGGATGTTGTTATTCTTAAACCCGGCATACTCTGTAAACAGGATTTTCATCGTCTACGCAACGTTGCACTGGAAAATAACGGTACCATTTTCTTGATTGAAGATATTGATTCTAATTCGAATTTCTGTCGGGGTAGTAGTGGTACTGTGTCTTCAAAAATCGAAACCGAAAATGAATATGGTGATATTGTTTTGGTTGATAGTGGTGAGCGAGGAAGCTTATCTGAATTACTAAATGGTCTTGATGGTATTCAGCCACTACATAAGGCTGTGGTGATTTTAACAACAAACTTTCCAGAGAAACTTCATGAAAGTATCTATCGAGAAGGACGGATTGATAATCATATTGCATTAGAGTATTTGGATGGTGCAGAAACTCTTGAATATTTGGGTTGGAGTGCTGAAGATCCTCGCACTGAAGTATTAATTAAATCCCCAGTATTTGGTAAAATACCGGCTGCTGGTTTACACCGCTTAAAGAAAGCCGAAACTATTGAGGCTGTCCAGAAATCTCTAGACAAAACTCAAAATATCAAAAAGCTCAAAGACTATAGTCAAGCAGCATAGCCGTGAAAATTTTATTCACTAACATTATAGGAAACTAACCCATGAGTAACGATGTAAATAAAATATTTAAAGATAGCATTATTCAGTTTGTTGAAATGAAACAAAATGATGTGGTGGTTACTTTAGCTGGCGTTGCTAGATCTCGTAAAGTAAGTCTGGCTTCTGTATTCGGAAACATTACAAATGTTAAATGTTTTTCTTCTGTAGGTCAAACAAAGGTTGATGTGGGTCGGTGGAGTAATGATGATGCACAGAAGGTACCTAAAGTAACTGATCCTGTATCAGAACCAAATTTAATGGCATATATAGGTAGAACTATCACAGGGGCTAGCCTTTACGAAACACCTACAACTGGTCGTGTTGGACGTAAAGTTATTAAACTAAATCACTGCACCGTATCACTAAGAACAGGTGTGCAGAAACCTGTTGATAAGAATGGGAATATACCTAAAGTCATTACCGATCAAACATTAGCAATTGGATTCGATGTTGTTCTTTAATCCTCGAATATTTCTATGAATCTAGGTATATGTATAGGTTTCCTTTAAATTAATCAGAGGTAGTTTTATGACTACGATCCAAGAAAGTCGTATGAAGAATCTAGAAAAGCAGATTCCAAAGACCTATCAGGAACTCGAATGTATTTTCAAAGACGGTCAGAAATGTCTTGAGTTCATGATCGAACAGTACGACATCGATATCCTTAGAGAATGGTTTGCCCGTTTAGAAGAGAAGCCCGAAGATATTCGTTTGGTAAAATCAACAAATGTCAAACTTAAACGCTCACCTTATATCCAAGCAGCGATGGGTCTACGTGACGATAATGTTGTTAATGATATGTTACGTGATCGCCTTGAATTAGCCGAACAGCATGTCAAGAATCTTATCACAGATCTTAATGAACCATTTGGTAATAACACAACCATTATCATTATGAAGAAACGTGAATATTACCTACGCCTCATCAGCGAACAGAAAACTCTAAACTGGAGAAAGTGATGTTAAAGGAACAATTGTTAAACGTTGTTGGAAAGAAACGTTTACAAAAACGCCGCAATGCTGTGGAAGCAACGCTGATCAAACTGATTGGTGCCGAACATTACAACTTGTATCGTAAAAACTTGGATAAAATTCAAGACATCGAAGATATTCGAGAAGACATCTCTAACTTACTCGAAGCCAAACCTGAAACTATTCTTGCGGACATTACAGAAGCAAATGTGCGCGAATTAGATAAGTTAGCGCGCTTCATTCGTGTAGAGCGCATCCATAGCTCACTCACTGTTCAGGAATTAGATGGACAGCTTGCTGAAGAGTTAGAGAAAATGAAGCAAGCGAATCACCGCATGACAAACACTCCAAAGATTCATAAAGGTCTGGAAGAGTATGACGCACTCACTGAGCAAATCGATAACTACGTATTTTAATCTCTAGAGTCTCTTCGGGGACTCTATTCCATTTATGCCCATTATTTATCCAAAGGACTTTTACATGTCAAACATTCGTCATCTCACAATCTCTACTGGTTCTAACAGTATTGGCGGTTTTAAAACCCTACCACCCTCGTTCGAAATTGGTGATCAGCAATATCGCCTTGAATTCGGATCACCGTATCGTGCGATTATTGATTCTATTTATCAGGTAAACAGCGATCTGGAAGTAGAAGTTTATTTACAAAACACAGGGAAACATTATTATAATGAAATCATGAATTCTGTTGTGTTTTATCGTCGGAATAAGGTAATACAAGCTTTAGAATTACATCAGTATTTCTTTAATAAAGAAGGCCCGAAGTACGCAAACTACCATGAATTGAAAACGTATGCTACATCTGAAGGTGGCGGGATCCCACGAGCAATATCTAACAACGGTAAATATATCCTTAAACCCATCGGTGGTGCGCGATCATTGGGTTTAATTATCGTTGACACAAACGTTATACCTATTGATAATTTGAATAAAATTTGGTCTGTAGCGAAAGACAAATACACATCAGAATTATCTGAAAACGAATCTTCCCGAACTGGTTACGTCGAAGAACTCATGAATAAGTTAAAGGTACAGTATATTCAAGGAGACGAGTTCAGAGCAGATGAAGCTGCTGAAAATATTCTAACCCAACCCTACCTTGTGCAGGAATTCAATCCTTTTGATGATGTCGTGGAATTTCGAGCATATCGATTTGATGGGCGGTGTATTATCTATAATCGTGAAGACTTACCCGTCGATTATGTTGGTTATAGCACTGTGGTTACTAGGGGCCAGTGCCCGATACTTTCAGAGATTGAAAGCGCACTTACAGATCCTGAGTTCCCAGGGTTCTTTGGTTCAGTAGATATCTGGTATTCGAAATCTGCAGCTAAATGGGGCATTTATGAATATCAGCCTGAATTCGATTGCAGTAATATTCCTAATCAGGAAATGCAAGATTTCATGAAACAATTTGTTCATTATCTTTTCGAATATGCGGAAGCTAACAAGTAATAGGAATCAACCATGTCTAATTTTAACGTAACAACAACTTTTCTCTCTAATGAAATTGCCCATATCAAAAACGGTATGCTTACTACCATTTTACTTCACGACCGTTACGGTGAGTACCGTGTCAATTTAGTTAATACAGGACTACACCCCTCGTGTAATGATAAAGTAGTTGTTATGCCCGATCCTTATGCGTTTTTTGGTGGGAGTCGATTTTGTT